TTCCGATGAAAAGGATGAGTGGAATGCTAAGGCTAAGGCTAAGTCTTATCCTCCTCCTAATAAACCTACACACCACGATGATGACGATGAACACGATGACGACGACGACGATAACGACGAATAATTCACGCATTTGGGATTGAAAAAACAAAAAAAAACGCATTCCATATTTTTTTTGTTTAAAATAAAAAAAACGAAAAAAAATTAAATTAATAAAGCAAATAATTTAATGCACTCCTTTCACAATCTTACCATTTCTCATTATACCCTCTATTGTTAAGTCTTTACTTAATATTACATTCTCACTAGTCTTATAATATGTTATTCCTTCAACGGTTACTTCCTCAACCTCCACGCATATTTCTTCTTCTTTTTCAACTTCCTCACTCATAACTGTATTCTTACGAGGTCTTCCACGACCTCGCGTTGGTTTGTTTTCAATATTTGTCTTATTTTCTTCAACCCTAATTTTATTTTCTTCAACCCTAATTTTATTTTCTGCAACCTTGGTTTCTACATCTTCATTAATAACATTTGTTTTAGTAGTGTTATTTTTTTTTACTTCAGGTTTATTCATAATAAGCACGGCTTTTTCTAATAATAATCTTTGATTAATTCTTATATTATTATTTTGCAAAATAGTTGTAATAGCATTGTTAGAAATATTAAAATGTTCAGATAATAATTCTACCAGTTCAGTTAAAAGCATTTAATACAAGAAAAAAAAAGAATAATTATTATTTCAATTTTTTTTTACTTTGTAAATCATTTTTATTTTAATTACTATTATATGTATTCACAAATTTATATACTCCGTTTTCCACTCCATATTTAGCTATAATGCTTGGGCTTTGGCTATTACATAATATATCTTCTGTTTTATATACATTATTATTTTTATCAATATAATACGAAATTCCGTTTATTTCTTGAATCCATATTTCTACCTTTTTTAAAATGTTTTCCTCTTTTTCACAATCGTTTAGCTCACCATGAGGCCTATTTTTATCGTGCGTTCCGCAATAATTTGATTGCGTCTTCTTTTTACGAGTGCACTGCTCACCACAAGACTTTTTAGCAATACAACGATTGTAAAACGGCACAACCGACTTACTCCGCTTTCGCTTTACGAAGTCTTGCTTATTGATTTCTAATGTCTCAAAATCATAAATAAACTTTAATAAGTCGCTTTTTTCTTTAAAGCATATGTTTTCATTTGTTTCAACATAAGATTTAATATGTTTCTTTAAATTGTCAATATAATCGGTTACTTTACTATTAATTCGCTTTTCCATTAATAAAAATATAATGTTATTAGTAATAACATTTTATATTATTTCAATTTTATAATTTAAATTATTAACTTAAAAAATTGACAATTTGTAATAACTTCTTTAAGCTGTTATAAAAATATATATATGGCTACTTTCAGTTATGAGCAACAAATATGCTTTGACAAATATATAAAAGGAGAGAATTTGTTTATAACAGGCCCAGGAGGCACAGGCAAATCATTTTTAATTAAACAAATTGTAAGTGATGCCGAAGAGAAAAAGAAAATCATAAAAGTGTGTGCTCTAACAGGTTGTGCTGCTATTTTGCTTCAATGCAAAGCAACAACACTGCATATGTTTTCAGGTATTGGACTAGCAAATAAGAAGAACTCGGAAATTGTTGAAGAACTTTTCACCAAAAAAAGGCATAAATTGAAAAATTGGAGAGGTTTAGAAATCCTTATTATTGACGAAGTTAGTATGATGTCATTAAAAATATTATTATTATTAGACCTTATTGCTAGGAAATTTTATAAGAAAAATGTGCCATTTGGCGGACTGCAAGTCATTTTTACAGGAGATTTTTATCAGCTCTCTCCTGTATTCACTAATTGTGGTGAAAAAGAAAAGGAAGATAGTATGTATTGTTTTGAACACGAACTATGGAACCAACTATTTACTAAAGAAAATCAAATTGTGCTAAAAACCATATTCCGACAAAATGATGAAACATTATTAAAGGTCTTAAAATATATTAGAAAAGGCCAAATAACTCCTTCTACAAAAGCAACATTGGCTAGTCGTATTTTTGACCACGAAGACCTAGATTTAATTAAAAAAGAAAAAGTTTTGACTATTCTCTCACCTATTAAGAGAGATGTTGAGCATATTAATTCTAAAGAATATTTAAAGTTAGACAGCTCAGCTCAGGAAGTCGTATATGAACTTGCTTATGTTGACCTTGCTTCTAAGAGTAACGACTGCAAAAGTAATGAGGGTAAGAGTGATATTTTTAGCGACAATATGCTTGCATTATTATTGAAAAGTAATGACCATTTAAAACGCGATTACGACTTTTTAGCAGCTAATATAATAGCAGAAAAAACGCTGAAACTTAAAATAGGGACACACGTTATGTGTGTTGTAAATCTAACTTTATGCGGAGAGCTACAAATTGCTAATGGAAGTCAGGGAATAATTGTGGGGTTTAATGAGAAAAATCTTCCATATGTGCAATTTAATAATATTAAAGAGCCAATTTTAATAGATTACTATATTTGGAAGTCCGAAACTAATAAAAGTGTTGGATTAAGTCAAATACCGCTTATTTATTCGTGGGCTATTACTATTCATAAAGCACAAGGACTAACACTTGAAAATGCTATTATAGATATTGGTAGCAATATATTTGCCTACGGCCAAACATATGTTGCGTTGTCGCGATTAAAATCTCTCGACGGGCTATATTTAACTAGCTTTGATTATTCAAAAATTAAATGCAATCCACTAGTTAAAGAATTTTATGGGGATAGTTAAAATAGTATATCAAGTAAAACGTTCATTAATATATAAATAATCTAAACCATTATAATCTATCCCTATACCTAGGAAATTGAAATTACTATTTTTTAAATGATTTAATACATTATTTCTATTATTTCCTAAATGAATTTGTTCGAATGATAAATATTTTAATTTTAAATTATTAAAATCCGTATCTAATATTACTTCAGCATCAATACCTTCTATATCCAATGCTAATAGTTCAATTTCCTCCGTAGTAATTTCATTTATAAAATTTTCTAATCTTTTCACCGGAGAAACAAATTTATTTAGTTCACAGTCTTTACCATAATGTTTTTGCACATGTTCTTTTATGATTGATGCTACTTGATAATGTGGTTCATCTAAAGGACAATAAAAAAAATCTACACTATCGCTTTTATATTCTTTTGTAACAATACCTATTTCATATATACTACTTTCTGGATAGTCTTTCCAACATTCTTTTAATAATGGAATATTTAATTTATTCGGTTCAACTAGAATAATTTTTTTTATACGCTCTCTGGGTAAATTTTTTATAAATTCTGTAAATCCATCTCGACAATTTGCTCTTTTATCTAAATCTCCGGCACCAGCACCAATTTGTATAAAAATACCACTACCATTATAATGATTATATAAATTCATTATATATATAAAATAAATAAAATAATATATATATATATATATATATATATATATATATATATACAATGTTATACCCAATTACTTTTTCTATTCCACAAGAAAAAATAGTAAATTTTATTCATTGTAAAAAGAAGATTTTATCAAATATAATACCAGGTAATGCGTCTACTTATATTTATAATAATGAAGAAGATTATTATAATGAATATAGAAAATCATTCTTTGCTATGACTACTAAAAAGGGCGGATGGGATTGTATGAGACATTATGAAATTTTAGCAAATGGGTGTATTCCATTTTTTCCAGATATTCACCTATGTCCTGCAAATACTATGGCATTATTACCAAAGAATTTATTATTAGAAGGAAATTTATTATATAATGAATTCAGTAAAAAAAATACAAATCAACTAACTGAAGAAAATTTAAATCAGTATAATTTATTAGTTAATAAATTATTAGAGTATACTCGTTATAATCTAACAACAATTAAATTAGCCAAATATATATTAGATAAAACAAATTTTAAAGATGCTAATAATATTTTATATTTATCGGGTGATACAAGTCCTGATTATTTAAGATGTCTAACTTTACATGGATTTAAAGAATTATTAGGTATAAAATGCCATGATTATCCAAAAATACCTCATATTTATAAATCAAATACTATAAATTATAAACAACTATATGGAAAAGGAATATCATATACTTATTTATTAGAATCAGAATTACATGATGCTTCTTTAGATTACAATATTGAAGAACATATTAATAATAAATATTTTGATATTATAATTTATGGATCATATCATAGAGGTATGCCATTTTTTGATAATGTAAATAAAATATATAAACCAAACGAAATTATTTTATTATGTGGTGAAGATATTCATAATTGTAATTATGATATATATAATAATAAAGGTTATAATATTTTTGTTAGAGAATTACATTAAGTACTTGAATATAAAGAAATAACAAACTAGATATCTTTTTTCTAAATATAACAATAGTTTTTTCACATTAATTCATTTTATTAATCATTCGTTAAATTATAGTAATATAAATTTATATTAGTATACTTTTTTTAATATAGTTAATCCATTATTGTTTTTATATTGTTTGTCCATTATCCAGTTTGTATTGGCTATTAAAAATTCATCAATTGCAGGTATTAGACCTTTCAATATTTCATGCTTTGGTATTTTAGTCCTACTTACTAGGCCATCTAAATTATTACCAACATATAACCAATTATATAATCCATTTGATCGTTTTGTTTCTCCTTCTATACCATCAATTTCTGTATCATGCATAATTATATATTTATTTGTTATTTTTGAAAACTTTTCAAGCTCTCTCTTTAATTGACCGTAAACATGCCATGTATCTATAAAAGTTAAATCGTAGGTCTCATTATTTGAAAATACTAGATCTAAATTGTTAATCCATTCGTATTTAACCACTACGGAATTGGATTCTGCTATTTTTTTAAAATCAGCAATATCACAGTGCTCAATATCATTCAAAAAAATTACTTTGTCAGTTGTATTTTTGTTTTCCACTAAACCATATAATAATGCATATGAACTTACAACTCCTCTAACACCTGTTTCAAAAACTGAACTGCATTCTTGAGCGTACGCTTTCAGTGTTGGTAAATGTTCATTTATATCGCATGGATTATTGCATAATTCAATATACTTGGTTTCTAAAAGAGCCATAATGTGTTAATAATATATATTATTTTATGTCTTTATTATTAAATAATATTTAATATTATTAATAAGCTATTATTAATAAGCTATTATTAATAAGCTATTATTAATTTTATTATTAATTAAAGATAAATTTTTTTATTTCAATATATAGCATTATGATTTATATTGAAATTATGGGAGGACTTGGAAATCAGTTGTTTCAAATTTTTTGCGGTATTGCGTATTCGCTTGAACATAGGGTTCCATTTAAAATAAATATTAGCAAGTTTGATTTAGTATCTCCGCTTGACAATATTAGTAAGCGACCTACATATTGGGCGAATTTTCTTAGTAATCTCTCTAGGTTTACATATCAAGACCAGTTAGCAATTCCAGCATATATAGAAAAAACTCATTTTAGATTTACTAGAATCCCTTATATAAGTCAAGATTTCAAATTGCACGGTTATTATCAAAGTTATAAATATTTTAATGGTCAATACGCTAATATATGCAAAATGATTAATTTAGACAATCAAAAGGCGGACATTGCCGAAAAATATAAAAATTTGCTTAGTGGTGCAAAAAAACCAATAAGTCTTCACTTTAGAATAGGCGATTATGTTAAAAATCTAGCAATGCATCCAGTATTGAGCACTAGTTACTATATAAATTGTATTAATTATTTAAAATCTCAGGTTCCAGACTTTGAAGAAGACTATTATTTGCTAGTATTTGGAGAGCTTTGCGATAATGATAAAATCTCTCGTGCTATTGAAAGCATAAAGGCACACTATAATATTAGCATTGTGCTAATAGATTATAATGTTCCTGATTATGAACAACTTTTATTAATGTCGTTATCCAGTCACAATATAATAGCAAATAGCACATTTAGCTGGTGGGGTGCATATTTTAATAATTCTACTAATAAAATTGTATGTTATCCGAGTATATGGAATGGGTCAGCTAATAACGTAAAAGACCTATTTCCAGAAAGTTGGATAAAAATCTCTTCTTAAATTTTGTTTTAATTTATGATTTATAATAATAACTATGCTATAATTATTATAAAACATATTACCAATAACACCCATTTTCAATCAATTTATAATTACTCGGTTTGTATTCATCTGGAATTACAGTAATCCAGTTTTCATTATAAGGTAAATTGCTATGCTCTTTTTCTCGTGCGGACAAAATTCCAAAAATAGTTTGAATACTTCCACCCAAGTATATGGCGTCTTTATTAAGTTCGCTATGTATTTTATGACATAACATATGGCCATAACATCCACAACCCAATAATACAATGTCAAAATCTAGTGTTTTAATTATATTAAACACGTGTTCAAGTGTTTCGTGATAATTAGCATGTGGTCCATTATTTAAAAAACAATATGGAAATTTAATAGTTTTTAGGTCTGCTAGCTTTGGAAATTTTTCATAAATCTTATATACATTTCCTGAATTATATTGTTGCTCTATAAGACCATCAAAACTAGATACACATAATACTTTTTTGTTTCTCATATAATCAAATATACTGTCTATTCTATCATAAAAGTGACTTCCATTCATAGATTGGTAATTAATAATATTATATTTATTGAAAAAAGCTGCCTTATATTTGTTAAATAGCGGCATCATGTTTTCACCCATATAAAATTGCGCTTTTTCGCAGCCACCAATACTAATTTCAAGATGGTTTATAAATGCAAAATAATTCTTTGTAAATGCTGTTTCATCAAAATCCATTTGACTACCACGCACTGCTTTATCATAATAACCAGCGGTTGTATATAACCAATTTGTATAGTTTTTTAATACATTTGATAATTGCTTTTTTAAATAAGGAGCTTCATTTCCATATTTCAATACATAAGATATAAATAATATGTGCGATTCAGTATTTCCTAATCTTACTATTTTCATATTATGTTTATGATTATGCTTTAATAATTAGCTTTAAAATATTACCTTTATATTATTATCTTTATATTGTTTATGTAATATTTAAAGTCCATTTTTAATATAAAAAGCGTCACCCCACCCGAACTGTTTATATATACGTGCATCAGCAAGTCTGAAATTATGTTTAGCTAAATATGTAGTTAAGTCAGCCATTTGATCACAATTTTTATAAACTTCTTCGGTATTAACTTCACTATAAATATAATCTATATTGTTTAAATAGCTTTCCATGGATTTTAATGCATGTAATTCAACCCCCTGAATGTCTAAATTAATAAAATTCACATTTTTCATGTTTATAGCATGTTTATTAATAACGCTATCCATTCTTGATGTTTTCATTTTAACTCTCTCTACTACTCTTACTTGTGGATGACTTGTTTCATGAGAACCAAATTCTAATATAGACGAGCTTGCAAAATTATTTACATCACCGTCACAATTTGTAATATTAAACTCTATTTCTTTATCGTCTTCATCATATATTACTGCTTGATATATATTTAGATGTGGATTAATGCGCTTATTTTTTTCTACTAATCTAGGTAGTGCTTCTATCCAATATATATTTGACAAACTGACTCCAGACGAAACATAAGCTGAACACTCTTCACAATCATGTGCACCAATATGTAAAACTCCTTGTATATTAATATTAAATCTTGCTTTCAGTTCTGCAATGGTTATTAACATATTTATATACTTCTATTAATAACTATTTATTTAAGTAAATATATAAATATATAAATATATATTTATAACTATTTATATAAATATGAAAATTTTAATAATTGATAGTTTTCATCATAAAAATATGGTAGGATTAAAGTTATTATTGCATAATATTAATTATGAATATAAATTTGGAACAATTGATGAAATTAATAGTTTTGATATAGTTTATTCACCGAATAACCCCATTAATACTTCAATATACCCCTCTAAAAAATTCATATTTGGCCCACATTTCTCTATTTTTCCTAATAATAAATTACTAAGTATAAATAATATAAATAAGAATTCAATATATATTCAACCTAGTGTATGGGTAACTGAGTTATGGAAAAATTATGGTGCTGAAAAAATTATACATATAAAGGATTTCCCTTTTCCAGTAGACATAGAAAAATTTACGCCTAATCAACATTCTCAAAAAAACGAAGTTTTTATATATTTTAAAAGGCGAAAACCTGAAGAGCTCGAATATGTGAAACATTTTTTAAATAATAAAAATATTACTTACAAAATATTTGATTATGTTCAAAAATACAGTGAAGAAGATTATTTGAAATGTTTGCAAAATGCAAAATACGGAATTATTATAGACGCGCATGAAAGTCAAGGATTTGCCATAGAAGAGGCACTATCTTGTAATGTGCCATTATTAGTATGGAATACTAGTGTTATGTCTCAAGAATATGGTTCAAATTATCCAAATATATCGTGTTCTAGTATAGCATATTGGGATGAAAGATGTGGTATATATTTTTATAATAAAGAAGAATTTGAAACTAGTTATAATGAATTTATAAATAAACTAGAAACTTATAGTCCACGAGCATATATAATGGAAAATTTAAGCCCGCAAAAATGTGGAGAGCGATTTATTGAATTGGTTGCCACGTATTAAATGAATGATGAAACCCATAATTTTTCTGTGCATCCAATCTATATTTTTCTTGATTGTGATTTCCAAAGTTGCCCACTTTATTTGTAAATAAATAAAACCATGAAAGTTCTTGTGAATAACCTCTCCATACTTCATTTAAAGATAGTAAATCTAATGCTTTTTTCCATACTTCTTTTGGTCTTGATAAAATGTATTTTTTGGGGACAATATATTGACCACCGGGACTAACACTATAACTCATGTTATTTATATTTGTAGATAATATTTGTGATAAGTGTACATTTACATTTCCTCCATTTGTATAATAAGGGTCATTATATATTACTTGATAAAACGAAGCTAGCTCACTAGTATGTTTAATTTCATTATTAATTTTGTCACACATTTTATCTAATTGTTCGCTTGTAAGTGGTGGTGGATATGGTGCGTTTGGTAGTCCAAAATATTGCCATCCCATAATAACTTGAATATGTTCAAAAGGATTACCTTGCAAAAATACTGTAACATCGTCTAAATTATCATAATTTTCCACAATATGATGTAAGAAAGTATGTGATTCTCTGCCTATATTCGGTAATTTTATGCTATTTGTAATAGGACTATCAGATTTATCATATATTGTTATTTTATGACCTTTAATTTTATTTGTCCATGATATATCTTCTTTATATTTGGCAATAACTAAGCATACAGACATATAAATATATAATTAATTATTTATATGTTTTTATATATAAAAAGTTATATATAAATTATATTATATATTATATAATATAATTATTATGGCAAACCTTGTATTAATAACATCAATTATAAACACTCCTAATAAACCATTATCATATACTAATACTAGATCAGTTTTTTCTCGTAAGGAAAGATTTGAGCAAACAAAATTAACAATACAATCTATTAAAGCAAAAGTTCCAAATAATAAAATACTACTTGTTGAATGTAGCGATTTTAATGAAGAAGAAAAAATATATTTTGAAAAAGAATGTGATTATATTTTAAATTTGTGGGATAAAAAAGAATTACACTGCACTATTTTTGGTCTTTCAAAAGCACTTGGTGAAGGAACTCTTACTATTCAGGCGTTTCTATATATAAATGAAAATAATATTTGCTATTCTAATTTATTCAAAATTAGCGGTCGCTATTGGTTAAATGATAACTTTGATTATAATATATTCAATAACGAAATGTTAATTTTTAAAAAAATAAATGATAATAACATATCTACTGTTTTATATAAATTCCCTCATTATATACAAGAATATTTGCATGCATTTCTTAAAGACAATTATGATAATATGAATAATTTTATAGGATATGAAACCTTATTTTCAAATTTTTTAAAATCTATAAAATCTAATAATACTATTTTATTTGATAAATTAGGTGTTAGTGGATATGTTACTGTTTGTGGAAGTTTTTATGAAGCGTGAAATATGACGTTTATTATATCATTGTTTTTATCAAATATAATTGTTTGATATTTTCTCCAGATAACTGGTTTAGTCACTAAACTTTGATAATAACGTTTTACATCATCACTATACCATGCACCAATATAATAATTATTCGTATTTTCAACCATAAATTTAAATGATATTATCAAGCAATCATATTATTTATCCCATTATGATCACGCATACAATTAAATTCATCATCACCATATTTTAGAAATGATACAGCTATTGAATTTTCTATACATTCTATATTATGACTTGTTTGTTATACCCATATTATATTAGTTTATAATTATAACTATTTATTTTTAAATATAAAAATAAATAGTTATATATTTATATATGAAAATAGCCATTATTGATGGTAAAAATCAAGATATTGGTTTAAAAATATTATTTCCAGAAGCTGATTATTTTATAAATAATATAGAATTAAATAAAAAATCCAGTTTACAAAAATACAATATAGAAATGAAAACAGATTGGAGTATTATTAACGATAAAAACTACGATTATTTATTTATAATTATAGCTTTATATGATGCTAAAATAGGTACTAAATTTTATAAACAAGACATATACGATATTTTACAAAAAGAATTAATAATAATCAATAATAACAAATTTAAAAAAGTATTTATGTTTGACAATTATGATTACGATTATGACCCAAACACATTAGTAAAAAATAATAAAATTAATTTATTTTTTAAACGACATTATAATAAAAATAAACATTATCAGGAAAATGTTATACCTTTTCCTTTTATAATGTTTGGTGAAAAAGCATTAATAGAGAAAACAGATATAGATACAAATATTAAATTTTGCAATGATGAAAATAAGTTAAATAGGGTTTTTTGGAGTGGTAGTTTATATTGTCACTCGGATAATGAATATCCATGTTTACGAAATAGAATACTTACATATACACAAGTTATGTCGTATAGCAATAATCATATATTTAATCCAGGAAGATTACCTTATGAAACATTCATATATGAAATTAACAAAAGCAAAATATCATTAGACTTATTAGGTGTTGGGTGTCCTAATGGGCGAACTTTTGAAATTTTAAGTAGTAATTCATTACTTTTTCGTGAATATAGCGACTTAGTATGGCCTTTTCCAGAGCAATTTTCAGAAGAAACTATATTTAAAAATGGAAAAGAATACATAGATAAAGTAAATAAATTATTACAAAATAATGAACTATATATGAAATGTTTAATTAATCAGCAAACTATTGTTAAAAAATATTTTAATATAACTTGGATTAGAAATTATATATCTTCACATATGGATTGAAAATTATATATTTATATTATAAATATTTAAAATATGGATATTATTACAATATACATTTACATGTTGTAAATGTATATTATATTCAAGAGTATTATATTTGTTTAATACTATTAAATGTATCATCTGCAATTTTTAAATAATTTTTTGATATTTTATCAATATCAAAATTAGAAAATAATTTATCGTAATAATATTTATAATTATTAATAACATTAATGGTAGTATCCACCAAATTATCATATTCGCTTTCAATAATATATTCTTTAAGTTCAAAATCAATGTCAATAGATTTTTGAGTAATAACAATTACTTTATTGAAAATGCATCTATTACATCGCATTTGTTCAAAAACATTATATGTTTCATTATAATGAATATTTAATAGTATTTTATATCTGAATAATAAGTTATCTCTTTCTATAGAATACCCTTTTATTTCATTTGTTTGAACCCCCAATTTTTTTAAACTATTTATAATAGTCATCCTGTAACTTTTTTCGTTAACAAAATGCCCAATATATGCTATATCATATATTTTATCATAATTATATATTTCATTATGATTTACTAAATAAGGAATATATAAAATATTATTATTTATATTCTTTGATTTTAAACAATATATATTTGATTTACTATAATCAATAATTTTAATATTATTTGTAATATAACATTGTATTCTATTTAACTCTTCTTCTCGTGTTAATTGTTCTGTATTTAATATATAAATATTATTAAGTATATTTGGTATATTTGGTATATTTGGTATATCTGGTATATCTGGTAATGTCTGCATAAATATTATTATATCATTAGTAATTTTATTACTAATATTATTAATTATTACAAATAATTTGTTTAAATCTAATATTAGTACAACATCATTATAATTTATAATAATTGAATTAATGTAATCTATAAAAAATTTTAGAGTGATAGGATTTACATAAATATACACAATCATATATAAGTTAATGATTAATAACTATTTAAATAACTATTTAAATAACTATATAAATAACTATTTAAATAAATAGTTATGCTTATATACATATAGATATGCATATTTGTGATGCTAAAAAAGTAACATTATTTATAACTTCTTGTGGACGACCTAATTTATTAAAAATAACATTGGAATCCTTTTTAAAGTATAATTCTTATCCTATAGAGGAAGTAATATTATGTGAAGATTCAGGACACAAAGGTATTGTTGATTTTGTGAAAGATATTTTACCATATAAAATCACTTTTTGTTACAATGAAACCAGAATCGGTCAAATGAAGACTATAGGTAAATATTCTAATCTTATTAGAACTCCTTATGTCTTTCATTTAGAAGATGACTGGGTATTTTATGATTATGGTTTCATAGAACTATCTTTTAGAATAATGGATTCTGATCCTAACATTTCACAAGTTTTATTACCCGATCAATCTCAAAGAATTTTTAAAAAAATAAATATAAATAATCCATTGTGTTATAAAGTTACAACTGTAGGATATAAAGAAGATAGAGAACTTAATGTATTTAGTTGGAATCCAGGATTAAAACATCTAGATATAGCAATGTTAAGAATTCCATACGAACCATGGGATGATGAATATACTATTCAATTAGCAGTAAATAAACTTGGTAAATATGCTGTAATTCCTAATCATGACAATAGAAGTATAAAAGGATTTTGTAAACATATAGGTGCAAACGACCATATAAATAATATAATTAAAGGCACAAATGAAATAATTATAGGCAGACAGCATTTTCCAGACAAACAAGAAATACAATTAAAAGATATATAAATTGTGAATTATTTGCTAATTGAAAATTTTTAACTCTAATATTATAACTTATAGTAATTAAATAAATCTATTATTTGATTTTCCATGTTTTTTATATTAAAATTCATAGCATAATTACTGTTTAATGATCTATCAATATTTGATTTGTCATTAACTTTTTCTATTGTTAAATTTAATTTGTATATTTCATTTATAAAAGCACATAGATCATATTTTGAAACGCTACTAGGCGAATATATATGTCTTACTCCTCTCCAAAATAAATTTTTTTCTATTATATCTTTAATTATTTCTGCTAGAGTTAAACACGAAACACCATTCCATATATGATTGGCATAGCCATTTATTTCTTTGTTTTGTTGACTAATTAACCATTCAAGTAAACTTTTTTTATTAAACAGCTCCTCGCCTATAATAGATGTTCTAATAATGCAAGCATCTTCAGGTTCTCCTAGTGATTTACTTACACCATATATGCCTTTTTCACTGTGTAAATCAGTTTCAATATAATTACCTTTTTGTCCATCGTATACACAATCCGTTGTTATGTGAATAAATTTATAGTTATACTTTGTAGATAGTTCTTGTAATTTATGTGGAAATAATGTATTAATTCTAATATATTTTCTATAATCTGATGTAGGACAGTTTTGTGGAATTATACCAGCACAATTAATAAGCGTATGAACATCATTATATTCTTTTTGCAATAAGCTATCTAACTTACTCCACAAATCATTCTCAATATCAAATTCTTTACGTGTTATAGTTATTACTTTATATTTTTCTACTAATACTTTATATACATAATTACCTAACATCCCTGTAGAACCAAATAATATTATTTTCATGAAATAGTATATTACTAATAATAAAATACTATTTAAATGCATTATGTTTCTATATTTATATATGACACTTATTAATAAAAAAATATTAATCTTTGGTGGAACAGGTTCATTGGGTTATGAAATAACAAAAAGATATATTAATAGCAATAATATTTATGCTTTTTCTAGAGATGAAAACAAGCATTGGCATATGAAATTAGATTTTTTAAATAATAAAAAATTGCATTTTATAATTGGAGATATAATTAATAAAGACAAAGTTAATAATGCAATCCAGCGTGTCAATCCTAACATAATAATTATTGCAGCAGCTATGAAACACGTTGATCAATGCGAGATTAATCAGGAACAGTGTTTAAATTCAAATTTATTGGGTGTTAAAAATATTCTTGATACTATAGAAGAAAACAAGAATTCTTTATATCCAACATTAGAAACCGTTTTATTTGTAAGCAGTGATAAAGCATGTAGTCCTATTAATACATATGGCATGTGTAAAGCTATTTCCGAGCAACTTATTATTGAAAAAGCATATTACATTAATACTATAAAATTTGTAAATATTAGATATGGTAATGTATTAAATTCGCGTGGTAGTATTATACCGTTGTTGCATAATATAGGTAACGATGTAAATAAGACAGAGTTCACATTAACACATAAAGAAATGACTAGGTTTGTTATGACTTTAGAACAGAGTGTTGACCTTATTGAATATGCTATTATTAATGGAAATTCAGGAGATACTATTATACCAAAATTAATTTCAATGAATGTTATTGATTTACTTGAACTTTTTTCTGAAAAATATAACAAACCAATTAAAACTATTGCTATTAGACCTGGAGAAAAAATGTTAGAGTCACTAATTAATGAAACACAATCTTCACGTGTTGAAAAAAAAGGTGATTATTATCATATTAATTCAATATTTACTTATACTAAATCTATATTACCTGAAACTATGAAAGACTATAATAGTAAAATTAACCCATTAACAAAAGAAGAATTACAGGAATACTTACAATCTTATAATTTATTATAATAAATAAAATAATATATAAATAATATATAAATATTAAAACCTAATATATATTATTTATGACTGTTAGTAATAGTAACCCTAATAGTAGTAGTGTTGTTATTCCCAAAATTATCCATCAATTATGGATTGGTCCTAAGCCTCGTCCCTCAAAATTTATGGCTACTTGGCAGACTAAGCACCCCGACTACGAATATATTATGTGGAATGAAGAAGAAATTCGCAATCGTGGGTTGCATCTAGAATGTGTTTCAAAAATTAATGAAATAGAGGAAATTAATGGTAAAGCCGATATTATACGTTGGGAGATTTTATACCATTATGGTGGTCTATTTATTGATGCCGACTCTATTTGTATTGAGCCATTTAACTATTTGATTGAGCAACATAAACCTTTTTGTGGGTATGAAAATGAAAACGTAAGACAAGGCTTAGTTGCAACCGGAACTATGGCGTTTCCGAAAAATCATCCACTGCCGCGAGGCGCAATTGATTATATTAAAGCCAATGAAGTTAGCCGAGCTAAAACAGGTAAAATGGCGTGGAGAACTGTTGGTCCCGAATTATTAACAAAGCTTCTTCAAACTAATTTGTTTTGTGATGTTGTTATTTATCCTAGTTATTATTTTTTACCAAAACACGCCACTGGAATACAATATATGGGGCATTCTATTGTTTATGCGTATCAAGAATGGGGCTCTACTAAGCAAAATTATGAAATTATGAATTCACTTGAATTAGAGGACATTTATAAAGAGCCTAAAGTTTGGGTTTCCGTTTTAGTAAGCAGTTATAATACAAATCATAAATATGTTGTAGAATGTTTAGAATCAATAAAAATACAAAATGGCCATTTTGGGATTGAGCTAGTATGGATTAATGATGGTTCAAACGAGCTAAGCACTAAGCTATTAGAAAAAACACTTAATGAATTTAAAGCTAAAATGCGATTTGTTAAAATTGTTTATAAAAAATGGCCTACAAATAAGGGTATTGGTTATAGTTTGAATAAAGGCGTGGAAATGTGCTCTCACGAAATCATTATTAAAGTTGATAGTGACGATATATGTGTGGCTGATCGTTTTATTAAACAACTAGAATTTATGAAAAATAATTTAGATTGCGCCATTGTTGGCTCTAATGCGCATTACTTAAAAGAAATTAATAATTCTAAAGTGCTTCAAGGTTGCACAAATCACCCATATTTATTAACGTGGGACGACTATAAAAGAAATCCATCACATTGGTTTGTAAATCATCCGTGCGTATGTTATAGAAAATCTGCTGTGTTAGCAATTGGTAATTATAATGAGCATACACACTCGCTTTACGAAGATTTTGAACTAGAACTAAAACTGCTCAAACATTTTGGAAAGTTATATAATATTCAAGAAAATTTACTATATTATAGAATACACGCTAATCAGGTTACTGCTAATAATAGTTGCTCTAAACCAGAGGTAGTTAATGCGCGAAATGTTTTTATTAAAAAAATGTTGCAAGATTAAAATAGCTATAAAAATAGCTATAAAAAAATTGAAATATAAAATTTGTTCAATATTGTTAAATTATAATATAGTCTAATATTAACATTATTAAATGATTATTCAATTATTTAATAATTTTATTGAATATTTGCTAGTTAAATTGTATCCGGACCATTACGAATATAAAATTATAGAGCGAGTTAATTCAAGTGGGTCGCTTGTTGAATATTGTGAAAATTGAATTGCATTGAATAAAATAAAATAAAATAAAATAAAATAAAATAAAATAAAATTAAATATAATAAAATTAAATATAATAAAATTAAATATAAATATAATAAAATTAAACATAATAAAATAAATATAATAAAATAAATAATTAGTTGAAAATATATTAAAAGCAATTTTTTACATTTTATAATAATTATAAAATGTATAATATAAACATAATTAATAACACAATTAATGATATAACGCTGTTATTTATTATAATTTTGAAATGGTTATTTATTACAATTTTTAAATGGACTAATCCGTTATATATACTATTAACACCGTTTGTATATATTGCTCGCTTATGTCACCAAGTGCCTATTCTTCTAAATGCTAATTCAAGAAAAGAGCAAATTAGTAGTTATAATAAATATAACATTGTTGCTTTGCCGTCAGATTCTAATTTTGTACAAGATAAATGGCAATCATTTCAATATGCGGAATTTAATTTTCCTGAAGGGTGTGACATTGATAAATATAGAGAGAACCTAGACAATTGGTCTATGAAAAATTTTAAGTGTAAATCAAACACTATTAATTATGAAGGGAACATTAAAGAATATATTGAAACTATTATTCGAAAAAAACCATCACAAGTTATTATAAACGCTACACATTTGATTGTTTATTTCAAGAATAAACTCATTATATTTATGGATCATTATTTTTGTGATGGATTAATTATTGCTGATTTTCTAAAACATTTATTTTATGAAGATAATATTTCCACTATAAAATTTCCAAAATATATATGTTATCCTCTTATTTCCGATTATATAGCTATTGAATATTTTGCAAGAACGTATATAGAGAATATAAAATATCCACCATTAATTAATGGTATAGGAGATAAAACATATTTAATGAGTAAAATAGTACAAAAAAATGATGAACTTATTTGGAACCGTTGGACAACCTATGCGCATGGAATTTATAATGTATATGAAGCATTACCTCAAAGTGTTGATTATTTACGAATAGGTTTAACTGTCGGGTTTGATAGTGATATAACGTTTGGAAATAATCGCATAGGCTTAATAATAGTGATTATTAAGCGAACACCTATTAATTTATCACATAATGAAAAAATATTAAATTATATGGAACAGTTTAAAAATCAAACATTAGCACGCTACACTGATGCGCTTACGTGTTATGATATAATTCGCTCTTATAATATGACATATATTCGTACTTCTAAAATGAAACGAGTTATTGATATTTATTTTACGTCTATATTTTTCAAAGAAGGAACTCCACAAATTACTAGAGCACTGGGTGGATTTATTGGTAAAATAAATATTAACGAATACATGTATATAAGCGCTGTATCATATGGTTCAAGTATATATTTTACTTATGTAACAAATTGGAAGCAATTGAAACTAACCGATCTTACAAACAATGGACTTAGTATCGAATATGAATTTGACAATAATGACCCTAATCAGTTTTAAGGTGTACTATTTTTATTTATTAAGATTAAATAAATAAAAATAAATATAAATTAAATAAAAATATAAACTCCGTGTTTTTTTATGTTTTTACCTCTTCCAAATACATATTTACGTGATTTTTATCCAAAAAAATATTAAATATACATAATGCTAATAACCATACTAAAAATGGCATATAATATTCTAAACCAATACTAAAAAATTTGCCTATTAAATAACCGGAAAAAATTAAGACGAGCATTAAACTTAGTGATAGTACTATATTTTTTGAAGATTCACCCATTTATATTTATATAATGTTATTTATTTTGTTTATTTTGTTTAATAACTAATATACTTTTCTCAATAATGGGTCTATTTTCTAATATAAAATCACTAACGTGATTACTATCTATTTCTGGATTATCTTTAAAATAGTCTTGCAACATTTTAAATAAGTAGTCTTTATTTAAAGGCGCCTTTACTTTGTTTTTTCTATATATTAATTTGCCATCATTTATATCAAATCTATCTATTTCATTATTTTCCATAACATTGATTAAACTTCCCGATAATTGCTTTTTAGAATTTCGCAATTCTTTGACTTGTTTATTCAATTGTGCTATTTTTGTATCAATAGCTATCCATTCTTTTATAGTATTTATTAATACTTGCTTTTGCTCACTCATATGCTATATTTAATAAATAATATTAATAAGTTTATTAATATTATTTTACATTGTTTTTATATATATTTTAAATCATTTATTTATTTATTGATTTATTTATTGATTTATTGATTTATTGATTTATTTATTGATTTATTGATTTATTGATTTATTGATTTATTGATTTATTGATTTATTGATTTATTGATTTATTGATTTATTGATTTATTGATTTAATTTTATAACTAATCTATTTATTAAATCTTCCTTATTTCCTGTTAATTTATAATTATGCATTCTTAATTCGTTTTTAAGCTCTATTAACGTTTTCTTTTTATACATTTTCATTATGTCGGGATTAATAGTATCCAATAATTTTTCTTCATTTATTGTATATTTAAAGTGGTTATTACAAAAAATACCGTATTTTGTTATGCAGGCGTTTTTTCCACATTTGTTTGAAGATTTATCTATATAACTGCATTCATACAATTGAATAGATAGATCAGGTGGACTATTTACACCTTTTACTAATTTATGTTCATAATACTTAAAATATGGCATAATTTTATTATTAACAGTCCTGCAATATGGACATTTTATTTCATTTAATTTTAATTTTGAATTATCCAATAATTTTTTAGTTTTTTGTTCTGTAACTTCGTTATATAGTTCTAAAAAATTAAATTTATGATTACACATTAATGTAATTGCATTATTATCTAATAATTCATTACTTATTAAGCATCGTTCATTATTCTTTCTCTCATTTTCACTCTCATTTTCATTTTCATTCAAAAATTGCATAAATAGTTCTTTACTAGTCATTGTTAAAAAATTTATTAATTACTTAAATTTAATAAATAGTTTTTAAATATTTATAAATAATGTTATAAATAATGTTATAAATAATGTTATAAATAACGTTTTAAAAATAGTTTTATAATATATTATAAATGTCTTTTTCTAAAGAAATTTGGGGTTCTAGTGTATGGAATTTATTCCACACAATTGCTCATAAAATTAAAGAGGACAAATTTGAATTTCATAAAAGCAATATTATATTTATAATAGAAAATATATGTAACACATTACCGTGTCCAGAGTGTAGTAAAGATGCGACTGCTATGTTAAAAAAGGTTGATTTTGCTCAAATTAATAACAAAGCAGACTTTAAATTATTAATGTTTAATTTTCATAATGCTATTAATAGTAAACTTAAAAAGCCTCTTTTTGATTTCAATGAATTAGATGACAAATATAGCAAAGCTAATATTGATGCTATATATAATAATTTAAATATAATTTACACTGCTAACTCAAATATTCCTCAACTTATGTCTTCCAGTTTTCATAGGCATCATTTATTTCCTAAAATAAAAGATACATTAAGAATTATTAGAGAAGATTTAATATAATATTAGCCTATTATTAGCCTATTACTTCTCCATTTTTATAAACTTGGCACTTAAATTGCTGATTTGTTGGTTTACTACATTGCACATTATTACTTACTGTGTCGGCAAAATACACAAACTTACTTTTTGTGCTTATGTATAGCATACTATAATATAGTATTCCAAAAAATATTCCTATTAACAAACCTAATATTAATCCCATTATATCACTGCATTTTTGATTATATTCTGTAACAACATTTATAGCTGTTACACCTATTAAAAATAGTAATAACGAAAAATTGTGTTGGCTATTTATTACCATAGGATAAATTAAATATGTTGATGAAAATGACAATATTGCACTACTTAGTGATGGAGCATTATAAATTCCTCCTACATCCTTAACGGTAAAAGGTGATGGTAAAATATTACAAAATGGCGATGCAAAGATGCTTTGCTTATTTTTAATAACATTTTTTAATACTAATACTATTACAGAAAGTATTACAATTCCCATATTAAAAACAATTCCTTTTTCTAAACTATTTTGTGCTATTGATAGTAAAGTAATAAAAAAAACAACTAATAAGGGTGCTGTAAAAGATATATATTCAAATATGTTTGTTAAACTCATTGTAATTGCTATTGGACCGCTCGACATTATTAATTAAAATATATATATATAATTAATTAATATATTTATATTTAATTGTTGGTGTTTATAGTATTTTTAGATTTAGGTTTAGTCTTTTAAATAATTATTTCAGCAATAGCTTGCTCTATATTTTCAAGCTCTACAAACTTTATTTTGCTCATATTTTTTTCATACTTTTCATAAAATATTTTGTAATCTTTAGCATTAGCTTTTGGATAATAAAAGGTTGTTACACCTGCTCGCAATCCACCCAATATTTTCAAATCTAACCCTCCTATTGCTGTTATGTTTCCTTGTAAGCATATTTCTCCTGTTATTGCTATATTGTTTCTAATTTTTCGCTTTGATAATAAACTATATAATACAAGTGTTATGGCTGCTCCTGCCGACGGTCCATCTTTTGGGGTCGCACCTTCAGGCACGTGAATATGAATTCCTTGCATCTTGCTTTTCTCTAGCTCTTTTGTTATTGCAATCTTTTCTGCAGTGCTTAATAAATTGTAAGCTAATGTTTTCGCTACAGCATTACTTTCTTTCATTATATCTCCTTGTAGTCCTGTAAGCTTTAGTTCTAAAAAATTTGTGCTATGAAAAAAACAGCTTTCAATATGTATAATTCCACTATTTCCATAACTGTTTGCCCATAGTCCATTAATTATTCCTACTTTTGGCTCGCTAATTATTGTTAAATAACTTATTTTAAATCTATCTCTCAAAAGTTCTTCAATAAATTCTCTACTTATTTTATATGGTAATTCATAGCATTTATTATTTTTCAATAGCATCAAATTAAACGAAGATATTATTTCAAATAATACTTCTTTTAGCTTTCTTACTCCTGACTCATTTGTATAATGCTCTATTATAAATCTAAGTTCCTCTTCCTCAAATATTAATATATCATCAAAATGAAATTTTGCGTATAATTCCGGCAATAAATAATCACGTGCAATAATTAACTTATCGTCTAATGTTAATATATCAAATTTTATTCTATGTATTCTATCCAATAAAATTTTATCCAATAACTCAACATCGTTATATGAAAATATAAATAATACTTTCGACAAATCTAAGTCTATATTGCTAAAATATTTGTCTTGAAAATGTGTGTTTTGTGTGCTGTCTACTAAATGAGTTAATATTCCTATTAGCTCTTTACCGTGCTCCGTTTTACTTACCTTATCCAATTCATCTATAAAAATAATTGGATTCATACATTTATGCTCCATCAAAATGTCAACTATTTTACCCCACGTTGAACCTACATATGTATAGTTATGCCCTTCTAATATGCTCCCGTTAGACGAACCTCCTAGTGCAATAAGAGAGAATGGTCGCGGTTTATTATTTATATCTTTCAAACAATGTGCCAACCCTTTTTGTGCCAAACTCGTCTTGCCTATACCTGGTAACCCTTCAAAACCGAAACAATAGCCCGACGATTCGCCATTTATCCATTGTCCTACTATTCGTTCAATTTGTAATTTAGCCTTTTTATGACCATAAACAGCTTTGTCTAATATATTATTGAAATTATTCATATATGCTATTATTTCGCCATTTTTTCTATTAATTTGATTAATATGCTTTTCAATAGAAAATAAATAATTGTAATAGTCACTGCTTATATATTCTTTAAAAAATAGCAATAATTCGTTTATAACCAGCTCGTTAATAATATTAGGATTAATATATAAAGACTTAATAAATGTTAGTAAATTAGCTTTTAAAAATAATTTTTTATCATAAACTGCTCCTAGAGATGTTAATTTTAATTTTAATGATTTTAATAATGACGCAGTTATTTTTTTCTTATTATGTTCAATATATTCAGCTATAAGCATTAATAATTCATTAGTAATGACAACCTTATTAGCGCTTATTTTTTCAATAATATTAATATTTATAATATTATTATTATTTTTCATACTATGAATTGTGGTTAGTATATTACTTATATCTCTATTAGCGCTTAATAATAGAAAATTACTGTTTTTTAGTGGATTTATTATGTTGTTTAGTATGCTACTTATTTCATATTTGATTTTTAAAATTTCTTCTTCTTTATAAATAGCAAACGGTATTTTTAGTAGTCCGTCTAAATATTGCCTAGCTTTTGAACCCGTGTCTTCTGATTTTGATTTTATTTCTTTTAATTTATGCAATGCTTTTTCTTTTACGTTTATGTTTGCTTTCATAAAATATATGCTTTGCTCCAAAGGAATTTTTGCCGTTTCAAAAGTTAATAACTCGTTTGTGTATTCAACTGTTTTTTGTAAAGCATTTTTTAAGTGTTTTTTGCAATTCCAGTTTAAACTATTATATAATTTTATTTGGTCATTAGCGCTAGCATTTTTATCGTTAGATAATATGTCGTATAAAATATAAGCTATATACAAATTATCTGCTTTATTATTTATTAATAATAATTGTATTAGCATTGCGCGTTGATTATATAAATCAAAGCTTATAAAATCTTGAACCAACATTTCTAGTGTTTTTTGACTATAAACATCTATTTGATTAACGCTAGCGCTATATTTGTTATATAAGTCGCACGGGCTATATATGAGTAACTCTTTTAATGAATAATTATTTAAAAAGTTATTCCAAAGTTCTGCATTATAGCAATTACTAGTGCTAAGTCCATTAGCTGTTATATATTTGGCTATGCTTTCTTTTTTATTTATTATAAATTTATTACTATTATTTAGCGCCAATAAATCGTCACATAAGCAGTTTATTACTAATGTTTTTTGATTTTTAGAGTCGTGAATTATTACTTTAATTCCGTGGACTTTTATTATAAAGTTTGTATTGGTTCGAGCTAAGTCAAAGCATTCTAAACTGTCGCATTCTAATAATGTTTTATCATCTATTATTTTAAGTTTTGAAAGTGTTTTTGCATTTCCTGCATTTGCTGCAGTCCAGTTTATAATATTATAATTTAAAGGATGCAAGTGCTTTACTAATAATTTATATTTATGGCTTAAGTCATTTGTAAAATTTGTTTCAGCAAAAGAACACGCTAAGCATATATTTATTATATCTTCAAAAGAGTAGCAACCATAATTCTTTATTATAGATGATATGCTATTATTAATATATTGCAATTCATCTATAATATTTTCATAATTTATAGAATTAATTATGTTTATTGTTTTTTCTAACGCACTAAATGCATTGTTGTATTCATTATATGTCATAATGTGTAAGCCAGCGTAATAATTTAAACCTTTTGCTATATCATCAATCACCTTTTTGAAATATTCTAGCTTTTCTTCATAAACACTCATTAAAATACACTTATATAATATTTCTATATTAGTTAATGCTTTTTAACTTATAATAATATTTGTGAAAATTGATATATTTATATATAAATATAATTACATATAAATATAATTACAGACTATTAGTTAGTTATGGGTATTCCTTATTATTTTAGTTATTTAATTAAAAACCATAATCTTATTATTTCAAAATTGCAATTTTTGAATAATAATATTGCTAATCTGTTTTTGGATTGTAATTCTCTCATATATGACAGTTTAGATTTTAAAAAATTTCAAGCTAAGGACCAATTTGAAAGTTATATTATTGAAACTGTTATTATTAAAATAGGAGAGATTATTAAGGCTATTAATCCATTAGACACTGTTTATATTGCATTTGATGGAGTTCCGCCTTTTGCTAAAATAAGCCAGCAAAAAAATAGGCGTTATAAATCTGCTTATCAAAGCACTTTATTCAAGACCGAAGCTTTATGGGATAGTTGTGCTATTACTCCTGGAACACGTTTTATGGCAAATTTAAATAATGCCTTAAGTTTGCATTTTAAAAATGGCAACTATGTTAATAGTGCACATAAACCCTTAAATGTAATATTGAGTTTATCTAATGAAGCAGGCGAAGGTGAGCATAAAATATTTGAATATATAAGGCAGTCTAATGCTATTGTCAATAGCAACAGTGTGATTTATGGTATGGATGCAGACTTAATTATGCTTTCATTAAACCATTTAAAATACACACAGCATATTTATTTATACAGAGAAACTCCGGTTTTTATTAGCACATTAGATAAGTCGCTTAGTGAAAACGAAAAATACATTATAAATATTAATTTGCTTGGTTCTATTATTTATAGAGAGATTACAAATGATATAATTATGGAAAGTGATACACCTGATTGGTTAAGAGAGGCACAATTTACTATGGACATATCATTTAATAAAATACATAATTCCGGATTTTATAATAAAATCGAAGATTACATTTTCATATGTTTCTTGTTAGGAAATGACTTTTTACCGCATTTTCCTGCGCTAAACATTAGACTTAATGGCTTTACTATTTTGCTTGAATGTTATAAAAAGCTATTTGGAGATAATGACTTTTTGTTATCTAATAACACTATTAATTGGCATAATTTTAAAAAATATATTAAGGCACTTGCCGAACACGAAGAAACATTTATTAAAGAAGTATATAGTATTAGAGAGAAGCAAGGGCGCAAATTTTATCCTGAAACTAATGAAGAAGAAATTGCGTTTAAATTTTTGTCTACTCCGTCGTGGGAGCGCAATATTGAAACCTTTATAAATCCATATGAAGAGGACTGGGCCCATCGCTATTATTATAGTTTGCTTTCAATAAATTCTAATAAGCCGGATTATAATAAGCATATTGAAACTTTATGTACGAATTATTTGGAAACTTTGCAGTGGGTTTATAATTATTATAGCTCATCGTGCAAAAATTGGACCCTACACTTTAAATACAATTATCCACCATTGTTAAGTGATTTATATTCCTATATTCCATATTTTAATAGTGAATTTGTAATTGCTGAAAATAATGACGTTTTAAATGACAAGCTGTTACTATGTCATGTGTTACCTAAAAAAAGTCTTGGCTTATTACCTACTGAAATACATAATTATTTATTGAATAATTATGAATATTTATATAAAACAGACTATAGCATTGTTTATGCTTTTTGTAAATATTTCTACGAAGGGCACGTTATTTTTCCAGAGTTTAATATAGACGAATTCAATAAGTCTATTAAAAAATTACTATAAACGCTTATTTATTATGCTACATATTTTATGCATTCATTGAAAAATAACTCAACACCTACTTGTTCTGAGCCTAAGTGACACTTGTCCGGAACATACCAATGCTCTTTACTAGAGTTAGTATATGCAAGAAGCGCAGGTATTCCATTTATCATTTTCATTTTTTTTAATTTCATATATAATTCAATAGAATCATCAATGTCTATTTCATAATATTGAATAGACTTCGGTTTTACTTGTTCAAATCTTGTACAAATGTCTTTAATCTTTTTACAAGGTCCACACCAGTCAGCAGTAAATTTTAATATGATTAATTCTTTAGCTTGTAATCTGGATACTTTTGTCCTTAAAACGTCTTCGCTAATTGTTTCACTCATACTTATAAAATAGTTATATACTTTAATTTTATATAATTTTTTTATAAAATTAACTTATTGCATTTTTTGTAATTTTTGTAATTTTTGTATTTTTGTATTTTTGTATTTTTGTATTTTTGTATTTTTGAAAGTTTGCAAAGTTTTTGAAAAAAGTGAAAAATTGGTGAATTCTTCTTTTCTTACCATAATGGTCATATAAATTTTCTATGTTAAAATATGTGTTTTTTTTGTAAAAAATAAAAGCATGATTTTTTTGGTTTTTGGACATTTATAAATGTCCATTTTTGAAATAAGCAACCCTTTATAGAAAATTCTTTTGAAAAGTGCAGATTTTTCACTTTTATAAGCATATGCATAACAAAAATTTAAAAAATGGCTAAAAAAACGCCTTACCATAAAATATTTTTAATAAAAAAAAAGGATTTAGGAGTTTTTTTGTTGTATAAATATACAACAAATGACAACCGAAAAAGCGCAAAAAAGCGCAACTTTTTTTGTGTGCGAAAATTGTGACTATAAGTCAAGCAAGAAGAGTGACTTCAACAGACATCTTTTGACACCTAAGCATAAAAATACAACTTTTTTACAACTTTATACAACAAAAAGCGCAAAAAAAAACGACATCGTCACAAATTTTTGCTGTGATTGTGGAAAAACATATCCATATAGGGCTTCGTTGCACAACCATAAAAAAAAATGTCTTTTTTTGAGCGAAAAAAGCGCAAAAAAGCGCACAAACGAGTTATCGTGTGATGTTAGCGACGAACAAGTAATTTTAACAAACGATATAATAATTAAATTACTTAACGACAATAAAGAAATGAGAGAAATTATTACAAAACAGCAAGACCATATGATGAAACAGCAAAATCAGATAAGTGAATTAATACCAATGGTGGGAAGTAATAATAATAATCATATACAAAACAATAAATTTAATATACAAGTGTTTTTAAATGAGCGGTGCAAGGATGCAATAAATATGAGTGATTTTATAAAGTCTATACGGGTTAGTTTAGAACAGCTTGACTATACTAAGCAAAATGGGCTAGTTAATGGTCTAACAAATGTAATAATTGAAAATATGAATAAACTGGGATTATATCAGCGACCTATTCATTGCACTGATTTAAAACGCGAATCATTATATATAAAAGATGATGACAATTGGGAGAAAGATGTCAATAAAGATAAAATCAGAAAAGTAATAAAAGATGTATCCACCAAACAATTTTGCGCATTAAGTAATTGGACAAAAGAAAATCCGGATTTTCAGAACAATGAGACTAAGCAAAATTATTATACACATACGCTAGTAGCAATAGCAAATAACAAGGAACACAATGAAGAGAAAATAATAAGGAAACTTTGCACAAGCAGTTACATTAAAGAAGAATGAGTGACTAGCCTAATTGATTATAAAAATATAATTTAAAGAATAGTCCTATAAATTATATTTAGCATATATATATAGAAAATGGCAGTTACAAGAAGAAATATGAAAAGAAAAAGGGGGTTTAACTCAAGAAAACGGCAACTTAACTCTAAGAAGAGGAGGTTTAATCGCGGTAAAGGTGTTTATCAGCGACCACCCTCATTTTTACCTATTCCGCCACCACGAGCACCATCACTGCCTATTCCACCACCACAACCACCCTCACTGCCTAGACCACCAGCATCAAATCTGCCTATTCCGCCGCCTCCAAACCCATTATTTATTGAACCATCGCCAACACACTTTATTATTAGGTCACAATCACCACAACAAGTTGCGCAAAAGAAATCAAAGGCTAAGCAGACAAAAGCTAAATCAGAGCCAGCTAAATCAGAGCCAGCTAAATCAGAGCCGGTATTAGAGCCTACAATACCACAACAAAGGCGTAGTTTAAGACAAATAATAATCAAGTCAGACCAAAATAAAAAAATTAAACGAAGGTAGAGAGAACTGTATTATAAATATATATTTTGTGTTTCTTTAACACTATAACTACTAGCAATATATGAAATATATATAGCATATCGTGTATAACCACTATTATTTTTTAGTCCCCGATGTAATGTGCGCCCATCAAAATACACACTAGAATATGTTTCCGCATTTATCATTCTTTTTTCATATATGTCTGCATTATTATTACTATTGTGCTGACTATTTAAGCAAAATTCAGTATTCGCCAAATCATCAAAATATATAAGATGCCCTATATAATAGAGCGGGCGTTCAAAATCCGCTATTTCATTTTCTATAATAGTGTCTCTATGCCAAACGCCGTCAGGAGTATTTGCTTCTACAGGTATAAAACATATGTCTTCAATACATCCGTCATTGTGTTTTTTAATGCATTCTATACAATAACTATGTATGTCTTTAAATCGCGGATTTAGCAACAAATAATCCATTATTTGTTGCTCTAGTGTTTTATCAAAATAACATTCAAAGCGACCCAAGGAACGTTCAAGAAAATTCCGATATTTTTGCACTAATGGTCGTTGGTAGCCGGCTATTTTTTTTAATATGCTTGTTTTAAAGAAGTCTTCAAGGCTAGCTAATATTTTTGCTCCAGTTTCACCATTTATAACATTTTGCGTATAAGTAATATTTATAGAAGTCTCCATATTAGTTTATTATTAATAATATTAAGAACCCTAGTTTTAAATAGTTATTAAATCTATTTAAAGATTAATTTATATATTTTATTTAGATATTATATAAATAAGAAATGGCGCAATCGAGAAAACATAAAAGAAAACATAGAAGCTCTAAAAAAAGGTTTAATGTCGCTAAGGGGTTAAACGCATTTATTCGTTCGCCTATTCCACCATCACCTATTCCGCCACCAAAGGCGCCGTCACCGCTTATGCCGTTGCCTTATTTACCTATTCCGCCACCACCAAACCCATTAGAATCTAGACCAACGCGAAGAAAAAAACGATGGCCTAGACACGTGAGCTTTGTTGAAAATTTGAAGAAGTGAAATATGAAATAATGAAGACATTCAATATATTACAATTTATTATAATAAAATAAGTTGTAATATTGCATTTTATAAATTCCATAAGCTATCATTTCCATAGCTATTTTCTAATGTGTTACTATTAACATTTCTCTCATCATAACATAATCTTATAGGTTTTCCATTTGTATAATCTATAAACGGTTCTCGTGTTTTAAACCAAGTTCTCAATTTAATATATGTTTTAATACTGTCAAAAGGCAATGACTTATCAACTAATTCTGGAAATAAATCATAAAATTCGCTATCCAATGAAGTATAAGCCTCAAAAAAATATTCTAATATAAAATAATGTTTATGTAGCATATGATTTCTTTTAACTTCTATATAATAATGCGACTGTCTATTTTTTATAGTAATACATTGCTCATAATTAAACGCAAATATTTCTATTGAATTAAATGGCCAATTATCTCTCATAGTTAGTGAATATAAAACAGCTAATGTTAGTTGAATTAGACTGCTATAATTGCTCAAATCATTGCTTAAAGTATTGCTTAAAGTATTGCTCAAATCATTGCTTAAAGTATTGCTTAAAGTATTGCTTAAAGTATTGCTGAAAGTATTGCTGAAAGTATTGCTGAAAGTATTGCTGAAAGTATTGCTCAAATTAGTATATGCATAATATTGATGCATTAAGAAAATTAGCCCCATACTATTTAAATAAAACTCCATATTCATAGTCAAGTCTATTCCAATATGAAATGCTAACAATAACAGCACAACATAAGGAACATAATTTATATTTACCAACATTAGCGGAGCGCAAATTAGTTCAATAGCTAGCCCACCTAATGCCATAAGACTACATAAACTATCACATTTTGCTATCCATGTTGTTGATACAAAACCATCAAAAGTCCGTAAAAACAGTTTGCATGTTTTTGGATGGACCCACTTAATACCTCCATGTCTAATTTTGCTTAATCCTGGCGAAAAATAATTAATGGCTACTGCAAAAACCATACACCTTAAACGCAAGTCAAAATCACTTATATTAAGTATCCAAACAAAATGCAAATGTAAAAACTGATCGTGATTTCTAGCAATACACCAATAAGTTAAATTATTTAATGTGCTTGTTAACGCAAATAGTAATGGACTATTAAATATACATGCTACTAATGGACCATATAAAAATACAAAACGGTAATGTATTAAATTAATGAGCACCAACTTTGAAATAAAAGACGGCCTATAAATATAATTTTTTAAGTCGAGATGTGATTTAACTTCCTTATTATAGCGAAGTATTATATATGCACAACTAGCCCAATGATATAAATACATAAATTTGTTAGTCTAGTTAATTAAATAAACAAACAAAGTTTTAAACTATTTAAGTAAATACTTTATAATATAAGTTAAATAATATGGATCTAGACATTACTAATTATGACTATGATGATATATTAAAACTATTTAAAGTAGGCCAGCATTTTAACGAAGAAGACTTGAAAAGAGCTAAAAAACAGGTTTTAGCAAGCCACCCAGATAAGTCAGGACTAGATAAGAGTTATTTCTTATTTTTCTCAAGCGCCTATAAAATCCTATTTAACATATATAATTTTAGAGAGAAACACAGCTCAACCACAAATTTAAATAATTATAATGAAAACTATAATGCTGACACAGATGAAGCCAACGCCTTATTAATACATAAAATAACAAGTAATAAATCAAGCGCACAATTTAATTCTTGGTTTAACGAGCAATTCGAAAACTTTAAAATAACAAATGATTACGAGGCAAATGGTTACGGTGACTGGCTAACTAATGCAGATGAAGAGGAAAAGGAACAAACACAGGCTCAATGTAAGGATTTGAATTCACTACATAAGATTATTGAAGAAAAAAAGCAAATATTAAGAACACATAATTTAGTAAAAAAACGAAATGTGTGCGAATTTAACAATACTAATTATTGCGATCTAACAAATTCAAAACCAGAAGACTATAGTTCAGGGCTATTTAGTAAATTTCAATACGAAGATTTAAAAAAAGCGCACACCGAAAGTTTAATACCCGTTACAAATGAAGATAATATAAATAATTATAACTCATTAGAAGATATAAGAAATAAACGAGCTAGTCAATCATTAACTCCGTTGAAACGCGAAGAAGCAACCACCCTTTTAAATAAGTCTAAGGAAGATGAAAACAATATATCGAGAGCACGAGCATATAGCTTATTTAAACAAGACGAATTAAATAAACAAAAAAATGAGAAATTTTGGTCTAATTTAAAACGTTTAAACTAAATTTTAGTTTATTATCAATTACATTAATAATCAATTACATTAATAATCAATTACATTAATAATCAATTAAATTAATATATAAAGTATATATATTATGAATACTAAAAAATTAAATTACAAGAATTTATTAATAAGTATATTAATATTAGCAGCAGTAGGTTATATTTATAAAAAATATCAATTAAATGTGGATAACAATACAAAAATAGAGGAGTTAAACGTAATAAAGAAATATTTATTAAATGATGAAACCGACGACGCTATTATTAAGCTAAGCGCAAATAAGAAACCGGTATTATGGTTACACATAGATTATGCAAAGAATAGTAGAAAATGGGAGTCATTTGGGTCGCGAAATTCAATAGAATTAAATCAAGACTATTTATACTTAACGTTAATAAATATTATTAACAAATGTAATAATTATTTTCATATTATTATTATAGATGATGATTCGTTTTGTAAATTATTAGAAAATAATTGTGTAGATTTAAATAAAGTAGGTGACCCAATTAAATCAAATTTAAGAACATTAAATATAATGAGATTATTACATACTTATGGCGGTATGTATATAGAAAATTCCTTCATTTTATTTAGACCATTAAATACTATATATGATAAAGTACTAGAAACTAAAAAGATGGTGTGCGGTGAATTTAAAAATGGTTCTTCAAATTCTCATATTGCACCAGTTATGCCATCAACTAAACTTATTGGATGCGTTAAAGAATGTAAAATAATGAAAGAATTTATTAATCATTTAGAAATATTATATAGCAACAACTACTCAGGTGATATAACTATTCAAGATTTAGTTAATAAATGGTTATTACAAAAAAATAAAGATGGAATGCTAGATATAATAGACGGCCGATTTTTAGGGACAAAAACAATTGCTAACAAAATAATAGATTTAGACGATTTGATGGGGTCAACATACTTAGAATTAAATACTAAGACTTATGGTTTATATATTCCGCACGATGAACTATTAAAAAGAAATAAATACAATTGGTTTTGCAACTTGAATACAAAAGAAGTATTAGAAGCAAATACAAATGCGTCGAAATATTTAATATTAACTAACCAAATGCGAAACGACTAAACCCTAAGTATTATTATTATTATTATTATTATTATTATTATTATTATTATTATTATTATTATTATTATTATTCAATAACATAAGCAATAATAATAATACATTTTATAATAATGTTGCCAACTGTTTTTTCGTCTCTAAGGAGAGAGAAACAGGAAATATTATATTAAACTTTATAATAAGATTGCCTACAAAGCTATCTCTCATAAATCCCATAGCAGGCTTGATTTTTTCATAATTAAAATGAATAATTTCGGTGCATGTAATATTATAACTCTTACTATTAATATGATTTAACATAAAACTAAACCCTAGTAGCGCCTCTTTTAGACTAATTGATTTAATAAATATTATATCTAGACCATTTCTCTCAAATAATTCGTGTGGAATTAGCTGTATTATTATTTTAACATTGCTATGGCTTACACCATTATTAACATAACTATTACCTTTATTAACTAATGTAATAATTTCATTATTGTCAATTCCTTTGGGTATTTGAACATAAAGTGTTTCTTTTTCGTGCCCTATAATATTATTAACGTTAATTTTTCTTTCAACATTAATTGGTTTATTACATCCATTATAAGCCTCATTATAATTTAATGCTAAGTTAATAATAATGTCTTCATAGTTGCTATTTATAACATTAACATACTTAGAAACCATTGTGTCATTAACTGCATTAACTGTATTATTTGCATAACAATTAACAGGATTAGCAACTAGCGCCTTATTTAGATATTCGTGGTCTTGTTTTTTTTCAGCAAGTTTAATGCTATCGTAATTACTCATTAAAATGGAATAGGCCTCATTGATTTTATTAAATTGTTCGCTACTAGCATTACCATTTTTATCATTACCATTTTTATCATTACCATTTTTATCAGGATGATGTTTTATGGACATAAGCCTATATGCTTTTTTTATATCATTTAAAGTAGAGTCACGACTTATATTTAATATGCTAAAATATATATCATAATTCATAGCTCTACCATAATTCATAACTTATAATTAATATTTAAATAATAATATAATAATTGCTTAAATAATAATATAATAATAATAATAGTTAAATAATTATAAGTAATAGATTATTACTTTTATAGTAATATGAATGAGCTATTAATACATAAATATAAACCTAAAAGTATAGATCAATTATTGTTAAGCGAAAATAATAAGAATTTATTGAAAAACTTCATAATTAATAATTATTATAATATAATATTTGAAGGTTGTTCAGGGTGTGGAAAATCGAGTTTAATAAACATAATTTTGCAAGACTATTATAAAGGAAATAAAAAAATAATAGAGTCTAACGTATGTTATATTAGCTTATTAAAAGACCAAGGAATTAATTTTTATAAAAATGAACTGCGTATTTTTATAAATAATTGCATAAACAATAGTTATAAAAAATTTATAGTTATTGAAGATGTCGAATTTTTTTCGGACATTATTCAAATGTATTTTTTCGAGTTAATAAAAAATCATAAAAACAACATATATTTTATGTTAACAACATCTAATAAATTAAAAATAAATAATAATTTATTACACTTATTGGATATTATAAAATTTGAGCAAGTAACTTACACTTGTTTATGGGATATATTAACACATATATTAACACAAGAGCATATTACTATTGACACACACATTAAAGAATATATAATAAAATTATCTAATAATTCTATTAACAATTTAATAAACACTATAGAAAAAATCATATTATTATATAATAATTTTGCATCATTGAAAGATGTTAAAGAGCTAGACATAGAATCAAACATAGTTATAGAACATTATGATGAATTAATTGAATATATTAACACTTACAACAAGCATAAAGCTGTAAGTTTTATGTTAAATCTAATAAACAAAGGTTACTCAATAATTGATATATTAGAGAATTTTTTATATTATATTAAAGAAATTAATCAAGCTATAAGTGAAGAAAATAAATTTTTAATAATCAAGTTAATTGTAAATTTTATTAATAATTATTTCTCAATGGAAGAAGATAACATACAAATCATTTTTTTTACAAATCATCTTTATAATATTCTAAATACTAAATAGTTCTATGTGAGAGATTTTGCATTATATTTTGTATTAGTAATAGCTAATATAAAATATATAAGAAAAGATAAAAAAGCAAACAAGCTTAAGAGCTAATTCTACGTGTTTCAATATTTGTTGATACTAAATATATAGAGTTTTCGGTACATATAATATATATTGCTTCAATTTTATAGATTTTAACAATCGGACTTGTGTATTCTTCTTCATTTTTAACTAGCAATTTTTCTTTGTTTTCTTTAACACCAATCATAACTTTTTTATCAATAGAATCTAACCAATAATCTAACATAATAGGTTTGTCTTCGTTAATAGAAATCTTCGCAATATGAGGCCATATGCTAGATGGAGGAAGTTCTAATTTTTCATTGTCACTGCTCATTTATATAAATGTAATACTAAAAAACTTTAAATTGTTTTTTAGTATATATAATATATATTTCTAAATATGTTAATATTAACTTATTTCTAAATATGTTAAAAATAATTAATACTTATTTCTAAATAATCCAATATTGTATATTAATTATTGTATATTAATTATTGTATATTAATTATTGTATATTAATTATTGTATATTAATTATTGTATATTAATTATTGTATATTAATTATTGTATAATATATAATAATGGAATTATACAATGACTTCATTAACTTATTAAAAACATATACAAGCATGTTTTATAAAAATATGCTATTTAGATATATAGCCAACCCTAATTATTTAGAATTTATTTATCTAAAAGGGTTATTTTTGCTTAAAAATATTTATATTTTGTTACATTTCAACACTGTTAATCGCAATGAAATAACATCTATATTAGAAAAGGCATATATATATTTTATAGAATTTATAATTCAAATAAATATTAATTCAGCTAATTTTGAATTAACACTAAAAGATGCTGTTATGTTTACATATAAAAAAACCATTTTCTCATATAAGCAAACAACCACTAATAAAAATATTATAGACCAAGGTATTGATAACAATTTAAATAGTATATGCAATATTTTCTACATTGTAAATAATGTTAATTTTATTGAGTGTTCAAGTTTTAGTCAAGCTAACGAAGATGAATGCACACATACACTTATAACAAATAAAATAAACGCTATTAAAACATTAGAAATCAAATTACTAAATCTAATACAACATAATATAAATTTACAGCAACTAAACAACGATTTATTAGATTTAAGAAGTAATATGGAAAAAACAATAGAAACTAACACTAATACTAACACTAATACTAACAATACTAACGCTAACACTAACAATATTAACGCTAACACTAACAATATTAATAATATAGTTACATTACTCGACAAAGCAAGTAAAATTACTGAATTAGTATGAACTTTTTCTTATTTTTTTTATTCGCTATTTGCTTAATTTTTGACCCTTCCGTAAAAATATTTTCATATTCTAGCGATAATATATTTTTAATATATTCATATACAACATTTAACGTAGCTTCATCGCATTTGCCAACAATTAATATACTTCCAGTTCTAAATATCATATAAGAAATTTTGACATTTTTATCACTACAATAATAAATACACCTAATCCCAGGGTATGAACACGGGTCATAAATGGCATTAATATTATATTTATTTCGCAATATACTGTATAAAATCTCTCTATTAATATAAAACCCACAATGAAAATTAGAATTTATTAATACATTTTCCGTTATTTTATAATTGCAAGTTAATTCACTATCAATATATTTATTTAATATAGCCAATAAATCATTAATAATTATGTTTAATTGCTCATCATTTTGAATTCCAGGTATCTCTATTTTACCCGTATTAAAAATTTTGATATGTATTTCTTTAAATCCATTTGTAATATATATTCTCAAGGACAATACAAAGCAATTATAAAACGCACTTTTATCCTTATTGCGACTATATAATAAATCTTTTTTACATAGTCCAATGCTTAATTTGCGAATGTGTTTGAATTTTTTTTCATTATCAATATGAGTAATAATTTTATTATGGAGATTACCAACATTTAGCGATTGTGCTATCATTTTTTCATATTCATCCCTGTTTTCAAATGAGAATTTTATCTGCTTTTTAATTATTCCCTTTTCTTGTTTATTATAATCAGTAATAGGCAACAGCCAAAATGTCGTAAAAATATCAAGACTCTTATTTAAAAATAAAATCTTCGTTTTTGTAGATATATAAATATTTGAGCAGTTTTTCGTGAAATTTTGCTCAGGAATAACACTAGCACAAGCGCTAGCACTAACGTTATCACTAACGTTATCATTAATGCTAGCACTAATACAAGCGCTAGCTAATCTGTTAATAGAACCATATTTTTCTTCATTATGTGCAACATTATTAGCATCATTTTGTTCTAAAAACTTTAACCACTCGGTTTCAATAGTCATTGTTGTTAGTTAATAACTATTAATAACAAATGTTTATAATTGTTTCAATTATAATATTTAATATCTTTTATTAAATAGTTAATATTTCAATTTAAAGAAACATCGCTATTTTTGAACAAATAATATAAATTATAGAGAATTATATTTTTATCATTTAATTTATTGTAATTATTAATAAAAAACTCCATTTTGTTGATTATTTCATTACTAATAGTATGTATATTGTTTTTCAATATGCTATATAAATATAACTTTATGAATTCGCTATAGTTGAATTTATGCTTTAGCTCTAGCATTAAAAATGTTTTTTTGAAATATTCAAAATTCCGAGTGTTATTAATACTATAAAGATTAATATACACGTCATCATTTATAAAATGTTTAGTATTTTCCTTGCTTAATTGTAAAAAATTAATCATAGCTCTTATATCGTTTTTGAACATAGTTATAATGTTTTTCAAACACTCATCACTTATTTGTATTTTTTCATTACTAATTATTGAAGTTAAGAAGCTTTGGATTTCATTAAAAGGAATAGTGTTAAATTTTAATTTACAAAAATAATTTTGTAAATTATTATCTATTTTCGTAATATAATTGCAAATTAGGCAATATCTAACATTATAATTACTATAATGCTCTATTAAATATTTTAACGCCAATTGAGCGCTATTAGTCATATAGTCGACTTCGTCTAATATAATAAACTTTGGACCCTCGAAAAATAAATTGTCACTTACCACAAAAGTATATAAATTATTTCTAATAATCTCTATACCTCGTTCGTGCGAAGCATTTAAATGTATAATTTGTTTTTTGTTATCTTTATAATATTTAGTTAAATAGCTATTTATTAGATTTATGACTGTTGTAGTTTTACCTGTGCCAGGCGGTCCATATAAAAGCAAATTAGGAAAATAATTTTTATCAAGAATATTTTTGATTAGTAGCCTATTATAGTTGCTTAAAATTATTTTTTCTAAATTATTTGGACGATATTTTTCGTTCCAGTTTATATTTTTATCGTTATTCATTATTAAATAAGTAATCAATAATAATCTATATTGTTTTAAATAATAAATTAAAACAATATAAATTATATGTTATTTATTAAATTAAAATAAAATGCTTCCCAAGAAAAAAGGCAGAAAACCTAAGTCATACTACGAAAACCTGAAACTTCAAGAAATGTCAAACAATATATTAATTATATCAATAAGCGGCGGAATTGAAAGCATATGCGAATGCAAAGATGAATCCATTTTAGACATTTCTAAAATAGTTGTTCATAAAAAGCGCGGTAGAAAACCCAAAGGAGGAATAATTATAGAACAAACTAAAATAGAAATTCAGAGCGATAATAAACCCAATATTATTTTACATTTAAATTGTAAGCTAAATGACATTATTACAGGCGACCTTAATTATGACCCTACAGTTTACAATATAAAAGAATTTGATAATATGAATATACAATATGATTATATTGAAAATAAACACGACGACGCTGATTCAATAAATAATGAAGATAGCTTAAATAACATAAACTTATTAAATAATAATAACTCTAATTCCAATATTAATTCCAATATTAATTCCAATATTAATTCTAATACCAACAATGCCAACAATGCCAACAATACCAATTCTAATATGAACACTACTAATAAGTTCTTTAACAATGAAGAAAAATTATTGAATAATGATAATTTTTTATTAAATAATAATGAGAAAAATTTATATAATAAAGCTATATCCAAGAAATTAGAAGACTTATCTAAACAATTAAAAACAAATAATATTAATAAAAAAAGCGCTTGCTTTTGGTGCACATATAACTTTGATAATCAAACAATATTAATTCCAAAATACGAAATTAAGAATACTTATTTTTGTTATGGAAATTTTTGCAGCCCAGAATGTGCATGCTCTTATTTAATGAATGAAAATATAGAGTCGTCGCAAAAGTTCGAGCGCTATTATTTATTAAATAATATATATGGCAAAATATATGATTACGAGAAAAATATTAAATTGGCGCCATCGCCTTATTATACATTAGAGAAATTTTATGGCAATTTAAATATTCAAGAATACAGAAAATTATTGAAACACGAACGACTTTTGTTAGTTGTAGATAAACCGCTATCAAAATTAACACCTGAATTATATGATGAAAATGAAGACTATATACTAAATAATAAGTCTATTAATAATAAACAAAATTCTACTAAAAATTATAAAATAAATGTAAAATAATATTTTGCATTTTAATAAATATTTTTTAAAATTGTTTTAAAATATTTATTAAATTAATTTAAAATATAACTATTAATACTTATAATATGGATAGCGATTTAACATTGCTTATTAATAAATTATCGCAAGATATTACACAATCTTTAAGATCAAATTTTAGCGTTTTTATTGAGAAAAATAAAGCAAATAATGAGTTACTTAGCACATTAAAAACATTATTAGTCAGGCTTCCAGAACATATTGAATTAAATGAAAAATATAATAAATTAACACAAGATTATGAAGAATTGCTTGAAAAATATAATGCACTAAAAGAGAGCAAAGGTAATATTACAATTAATGTAAATGAGCAAAGTTCAAAAATTATTAAATTAAAAAACGCTAATCCAGAAAAAACAGTAGATTTTGATCTAAGGAAATGCGATTTGGAGAAAGTTGTTGAACAAGAGGAAGAAGAAGAGGTTAGTGTAAAGGAAACAACAAACATTGTAAAGGAAGAAGGCGAAGGCGAAGGCGAAGAAGAAGGAGAAGGCGAAGATGAAGAAGAAGAAGGAGAAGGCGAAGGCGAAGGCGAAGGCGAAGGCGAAGGCGAAGGCGAAGGAGAAGAAGAAGGAGAAGAAGAAGAAACAGAAGAAGAAGAAGGAGAAGAAGAAGAAACAGAAGAAGAAGAAGGAGAAGAAACAGAAGAAAAAGAAACAGAAGAAAAAGAGGTAAGCAAAGCAAAAGAAGAAAAAGAGGTAAGCAAAGCAAAAGGAAAGGAAGAAGAGGTAAGCAAAGCAAAAGGAAAGGAAGAAGAAACAGAAGAAGAGGAAGAAGAGGAAGAGGAAGAGGTAAGCAAAGCAAAAGGAAAGGAAGAAGCGGAAGAAGAAGAGGAAGAAGAGGAAGAAGAGGAAGAAGAGGAAGAAGAGGAAGAGGAAGAGGAAGAAGAGGAACTAGTTTTAATTACTATTAAAGGTAAAAATTACTACAAAAATGAATTAAACAATGTTATTTATGAATGCTTACCTAATGAAGATATTGGAGAATGTCTTGGAAAATTAGTGAATGGAAAGCTAATTAAGGAAAGCTAATTAAGGAAAGCTAATTATGGAAAGCTAATTAATGAAAGCTAATTAAGGAAAAATAATCTAATAAAAAAATTCATCACAATTAACTTCTATGTTCTCCTCTAAAACCTCTAAAATTTTATTCGAATTATTAATTTTATAGTTAATATACTGATCTATAAGCTTAATAATTCTATTATATACTAACTTTATATGCGTTTCATCGTATTTTTCAGATACAAACATATATAGTAACAAATTTTTTTTATTTGTGCAATATAATTGAGTATTAGAAAATATAAAATTAAAATTATTATATTCACTGCTATATTTTGTCAATATTTTTGTAAATATTATATCTTTTTGATCTATATGCCTTAATAAATTATTTTGATATAATATAAAATTATTGTAAAATATTTTAATAATATAAGTAATATCATTTAATTGCCATATTTGATATAAAAAAATATTTTTGTCTATACAATCACAAAACGCAAAATTTTGCAATATTTTTTTATATATTTTCAAATTACTAATAGACAAATTAGTATTAAATAATTTAATTATATTTTCGTGCAATAACAAACTCAAACTTGTTCTATCGGAATAATTTATGATATCTAAATCATTTAAATTAAATCTATGCTCAAGTAAATTTTTTGTCAATATTTTTATATTACTATTGTTAATAATAGTGGCATTAGCACTAGCATTAGCATTAGCACTAGCATTAGCATTAGCGTTAGCACTATTAAATTTTAATTCTATAATATTATTTTTATAAAAATAGTCTATATTTATTAATTTATAAAATTTATTATCAAGATAATCTAATATATTATTTACTATGTGGTCACTATTTTCTAAATCAAAAATAGAAGGATATAATTTTAATATTATATTTTTTAATTGACTATTTGACGGTGGATTAATTTTTAATAATGTCGATATTTTATATAATTCTGCAAATTTTTTCTCCTCTTGTAATGTATTTATAAATATAAAAGGTATAGGCTTATGACTATTTTTTTTTTTCAATAATTTAATCAAAGTTGTAAAATAGCTCTTATCACTATAAGAATAATAGTTTATATTATCTATAATTAACGCATAATTTTGTTTATTATTAAAAAACATAGAATATACATCGCTAATATTTGTCATATTAATCAATTCCTCAACACTCAACTTATTTTGATTACAATCAATATAATTAATATTGTATTTTAATGAAGTAAAAATACTATTAATAATAGTCGTTTTACCAATCCCAATATCACCATATACATATAAATATTTTGGAGAATTGGGCTTATCTAAATTTTTTATATAATTACATACATTTACATATATATATTTAATGTCATTAGTGTTATAATAATTTATATGTTCCATCTACTATTTTTATTAACATTATTTTTATGTATTTTTTTAATTAAATGAGTTAAATTATATTTATTTATAATTTGTATTATAAATTTTTTACTATAATTATTGCTATAATTATTACTATAATAGTAATAAAAATCAATCAAATTATAAAAAAATGTATTTTTATAGTATATAGTATTGTGTTTTTTAATAACAAGTTCTCCACTAACTAACTTTTCAATATACATTTTTAACACTAGCTCACTAAAAATTAGCAAATCATGCTTTATTAAATAATAATAATAATTATAATTGTTAAAATAATTGCTAGAATAATTGCTAGAATTGGCATTACTATGAATATTAAGGAAACGATAGTTATAATATTTATTAAAATGTTCCTTATTTAAACTATATTTTAATAATGGAGAAATATGCATCCATATTAAATTTAACACTTCATTAGGTAATGAAGCATATAATATTATAGACATAATTATATATTTGAATATATAATTATATTTAAAAATAATAAAAATCAGCATTTAGCCATTAAGTTTGTTATTTCATTAATATTAAACTGAATTAACTCATTTTCGCTCTTCAAAAAGTCTAGCTCTTCCTTTAAAATAATGTGGTCTTGACTAATAGTTTTCAATGAATTAGTCTTGCACTCTAGTTCATCTAACTGCAAGCTAAGTTTATTTATAATAGCCATTTGCTCTTGAAAAGCTTTAATTAATATAACATCAAAACAACTATATTTAACAGATTTATAGCTTTCTGTTTTACCAAGAATAATATCTTGCGGGCTTAATTCACCATCATTAACTAAACTCGGAAATAGCTGCTCTAATTCTTGCGCAACAACACCAATTAGTTTAGTGCCTTTAGAGCCTTTCAAGTTATAATTAACTACTCTGACTTTTAGCAAGTCTGCTAATTTAGGAGTAGTATCAACTATATTTTCTTTTAATCTAATGTCACTAAAAGTAACGCGCTCCTTATAACGAATAGCTCCATTTGCTTTAAAATTAATAGTATTATTATTGGTAGGATTTGAAGACGTAATACGTGAAAACCATGTTGCTATTATAGTATTTGATGCATCAGTTGATGCAGTAGTAGGAAAATAAGTCGATGAAAATCCACTTGAATGAAAGAAAAAATTATTAAAAATAGTAAAAGTATTTTTTGATGAATAATCAGTAGTGGTATTAAAAAAGATGGCACGCCTAGTATTAGATAACCCTAAATCATTCCACCCATTACCTGAAAATTCAAGCCTTAAATCCTGTATATTATTAGGTTGACCACTAGCAAAATTTTGATAGTTCCATAAACTTTGTGTTGTCCATTCCCAATCTATTGATGTTTTACCACCTGCGTTTATAGGAATAGTTACTCTTTTTCCACCAATCCATACATTATTATTTCTAGCACTAATTTTAACAAGTTCATTTTCTACTTCATTTTGTATAGAGGCAAGTAACCGAGTAGGTTGTCTACTAAAATGATTTGACCAAGTATCAATCTGCGGATCTAACTCATATTTTTTAGTAGTACCATTAAAATGAAATTTAAAATTTGGAGCTACAATTATAGTGTTTGCATTTGTAATTTTAATACCGCCAGCACTAAAAAAATATTCATCACTATCAACACTCGAATTATTAAAGTCTCGTTTTCGAGGCATCAATGTTGCTAACCTATTTAATGAACTATCTGTTAATTTCCAATATTCAACATAACCTCGCACCTTCCTATTAGCTGATATGTCTATAAGAACATCAGGAAAACCTATAGCAAATACACACTCATTAGCGCTAATATTGCTAATATCAAGACTTCTAGGTCCAGCCGGAATACGAGTAGTGCTAGTATTAGGGTAAGTAAATGTTATAGCAGAACTAACATAATTAATAGTCCTAATAGATGTCCAATTAGTTGCAGACCAATTATAAATAAAGACATAATAAGTATTTGATACAATAATTTTTTCAGCACCAGAAGTCATTTTAAAAGCTATAATATTTTTATAATTATTATGACTAGCTTGTAATGTTTGGCGTGAACCTCTTATAGTATTATTAGTAGTTGTGCAGTTGTATGTATAAAATTTATCATCAACACTAAATCCTAATACGCTAGGACTTTGAGAAAGTATTACAAAATAACCAAAATTAGTATCAGTAGATACACCGAGAACACTAGCGCTATAACTTGTTAAAGGATCAGACCCCCAGCTTCCTCCTGTTACTTTATAGAAACCGTTAGTTAATGACCAAGTTCCACCACTATAACTATATACTTTTATAACATTTCTTGTATCACCAAAAGCCAATATTAATTGTGAAGTAGCTGAATCAGTAAAATAATTAAAATTTATAGCAAGATTTTGAAGATTTTTTCTCCAGTTAATATCTGTAAGTTCTATAGGTTTTATTCCGACATCAGTGTTAGTATATGCACTAAAATTAATAGTAATTGGAGAGCCTAGAATAATCCAACCACTAATATCTCTAATATATACAGTAACATTGCTTGCTTTACCAAGTGCAACAAACATTCCATCATTAGTTATTGCTATACACGAATAATTTGTAGGTATTGTAATAAAGCTTAAATCACTATAATTTGAATTGTTGTTACTATTTTCAGAAATTTTAAATGAACCAGTTGTTAAACCATTATTAGCATTATAGCTATTATCATATGAAAATGTATCATATTCATATTTTAGAGTTCTTACTTGTATTTCATAGTCAGTTACATTAACTGGATTAGTATTACCAGTGCTAGCATAGTTAGTAAAGTATTGAATTGTTCGAGTGTTAGAGCCATTAGCAATATCTGTGTAACCACTAACATTTCTATTAGTGGAAGTTGTATTTGAAGGATCAGCTGGAAGATCAAGGACTTTTATTGCTGTAGCTGTTGCTATAATAGAACCATTGCTTGAAGATACAAGTTGTGGCAGTTTTACATTAGTTTGAGAAATATCTGTTGATGTATGAAAAACAGTAGGTGTTGTATTAGTACTAGCATCTTGAGGTCTATTTGTTGTAGTGCTAGAACCAACAGGAGTAGTGCCTCCTGTAAATGTTGAATTATAGGTTGTTACTGTATAGCCTCGAAAAAACTCCTCATAGTCCCAGTTGGTTGCATCGTCCCAAGCCCAATCATTACTAGATCTGCCATTAGCACTTGAGCCGGCTCTACGTTTTCCTCCAATAAATATATTATCAAAACCAGCTTGTTCCGCAAAATTTGCTATTGTTGTATTTGTTGTATTTGCAGGAGAACTATGAATAGAAACTAATTTGTAAGTAATGTAAGTGCTTGACAAGGTTATAGCATTAGTTCTATGCTGTTCCCAAGTACGAAAAGTGTGGTCGGCATATAATTCATCATTTTCAGGCACCTGGGTTACTATAGTTTCTCTGTAATTTGTATTTTTAAAAACTGCTAGGTTACTATCTGTTTCACTATAATCATACAATTGTCCATTTGAAAATATTGCTGCACGAGTGCCAACTTTTGGTCGACCTGTAGTCCAGTCAGTAATACTAGTGTTCCAAGTAGTACCATTATACCATTTCCAGTTTGCTCTGCGTTGTGCCAGGGTAGATTGGTAACGAATTATTACAATACCGGAGCCACCATTACCAGGAGTACCCCCTTGTAGACAACCACCTCCACCACCACCAGTATTGGGGGCACCATTACCACCATTGCCATAATAATCATATCCTCCTTTACCACCATTCGAGATATATGAGTTAGTACCACCCTCGCCACCTCCGCCTCCGCCAACGCCGCGCTGGCCTACACCTCCACCACCACCTCCTTTTCCTCCATATCCACCCGTAAATCCAGTATTTCCAAAAGTGTTAACCGCACCCCCACCGCCACCACCCCAATAATAAGTTGTTCCAAGGATATTACTTTCTAGCCCTATGCCTCCAGCACCGCTGCCAGTTTCACCTGTATTACTAACGCCTTCTGTAGTTATATTTGGAGCATTACCACCTGCACCTCCACCACCTGACCCGCGTATTGGATTAGTAGTAATATTCGTTAAGTTACCACCATTACCACCATGGCTCGTAGCTGTGTTATTGGAATCCCCTGTAAAGTTACCACTTTTGCTACCCCCTGATAATAAAATATTAGCACTGCTTACACCACCACCACAACCGCCCGCAATACCATTACCCACATCAGGTCGTCCACGACCTCCACCTGCAGCAGTCGCACCAAATGCCGTAGTATCTGAACCACTCTCATTGAGAGTTCCTCTTCCACCATTACCTATAACAATATCATAATCTCCTGGAGATACATTCCTCTCTTGTATATGTATAACACCGCCACCACCACCACCACCACCTGCCCCGCCAAAGGTTGGGGGTCTAGCACCACTTCCACCACCACCAACTAATAATGCTTCTATAGGCCCAGTAAAGTTAGGCCTAAAGGTTCCATTACTAGTAAATATATGGTATATATAATTATCATCAGCTGTAATAGTACCACCAGTACTATATGAATTTATGATTGTAGCACCTATGAAGTATGGCACACTGGAATTATATGCATTAATTGCTGATATAATTAGTGATTTTTCTGCAGAACTTGAAATAACTGCTAAAGTTCGTGTTGATGTATTTTCATCTCTATGACCCTGCCATGTCCTATAGCCATCCACTTCATATTTAGTAGTAACAGGTCCTAGTTCAGTTCTTGTATGAGCCTGTGTTTTTTTTCTATATACAGCTTGTGCTGTTGTGTTTGAATCAACATCATACCACTTTCTTCTCCATGAAACTCCAGTTTGTCTTATAGCCTGCATCATTACATATAGATGTGATGCATTATCAGGTTGAATATCAACATCAGTATAAATAGGGGTTGATGTCCATACACGTGTATATGTAATAGTATATGCACTAGTTACTGTAGTAGTTGCTTTATTTGTTGTCTGTCTATACGAATAACGCTCTCTTATATTTGTATCTTCAACATTATCATCAATATAAGTTATAGCATAAGGAAATACTAATTCATCACTAACTTTTGCGCTATTTACTTTAACTAAAGAGCTATTTAAATAACTTAAGTTAGGATATATTTCAGATGGACTTGACACTACTGATACAATAGCGCTTAAATCATTAATCCTTAATAAATTTCTATTAAGACATAAATCGAAATCGGACTTTGAATACACACTATTACTAATATTTGTTACGTCATTAGTTAGCCGACTAAATGAACTTTCTAACAAGCTTCTTTTAGTAATATTTGTATTAAGACATAAATCAAAATCTGATTTTGAATAAAGACTTATACTCAAATCGAGCAAACTTCTATTTGCATTACTAAAATCACTAATACTTGATGTAATAGTTTTAAGGTCGCCTGACAAAAATTGAGACAAATTTAGGTTATTTAATGTAAATGTTCCACCAATATCTAAATTATTAAAACTCATGTCCAAGTTTTTTTTCAAGTCATTGGCTAAACTACAAGACCCATCTAAAAATCCAAAAAAATTGGCACTGTATATTTCATTAAATTTGTAATTAGTGGAACCTATATTAAATCTATTATTAACACTAGGAATAACATTTCCAGAAACACTAACTTGTCCTATAGAAATGTCAAAATATTTATTTAATTTAACGTCTGGAAATAATTGTGAATAATATAAAGTATTGCAACTAATATCACCATTAAAAACACTAATATTACTAATATTACTAACAATTTGTGAAGGCCCAATAACTAACGGTTTGCTAATTGCTAATTTAGAAAAATTATTCGAAGTTTCAATAGTAATAGAATTAGCACTATTGCAAAATTTAATATAATTAAGACTATTTATTGAACTATCTAATATTAAACTAATTAATGAAACATCCGTAAAAATAGCCTTAGCTGGAGCACTATTATTAGAATTGTCATATCCAATAATACTATTATAAATGTAAGTATCAAAAATATTCATATAAGAAAAATCTGAAGAAAAAATATCAGAACTAGCAACACTTACATCTGTAAATTTGCTTGTTGACAAAATACTATTAAAAAATTGTGAAGACGAGTCTTTAAGCACACTTTGTGAAGTAATAGAACCATTTACAATTAAGTCTCCAACTATATTAACAGGTAATGAAGGAAAATAAAGTATATTAATTAGACTAATATCAGCATTAGTGTCCATTTTAGCAGTTGTTAAAATATTTGAAACATCTAAGTTATTATTAACAGTCATATTATTTTTAACAATACTATTTTTATTTTGTGGTGTATTAAAGACTATATCATTTTGTGAGCTCTCAATAAGTAAATTATTATTAATTGACCCAAGATTTAGAAGCGAATTAATAGCTTGATTATTTTGAGAAATATACGAAGTATTGAGTTTCCAAGGTATATTTTTACTATTATAATTTATATAACTTATATCATGTTTATAACTATAGTTAAGAGCCATTTTTATTATTATAAATATAAATAATATATTTATATTTTATATTTATAATTAAACTTAATATATTTTACATTATTTTACATTGTTGTATTTGCACAAGCTTTAGGATTATTTGTAATTCCATCCCAATGTATATTACAATCTTTTGCCCATTTAGATTTTTCACACAATTTATCAGCATCAGAGGTTCCATTAACAGTAAATCGAGAAGTCGGATAGTTACGACAATTAGATATTGCTTTTCCAGAATTTATTTGATTATTTGTACATATTACTTCATTAGCAGCATTATATGTAACATTCCAATAATCAGGGCAATCAGTAACAACGGGAGGAAATACCTCTTCTGCTAAAGTTCTAGCAATTACAATACCTATAATTATTAATCCTAATATTAATAATATACTAGCAACCATTAAAACCATTTTATTAAATTTAGTTATCATTTTATTATATAAATAAAATATATTTTATTGACAGATCACAAATAAAATATTACAAATAAAATATTACAAATAAAATATTACAAAATAAAATATTACAAATAAAAATTATATTAATAATTATATATTAATATAATAAATGTCAAATGCAAATGTAAAAATAGCAAATGGAAAAATAAATATAATGGGTCCTAATACTTCTACATTATTTTCTATGATGGACAAAATACCAATAAATACAAATACAAACTATCAAAATGTATTAGCAGGTAATTTTATACGCTCACCATTGTCAGATACTTATTTTTCAAAGCAAAATATTCAATATATACAAAACGGAATAAGAAGCGGTGTATATACTAAATCGCAAAAACGAATTTCAGTAGATGAGCAACCCGAAGACCAAATTGTAACAGTTATGCGCTCTATGTATTTACAATATTCTAAAAATTTAGATACTAATATACAAATGCAAGTAAATGAGCTAAATAATCACGTTTTAAATTTTTGCATAAATAATGTATTTAATGAAGCAGTTGCATACTTAAAATATAGAGAAGATGCCAGCACTATGCATATGCCAATAATGCATCCAATTTATTCGAATAAAACTAATAAAGTATTAGAACAAAAACCGTGGTTTTAGACTATAATAGTTTTTCTTAATTCGCTTAAAATTTCATCTAATTTATATTTTAAAGCAACATTTTCTTCTTTTAAAGTATTTATAGTAGCGCTCATTAATTTAGTCTCTTCATGTAAATCTTTATAGACCTTGTAGTCTTCATTTAATACCTCTATTCTAGAGTCTAATTTGTTTATAATTTCTTGCTCTTCTTGTAGGGCTTTAATTAATATTAATGTAAAACAACTATATTTAACAGATTTATAGCTTTCTGTTTTACCAGCATTAACATCTTCTATGCTTAGTTCATCTTCTGAAACTAGACTAGGAAAAATTGTTTCTAACTCTTGAGCAATAACGCCTATATGTTTATTAGTGCTAGCCAAACCTTTTAGATTATAATTAACAACTCTAACTTTTAATAAATCTTTTAATTTAGGACCAGTATTAACAATGTTTTCTTTTAATCTAATATCACTCCAACCACTATAAGAATTATTTATATTAGTAATGTCTCCATTTGCGTGAAATCTTATAACAGCATTGTTTGGACCTAGCCAATCAGTTCTCCATTCACTAATTACTGTGCTATTATAAGCACTATCAATTTTTTGTATATAATTACCCGAGTTTTCAAAAATAAACTTATCATTAAAAATTCTAAATTCTCTAGCGTTAGTGGTGTTTATTTTTACATAATTTGTATTGAGACACGTATCAACAAATGCACGCGAATATACATTTCCACTTAAGTTAACTATTATTCCACTTAGCTCTTGAAAGGAAAGTTCAAATGCTGGTCTTCTAAGATAATGGGTATTAAGACATAAATCAACAAAAGCTCTTGAATGTACATTTCCGCTTAAGTTAACTATTCTTCCGCTTAGCTCTTGAAAAGATAAATCTGCACCTGAAATAGTTAAATAAGTGCCTGTTAAAGTCTGGCTTAAATTACTTCCATTAAACTTAATAATTCCACTAATGTCTAAATTATTAAAACTCATATCAAGATTTTTAACCAAATTATTGGCTAATGCACAAGTTCCATCTAAAAATCCAAAAAACTTAGTGCTGTATATTTCATTAAATTTGTAATTATTAGAACCTATATTAAATCTATTATTAACACTAGGAATAATATTTCCAGAGAGACTAATAGCACCAATAGAAACATCAAAATAATTATTTAATTTTATGTCGGGATTTAATTTTGAATAATATAATGTATTACAACTAATGTCACCATTAAAAACACTAATATTGCTAATATTAGTATTAATTTGTGAAGGCCCAATAATTAAAGGTTTGTTAATTGCTAATTTAGAATAATCATTTGAAGTTTTAATAGTAATATAATTAGCACTATTGCAAAATTTAATATAATTTAGACCATTTATTGAACTATCTAATGTTAAACTAATTAATGAAACATCCGTAAAATTAGCCTTGGCTGGAATACTTATATTTTCATTAATATAACCAATAGGACTATTATATATATATGAGCTTATAATATTAGATGAATAAATATTTGATTTAAATATTCTACTTAAGCTAATGTCTCCATTTGTAAATGTGCTTGTAGTTAAAGAAGTGTTATTGCTGGTAAAACCTTTTCTTTGTTCATTACTAATACCTGTTATGTTTGTTTGACTAATAGTTCCACTTATTTTAAGATCACCAATTACATTTACTGGAAGTGTTGAATTCAAATATAAAATATTATTTAAACTAATATCTTTTGCTCTAAGTGTATTGGTTGTTAAACTAGAAACATCTAAATTACCCTTAATAGACATATTATTTTTAACAACAACTTTTCTATTTTCTGCTACAGACATTATTATGTTACTAGTTGCGCTTTCAATAATTAAATTATTGTTAATGGGACCTAGGTCTGTAGAATAAGAACCATCGTTATAATTAGCATTGCTATGATGTATGTATGTTGTATCATATTTATATGGTATTCCTGGTCTATTATATTCAATATAGCTAATATCATTGCTAGAATTATAAACAAGTAAATTTTTAATATCCATTTTTTATATTATAATATATGTTTTATATTTTATAATATAAAATATTACAAAAATATTACAAAAATATTACAAAAATAACATAAAAATAACATAAAAATAACATAAAAATAACATAAAAAAAATTCAAAGCAATCCATAGTAACTTACAACAAATTATTTTGTTTTCTTAGATTTTTTAGACTTGTCTTCGCTTTTAATATTACTTTCCAAGAACTGGCTATAAGCACTTTTTAATGCATCCAACTCTTTAAGCCACATATGCTCTAAAGAGCACGCACTAATAGTTGCTAATTCATTTTTTTTAAGCTCGTGCTCGTTTAATAATTTTTCGACATTTTCTTTACATACGGAATCCATAGGCATTTTAACTAAATAATTGTAGTCATGTGTCTCTCCTAAATCAAATTTAAAGTCTTCCATAATTTTATAAATCGCGTCTTTTGACTTCTTACGTAAATCAATCTTATCATCTAAATTATATTGAATAAAACGCGCCTTGTTGCTTAACACTTTAAGTTCGCGCTCAATCCTTTCTATAATATACTTCTTACGCTTAGCATAATAATCATAGCGAATAGTATAATAGGAGTCAACAATTTCGTAAACATTGTCATACTTATTTAATTGTTCCTTTTCATTGAATAAATGCATATTAGTAGTGCATTGGCTAGTATATAGCTTCAAGTATTTTTCTAATCCATTAATACTATAATCGTGGTCTTCTGAGACTAATTTAGATAAAATTCCAGGATAAAACGTCACCTCAAAATCAACAGTTATGTCTGTAGACATATCCACAAAATCTTTAACATATTCATCGTTCGCTTTCGATGATTTGCTTTTGCTGGATTTTGTATCTAATAATCCTTCTAAAAACTCTTTGTAGTCTTGTGTCCAAGTTCCAACTGGAAGCTCGCTAATGCGAATTTTGTCTGGTCCAATTGTTTCATAACACCCCTTAATAATATATTTTTTATGTGTTGCGTCACAAGGATAAATCTTGCCCTTAAACCCTTGATAATAAGGCTCAATTAACAATGCTTTATTACTCACATTATTTAATTTTGCCTCTAAATAGCTAATAATTTGAATAGGATTATAACACATAATATCTGTGCTAAACCCTGTTCCAATTCCTTTTGTGCCGTTAACTAAAATCATAGGAATAATAGGCACATAATAAATGGGTTCAACGCTTGAACCGTCATCATCAATATAGTCTAAAATAGCATCATCAAGTTCAGAAAATATTTTGCGTGTAATAGGATTTAAATATGTGAAAATATACCTTTCAGAGGCTGCATCTTTTCCGCCTTGAAGACGTGTTCCAAACTGCCCTTCTGGTTTAAATAAGTTAATATTATTTGAGCCGACAAAATTCTGGGCTAAACCAATAATTGCGCCATTTAAACTTGCTTCACCGTGGTGATAACATGACTGCTCAGAAACATAGCCACTAAATTGTGCAACTTTAATTTCGCTAGTTAATTTCTTTTTAAGAGCAGCAAATAGGATTTTTCTCAAACATATTTTAAGACCGTCACAAATGTTAGGAATAGAACGCTCATTATCATAAATCGAGAAGTGTATCATATCATTATTTATAAATTCGCCATAAGTTACATAGGGCTTAGATGTATTTAAATAACTAGAACGGTCATAATTAGACAGCCACTCTTTGCGGTCATTTGCTCGCTTTTTATTAAATACTTTGTCGATGCTTTCTTTACAAGTTTCGACACTTGTAAAATTTACAATCTTTTTATTGGCAAAATATTCTTTAAATTCTTTGCTTGTGCTTGTTCCAAGACCCTTATAATATTTGATGGTCCACTTAGCAAAATCGCTGTTTTCTTTTTTCCATTGCTCATATTCGCCATTATTATAAAATGGTATTACTTCTTTTCCATATGTTGCTTTTAAAATAGGAGTATTCATATAACCAATAAATTCAGGTATTTCGATTAATGAACTCCACTCGCTTTCAATCATATTAATAGCGAGCCCTTTAATATGACTACCGTCTAAATCTTGGTCTGTCATAAATAATAGTTTTCCATAACGTAGCTTATTATTAACGTCTTGTAAAGTATAGGTTTTTCCGTGCTCTAGTCCAACAATTTGCTTAATTTCGCTAATTTCCTTATTTTCACCAATTTTGCCAATACTTTCGCCTCTAATATTAAACATTTTACCTTTCATCGGATATACACCAATAAAGTTTCTGTCTTCACGTGAAAGACCCGAAATAATTCCGGATTTTGCGGAGTCGCCTTCACAAAGAATTAGCACACATTGCGAAGATTTTGCAGTTCCCGCAAAATTAGCATCTACGAGTTTAGGAATATTTCGAATAGTTTTACATTTAGTCCCGTCACTTTTCTTAAGTGCTTTATTTTCTTTAACCTCGGTTAAATTGCACGCAGTAGCCATTACTCCCATTTTTGCCAATTTTTCAATAAATTTGCTAGATACCTCGCAAGCCGAGCCGAAATTTGAAACAGCGCTATTTAAATAATCTTTTGTTTGACTATCAAACGCCGGATTTTCAATAGTGCAATTTACGAAAATCATAAGTTGCTCTTTGATTGAAGCCGGTTTAACGTCAATATGTTTCTTTTCTTTAATATAAGTCGTTAATTTGCGCACAATTTGATTAACAATATATTCAACATGCTTGCCACCTTTTGATGTAAAAATTCCATTTACAAAACTTACTTGACTAAATTCTTCATTTGGTGCTAAGCATACTGCGTATTCCCAGCGTTCATTTGCTTGCTCATAAATTCGTTCTTTGTCTGCCTTGGTTCCAATATATAAATCAATATAATGCATAAATGTTTTGATTTCAACAGGGGTCGAATTATATTTGACTTTGATTGATTTATTTGTAACTGCAGCAATATCATATACTCGCCGCCTTAATAGCGCAATAAAGTCTTTGTCAAAACCTTCAATGCCTAAGCGTTTAAAATCAGGCTTAAAGCTTACACTTGTATAAGGTTTTGATTTGCACTTTGTAATTTTAGGCTTTTCAATAATGTTTAAGTTATCCTTAAATTCTTGAATATATTTTTGCCCTGTTTTAGCATCCACAGTTTCAATTTTGCCCCACGTTGACCAAATTAATACAAGCTTAAAACCAAAACCGTTTTTGCCTCCTACAATTTTCTTTTCTTCTTTAACATAATTTGTAGAAGTTCGTAGATTAGCGAAAATAAGCTCAGGAATCCAAACTTTATATTCAGGATGAATTGAAACGTCTATACCATTACCGTCATTTGTTAGTGTAATAACTCCTGTGTCATCAATTGAAATGTCAATCTTTGTAACAGGATAGTTATTTTCATCATTTGTTAAAGACGGAACTGAAGCCATTAATTGCTCCATACGAATAACATGATCACGACAATTCACAATACCTTCATCAAATAATTTATATAATCCCGGAATATAAGTAATTTGTTTTTCAACAATTTTATGTGTTGCTTCATCGTAAATATGAACATTAGAACTAATTTTTTCAATAGAACCAATATATGTATCTGGATTGTCTAATACGTGCTCTTTGTCAGATTTTTTCTGATACTTTTTAGAAAGTTCCTCACTTGAAGCCATAGTAGATTTATTTAGTAACTATTATTTATATAAAAATTTCAATTTTTATTATATTAATTTTATTTATATTTAATTTTTATTATATTAATTTTTATTATATAAATTTTTAATTTAAACAAAAGTTTTGATTTTAAAAAAAGTTTTGATTTAAAAAAAAAGTTTTGATTTAAAAAAAAGTTTTAATTTAATATTTTAAAATATAATATACAAATAATGACTAGTTGTTTTAGTTTAATATCTAATTATACAAGTATTAGTAATAATAGATATATTTTAAATAATAATTATATTACTAATATAAGTTTTGGTTTATTTAACAATTCAAATAACAATTATTTGATAAGAGGGGTGCCTTATAATTATCCTTTAACATTTTTTTCACGACAATCTAATGATATATCAAATATAATAAGTTTTGAAGCATTAAACACCGAACCTATTGTTATTTATGTGTCTCGTGGGCAAGATATTAGTTTTATTAATGGTGATTTTTTTAGATTTTATGATACTTCATACCAATTATTAAATATTAATCACGGCTATAGAACAATTTATGATAGCTCGCTAACAGATGTTAGAAGTAATTTTTATTTTATGAATTCTAGAAGTTATACATTTAAAACAACAACTGACTTTTGCAGTAATTTTCCATTTACTATAAGCGGTAATTTATTAACAAGTAATTATAATTTACAAACACCAAATACTAGTTTTACACTAACAATACCTGCTAACGCCGATAATAGCAACAACAAACTATTTTATAGAGACAATGATCTTGACATAAGCGGTAATTTATATATACTTAGGGATGTAAGTGGTTTAAATTATTATTATGGAGACATAAGTTTTTCTATAAAAAATTATACTGAATCAAGTAATATAAACTTATCAATAAAATCATATGACTTTAGCTATGGAGCTAGTGCAGGAAGATTTGGTAATAAAGAAATAAGCAATAATAATTTGTTTTACTATTCTTCAAGTTGTAGCTATATTATTAGTAATAATTTGCCTAATAACAATGAATTTTTAAATAACGTCAGCGCACTAGATTTATCATCTATTAATGGCGTGTATAAATTTAGCTTTAATAAAAATAATCATTCTACTTATACGAATAATAACCCAACTACTATTTATAACTTAAATTTTGGATTAGGAAAAGGTTCATATATTATTATTGATGTATCAAGTGCTTTTCCAATGCGTTTAAATAATGATGATATAAGTAATTGTATAGCAATAGATACAACATACCAACCTTCTAGGCTGAGAAAAGTTGAGCATAATACTAAAAGTTATTATCACGGTTCATTTAAAATTAAGGTATTTGATGATTTTTCAAATGTAAATATAGCACTTTTAAATAGAACATCACTGCAAGAAGTGTCATATAATTCGAAATTTTTTTACACTGAATTACCACATTTACAAGGAGGGTCATACAGGCCTAGCGGCACAAGTTACTTAAAATTAATGAATCAACAATATAACTATTATGATCTTAGTGAAAGTTTGCACACGTCTAATATATATGAACTTAATTTAGATTCAAGTTACAAAGAACTTTCTTATATTGCTGCTGATAAATACGGACACAATCTTAATATACAAGATTTTATTACAACTATTCCATCATCAGAAGAAACTATTAATCAAGAAATTTCAAACAATATACTTAGCGGGTTATTCACTTATAATATATATTATAAGGTTATTGATTATGAGAATACAAGTATTGAAAATATTAGAAAAATAAATGTAAATAGCGGTCCTGTTATTGAAATAAGCAGTAATTATTTACAAAACAATAATATTTATAGTAATATTTTACAATTTCAAAATAATACTTTTAACCCGAATTATAATTTTTTTGATAATATAAAGGTGTATATTTTTGATACAAGTAGACAGAAAATTAATATACCATTTGAAGTAACAATAAGTGGTTATTATTTTAATAATAATGATGCTAGAACTATAATACCTTTAACAAACAATACAAGTTTTTCATATACACAACAACAAGGATCTGCTACTAATACAGAATATTTAAGAATTTCACAAAAAAATTATTATGCTTATTATAGATCTGTACTATTATTTAGAAATAGTGGCAATGACACCATTAGAATATTAAATAATAATCAAACTCCTCTAATTTATGATAATTCAAGAAGTCCAATATTTAATGATCAACGAAATAAACTAGATAAAATTAATATTAATGAAACAACTAATGAAATTACTATAGGTTCATCTACTAATTCTATAAAATTAGATTCAATAGAACAAAATTTAGATATATCGACTATTAGTTTGAATTTTAATTTAAAGTATCAGAGACCAAACATTAATGAAGATTTTTCATTAAACTGTAGTTTAAAGGTAAATAATTATTTTTTTGAAATTAGTTTTAATAGCCCTATTTGGCCAGAAGACAATTGTAAAGTGAGTGGTCGCTTTAATCCTAAAAATTTTTTTACAACAGATGCTAGCAATTTGATTGATATTTCATATATAGGCTCTTATAATCTAACAATTTCTACAAAAGGATTGTCAGGAGGAGATTATTTTTATGATACATCTTTAATTAGAAATAGATTTTTTAATCAAAATATAAAGAACGGTTCAAGGACTTATACTATTAACATTATAGATACTACTAGTCCTGTGCTAAAATTTTATGATAAAAACACGCTTAATTATAGCACAACAACTTTGTATAGTTTTCCAAGAGCAAGAACATTTAATATTTTACAAGATATATGCTTTGTTACTTTAAGGACTATTTCTAATTATAATAGTTATGTTTCAAATAAACCACTAATTCAATATAGCGACGACTCTATATATGATTTATCATATATTCGTGATATTTCATTTACATTACTAAGACTTGGAACAGGAACAAATATAAATTATAATTCTAGCACTAAAGAATTAAGTTTAAATGTTATAACTATTGATTCAAGTTGTATTATAAATTATAGAGCAAAAGATATTTATAATAATTGGTCACAAGACATTAGTTTAATACTGAGTTTTGTAGCTATTCCATATGTTGAATTAAGTGGCAATGCAATAATATTTATTGATTTTTCAAGAAATAGTACTAGTTATAGAGACGCAGGATTAAAAGTATATAGTATAAGCAACCCATTAATCACAACACCTTTTATTCCTAATATAATTCCAGGCAATGGAATTTTTGAGTCAAGTAGAAATGTATTATTAGGTCCAACTATTTATGATATAAGTTATAACAGTGATATATGCTTAAATAACGTTAATGCGACTGATTATTCATTTAATTATATTATTAGTATAAGCGGTTCTAATATTCCATTAAGATTAACTCGAAGAATACGTGTTGTTGATACTAAACCACCATTTTTTTTATTTCCAAACTTTGCTTCAATCAATTACATACTTAATGATAGTCGATTAGCGACTTATGATACTAATTATACTTCTAGTAATCGTAGCATACATAGTAGGGACACTAGTTTTAATATAGATTTTAGTTTTGTTGCATATAGAAGCTTCGCTGACCTTAGCAAAGTTTTATATGACTTTGATGTAAGCGATAATTATGCACAAAAGCCAAATATAACCAGAACTTTGCGTTATAATAATAATCCAGGTCTATTTACATTTAATGACATAAGTAATTATTTTGATAATAGCATAAATAGAATATTAAATAGTGTAACAATTAGCAAATCTCTCAATTTAAAACTACCACAACTGCTATTTAATTATGACATAAGCGACTCAAACAACAGTTATAGTGTAATAAGAAAGGTAGATATAATAAATCTTAGAATACCAGTTATAGATTTTTCGTTTGTTAATTATTATCCTGCTAGTTCTTATTCCACTAGTTATAATTATGTTTATTTTGGTGCAAGTTTCAAAGATTTTTCATATGTAGCGCTCGATTATAGTAAACCTAATAGCAGTTATAATTTTATTCAAGAATTAAGCTCAATATTATTTAATTTTGATTTAAGTAATAATGTTAACAGCAAAGCTAATATTAGTTATCAAATAACTATTAGTAATAATAGTTATAGACAATCAATACTAACAATTAATGATCTAAGTAACAATAATACTATTAAGAGTTTATTTTCTATAAGAGACACATCTTTCAGTTTAATATATGATATAAGTGATAATCAAGACAATTCTTATCAAACACTACGGAATGTTAGAATTATAGATGTAAGCACTAGTTTAGATATTAGTTTTTTGAACAATTCATCGCTATTAACTATTAGTTTTGGAGACACTAATGTTAATATTTTGAGAGATGTGTCTTTTAACCATAAGAGATTAACAACAACTTCTATTAGCTTTGATATTAGTTATAATTTTCAAGCAAATACTACAACTTCAGTAAGTGGTGGAACTTCACTTTTTGACCCATCTGCTCTAATATATAGACTAGGTGATAACAGTGTAAATTATTTTCCATCAGCATATTCAAGCAGTTTTTATAGTAGAACAAGAACTATTAGAGTAATTAATAATCCGCCACTAATTTCTTTTCCTAGCGCTGGTATAAGTCACGAAATATATACACCATTAAGTGATGCTTCGCTAATATTTGGTGTAACAAGTTATAGCATATATGACGACTTTTTCTTTAAGAATTATAGAAGGGATTTATCATATAATGGAACAAATTATAAAATAACATTTGATAATTGTCTCAATATAATGGAGCCAAGTGCTGGAACATATAATATATATTATAGTTCAACAGATTTATACAACACAACTAGTAATAGAACTCGAATATTAGATGTTGCAGATAGAACACCTCCACTAATAACAATATGCGGTGATTTCTATTACACATTGTCAGGTAACACATACAATATAGCAGAAAACTCATATTATATAGAATATGGTGCGTATGCGTATGATCAAGGAACACGAACTTCATTTGCAAATTCTAATATAAATATAAGAAGTCAAAGGAATAACATAACCAATTCTACACTTTCATATGAAAACATTACAACTCAAATGCTGCAAAACACATTATTATATAAGGATTCTAGCTACAATTATAGAATTATTTACGAGGTACAAGACAGGTTTGCAAACGTGCAAACCTTAACTAGAAATATTGCTATAATTGCTTCAAATAAACCAAAATTATATCCATATATTGAAGTAAGTACTAGCAATGGTATTCTAGAGTATAAATTAACAGAAAACATATATATTAATACTAAATTAATAAATACAACAAATATAGGTTCTCCATTTTATGACCTAAGTTTATCATTCAAATATGAAACTGATAGTACTATAGCAAATAATCAAAACATTATTTGCGAAGCAGTCAAGTCTGGTATTTTTCGTAAAGGTGGAACTAATAATTGTGTTAAATTTAAATTAAGAGCTACCGATGCAAATAATATACCATTGGAGACTTCGTTTGTAAATGTAGAATATGAAAACATAGACAGTTTAAATATATCAAAAACATATAAAATTTATTTTTATGCACGGGATATATCACAAGCTCCTATTGACCAGATTAGTTTTTTAGAATATAATTTAAAATTTGTAGACACTACACCTCCGCAAGTAACTTTATTAAGTAATAGAAATTTTCAATCTAATTCTAATTCTAATTCTAATTCTAATTTAAAGTATCCATTATTAAGCGCAACTTCTATTAGTGCTCTATTAATAAATATTGCTAGTTATGCTAATTTTAATAATTTATATAATAATTATGAGAATTATTATAAAAAATCGATAACAAATAATATTGTTTTACTTGACCCAGGAATAAATATAAGCGATATTGTAAGCGGAGAAGTAAATTATATTGATAATTCTTTCCAAACAATCAGTGGCGGTTACAATTTTACAAGTTCTAATATAAGCATAAGCTATAATATTATTAACGGCTCAATAATAGGCTCAGCAATAGATGTATGTAATATATTATTTGACGGTTGTGCTAATAACTTTGTTAGAAATTATAGGCAAAATTATATTGTTAGTGATAATCAGGGTAACATTGCTGAACAGCGTTTTAGAACTATTAGTGTTGAAAGATTTCCGCCATTTATAAATTTAAATTATCAAAAAGATAGTCGTGGCAATAACTATATTACTTATTATCATAAAAAATTTGAAAAATATGTAGAACTTGGAGGACGCGTTTTAGATTATTATGATGGATTTACACTAAGCTTTGAAAATGTCAATACAATCAATGCTGTTAATGAAAACATTAATGGGGCGTATACTATAAATTATGATATAAGTAATAGTAATAATATATATAGTAATACACAACGTAAGGTAAATGTTATAACTAGTTTACCATTAGTGCAAAACAATAGTTATAATTTTAGTGAACTATTAAATTTTAATTTTCCCACACTAACAAATAAAACTTATACCAAATATAGTTTATATAATGGGACATATAAATTTGATGTATCGCATAACTTGGCATTTAATATAATAACGCAAGAATTTGATATATGTAATGGACTATATATTATAAGTAATGTTGTGTCAATTGTTAGTGACACTTCTTATACTATAAATGCTAAGAACTATTATTGTAATAATGTTACTTTAACAGTAAGTGGTGATTTTAATAGATTGAGCATTGAACTAAGTAATAATGCTAGCTATTCAAATATCTTTGTATATGATAGTAAAAATATTTATACTGACTTATATGATGTAATAGACAATAACGAAAATAATGTAGTTATAGATAGTTCATATGTTGTAGACATAAGCAATTTAAATAATCCAAATTCTAGACCAAATTTTACAATTGATAATACAAGTGGGAGAGATTTACATTTAAGTATTGGTAATTATAGATTTTATCAATATGGTTTTAAAAATTTTCATAATCCTATAAAATTTTCTATTACAAAAGATGGAACACATAATGGAGGTGTTGAATATACGAAAAACATATTTAGAAGAAATCTTCCAGGCGTATCAATAATAAATAAAAATTCTAATTCGAGCTATACTCAATTAAATATTGATGCCACAACACCAGCGTTATTATATTATTATTGCGAAAACTTTCCAAATATGGGTGGGCAAATTGTAATAAAAAATAACATAATTTTTTCTAAGCAAACAATTATTTTGAATAATTATGTAATAGATGCAATTTGTGAAGATAAAATTTTAAACACGAATTATTTAGTTACTAATAATATAACTGGTGATGTTCTAAAAAATAGAGTATTACTAACACAGCGATTTAATGTAAGCGGTGGTGGAGACACGTCTTTTGTAAATATTACTTGTATTACACAACAAAATATTCAGCACAATATGCTATATAATATAAAACAACAACCGCATAAACTAATAATTAGAAAACACACAAATTTAGAGTTAAGACCTGATGTTAGTTTTACAGTTAATGATTACTCATTAACCTCCATAATGAGAAATAATACAAATAAATATTTAGTTGAATACAGAGGAACAGGTTATAATTTTAGCAATACATACATAAATTTGTTTAAATATGATTTTGATAGCTCTTTAAATGTTATAAAACGAGAGGCTAACCCTGCACTCAACATATACGAAGAAGATATTAGAACACTTTTTTATAATCATAAAAATTTTAATTTTTATAAAGTTGGCTCGCAACAGTTATTAGATGAAATTATAAATTATATTGATTTTTTTAAAAGTAATAAATTATTAACAAAAACATTATTAGCGGACAGCTTTAAATATAAAATTAGCAATTTTTTCTATGGAAAGCCACCATCCAAAGTATTAAATTTGGATAACGCTAACGAATATAATTACAATGAAAAATTGCTTGCACCTAGAATTAGAGTTACAAATATTACAGGTAATTACGTAACTTTTACACTAGACATTTATTATAATAATAATAACAATTGGTATTTATCTAATGACATTTTAAGCACTAATAAAGAGGTATTGTTTGGAACATATGAATATATTGTTTATAGTGATAGTTTTACAGAATTTTCAAATGTAGTTAATGCACCTGCATTAAGAGATTTTATAACATTTTATAATGGGTCACTAACTATTACGAGCAATATAATTTATTCTTATAAGCCAGAGTTAAGTAATAACTTTTATGATTACAGAATTTTTAATAAACTAGGATATAACGAGTTAAGTAATAACGAGTTAAGTAATAACAATTTAAGTGCAAATATTAGCGATTTGACTAATATTGTTTTTTTAAGTATAAAGGACACAAGTAATAATAAGGAATCACTATGCGGGCTAACAAAGCAAAATTTGTATAATAATGTTTACTTTGATGAAAACCAAACATTAATCTTTCATAAATTTAGCCCAACAACAATAGTGAATTATCAAGTAAATAGTCCTGCATTAACATTAGAAACTACATTAAACGAATCAACAAATAGTGACAATTATTTGTTAGATATAGCTGATAATGATATATATAATTTTTACAATGAGCGACCTTTAAATTTAAATACGTTGCGTGATTTATCGAGTAATGAAGAATATAATGTATATATTTCTTATACAATAAATGATGAACTGGCTAACACTAATAACTACTTAACACAATTTGATATACAACCTATATATTTGAACAATATGCCTATTAGAAAAACAGGCAATATATACAGACAATATTCAGAAATTTTTTTGAATAGTTATGATACTAGCATAAATACTATTACTGAACTATCTTATAATTCAATTGACAATAAATTATCTAGCCATAGCTATATAATAGATTTAAATGACTATTTTGATATAAATATATTTAAAAATTCATTGCGGGCTAGTAATTTATATTTGACAGATTATATTGATGTAACTAAATTGAACTATAAGTTATTAGACATAAGTTTTACTATACCATTTAACTTATACGATTTAGCTGCATCGCAAATTGTAGTTTTCAATGCTACAAATTTGAATGTATTATTATCAATGAGAAATAAAATCATTCCGCTATATTACAAATTAACATATATGATAAAAATATTTGAAATTAGTTTTCCTAATGTTCAAAATCAAAATCAAAATCAAAATCAAAATAGCACACTAGAATTAGTTTTTAAAGATAATGATAATATAAATTATTATATTAATTTGTTAAGACCTGACCCAAGTGATTCAATAACTAATTTTTATACAAATGAAGTGAGTGTAGCGATGTTAAATAGATTACAACAAGAAATATTTGATAACATACAAATATTATTATTTACTTTTAATGACACAATAAATAACTATAATATTAGACACAGTTACTTAGTAAATATAACTAATTTTCTAAATATGGTACTAGATTTTAATTATACAAATATTGAGTATTTGGATAATACACTAATGCTATTAGAATACAATGTTGAAAATATTTTAACTAATATGTCATTATATTTTGGAGAAAACAACATAATAGCACTATTGAATTTATATAATTTAAATAATTTAACTAGTAATATTGTTTTGGCTAATGGAAATGTATTAACAAATAATGATGTAAGTTATTTGGATTATTGTTTTAAAGCTTTTTATACTTTAAATAATGACCTAGACCTTATGCGAAAAGAAGTTGAAGTGCGTAATTATAATTATTTGGTCATTTTTCAAAGTTATAAATATATGATAGCTAGTAATAATAGTAATAATCTACAAATAAGATATAGAAATTTGCATACTAGTGTTAATAGTGATCCTACACAATTATATAGTGATTTGTATTATAATTTTAATTTATTAAATGCTAATTTTATACTAGATTATAGTTATGTTTTATATAATTATGCTAATGTTACTTATTATAGTAGTCCTTTTCCAAAAGGAACCAATAATATTGTAGGTTTTCAAGCCTATAATAGTGCCTCTATAGTTAATTATGAAACTTTATATACTAATGTAAATAATTTATATAACATTATTACAAGTGTTTTTAATATAGTGTCTAGTGATTACAATATTACTAATAAACCAACGCTATATGTTAATAGTAGTTATGAATTTACTGGTTCTAAGCTATTAATAAACAGTTATTATTCAAATAGCATAACAGTAAAATTAAATATTCAATATAAAAAATCTTTATATCAAACAATAGATTTATCTAATATTTATCTCGATATAACAATTCCTGATTTAACACCACCTACTGTTATTTTTAATAATACTAGTGATATTTGCTTTAATGAAAAAATATTTAAAACAGATGCTTTAGTAAATACTTTAGTAAATACTGAATTAATAAAGGATTTAAGTTATATTGATTTAAATCAATCTTATACTATTACTTTTGCAGATAGAAAATATTTTGATACAAATGCTGAAACTTATGTATTGAAAACACTAAGCTATTCTAATAATTCATTATCATTATTACAAATAGATTTTACTGATATAAGTAATGTTACTTTTAACGATAACTCGGTTATGTATACATACATAAAATATATATTATTGGACAATGCTAACAATAGAAATGTTATTAAAAGAAAAATATTACTAGAAAACGACAATAGTGAGCCTATATTTTTTTATAAGGCACAAACTAATACTTGGAGAGCTTATGGAAGTTCTAGTACTATTAGTGAAACACAGCGTCCTACATTAATAATTAATCAATCTATTACGCAACCAGCCTTTGTTGAAATATTGACAAGTTCTATAAAAATTGTTGACCCAATATTACATGAACGCACGCCTAATTTATTAGGAATAGGAACAGTTTATTCAGACATAAGCTTAACTCGATTACTAACTGATGCAAGTAGTATAGATTTAAGCTATATTACTATAGAAAATATTAATGGAACTATTCAAACTATTTTAATATATAATAATAATACTGGTCAGGCTATTTCCAATTTTAATAACTTAATAAACAATCAATTGCTAACTGAAAGTAACAATAATAGTCTTTTTATAAAATATGTTAGCAGTAAAAATGTATATCCAAGGTCTGGACAATTAACAATAAGACTACAAATAACACCTACTATAATAACTCCTGAAGCAATAACAGATATTCATTGTTGTTATCCAAAAGTAGAATATAAACCTATACAAGATAATTATAAATTAGGTTCTCAAAATACAACTGTTATGAGAATGGCCAAATTTTTAATTAATAGACATATTTAATATTATTTTCAAATTTTCTTTTATTTTATTTTATTTTATTGCAAATAAAGTAAAATAAATAATAATAAATTATTATATTTAAATTATATTTAAATTATATTTACAAATTTAAATTATTTTCTTATTTATATAAACAACGATGTTTAAAATGTCAAGAAGCTTAAATATGTCAAGGAGGTTAAGTTCATCGAGGAAGTTTTCCAAAATACCTATTTCAAAAAATGTATTGACTAATATTTTATATTTGATTACGTTAGCATTAGCCATTAATTATGTTATGAAAAAGCAAATTGCAGCATTATTAAGTTTATTTTTAATAGCAGGATTAGTATACTATTTTAAGAAAAATGTAACACTAGCACTAATTGTTTCAATAATAGCTACTAATTTATTAATAGCAATGAAATATTTAGGAGGACCTAAATTAGAACAATTAATAAATAAGACAAGAGAGGGTATGCCTGAGCCTAAAACCACAAAAGAACCTGCGAAGACTAATGCAGAGGCTAATGCACAGGCTAAAGCACCTGAAGAAGTTATGAAAGCTATGAAAGCTAAAGCAGATTAAGCAACAAATGCTACATAAAAAATTACTTTATACATACAATAATATTGTTAAAAATTGATAAATATTTATGTTTTTTAAAAATAAATATTTATGACTATTTTATGATTAATGACAAAGGTTTATTGTATTTAATTCAACCAGCAGAATTAGTAGGAACACAGCGTTATAAAATAGGGTATTCAAAAAATAATGATATAACTAAATTTAGGAAAGATTATAAAAAAGGTTCTAGATTTTTAGATATTTATGAATATGATAACTCACCATTACTTGTTCGTGAAATTAGAAATAATTTTAATAACAAATTCAAGTTAGTTGCAGGTAGAACGTATTATGAAGGTAATGAAACCGATATTAAGAAAAATTTTAATGCTATTATAAGCAATTATAATAATGCAAATAATATAAATAGCTCAAATCTTATATCCAGCACTAATAGCAATTATTGTAACAAATACTCTTCATTAACCAATTATAGTTATATGCAAAATATAATGTATGGCGCAAAATGCCAAACTATGAAAAAAAATTGCAATTCAAATTATAAATCTTATTATAACGAGGCTTGCAGTGCTAACTTGACATATTATTAAATAATATATAATACTATTGTAATACTTATTAATTAATGCGTTTTATTTTTTTATTTTATCTCAAAATTTATATAAATGCCGCCGTCGCTAACAAATAAAATAGTAGCAAATATAAAAAAAACAAATGCTGATGTAAATAGTTTTGTAGATACGTCTAATGTTGTATGTATAGATACAAGTAATAATCGAATAGGAGTCAACACAAAAAGACCGCGTTATTCAATTGATATTGTTGGAACCGAACCAACGAATTTAATTTATGTAAATAAACTGGAAGTAGGTGCTAATGCTAATATAAGAGACATAAGTTGTCTAAATAATATAGATGCAAGTAGTGCTCTAATTAAATATATAAGTTACACAAATATAAGCGGAAGCTCGATTACTAGTAAAAGTATAAATACTATTAGTGCAGAAATATTGGATTTAAGTATTAGCAAACTAGTGTTAAAGGATTTGAGTGCAATTAATTTAGATGTATCATATTTACGTGTTGCTAATCGTGTAGATGTATGTGGAAATATGACTATAAGAAATCTCAATGTTACGGGAACTTTTTCTGGTGGAAATAGCACTTCTTTCACAACTTTAACAATAGCAAATTCTACATTAACAACAATAAATTCGACTAATTCATTTATAAGAAACGTAGATTGTAGCGCTATTAAAGTTGATATATGTGCGAATTTTAATGGTGCTGTATTTTGCAATGCTAATTTAGATATAAGCAGAGGGTCGTTTCAAACACTAAGTGGAAATATTTTAAATAGTGTTAATTTCAGAGCATTGACAATTAGTTGTGAACGATTGTTTGCTCGCGATTGCAGTATTAATGGGATATTAATAGTGAGTAATATTAGAGATTTATGTGGAAACCCTATAATTGATAATGGAGGTATTGTTACATCAGTAGCAACAACTTCAACATTTGGTAATATAAATGTGTCTAATAAATTAGACATTCGAAATAATTGTGACATAAGTAATTTGAGAATAAATAAGAGATTAGATTTTAGCAATGTTGCCTCTCTAATAATGCCGACTTATTCTTTAGTGCATAGTTCAAATGAGCCAAAATCTGTAGCGCTTGATATGTCTGACATAAGCATGAATAGAATAAAAATTTACAACTCTAATTCATCTTGGTCAAATATGTATACTAAAAATCATTATGCTTCGCTAGATTTAAATAGAGAGATTTCTGGAAATAGTGTAGGTTCATTTGCAATTAATAATGTAGTAAATTATATAATAGAAAATTCTGGCAATTTGATTTTTAATAATGCTAGCACAAACAATATATATAAATATGTTCCATTACAATTTAAAACAATAGACGACAAAATAGCTAACAGTGGTAGTGGTATTTTTCGCATATTAGATATTAGTAGCACTAAACCAAGTGGTAAATTAAGAGTTCCTGATTTAAGTGGAATATATGAAATTAATGCAACTATTAGTATGAAATATTTAAATAGAATTCCAGGGGATGTGGAACCAAACAATTATAGTTTTGGATTATATAATAGTAGTTCAATCACTATTATGTCATATGTTGAACATATAAATAATATATTAACATTTGACAATAGCTTTAACTATTCAAGTATATCATTAAACTATATTGGGCCATTATTTAATAATTCAGATGGATTTATATTTTTAATATCAAGTGCTAAAGATATAAACTATTTGGTAATTGATAGATTTAGTGGTTGTATTAAATTATTGAATTATTGAATTATTGAATTATTAAACTATTCTTATATTGCTTAAATCAGGAATTTTACCAATAATAGCATTTATTATATCTTTAAGCTCTCTAGTATTATTACTCGAATCTATAAAAATATAATCTTTAGCTCTTACTCTTCCTCCACTAATATCTATAGATTCATCAGGATTTAAAGTATTTATGCCTATTCTATTATTTGATGAGTCAATACATATTAAATTAGCTGGGTCAGGACTATAACTATAACTGCTCGAAACACTATTAATAGTGCTAATTATTTTATTATAATCAGACATATATTATATACTTAAAATATATAAAATATATTATTTTTAAACAAATTTTATAAATAAATTTTATAAATAAATTTTATAAATAAATTTTATAAATAAATTTTATAATCAAATTTTATATATATTTTAGAAATAATTATTTTCTTTAATTATAATATAAATAAAGAAGATGACCAAAAAATTTATGAAGGCTGACGACGGTATGTATCATATTCACGGACACAAATATCCTATGTTAATAGGTTCGCGCGCTCAGATTTGGCATGGTACAGCTTACAAAACAAAAGGAGGGCTAACTAAAGCGGATTTATTAATGAATAAACGAGGCCACGTTGTTTCAAAGAAACTATATAATCGCGCAAAAAGAGAGAAGCGTTTAGAAAAAGCGGGCTATTTTACACAAAAAGGAAAATTTGGCTGGGTAAAGAGAGAAGGCACAAAACGTAAAGGCAGAAAAGGCAAAGGCACAAGAAGGCGGAAAATGTAGGCTTGCCTAATTAGGCAACCGCTTTATATATATATTGTTAGTATTTAAAAAAACAGCATTAATATAATTATAGTTTGATATATTGATTTCAAACTATGACTATTTATAATATGATTAGTTCATTATTAAGTCTCTCAAGTTATTAAATAAATTAGTAAATAGGACTTTAATAGGTTAAGGGATTAATTAATATAATTTTTTATATATTAATTAATTATTTGTTTGGACTTTTATATTATAATATGTGTTATTATAATATACTCTAATATATGACAAAAAAAAACTTTTTGCATAGATTTAAGAGTTATAATACTATTAAACTAGTAATATTGCTATTATTATTAGTGTTACCATTAATTGGTATATTAGTTTATAAAAATAGCCTATTTGAGGGTATGGTAATAAATATTTATGGTTCTCCTAATGATTCTGCCACAATAAGCACTAGTAATGATAATAATAGCAACAAAAATTCAAATGACAATAATGACAATAATAGCAACAAAAATTCAAATACACAAGAAATATATACACCACCACCGCCCACACAACCTGTTGCTGACCCAACTCCTACACCCGCACCAAAATCATCAGTTGCTGATAATGCATCTTCAAATGTAGATAGTGCGAAAAACAAGGCTAATGACACCAAAGATGCTATATCAAATAGGGCAACTGGTTATTCAAGCGCATTTACAGACCCTTTAAAACAAACACAATCAACAACATAAACACTTTATTTATAACTAAATTAATTATTATTATTTATAAGTATTATATATAACTAAATTAATTATTACTTATATATAATAGTTATAAATAATAATAATACAAATAATATATTATATTTTAAATTTTTACTTAAAGATTTAACCAGTTTTTAAACTAAATAAAATATATGTTATCAAACGAATGCGTTAGTAATAATAATAAATTAACAATAAAAACCGTTCAAATTGCACCATTTCGCATATTAATGGCTGCATTGAAAGATATTTTATTGGAAACAAACATAGTATTTACAAAACAAGGAATTAAAATAATTAATATGGATAAGACGCATACAATTTTGGTGCACTTGTTTTTAAAAGCGGAAAATTTTGAATTTTTTGAATGTAAAGAAGAAAAAATAATAGTGGGTGTTAATATTCTCCATTTATTCAAATTAATTACAACAATAGATAATGATGACACATTAACTATTTATATTGAAAACGATGATTACAATGAAGGTATTGTAACTGAGTTAGGATTAAAATTTGAAAATGGAACTATAAAACAATCAAAAATTCAAAAGTTAAAGCTAATAGAACCAGAACAAGACGAATTAGAAATACCAGATGTAAAATTTTCATCTGTTATTAATATGCCTTCAAATGACTTTCAAAAAATAATTAGAGATTTAGCAGCTATTTCAGAAAAAATAGAAATAAAATCGGTCGAAGACGAATTAATATTTAAATGCTCTGGTCAATTTGCTAAAGCTGAAATTAGAAGAAGTGAAAACAATGCTAATATGCAAATATTAAATAAGCAACATAATAAAATAATACAAGGCGAATATTCTCTCAAAAATCTATTATACTTTATTAAATGCACAAATTTATGTAATCAAATAGAAATTTATTTAGAAAACAACAGGCCTCTTATTGTAAAATATAATGTTGCTTCATTGGGTGAAATTAAAATGTGCTTATCATCGTTGCCAAGTTCCAATAATTAGTTAAGTAATTAATTAATAACCTAGCTATTTATGTTGCTTAAATACGCATATTTGTTCTTCAATTGCAAATATAGTATGAATAGCAAACGGGTCTTTAGTAGACGACGTGTCAAAATTGTCAAAACAATCCATTTTTTTCATCCATATTTTTATTATGCAGAAATTTTTCTTAGGACTAATAGATATTCCATTTATATTAAGGTTTATATTTTCATCATCAATTAAAGTATTACCCACAATCTTATATAATAAAATTTTAAAAATATCAACAATATTATTATTGCTTATTTTATATGAAAAACATCCACCATCAATATTGTCCTCTGTTTCCCATAAAGGTAATATGGAGTCTTTCATAAAAAAAACCATTGTTTTTTTAATAATAGACTCGTGCAAGTTTTCAATAAATAATGTTATTTCTTTTAAATAAGAAAATTTGGCAATGTGTTTATAACTTTCGAGAGTCCACTCATTATCATTTTGATAATGTATCCAACAACTCCAATCATTATTTAATTTATTCATAAGTATATTAATAATAAATTAAAATGTTTTTAAAATGTTTTAACTATATGTTAAAAAATTAAACTAATAATAAAAAAATGATAAAAAAAATAATAAATGCCCACATACTAGCATATTCGTAGTCTGTATAAGGTGATGTAATGCTAGTATTTACAATATTCATAATAATTTAATAATAAAATTATTAAATTAATGTTTTTAATATATTTTAATAAAGTGTTTAGCTTAGTGTTTAGCTAAATGTTTTGCTTAGTGTTTTGCTTAGTGTTTAGCTTAGTTGTATTTATTTACAGGCGCGCAAACTCCTGCAGCATTTCTTATTTTTCCAGGAGGACAAATTTCATAACAAACTAGTCCAGTTTTTGATTTATATGTTAAAGGTGTTTCATTTATAGGACATGGTCTGTCGTCTGCATATTTACTTAATGATGATATAATATTTTCTGCTTTATGTGTATCGTAACTTGTTAGATCTGTGTCATCATATTTCAGTTTATAATCAGTTGTTTTTTCAGCATCACTAGAGTTATTCCAAGCATTTTGTTCGGCAGCTGACAATTTATTCCAATTAGTTTCTAACGTTGCATTAATTTGAACAGAACTAACTTGCGGATCTTTAGCTTCTAAATCGCGTTTAACACTTTCGTATTTATTGCGCTTAAATAAGTCATAACCATCTACTTTATATTCATTATCATATTTGGCATAATAGCTTTTATATTTATTGGGATTATTAGGATTATTTACATTATTTACACCATTAGTAGTTATAGCACTATTTATTCCAGCTATACTAACTGTAGGTAAAGCATAATTTATAGAACTTGGTCTAGAACTAATATAATCATTGTATAATATATTATCTTGCGCTAAACTTTTTGCAAAGATTGTATGATATAATTGAGAATTGACTAGTTGCTTAGCAAATGAAAATTCGCTAAAATAGTTTAATACTTTATCAACAATAAAGTATTTTGTAGGATTATTAGATAAGTCATACACAGAGTCAGAATTTAAAGGTAATTTATATACTTCGTCAATGTTATCATATAGCTTATGACGTAATTTATCTCTATCTATTCGTTCTTCGCTTTTATATTGATCGTATTCATATGCATATTTTTGCTGATTTAATAACTCATTAGTGGTTAATTCAATGTCGTTATTTGAGCTGTCGCTAGCATTACGTATGTTGGATTTTAAATCTTTAGATTTAGGGTCAAGACCGAAAACATGTAATAATAGCGTAGATATAATTGTCATCATAATAATAGGTATAAAAACAATAATCCATGCAATAACAACAAATCCTAGATCGCACAATATATTAATTATTAAAGTAAATATTAGCATAAATATAAATTTTAAAAATGCCTCATTAATTTTGTTGCTATAAATATCTATAAATATTTGAATTAATGAAAATCCTATATATATTAAAGCAGGGGCACAAATGCTTGATAAAAACATTAATATTATATTATATATTATATTATATAATATAACTATTGTATTAATTAGTTATTGGTTTTTTTGTAATAATTGAATAATTGAATTATTCTTTTCATTCATAATTTTATAAACTTCTAATTGCGACTCTAAACTGCTAATAATCTTATCTTTATCTTCTAACATTTTTGCAAAATGCTGTAACTGTTCTTGTTGCTTTTGAATTATTTGAACTATTTGCTCATTGTTTAACACTATTTGTTGCCCATTTTGATTTAACACAATTTGACCTTGTCCGCCGCTTTGCTGCATTGCCATACTTTTACGCTCTTCCTCAATTTCTTTAATTTGCTTTAATACGTCAGGCTTGTTTGACGGGTCACCTGGTTTATAATTTTGTAATAGTCCATCTATTTTCTCCATATAAAAATGCCGCATAGCAGCATCTTTAACAAATTCATCAACGGTTCTTGGTGACGTTTTTTGATAATCGTTTTCTCCTTGCTCTAATAATTTTTTCTTATCAAATGTATTGTGAATGTGCGAAAATACTAAAATGGTTTTCTTCGGCTCTAATTGAACAAAAGGAACACTATAATTCTTCAAAAATGCTTTTTCTTCTGCTAAAGCAGCGTGGTCCTCATATCTGTGGTCTTTTAATAATTCACGCTTGAAAGCAAATGTCCCTGCTGTTGCATGATTTGGACCATAAGGACCAAATTGAAACATTTTTTGAATATGCTTGAACCAAATATATATTTCACTAGCACCAGCACATAGTGCAGAGGGATGAGTCATTAACATATTTACGGCGTGAGAAACGCGCTCAGGAGGATAATAATCATCGTCATCCATATATACAATTATATCGCCTTTAGACTTATCGTGCATAATATTTCTTTTTTTACCTAAAGGCATTTTGGTGTCATATTCATAATATTTCACTTGTGGAATACTTTCCACTAGATCTTTTATTTTATCTGTTCCATCATCAATAATAATCCATTCCATTTTATCTTTTGGATAATTTTGATGCATAAAACATTTAATAGTATACTCCCAAAAAGGGCGTCTATTAAATGTAGGAGTACATATGCTTACAAATGGTAGTTCCTTTTTATCTCCTGATTTTTTCTTTCCCATCTTTATAATTTAATTATAATATTAACGATTTATATTTATATTATTATTTAATATATTAAATTTTATTTTGCTTTATTTTGCATTTCTAATTAATGTATATAAAATAATGAAAGCCATTAATCCGCCTAATATTCCACTTGTTACTGCATTCATTTTATTAATTGATGCGACTAATACTGTTACGCAAAACAATATTGTTAATAAATTGCCGTGACTTTTAATAATATCTAAAAATTCTACAGTATTAGATAATGGTATATAAAACATATTAAATAATAATGATACTACTATATAAAGGAATGCAATAGTAGAGCCAAACACGCCAAAACATAATGACATCATTGCAACAATTATTAGTGGAATTAATAGTAATATATCAATTATTATAAATAGAATTCTTCTACTTAATGGTCGCTTTTTATCAGTGAGAGAATAAAACATTTTTCTAATATTGACCATTTTATAATAATTACGAGGAATGTTGCATTGTATATAGTATTTTTCAAATACTAGTGAAGGATACCACCATAAGACAAATATTGCAGCCACACAACTTAAAGAAAACATAACTGATGATACCATTATTAGAAAATATAATATGTAACCATTTGCTCCGTGTAATCCTGTTATACCTGTATATTTAGCAATAATATTGAACAAAATTCCTGTTAAAAAGAGAAACATAATATTGCTTACCACTGCATTATTTTTTACAACTTGTTGATATTTTATAGAGCATTTTTTCAATATATACGAGAGAATTTGTCTAGTAAAAAGTGCCGTATATAGAAAAAATAGCGCAAAAGCTCTCATAGGTATTCTTATTAATTCTAACTTAATACTGTCATTAGCATAATCTATTAAATTATACGGAAAAGGTTTTGTTTGTTTGCTTTCAACCTCGTGTAAAGTTATACATTTTGTTCCATTTGCAGTATATTCTGCGTATGTACTTATAAAACCGCTCTTTTCTGGTCCGCCACCGGTTAATGTGCTTTCACCTGTGCCTGTGCCTGCGCCTTTATTACATTCTTGATATGGATAATTACATACTACACTAGGAAACATATATTCAATAACGCTCAATCTTTTCCTATTTGTGCAAGTTGATTTATAATAAATACAGTCTTTGCATTCGCCATATTTTAAGATGAATTCGTAACATCCACCGACTATTGCAGTTAGAATTAATATAACAGCACTAGCAATAATTATAGTAATAAAATCGGTTATTACTAAAGTTCTTTTTCTAATTGGTGCCGAATGACATATTGAGCGCTGATTTTCTCCGCTTGCATCTGTTATATCTATGCCCATATCATAATATTTTCCTGCAGTATTTGTAACGCCTTTAGCTTCTAACATACTATCGCACGTGTCATATGAGGTATCAACTACACAACAGCCACTAGGAGATTCCTCTTTATTTTCTGTAAATCTAAATGAGGCACTACTACATAGAGGAAGTGATACAGTACCATCTATAACATAAAAACTGTTTGGAAAGTTATTACATATGTCTGTTTTTGCCGGACACGTTCCTTGTGTTTTTTTTAATTTACCAAATATAGAATCTCCTGAATATATTGGATATTCAAATAAAGTCATAATTTAATATGTTATATTATTATAACATATTATAATATTTAGAAAACATTTAAACACAATTCAAATTAAATAATTAGTAAATAAATAGCATTAGCATGGGTGATAATATTTATATGTATAAATTTGATAGTATGGATAAATATCTCGATTTTAGAGATGTATTAATTCTTCCTAAAAAATCGAAATTAAACAGTAGAAAAGATGTAGTTTTGGAAAGAACAATTGTTTTTCAAAATGGAGTACTATGGACAGGAATACCTATTATTGCAGCAAATATGACAACTATTGGAACATTGGAATTATATAAAGTATTAAGCACTTATAAAATTATTACTGCGCTTCATAAATTTCATAAGTTACAAGATTTGCTAGATTATAATAAAGAAAATAGTGAGTCTAAGCTAAATCCTGATTATTTTATGATTTCAACGGGAATAGGTGATGACGATTATAAAAATTTAACATTTATTTTAGATAATTTCGAGTGTAAATTCATTTGTGTTGATATAGCAAATGGTTACATTTCTAAATTTAATGATTTTTGTAAAACATTAAGGGCTGAGTATCCTGAAAAGATTATTATAGCGGGTAATGTATGCACAAGTGAGGGAATAGAGTTATTAAATGCATTAGAAATTGATATTGTTAAAGTAGGCATCGGTGGAGGGAGTGCATGCACTACGCGAATTCAAACTGGAGTAGGTATGCCACAGCTTAGCTGTATTTTAGAATGCGTACAAGAGTGCACTGAGTATAATCGCATTAATCTTGAAATATGCTATGAATATGATCAAAATAAACATAACAAGTCTTATGTTTTGAGTGATGGCGGCATTACTTGTCCGGGTGATTTAGCAAAAGCATTTGGAGCTGGTGCTGATTTTGTAATGATTGGCGGAGCATTTGCAGGGCACGATGAAAATCCAGGACAAATTATTAACGATGAAAAAACGGGAGCTAAGCATAAACTGTTTTATGGTATGAGCTCGACTTATGCAATGAAAAATAATTATGCTGCCAATAATAATAGTGATTATAGGAGCTCTGAAGGGCGAGAACTCAAAGTTGCTTATAAAGGTCCATTAAAAAATACTATTGAAAATTATTTAGGGGGATTAAGAAGTGCATGCACTTATACAAATAGCGCTAATTTAGAAGAATTGGCGCTTAATACCAAATTTATTATTGTTAATAATCAATACAATTCACATTTATTATAATATTATAATATTATATATATAAAGTGATGCTAGAAGAAGAAGGAGAACTAGAAGAAGGAGAACTAGTAGAAGAAGTAGAAGGAAGTACAGGAAAACCAACAATTAAAAGAAGTTCATCTGGTATATTATTACCAATTGTAGAAGAAGAAGAAGAAATATTGGGAACATCGGGAACATCGGGAACATCGGGAACATTGGGAACATCGGGAACATCGGGAACATCGGGAACATCGGGAACATTGGGAACATCGGGAACATCGGGAACATCGGGACCATGCGTAGGTAGAGGTACTACTATAAGACTAATAACAAGAGCACCATCTTATGCTAAATCACCACGACCTGAAGATGCGCGGTTATATTTAACTGAAAAATTACGGCAAAAACCGCATTCCCAACTCGCTAAAGAACCACAAACATTTGATTCATTAATAATTGCTTTGAATACAATGATAGAATACAACGGTGAAGATGAATATGAAAAAATTACAGCTTCTGAAATAGTATGGGATCCTCTTAAACAAGTAATTGATAAAAAAATAGCAGCCTCTATTTCTAAAGATTATGATTTAAGATGTGCTGATTATTATTTTGATCAAATATTAGAAATACGAAAAGAAATGCATACTTGGCTATTGGGTAATATACATAGAAGGGATTTTTATAGGGAAGAACATATATCCGTTTTAGTTGTAGATTTAGCAAATGCATACGGTTTGGTTCAATCTTTGGATATAATCTTTGATATGTTAATCAAAATTAGAAACGAAAGTTTTCCTTATAACGTAATTATACTATCTATTCAAAATCATAATACAGATACACACGAATTTAATAGATTCACAGATAAATTGAAAATAGAATTTGGTCCTGCTAATATATATATATTAACTGCACATAATAGAGGTTCAGGTGATGACTTAAATTGTGTTCTCACTATTGAAATATTGCGTATTCTGGATATTATTTATAAATTTTTAACCGGTGATTACCTTTTAGATTATAAGAAATTTTATGAAGGCTATTTAAGACCAATAATGCTTATCCCGTATATAACCAGTGAAGTAATAGACCCATATGCTTGGTTTGCCGTGCCTGGACGTAATCTAGCTAAACGTAATAGTGATTTAACAAATCATATGACAAAATTTTTAGAGAGTATAAATGCGTCTCGCGAATATGGAGAGAAACAACTTCGAGATTTTACACGTTCGCTGCCTTTAACTTATCTTCGACCGCCTCCTGTACCAGAACATAGTATAGGATATAGAGGAGATAGTGGAGGACCTAGTAGAGGACCTCATATAAGAGGAGATAGAAGATATAGAGGACCTACTGAAAGAGATGCTACAAGAGATGCTACAAGAGATTGGAGAAGAGATGAAGATAGTAGAGGAGATAGTAGATATAGTGCAAGACCACGTAGTAGAGGAGGAACCAAGAAAAATAAAAAATCGTTACTAAGTAAATATACTAGAAAGATTGCACATTTTAAAAAAGTAAAAACATCACATAAGAAACATAAAACAACTATAAAAGCACATAGAAAATATAGTAAGAAACATAGAACATATAAAAAATAAAAGACTATAAAATCTTATTTAGAATAAAAATTTAAATAATATTATAGTTTATAGTTTATAGTTTATAGTTTATAGTTTATAGTTTATAGTTTATAGTTTATAGTTTATAAAAATTTTAATAAATAATATTAGTATATACTAATATATATTAATATTATTATGAAAATTAGTAATAAATATAGAAATTTATTCAAAATGGCGGTCTTACTATTTATAATAGTGTCATCTAGTTATGTATTATTTATGACAACTAGTGAAAATAAAAGGAGAGAAAACCTAGCTAATAATAACAAAGATTGTTCTAATTGCACAATGAAACCGGACTCTGGAAACTGTGTTCCAATATATGATATAAGTTACAGTTATAGTCTAATCCCCAATAGTGTAAATAAATATAGATTAGACATTTGCAATATTATTACATCTAATGTTTTTTGTCAATGGGAGTCGCAATGTATGTTTGACAACATAGCATCACAAAATGAACGTGGTTTGCTAGCAAACAGCACTATTAATCAAAGTATTTATGATGTCACTTGTTGCTCAGGAAGTTCATTTTACAATAATAATGATATAAATTTTAATTATAGTGGTGTTACAGACAACACCAGCAATATAACAGATTGCTCAAACATTAAAAATATTATTAAACAAAGCATTAGCGGTTCCATAGACCTAAGTTATGATCAGCTAGTTTTCAATGCAACTAATAACATATGTAATACTTTAGAACCAACTGGACGATTATTTAACAAAAGAGGTATGTTATTTTCTAAAAGTGAAAGCAAAACCAATATTTTTAATGACCCAAAAACTATGCCTAATGACATATTAATTTTTATTTCAACAAGTAATATTAGAAATGAAATTAATGCAATTATAAGTGGGTCGCGCTCTCCCAATATACAGCCCGGTTCTCTTAATGGGTTTAATGAAGCAACCTTAAATAATAATATAACACAACTTACACAGCTGAACGATGCTTTAGTCTTAAAAGCGAGAACTGAGAATTTACAAAGGCAATTAAAACGGTCTGACCTAACAGCTCAGCAAAATTCTAGTTTTAACTCTATATTAAACAGTCTTCAAGCCGTTTATCGTGTTGCGCTTCCTAATGCCTTATTACAAGAACGCAAGGATTATAGCTATAGACTATTAAATAAAAACAATAGTCTTTTTAATTTAACAAACCCTAATCAATATTTATTAAATTCGGACCAATTTTTTAATTGTATGGGTGAAATAAACCAGGACACGAGTGGCTCATTTACTAGCGCACAATTAACCGATTTTAGTAACAATGATTATTTTGGAACAGCAGGAAGACCTGTAACGCAAGGAGGTCTAGGAGAAGCACCTTATAGTGCATTAGGTTCTATACCAGCTAACTCGTACCCAAGTAATACTGATTTAGCAATGGAATTGAAAAGATTAGAAACTATTCCTTCGTCTGGAAATGCTCCAGTGAGTGTTATAAGCAGTTATTTGAATACTATAAATGGTTTCTATGAAAAACAAATAGCTAATTTAACAGGACCACGAGAGCATAGTTATAACCAACAAATGGTATTTGATAATAATAGCCTCGAAACTAAGGAATCTACTTTTTTCACCTATAATAAAGATGCAAATAATGTTTATGAGTGTAAGCCAAGTATTACAGGTAACTCTAAATTTGACTATTGTGGTCCTGAAGCATATTATGAGACTCCGACGTTTTAATAGTTTCTAAATATTTTTATACTAATTTTAGATTATAAAAATATTTCTAAATAGTTTCTAAATATATTACTAAATTACTTTATTTTGTATAAGTATGAAATACTAGCGCAGCAGTTCCACCTAATAATTGAGCAATTATAAAAGCAACAAATTTAGCTACGTCGATTTTATTAGATAACAACATCATAAAACTTACAGCAGGATTAAAATGGCCTCCTGACACTTTACCTCCAAAATAAATAACGGCTGCAAGTGTTAAACCAATAGCCAGCGCGTCGCCTGTTTTTAATATTACCCCTAAGAAAATAAAAGTCCCTATAAATTCAGTAAATAATTGCAAAAGCATGGTTTATATAGTATATAAAAATATATAAAAATATATAAAAATATATTATTTACCAATATTTTTCCTAAAAATATTTAAAAATATTATTTTTCCTAAAAATATTTAAAAATATTATTTTTCCTAAAAATATTATATTTCCTAAAAATATTATATTTACCACAAATAAACGTGGCTCAAGATTTTCGCATTATAATAACCATGTGATTTTTTCTTTTCTAAAGCAATAGCTGTAGTGCGTTTTTTTGTTCCAGAATGCCTATTAAAATAGTTTTGCATACGTTTGCGATTATTATGATTTTTTTGCGAATATAATTTTAGCGGTGTTCTATCTTTATATTGCTCATAATCCGAAGCACCAAAATGTATTTTTCGTATTTTTCTGGTTGATTTATCTTGAACATATGCTGTATACTTTTTGCCACTTATTTTACTCTTTTCAAATTTAATTATTCTTTCTTTCATTGCTAAGTTATATATAAGAAATATATATAAAGACAATAAAATAAACTATATTTTATAGACCTATTTTATAGCACCGACTGCTATGCCTCTTAGTATACCTATAAAATATTTACCTAACCGCCTTACTAAGAAAGATAGAAAGCAGCAACTTAGACAACTTAAAAAATCGCGAAATGCTTATAAAAAGCATATTTATATTACACGAAAAAAAGTTAAATCATATAAGTCAAAAAAATCGCAACATTTATTAAAAGCGCAAAAAATTTATAAGATAAATAACATTGCTGTAAATGCAAATCTCTCTAAAAAAACCGGCTGTTCTATAAATTCTCTTCGCAAAATTGTAAATAAGGGACGAGGAGCCTATTTTTCGTCTGGGTCTAGACCCAACCAAACTGCAGAAAGTTGGGGATTAGCCCGACTAGCTAGCTCAATAACTGGTGGAAAAGCGGCTGCAGTTGATTATAATATATTAGAAGAAGGTTGCTCAACCAATTCTAAGGCATTAAAATTAGCACGCCAAGCCAAGAAAAAACACGGACATGGGACGCGACGAGTGGCTAAACTTAAATTATGAAAGCTATTATGAAAGCTATTATGAAAGCTATTATAAAAACTATATAAAAACTTGCTTGCTAGCTAGCAAACATTAGTCCCGCTAATCCGTTTTGAAAAACTAATACGTTATATTTTTCTTCAATAACATATAAATTGTAATAATATTTATAAATATTTGTGGGGTCTTTTGATGTTCCAATTACTACTCCTGTATCTTGGTCACATAGCGTTGTAAAAGTAGCACTTGGGTCTAGTGGCGGATTACTATAATTATTGTATTCAAATTCGATTGTTTTAAAAAAATTTGTATTTAATGCTCCATTAGGTTGTTGCTTAAATGGGTCAGTTGATAATCCAAAATTATAACTATATAAACCCACTTTAGAACATATTCCATTAGATTTGCTATATTTTTCTAATTTACTAAATATTGCGCTGTCAAAATCCGTTTCTCTGTATTTACCATCAAAAATTAGCGCAAAATTTTTCATTATTTCGCATTGATTGGTTTGGTCATTTAGCGACGGACTATTACCTGTAATATAAATATTTTTAGAAATGTCACCAATAGCATAACTAAATTGTGGACTATAATATTTAAAGTTTTGAGCAATAGCTAATTTTTGCAAATCATTTGGAATTTTATTTTCATATACCCAGTTTGTATAATTAGACCATTCGTTGCGCAAAGCAACATCGCTCCTTTGAAAATACCACATCCAATTTTTTATTAATCCATTTGACTCTAACTTAATTTTATTAGACTTAATAACTCGCTCAAATTTATACTCATAAATCTCTCGTATTAAATAATTTTGCGTATTTTTGGCAAAATGTGTTCGTTCTTCTTCAGCTAAAAAACATTGCGTACATATTAAATGAATAGAGCTGTTAATTTTAGTCGGTAAGTCTTTATAACTATCTACATTTGGCTGCAAATCACTTACTGGAGGAGGATTAATAAATCTTTTAAATTGGTATTCGATTATATTTTGATTAGGCTGTATTTGAGGAAAATTGTTATATGGTATAGGATTTACTGCATTATTATATAATACATCTTTAATTGTAAATAACTCCATTATAGGTCGCAATGTAAAATTAATAACTAATTCGCTATATTGCAAGCAAATTAGTGGAAATGCCATAATTGAATTCATAGAAAACCACGAATTTATTGGTATATATAAATTATATTCGTTGATTGACGGCTCAATCCCGCTTATATCAGAAGACGCGTTTTTATATACACTTGGATAGTTATTATTTCTATTATTATAATTAGCAGGGTCATTTAGTTCGCTAATATTACCTGTCATAATGTCAAATAATGCTTTCTTATGTGCATCAAAATCGCGCTCTACAATATTTTGTAAATAATGTCCGCTGAATTTTTGTATAGTTGCACCATTTACAGTTATATTGACCGATTCAATAATTTGACATCCAATATTTTTTATCCATTTAAATTCATAAGGCCTATAGTCGTTAGCATTATATTTTAATAACGGGCTCCATATTTTTGGTAATTTTACAACTAAATAAGTATCCATTAATAAATCGCCATAACGTTGTATTTTAAAACTATAACTGGATTTTTTAGTTACATCTAATTCCATTTGTCCGGTTTGGTCAATTCTAAATTTTTGTAATCCAAAATTGGTATATTTATAATATGTGGACTTGAAAAAACTCTTTGTAGGATTACCTGTTAAAATAATATTTTGATTTCCTAGCGCTATTAAATTTAATAGTCCTCCTGCCATATTATATTATTATTATAATAATTAATAATATATTATATTATTTATGTTATAATAACTATTTTTAAATTAAATTTAACATTATATAATATTATTATAAAATTTTATAATAATATATAATAAAATTTTATAATAATATATAATAAAATTTTATAATAATATTATATAATAATAAATAGTATAACTATATATATGTCTAATCCTGTTACTTCATTTAAAATGCCAAATATTAGTAGCGGTCAATATTTCTATATAACATTGTCAATAATAATATTTATAGTATTGCTTTTATTTAGCTGGGTCGCTAATAGATTAAGTTTGAAAACTAGAAGTTGTAATAAATTAAATATATATTGGCCATCATTAACAAATACGACCTATTTTCTTAACCCTATTAATAACACCTCTGAGCCTACTGTAAAAGCAAATAGCGGGTTTGGGAGAGATACTTCAAATAATAAATTAATAAATTATCACGTTAAAAGTGCTTATAATTGTTGCTGTGGTGATGGCTATAAAAATAACTTTGTTGCGCTTTGTGCTTTAGAAAAGTGCATTGCAAATGGTTGCCGATTTTTAGATTTTGAGATTTATTCATATAATAATGAGCCTATTATTGCTGCGTCAACTGCTAATAGCAATTATATTAAAGAAACGTATAATTCACTATTATTAGAAGAAGTATTAATCACTATTAAAGAAAAGGCTTTTAATCTTACTTCTACAAATTGCGCAAACGATCCATTAATATTAAATTTTAGAGTTATGAGCACTAACTTGGCTATGCTTAAAAAAATGGGCGATTTAATCGAAAAATGTTTAGATGATGCTGACGGGGTTTTTACACTTGAACCCAGAAAAGAAGAGACTTTAATATTTATGCAAATGGAAGAATTGTATAGAAAGGTTATTATAATTTGTGAATTTAACCCATTACCTAGTATTATTGATACTAATGCCGATTTAAGTAAATTGAAAGACTACGTTAATTTGAAAGCCAAAGGATTAAATTGCAATACATTTAGATATAATCAAATTGCTTCTAAAAAAGGTTCTGTTTCATTTATAGAGTCCACAAAGACAAAATATACCATTGTATTACCAAATTTAGATAATTCAGTAATAAACTTTGATCCTACGCTATCTTTTGATACCGGATGTCAGGCTATATGTATGAAACACCAGAATATGGATAATAACTTACTTGGATATAATGCGTTATTTAAAGCAAAGCAAAACTATTCTTGGTTTAAAAAATCAAGAACTGAGTTACTAAATATAGATATACCAGCTGTTCCCGACACAACTGGATTAGGTGTAAATCCTTATGGTCATTAGAGCACTATTTTTGATTTAATTACATATTATTACATATTATTACATATTATTACATATTATTATAATACTATTACATACTATTACATATTATTATAATACTATTACATATTATTATAATATTACTAGTATATAATATATTAGTATTATGAAAGAAACATTTGAAGAAAAAGAATTACAAATATTGAGAAAGGCAATAGATAATGCTACTTCAATTAGTGGTCGAAAACTAGTTCAATCGGATGCAATAAAAAAAATTATAGAAATTTTAGAAAATTTCTTAAGAACCCATAAAACGCTATGTTATGGTGGAACAGCCATTAATAACATATTACCAGAGCAATATAGATTTTATAACAAGGATATTGAAATACCAGATTATGATTTTTTTTCACCGTTAGCTATGGAATATGCGAGAGATTTAGCAAATATTTATTATAAAGCTGGCTATGAAGAAGTTGAAGCAAAGTCAGGTGTTCATACAGGAACATATAAGGTGTATGTAAATTTTATTCCAATAGCAGACATCACATATATGGAAAACAATTTATTTAAAAATATATACCAAAAAGCAATAAAGATTAATGCTATAAATTATTGCCCGCCTAATTTTTTACGAATGGCTATGTACCAAGAGCTCTCTCGCCCTATGGGTGACGTTTCGAGGTGGGAGAAAGTTCTTAAGCGTATTATATTATTAAATAAGCATTTTCCGTTAATAGGACAATCGTGTAAAAATCTTGATTTTCAAAGGCACTATGAAGGAAATGACAACAAACAGGGAGAGATTTATGAGATTACTAAAGATTGCTTTGTAAATCAAGGACTTGTATTTTTTGGCGGCTTTGCTAGTGCTTTATATAGTAAGCATATGCCATATAAAGAACGAATACAAATTTCTAAAATTCCGGATTTTGATGTATTAAGTGATAATCCAGAGACAAGTGCTAGAATATTAAAAGAGCAGTTGAATTATGAGGGTTTTAAAAATGTTACAATTAATAAAAAACAACCTATAGGTGAATATGTCGACGTTCATTATGAAATTGTAGTAAATAAAGATGTAATTGCATTTATTTATAAATCAACTGCGTGTCATAACTACAATGTTATAGTTATTAACGGTCAAAAAATAAAAGTAGCAACAATAGATACCATATTGAGTTTTTATTTAATATTTATATACGCTAATCGGCCATATTACGATGAAAATAGATTATTATGTATTGCTGAATATTTATTCAAGGTTCAACTAAATAATCGCCTGCAACAAAAAGGGCTATTGCGCAGATTTAGTGTTTTATGTTACGGTAAGCAACAAACATTGGAAGATATGAGAGAAGAGAAATCTAAAATTTATACGCAAGTTAAAGAAAATAAAATCTCTCGCGATTCTAAATTATATAATTTAAATTTCTTTAGATATATACCGAAAGAAGTATTTGATGCTTCAAATAATAACCTAGAAAAATCAAGGTCATTAAAGACGACTAAACCTAAACCCTTGAAGAAGACTAAGTCTAAGAGACGACCTACTAAGACTAAGAGACGACCTGCTAAGACTAAGAGACGACCTACTAAGACTAAGAGACGACCTAAGTCTAAGAGACGACTTAAGTCTAAGAGACGACCTACTAAGTCTAAGAAAAATAAGAAAAAATATAATATAGCTTATTATTAAATAATAAATTAAATATTAATACTTCAAGACTCTCAATTTCAATGTTTTAATTTTAGAATTTTTATAAATTGCAGCAGTTGCACTTCTTTTATGCTTGTTAAAACTAGCTTTTTTTCGCTTGTTAAAACTAGCTTTTTTTCGCTTGTTAAAACTAGCTTTTTTTCGCTTGTTAAAACTAGCTTTAACAACTTTAAAAAATGGTTCTAACAGTTCTCCATTATTTACTTCAGGATGCCCTTGAAAACCAAAAAAAGGATAGTTATTATGTTTTACTATATCAATAAAGCCACTATTATTTTTATCCAAGCTAGTAGCCATTATTTTATAATCGCCTATGTTAGTTTTGGGGTCAACTGCTAACAAATTATTATGTATTATTTTCTTTGTCTTATGCAAACGCTTGTTTCTATATTTTTTACTAATACTAAATAAAGGAGCCTTATAATTCTTATAACACTTCACTTTTATAAAAATATTCTTTATATGGTTTTTAGTTATATTATAATTGCGTTCTATTAAAATCATATTTTCGTAACCATTACAAATCCCTAAAATAGGGAATGGTCGTGTTACTGAGTTTATATGTTGCGCTTGTAATACTAAAAATTTTTGGATTTTGAAATAAGCTTTATAAAATTTATTATCATAAAAGTTGCCTGCTTGACCTCCTGGAAATATTAAACCGTCTAAATTATTAAGTAGTTCATTTAACTTTGATTTACTAATAGTATATTGAATAATTATGTAATTTATATTTTTCTTAGCTAATAATCTTAGCAAAGTTTTATCTAAAATAAGCTCTTGCGAATTTTTATTGGTTAAATTTATATAAGGTGTTGCTAATATACCTAATGTAGGCATAGCTTTTAACATACTAGGTTATTATTTATATACATATCTATAAATAATAAATACTATAATAATAAATACTATAATAAAACAATATAAAAACAAGTGCTAAGTGTTTAACCAATTCTAGGGAAGCCGACCAAGTTAGCACCAATACCGAAACCAGCACCGCTTCTAGCACTTACTCCCATGCTAGGAATAAATGTGTCTAATATAGAGAATGTCGCGGCAGCCATTAGTGCAATGATGGCAATTTCTTCCATTTTTAATGGTTTTTGTGGAATAACAAATGCAACAATCGCAACCATCAAACCTTCTACTAAATATTTAATAGCTCTTTTAACTATTTCTCCCATATTGAAATTCATTTTTTGTTTATATTAATAAATAAGAAAAAAATATAATTTTTTACTTATTTATTTTATATAATTACATTTTTTTACTAAATATATTAATACTAAAAATAGTAAATATACTAAATATACTAAATATATTAATAAAATAAATACATTAATAAAATAAATACATTAATAAAATAAATACATTAATAAAATAAATACTTAAAATTATATTAATAATACATTCATATAATATATGTCAACCAAAAAATCTGCTAAATCTAAATTAGTGGACAAGTCTGAAACAAAAGAATATGTTGATTTATTAGACGAAGACAAACCTATTAGTGGGCAAAAATATGTATGCCTAAGTTTTATATCACCAGAAGACCATATTAAAAATAAAAATTTATTTTATTTTGAGAAGTTTTTGGCTAATTTTGAATTTAAAAAAACATTCGAAAAATATACACAATTCTTAAATTTTTTATCTTATAAATACAACTTGGATTTTAATAAACTCACTAAAGATATGGAAGAATTTGTTGAAGAAGAAAAAGACAAGTTATTTTTAACAAGTCTTGATGATGAATATAAATCATTTTTAGATATTAAAGAAGAAGACTTGCAAAAAGAATATAATAACACGCATCAATACCAAACCAATACACGAGGTATTAAAGTGCGTGGTGTGTTTGGGTCTCAAGAAGAGGCAGAATTGCGATGCAAATTTTTGAGAGATGCCGACCCTAATCACGACGTATATGTTGGAGGAGTTGGAATATGGATGCCTTTTCATCCTGAAGCTTATAAAACTGGTCGTGTTGAATATTTGGAGAAAGATCTAAATGAATTGATGGCGCAAAAAAAGAAAAACGATGAAATCTCTAAAGAACAATTTAAAGAGCGCGTAAAAGAAAGCAAGAAAAAGGCTATTCAGGAAAATATTGCTAAAGCTCAAAAAGAAGGAAATAAACTAATGCAAACTATTGATGAAGAAGGAAACCTTATAAATGCGGATAGAATGGATATTCCAGGAAAGAATTTACTATTTGGTGATGGAGATGGTGATGATGTATCTACTGCTGATTTACGTAAAGAGTTATTCGAGGCACGTGACGTTATTGTTGGAAAACAGGAAAATAATGATCATGGGCTTTCACAAATTTTAGAGCGCCAAAAAGAATTAGCTGCTAAAACAGAAGATGAGACAGAATGATAAAAAAGAATGATAAAGAAGAATGATAAAGAAGAATGATAAAAAAGAATAATAGCACACTATTCTTAATTTAACATATTTTAACTTGCTAAAATATGTTAAATATTATAAAATAAAAATATGCTTACTCAGCTTCTAGTGCTGCTTCTAGCGCTTCTATATTTTGTGTTATATTTTTAAGCATAGCATTTTGCTCTTGTAAAGCTTTGATCAGTATTGAATCAAAACTGCTATAATTAACCGCCTTATACCTAATAGTTCTACCTTCTTCAACATCTTTTGGACTTGGTTCTAACTCTGTTACCAAATTAGGAAACAACTCTTCTAATTCTTGCGCTACTACTCCAATATAGTTAGTGGAATTTGAACCTTTCAAATTATAATTGACAACCCTAACTTTTAGTAAATCTTCTAATTTAGGACCACTAGTTACTATATTTTCTTTTAATCTACTATCACTTAACGAACTAAACGAATTATTTTTGTTTTTTATATCACCATTTCCATAAATTTGAACCTTTAAATCCTTTGTTGATGTTACATTGCTATAATAGTCTTTCATAATTGCACTACTTAAATTTGAGTTAAACATTTTAGAACTATAACCATTGCTTGAATAACTATGATTTCCTGATATATCCAAAGAATTAACGCTCATATTACCTATTACAATTAAGTTACCACTTATTGTTGTTACAGGTGAATTTAATGCTAATAGCTTATTTATTCCATATACACTATAATAACTATTGTTGCTTTGGATTAGTGTTGTACCATCTCCAGCTAATGCATGTAATCCAGCTTTAAAAGTTGCAACGTTACCATTAAGACTATTACTTATTTGTGTCCAATAATTATTAACATACTTATATACATTAACATAACCCCTATTTGAACTAATATCATTTGTCCCAACAGAAATAATAGTTCCATCGTTTGATATATTTACACTAGAACCAAAGTTAATACCTCCTGATATTTCTCGAATTGTTTGACCTAATTGGGTCCATGTTGTTCCACCTTGATACCCATATACATAGGCTTGACCAACATTTAATGAACGAGCTTTATAATACATATATATTGCTGGGTAATTGTTTTCCAAAGGAATATCATTCCACTTTCCTTCAGTAGTCCAAAAATGCACAGCTTTTTCATTAGTACCATTAGGTTCGCCATTAGCAAAATTTTCATAACTCCATGCATCTCCTGTAACCCATTCCCAGTCAGCTGCTGTTTTTCCAGTCGCACTTATAGGATTTGCCACTCTTCTTCCTCCAATGAAAGCATTTGTGTTGTTTCGTATCGCATTAGCTTGCGCATTTTGTGATGCATCTAAAATAACAGCTAAATCGCGACCATAAACTGATATTGCATTATTTCTATGGTTTTGCCATGTCATTAGAGACGAATTATATTCATAAATAGGAGTTATTCGATACTCAGTATATCCAGGTGCACCAGGTGCTCCAACAACAATAGTATTTCCATTAGCAGATAATTTTATAGATATTCCAAAATATGAATTGCTTATATCAGGTCCTCGAATAAAACCTTTATCTTCCCAAGTTGTCCCCGACCAAGCAAATATTTTGACATCAGATTTCTTATAGCGGATTACTACTATACCGGAACCACCTCTTCCACCTGGACTAAAAAGACTTCCACCACCACCGCCCCCACCAGTATTGGTTCCACCGTTACCGGCACCAAATTCACCACTTATGCCAATATTGAGTGCTGAACCACCACCTGCTCCACCACCATTACCACCAGAACCACCCCCACCACCACCAAGACCACCCCAACCACCAAGTTGATTATCATGAGCACCACCACCGCCACCACCACCCCAATAATAACTTGGTCCAAGAATAGAATTGACTATACCTATTCCACCTGAACCAGCACCAGTTTGACCTGTATTACCTATAATATTATCAACATTACCTATAATATTCGTGTTTGTATCTAGTCCTTGTCCTCCAGCTCCACCACCACCGGCTGCTCTTGTTGGAACATCACTGCGAGCGGTTGTCATATGTCCTCCACGATTTCCGTATATAGTCCCAATATTGTTAACCCCATTAATCATACCTAGACTATTACCAGAACTATCTCCACCACGATTGAGGGGGTCCTCCGCTGCTGCACCACCCCCAGATCCACCTGCTAATCCAGAACCTCTTGCCCACTCCCCACTACTACCACCGCCTGCTGCTGTTGCACCAAAAACACTACTCGATTCGCCATTGGTTCCTAATGCTCCACCGGATCCAACAACAACGGGATAGCTTGTGTTAGCTATTATATTTACAACAGGTATCCAAATAACACCACCTCCACCACCTCCACCACCAATACTTCGACCACCACTACCACCACCACCAACTAATAATACCTCAACAGGTCCATTGAATTTAGGAATAAAAGTCCCGCTAGTATCAAATCTATGTATAATGTATTCATTGTAACTATACACAATGCCTCCACTAGCAATGCTAGCAATACTACTACTAGCAAGCGTTTGTCCGTCCAATGATAAAGCAGTTGAATAACCTTCAAAAGACCCAGTAACTCCATTAATAGTTTGGCCTTTTTGTCTCCAATCATTTATGCTAGCACTAAAGTCATATACTCTAACTGCACCAGCATTAGTTCCATTTGAATTGTCTTTCCATGCGCCAATAGCAATACTATTTCCACTTCCTGCTAAACTTATGCTATATCCACTTTCACTACCAGGTCTTTGTCCATTAATATTAGATCCTTTTTGTATCCATGTACTATTATTACTTAGCTCAAATATTCTAACTTGTCCTGCGCTAGCATCCTTATATAATGAACTTGCTGCAACTATTCGTCCATTAGATGATAACGCCAAACTATATCCCAATTGATCTCCTGAAAGTCCAACAATTGTGTTATTGCCTAATCTGTTCCAATTATTATAACTCAATTCATAAACATACACACTTCCAGCTCGTGCTGTAGTTAGTGAAGAAGTCATTACTCTATTAGTTCCATTTGTTGATACAGCAACAAATAGTCCAAGTTCGGGAGACCAACAAATGCTTCTCCAGTTATTTGCTTGTGCTGCTATTCCTGCTCTCCAATTTATTCCATTAATTGAACTCATTACTCTATTTATTCCATTTCCAGCAACAGCAACAAATACTCCTAGTTCTCCAGACCAACATACACTATTCCAACTACTATCTATTCCTGATGATGTAGCATTCCAATTTGTTCCATTATTAGAAGTCATTACATTAAAACTTCCTGATGTGGCAACAGCAACAAATAATTCCAGCTCTTTAGACCAACAAACACTAGACCAAGTACTAGGTGTTGAAACAGACACTAAAGACCAACTATATCCTGTTATTGAAGTCATTACTCTATTAGTACCCTCTCTAGCAACAGCAACAAATCTTCTTAGTTCTGCCGACCAACAAACACTAGTCCATCTATTATTTTCTGAAACAGGAACATATGATGACCAATCTTCTATTCCTGTTGCTCCTCCTGTTGCTCCGCCTGTTGCTACTCTATTTGTTCCGCCATCATCAGCTACAGCAACAAATATTCCTAGTTCTTTAGACCAGCATATACTAGACCAACTGTTAAGAGGTAATGGGATTATTGCTTGATTATACCATTGAAACCATTTTTTTCCATTATAAGAATACGCTAATCGACGATCTCCACTATTACCAACCGCAACAAACATATACTTTTCTTGAGACCAACAAATACTTGTAAATAGAGTATTATTATAATCCACGCCCTCTGATGGATTCCAAAACTGTGCATCAGTAGACCACATGGAACGAGACTGCGTTGCGCCATCAGTACCAGACGACAAACTAGTAAATAATCTTAAATAAGGCGACCATGAAACAGCAGACCAATGAAATTGCGATAACGTACTCCATGTAGGTGCTGTTAAGCTTGGTGTCCAAGTTGTAACAACTTGCTCTAGTTCTTGTATACTTAAATTATCATTTAAAGAATACGCAACCACTTTTCCATCATTTGAAATAGCTGTTTTATTATTGTTATTACTTAATGAAAGACCACTACTTAAATCTAGCCCAAACTGGTTCCATGAAATATTGTTAAATCTTTGACTATGATGTTTTGTATTAATGGTTTCAACACTAATAGATGAAGTATTTAAACTAGTTATAGTAATACTAGCAAACGAATTATCTATTTGATTTTTTAAATTATTAAATGAACCTTCAAAAACACTATTTGAAACATACGAAAAATCCAATCTGTTATTTAGTAAAATTAATGAATTATCAATTATATTTAGATTAGTAGATGTGCTTTTTATTATATAAGATGCATCTAAATATGTTTTTAGAGTGCTGAATGATCCATCAAATGCTAATTTAGTAACATATGAATTGTCTATACTAGATGCAAAAGATTGTTTTGAAAGATCAAAAGTAGTTATCAATAAAAATGAATTGTCTATTTGACGACGACTATAAATAGCATTATAAGAATTATCAATATTGTTTTTTAGTTGGCCAAATGACAAATCAATATCACTATTTAGACTAGCGAGAGATGCTTCACTAAAGCTTCTAAATTCTATAAATGACACATCCAGAGCCACACGTTTATTTTCAACACTTACTTGTCCGCCGCTAAAGTTCCATAATGTTCCATTATATTTTAATGACGCAACATTAGAAATGTCTAATCCTGCGCTGTTGCCTGATAAATCGTTCTTATTATTTAAATTGGTGGCAACACTTATAGCTACATCGCTTATTTCAATATTAGATGAGGCAATAATTGTATTGTTTCCATAAACCATTAGGTCACCATTAATAATTAATGTTCCGCTAGGATTGCCATGACCAGACGGGTCAATAGTAAATAATGCCGGCACTTTTAACACATTATTAAGCATTTGTCCGCTAATAGTCAGGTCATTTATAAAAGAGGTCTTGACTACAACTAGATCATTACTTATAGAAATGTTTGTTGCACTCAAATCATTAGTTGTTATTTTAGCACTAACTAACTGTTGACTATTGTTAACTATATAATTATTTATAGCATTATATAAAGTTACAAAACTTTTTCCATTTACAATTAAATCATTGCTTATACTCGTTGTTCCATTTACAGTCAATTTGTCTTTTATGTATACTGAATTATTAAAACTTGAGTCGCCTCCACTTACATTAATATATGTAAAATAAGCATTGCTACTTCCACTAATAGTATTACCAATAGTTGTGGCTCTAATATATCCATTTTCAATACTCTCGGTGTCTTCAATACTAGTTTGACTGCGTTCTTTATTTCTTAAAAATAGTGTATTAGTGTTCAATGTTTTTGCAGTAATAGAACGTATATTTGATAAATCTATGTCGTTCAAATTAAGACCATAATTAAAAATAATATTATTATTAAAAATAAAGTTCTTAGTGTTAGACTTTAGTTCTATATTATTAGAAGACGATTCAATTATTAAATTATTACTTTTATCAGTAGATATAAGCTTATCACCAAAAAAACGATAAGGAATTTGATTTACATTAAAATCAACACTCATAGTATATAATTTAATATAGTTAAATTATATTATATTTTAAAATCTATTACATAAAAATTATTTAATAGCATTAATTTATTTGAGAGATTTGTAAGGCATTGTTATTCAAGTTATAAATTATTTTCTTTTATTTCTTTTATTTCTTTTATTTTCCTTTGTTATTTTCCTTTGCTATTTTCCTTTTTTGCCTTTAATCTCTCTAATCTCAAAGTAAGATTATTAATAATTTGTTGCTCTTCTTGTAGTGCTTTAATTAACATAACATTAAAACAGCTATATTTAACAGATTTATATTTTGTTGTTTTACCGTTATCAATGTCGCGCGCACTTAGACTTTCTGTTTCCACTAATGCTGGAAATAGCTCTTCTAATTCTTGCGCCAAAACACCTATGTATTTTTTACTTGAGTTATTCTTTAAATTATAATCAACAATTCTAACTTTTAATAAATCTTCTAATTTGGGACTAGCGTCAACTATATTTTCTTTTAATCTGCTATCACTTAATGAACCTCGACTATTATTCAAATTATAAAAACTTCCATCAGCACTAATATACAATACTGATATTCCGTAATTATTAAATTTGCTAAAATATTCCTCCATTCTAGCTGTTGGACTAGAAGAATTAAAATAAACCGAACTATAACCATTACTACTAAAATTAAAATTACTAGATATAGCCATTGAATTTAAAGAGGTGTCGCCAAAAACCCTTAACTCGCCGCTAATTGACACATTAGAAGTTAATGTTAATCTAGGTGTTGTTATATTTTCAATAGTTATTGTAGATATATCAACATTACTAGCAGCAGCAGTAGCAAACGAATTTATAATTCGACCACTTAAATCATTGAATGAAATATCTATATTTCTTTTTAATGCCAACGAGTTCAGTTTAGTAGTTAGACTACCAAATGACCCATCTACATAAGATTTTGTTACATAATTATTAATAATAAATTGTCCACTTATAGAATATGCCTGTTTTGTAGCATACACTAAATCTATATTATTTTTCAAATTAGAAAAATCAGTATATGCAGAACTTAGCCTTACAAATGAGTTATCCACATCACTGTTTGTATAATAAACCAATTTATTAAACGAACTATCCAGATTAGTTTGTAATAGTCCAAAAGAAATAGTGTATTTTGATCTTGATGCTATTAGTGAGTTACTAATAGTAGTTTGCAAATTAATGAGCGAAACATCGTAACCTATGCTTTGATTGCTTATAAGCAAATTTCCTCCGCTAATATTCCATGTTGTTCCGTCATATTTTAGCGAAGCAACATTAGAAACGTCTAATCCAGCAGGGTTACTTAATAAATCAGCCTTATTTATTAAATTAGAGGCGACTCTAAGCGTATAAGAGCTAATATCAACAATAGAAGACCTAATTGTTTTTTTGTTTCCTTGCACTATTAAATTACCGTTAATAATTAGTCTTCCACTAGCATTATTATAACCAGATGGGTCTATTGTAAATTCGTCTGGAACTCTTAATACAGTGTTAAATAATTGTCCGCTTATGTTTAAATCGTTTGCACTATATTTATTAAGCACATACAATTCATTACTTACACTTATATTTCCAGCACTCAAATCTAATGTGCTTATACTATTATTGCTAAACTCGATTCCGCTAGTACTAACTAAATTATTTACATAGTTATTTATAAGGTTTAACTGGGATAACATAGTAGCATAAGAATTTGCATTTACGCTCAAACAGTTATTTAAAGTAGCTGAACTATTTACAATTATATTTGTTTTAACATAAAGATAATTGTTAAAACTAGAGTCTGCTCCGCTTACATCAATATATGTAAAATGGGCACCGCGCCGCCCACTGGCTGCGCCTTTATCACCAGCTATTATTGGATTATAACCAATATTTGTATTTTTAACATACCCATTTGCATAGTTCATAACATCATAAGACAATATTTTATAATATAAAGTAATGCCCCGATTATAATCTTCTATAATAGTGTAACTTCCTTGCACATCTATAATTCCTTGACGTTGTGCGCTTAAATTACTTTCCAATTTATATTTTATATAATATTTAGTTAATCCACCACTAACTGCTTCATCTAAAAGATATAACCTATAATTAATGTATGTTCCTCCTGTAGCATTTGTTGTTCCTATATTTATATTTTCACCTACCATTAATAAATCTCTCCATAGCTGAATTGTTATTCGTTCATTTGCTGCACAACAAGCAAATAAAGTGAAATTTAAATCTACTAACACAGCCGATGGCACGCCAATATCAATATTATTATATAATTGCGCACTCAAATCTTGCAAATCACTTGTGCTGGTTAAAAAACTATTTGCTCTCAGTATTGTTAAATTACTATTATTTTTAGGAACATTTGTAAGTAATATGTTACTTGTTCCTATTGAATTTGACGTACTAATATTTACAATACCTTGAGGCTCATTACTTACGCTAGCATTGGAGCTAGGATCTTTTTCTAATTTATATTTTAAGTAATATTTTTTAGGTCCATTGCTTAAATTTGTGTCTAAATAGTTGAAAGTATATGGAATAGTTAGTCCGGCTGTGGCATTTATTATTCCTAATTCTTTACTCTGTGAAATCATACTACTATCTCTCCACACTTCAATAGTTAATCGCTCATTAAAACTATAACAACAATATAAGTTAACATTTATATCAATTTGAACGTTGCTATTGGCTACTTCTATAATATTATATAACACACCACTCAAATCTTGTGTTTCATAACTTGTTGTTGTATAGCTTGAATCAGTAAATAGGAATTTATTATAATAATTAGACGCATTTTCTATTTCTATTTCTGTTAATATAATATTACTAGAACCCGTTTGTAAATTTATAATACCTTGCCTAATCAAACTATCATTGTTTTCTAAGTTATATTTTATATAATATTTCTTGAGTCCAGCATTTAAACTAGTATCTAAATACGTTAGACTATAAGGTATTATAATGCCTTGTGCGCCAGCAGCATTTAATGTTCCTAAATTTGTGCTTTGCACAATCATGCTATTATCTCTCCACAATTGCACACTTATTCGCTCACTTAAAGAATAACAACAAGATAATGTAATATTAACATTAACAAGAATAGAGTTATTATTAACTATGTTGATTGTGCTAAATAATGAATTACTCAAATCTTGTATATTATTTGTAATAGTTTCAAATGTATTGTTATAAATTGAATTATTATAAAACATTGATTTATTAATTTTATTTATAGCACTATTCAAAACTTCAGTATTAATATATAAACTTTCGGCCGAAATTGTTCTTAATCCTGCTAGAGCCTTGTTATTTAAATTAACGTCCTTATTAAGAACCACAGAATTATTAAATATTATTTTTTTTTTGGGTGTTATTTTTAATTCTATATTTTTATTAGTAGACTCTAATATTAAATTATTACATATATCATTAGAGGTTAGCCTATTGCAAAATATTCTAAAGCTCTTGGAGCTACTATTAAAATTTTCATAGTTAGGCATACAATTTAATTTAATTTAATATAGCTCTATAATATTTTATATTGTTTTTAACGTCATTTTTTAATCAAAAAAGCTAATGTGCTATTGTATTATTTTCTATATTGTATTATTTTCTAGTTTATTTATAGCTCACTTTCTAAATATTTCAACGTAGCATTAAGATTATTTATTAATACTTGTTGCTCTTGAAATGCTTTTATTAACATTAATGTTAAATAACTATAATTTACTGATTTAAATCTCTCAAGTGTGTCATCTTCATGTATTAATTCTGGAAAAAGTTCTTCTAATTCCTGTGCAACCACCCCTATATATTTTGTTTTATCTGGACCCTTTAAATTATAATTAACAACTCTAACTTTTAGCAATTTTTCTAATTTAGGAGTGCAATTAACTATATTTTCTTTTAATCTGCTATCACTAACTCCAGTATAAGAACCCGAATAATTTGTTACATTTCCTTGCGCATCAATTCTGAAAACTCTATTATAAGTATAACCTACATTGCTATAATAATCAACTATAGAAGCACTAATATCTGTTGATGCAAGATAATGCGAACTATAACCATTAATAGTGCCATCAAAGTTATGTCTATTAGATATATTAAGTGACTTCAAATATGCTCTGCCTCCTACTATTAAGCCACCACTAATTGTTGTATTTATATTACTAGTAGTTGATGGCGTAAATGTTAAAGATTTATCCATTCCATAAACACGTGACAAATTACCACCTGATTTATTTATTATTTGAACTAAGGTTGTTCCATCACCTGAAAGGGCATGCATTGGAAGTCCCAAATTTGGAGCTACTCCAGTTCCATTAAGCACTTGTCCTAGCTGGGTCCAAGTATTTAAATATAGTTTATATACTCTTACACAAGTAATATCTCCACCTGCTGAAATTAGTGTTCCATCATTAGATATTTGTACCCATTTACCAAATAAGTCACTAACAGCTGAACCAGAAATTGTTTGTCCTAATTGAGACCATGAAGTTCCATTATATTTAAAAACACTAACAGTTCCTATTCCGTTGGTGGTGTTGCCGGCGGAGGCGCCAGCTCCAATACCACCAATTACAATAGTGTTTCCATCACTTGATAATTTTATATTCCATCCAAAATATTGATCAATAGCACTACCATCAATAATGCTGCCTAGAGGTAGTGTCCATGTTCGGCTACTACTATTAAATCTATAAATTTCGACTAGTGTTGATGAACGATATCCAGCAGCAAGTATTGTTCCATCTAATGATAATGACATAGAAAATCCTAGTTGGTTATTATTAGCTCCACTAATGTCTTGTCCTATTCTTATCCAACTATTAATATTAGCACTCAACTCATATACAAGGACTTCTCCCTTATTCAAACGACTTGAAGCAGCAAGAATATTTCCATTTCCTGATAAAGCAACATTATAGCCTAATTTATAATTAGTTATAGATTTTCCATTTATAAGTTGTCCTCGTTGTACCCACCTATTAGCACTTAACTCAAATACTCTAACTTGTCCCAAATCACTAATGTCGTTTAAAGTATCACTTACAGCAACAACTCTTCCATCGCTTGACAACGCAACTGCACTGTTACCATCACCTCCAAAAAGAGTATTTGTAGTTTGCCCCACCATAATTTCACTACTTAGTCCCAAAGTCTGCCAACTATAACTTGTTCCATTAGAACTTATTTCATAAACATAAAGTCTTCCTCTGCTAGAAGCATTAGAAGGGTCAGTTAATGCAACAACTCTTCCGTTGTTTGAAATACCATTAAAACATATAGGATTAGAAAAACTAATATCTTGTCCAATAATGTTCCATAAATTATTACCAAATCTTTGACTATAATGACTTGTATTTATTGTTTCAATAGTAATAGCTGATGTATTAATATTATTAGCATTAATAGTAGCAAATGAAATGTCAAAATCTGTTTTTATTTTATTAAGCGAATCGTCAAAAACAGTTCTTAATAAATACGACAAGTCAAGTATTCCAGTAAAAGTATTAAATGAACTATCAAATGAATTAAGAGCTTCAACTCTTCTTTGCTGTACATAAGAAGTATCCATAAGTGTTCTTAAATCTCCATATGAAATAGAAAAAGTGTTTTTGGAAATATATGAGCTGTCTGTATAAGTTCTCAAAGAATTTAATGAAATATCAAAATTAGATCTTAATATAAATGAATTATCAATTTGGCTTCGCCTATAAGTAGCATTATAAGAATTGTCTATATTCCTTTTTAATGTGAAAAACGATGAACTTAAATCTGTTCTAAATGTGTTTAAAGATAAGTCAAAATTGCGTTTAGCTAGTGAAATGTCATCTATAAATAAGACTTTATTATTTTGAACATTTAATTGTCCACCACTGAAGTTCCAAAGTGTTCCATTATATTTTAATGACGCAATATTTGAAATGTCTAGTCCTGCATTAGTATTTGACAAATTTTGTATATTTGCCAAGCTTGAAGCTAGCATAATAGCTTGGTCACATATGTCAACAACAGATGATGCAATAGATGTTTGAATGCCATTTACAACTAAATCACCATTAATAATTAGTGTTCCGCTAGAATTGCCGTGACCTGATGGGTCAATAGTAAATAATGCCGGCACTTTTAGCACATTATTAAGTAATAGTCCATTTATACTTATGTCATTAAAATAGGCGGTTTTAAGCACATATAAATTATTACTTATTGAAATAGCTGATGCACTTAAATCCTTTGTAATAATTTTAGCACTATTAAAATTGTCCTCTAGTGCCTCTCTATAAAGATTAAAACTAGTTTCAACAGAGGCAAAATTATTCCCATTTATTAATAAATCATTACTTATGGTTAGTGTTCCGTCTACTCGTAAATTGTTATTTATATAGACATTGGAGTTAAAACTCGAGTCGCCGCCGCTCACATTTATATATGTAAAAAAGGCATCGCTCCTTCCTATACTATTAGTCAATGGATTAATACCTATTATTGTATTTCCAATATATCCATTATTAACACTATTATATTTTAACTTATTATTAGTAGGTAAGTTAATATTGTCCACGTATAGAAAATTACTGGATATTTCTGAAACATTAGAAAAATCTATATTATTACAAATTACTCTGCTCAAATCAACACGCCCATCAAAAATCACTATATTACTGCTAAAATCAATAGTATTATACGATGACTCAATTATTAAATTTCTACTTGTATCAATACTTGTTAATTTGTCACCAAATATTATAAAACGTCTATCAACATTAAAATCTATTTCCATATTAACTATATTACACTATTAATATAGTTAATTTATATTTTATTAACTAATTGAATACATAAATTTATTACAATTTATTACAATTTATTACAATTTATTACAATTTATTACAATTTAACTCTTAAATATCCAGAATTATCATAAAATACTTCACCTCTTGTACCAGTATTAACGAGTACTTGTGGCAACTTACTTAAATCAAAATAAAGCCTTGGGGTGTAAATACCAGTAAAACTATTGCTATTATCTGCAATATGAATACTATATAATGGATTAATTGTATTAATTCCTATTCTATTATTAGATGTGTCTATACAAATTAGATTGCTAGAATCAATTGTTCTTGTATTAATTGCATCAATCGAAGAAAAAGTTCCAATTAAGGTATTTAGCGATGAATAAGAGCTCATAACTTAATTATAGTTATTTAATAATATAAATTTTAAGTATTAAGATTACTAAATTATATATTATATATTATATATTTAAATATTTCAAAAATAGTGTTTTTAAAACGCCTTTTCAATATTTGCAATTCTAGTTTCTAAAAGCTCTAGTTTTTTTGCTAATTGCTCTATATATTGTATTTTATTATTTACAATGGTTGCCAAATCGTTAGAACCTTCATTTTTAATAAAATTCTCATTTTTATTTAAGTTTTCATTAATTGTTTGGACTTGACTATCCAATTCTTTAAGAGCTGCCAAGCTATATACAAAAATATTATTGTAATTCAAACCATATGGAGTTTGTTCATTACCGCTAAATACACTAAATTTTAGTTCATCTATTTTTTCAACTTCTTGAGCAATTAGACCTGCTTCTATTACGTAAGGCTCGTTTAATGGACCCCTATAATGTGCGTCTTTAAAAGTCGCTGTTTTCTGGTAAATTTGTGGGCTTAATTGCCGTATAGTTGTTAGAGCGTTAGCAATAAGTTGTTCATTATGCTTTAACCTATCATCGGAACCAATTAATTGCCCGTTTTGACTAATTATTTGGCTATTAGAAGTTAAAGAACCAACAGTTAAGGTACCGCCAATTCTTACATTTCCATTTAGTGATATATCGTTTCCACCTAATAACGGATTAATATTATTTACAAATAATCTTGCATTATTAAGCAATGTTAAAGAACTATCCATTAACACATTACCGCTAATAGATAAAGGAATAGCATTATTATATGGTCTAATATTATTTACATAAAATAGCGAGCTAGCAGTCATGTCTCTTGTTAGTAATGTGTCAGTTTTAAAACTATTACAACTTATCTCATTATTTATAGTAATAGCTGTATTTGTAAAAATTTTAGAATTTAAAATAATCATGCTTGCATCTCCTAATATAAGAGTGTTTGTTCTTAGCGTTCCGCTAACATCTATATCATAAGCTGGGCTAGATGTTTTCACACCAATACGGCTATTTTCTGTATCAATACAAACTACGTCATTGTTATTAGGCATTATTATATCATCGGTTAATGCGCTTATACTTGTAACAATTTTGTTAAGTCCTGACATTGCTATATTATTATTATAGATTAATAATAATAATTTAACAATTAAATGTATTAAAGCTTTTAAAGAAAAAATCGGTTATCTATTAATTTTATTGTGTTGTTTTTATATTGTTTTCTAACAGCAACTACATAAACAAAGACATCAATTTATAAAATAGGACCACCTAAAGCTGTTCTTCTCATATCTTTGATAATACTATATGAAACATTCATAAAACTATTTGATGAATTGGTTGTCGATTGTGCTTGTGGTGCAATGTTAAAATATAAAGCAGTTGGTATTAATGATGAAAGTTCAGAAGTCTCACCTTGACAATCTATTCTTGAAATACCTAAACCTGAACCAGTCCAATGAAAAAGGGTTGATGCTTTATACCAAAATTTTTGAGTTGGACTTGCTCTATCATATGACCTAAATACTTCAATTCGTATTATTATAGTTTCATTTGTATTAGGACCTTCAACGAGCAACCCATTATTTTCGCCCAACATATCCTCACCAAAGAGAGGAAATGTATCTCCATATTCACCATACACAAACCTACCATTAAAATATCTCCACAAATTAGCTGTGCTTGATTCTGTATTGTATTTTAAGAACATTTTATAACCTCCTTCACCTGTTATTTTTACACTCATGTCTATTTGTAAACTTTCATTATTAGATAAATCTATTGGTATATTAAAACTATTAACAGGTCCAACAATCGTATCAAAAGAACGGATAATAGCAGTTGCCTCGAGCATAGCAATTCTACTAGTTAAACTTGCTAATAGAGAAGCAACATCAGATGTTAATGAAGAAGATGAAGATGATGAAGAACCAGAAGACAAATAACTAAATGAAGTATCCACTTCTATTTCATATACTCTTATTCTACCAGTATCAACTGATGTAAAAGTTTCTTTAAAACTTTGGCCATCAATATGTATAACATTACCATTGTAACTAGAAGCTATATATTGGCCAGGACGCTCCCCTGTTACACCTGTTATTTCACGTCCAATTTTTGACCAATAATTATTTACACTTGAATATCTATATGCTTGTAAATACCCACTATAATAAGTAGAACCGCCATCATTATTATAAATAACAGTCGGTCTATTACGTCCACCAAAAGCAACTGTTAAACCATCACCTGATAATAATTTAGTATCACTTCCAAATTGAATTCCTTGTGCCTCATCTATATATTGTACTTCCTCATATACAATATCTTGTCCTCTTTGTATCCAAGTATTGGATGAACTATCATATGCATATATTTTTGACCTACCAGCATATGTATCACCATTTACTGTACTATCCCAACTACCTACAAGAAATACACTTCCATCGTTGGATAATTTACCCGTAGTAGTTGACCATGTTGGAAGTGTAATTAATGTTACATTACCATATTGTTGCCAAATTGTTCCATTATACTTAAATAATACCATTGAATTTTGCTTACAAAATAGAACTACTTTTCCATCAGCACTAATAGCACGAGTTCTTCTGCTCCAAAAATCTAAAGAACCAGGAACATTTATACTAGTATTAACTTCTGATTCCGATATTTGTGCACTATCTTGTACAAAAGATCCATTAGTTAGTGTATGTATTATTACATTAGTAAGACTACCACCTACACCAATAAGAAACCTTTTAATAACATTATTTTCAAATGTGAAAATAGCACTACCTACACGATTAGAATTTTGACTAGTTACTGAAGCAATTTGTATCCATGATGTTCCATTAAAACTATATACAACATCTGTATATATATTATTTAAATATTCACCTGTATTTTCTCCATATCCTGCCCGACTAATAGGTATTGCAATTGTATTTCCATCACCACTCATAAATTTTCCACTTATGTTGAAATCCGTTGCTAAACCTGTTTGATCGCCTCCGGCACCACCGCTTTCGGCATATCTCCACGATGGAACATAAGTAAATGGAAGTAAAATTGTTTCGCCTTTTTGAACCCATGAATTTGATATAAAAGTATAAACAGCAATAGAAGCTCTCGGTTGTTCTTGACTTCCTACTCCTGTTGGATAAAATATAGTAGAATATGGCCAATAAACCATAATAGTATAACCATCTAAAGACGCAGACATTATCATTGGAGCATTTCCAGAAACATCTTTAACTTTTGTAATATTAGTTCCAAGTAAATTCCAATCTTGATTGTAAAATTTTTTGGCTATTGATGAAGTTCCACCTCCACTTCCACCACCTGTTCCTATAGCGGACAATAAAACATTATATGATGTTTCAAATAATTGCTTAGATACAAATGATACATCTACTTCATTTTTAGTATATACATTAGAAACTTGAATAGAACTTAAAGAAGCATCAAACAATTTCTTGGATACAAATGATACATCAATTTGTCCTCTTGTATATACATTACTAAATGAGGCGTCTATTTCTATTTTGCTATATCCGTCTGCTGATGATGAAGAACCAGATGAAGATAGTGAAACATTATTTATTCCATAAAATCTAAAACGACTAGCATTCCCTGTTCCTGTGGCAATTATTGTTCCATCATAAGACATATTTACATACCATCCAACTTGCTCACTATCTAAACCCCAAATTGTATCGCCTAATTGTGACCAAAAATTATTAGTTGGATTATATTTATAAACAAAGCAAGCACCGCGCGCAGAAGTATTCAAAGGAGTATATTTAGCAGCATTTGCACCTATAACAATTGAATTTCCATCTCCAGATAACTTTATTGAGCGACCAAAAGTCATACCATCGTTTGTTGTGGTATTCCATGGTTCCTCTGGAAAAAGTTTTTGTCCTATTTGAATATAATCATTTGCATTACTATCAAATTTATAAATAACAACAAAACCTGAATTTGGACCAGTTCCTGCATTACCTAACCCTCCAACAGCCAATATACGTCCATCGCTTGATATTGAATTTATATTGGAACCTGAATATATTTCTATTGGAGTTACTCTTTTTGTTGTTTTTAATACCCAAGAGTTACCACTAAATTCAAATACTCTTACAGCACCTACCTCAGCAGCAATTTCAGGTTCTCCTTCATTAGTATTTACTTGTGAATAACCTGTAGAAAAAATATTACCATCATAAGACAAATTAATATTTTGCGGGTATTGCACGCCATCTTGCATAGGTATTTCAGGAGGATATGAACTATATGTATCTCCTGATATTGTATAAAATTGAACATCACCAAAATGATTTGAAATACCAACTATTTTACCATTTCCTGAGATAATAGGATACCTACCACCATTAATAGTAGCGCCTACTTGATACCAAGAATTAGTTGTATCTGAGTATTTTTTTATTCTAATTCGTTCATTATCATCTTCTGATCTATATATTATTGTTTTTGCATCATTAGAAATTGCGAAACGATTTATGTTCTCGTTAGCATTTCCGGTTATAATGTTATTATAAATCCAATTATTAGAAATATCATTATATTTATAAATAACAATGAAACCGCAATTTGGTAAATTAGGCGCAGAACCACTGACTGAAAAAAAAGCAGTTTTTCCATCAGCAGATAACTTAACATCACCAGAACCAGCAAAAGAATATGGAGAAATGGTGTTATTATTAGTAAATATTAAATCTTCTCCTAATTTATTCCAATTATCATTATAATAATTATTTACAATTGATGAAGTTCCGCCTCCACTTCCACTTCCACCTCCACCACCTGTTCCTATAGCGGACAATAAAACATTATACGATGTTTCAAATAATTGCTTAGATACAAAAGAAACATCTACTTCATTTTTAGTATATACATTAGAAACTTGAATAGAACTTAAAGAAGCATCAAATAATTCCTTGGATACAAATGATAAATCTACTTGACCTCTTGTATATACATTAGTAAATGAGTTATCTAGCATATAAAATTTACTATATACATTTGAAAGCGAAGCATCTATTTCTGATTTATTATATACTAGATTTTTAGTATATACATTTACCAATGAAGCATCTATTTCTGTTTTATTATATACCTGATTTTTAGTATATACATTAGCAAATGAGTTATCGACCTCACTTTTAGTATATACTAGATTTTTTGTATATACATTAGCAAATGAGTTATCTACCTCACTTTTAGTATATACTAGATTTTTTGTATATACATTAGTAAATGAGTTATCTACCTCACTTTTAGTATATACTAGATTTTTTGTATATACATTAGTAAATGAGTTATCTACCTCACTTTTAGTATATACCTCACTTTTAGTATATACCTGACTTTTAGTATATACATTTGCTAAGGAAGCATCTATTTGTGATTTATTATATACTAGATTTTTAGTATATACATTAGCAAATGAGTTATCTACCTCACTTTTAGTATATACTAGATTTTTAGTATATACATTAGTAAATGAGTTATCTATTTCTGTTTTATTATATACTTGAATTTTAGTATATACATTAGTAAATGAGGCGTCTATTTCTGATTTATTATATACTAGATTTTTAGTATATACATTTGAAAGCGAAGCATCTATTTCTGTTTTAGTATATATATTTGGAGCACTTATAGATCCTGCTACTTTTAATGAACCACTAATATCTACATTATTTAATGAAGCATCATTAAAACGTTGAACATTAGTGCTATTATCTGTAAATATTATTTTACCTGTTATATCAAGTATATTATATGTAGCGTAATCACTGCTTTGAGAAAACCCACCACCACCACCGATCAAATCATCTAAATTATATGAAATATCTCCTTTTTTGAAAATAATTTCACTGTTTCCCGAAACTTCTAATACTATGTCTTGGCCATCATATGACTTTATTAGTAAATCACTACTAATCCCCGATGTAATAAAATTTGTTACGTTTAATTCGCGAATATAAGCAATATCCCATATTTTACCGGTTTCACCTAAACTTCCAACACCATTACTTACTGGAACTACATTTCCTGAAACACTCATTCCTATAGATGATCTAAATGTATTGCTTGAATTATTATATAGCAAATTTACTTTTGCACCAGATATTTCAAAACCAGCACCATCTGCATGAAGTGAATTTGACGCATTAGAAGCCAACACTAATACTTTATCACTAATATCTACAACACTTGAATTAATGGTTGTTGTTACTCCTTGGACTACTAAATTACCATTAATTAGTACTGATCCTGTATTATCTCCGTAACCAAAAGGATCAATTGTAAATGATGAAGGAACATATAAAGTGGATCCCCTAAATGTTACATTACCGCATACATCCAAAGATTTTGTATATACATTTGCTAAGGAAGCATCTATTTCTGATTTATTATATACTAGATTTTTAGTATATACATTAGTAAATGAGTTATCTACCTCACTTTTAGTATATACTTGATTTTTAGTATATACATTTGAAAGCGAAGCATCTATTTCTGATTTATTATATACTTGATTTTTAGTATATACATTAGTAAATGAGTTATCGACCTCACTTTTAGTATATACTTGATTTTTAGTATATACATTTGAAAGCGAAGCATCTATTTCTGATTTATTATATACTTGATTTTTAGTATATACATTTGCCAAGGAAGCATCTATTTCTGTTTTATTATATACTAGATTTTTAGTATATACATTTGAAAGCGAAGCATCTATTTCTGATTTATTATATACTAGATTTTTAGTATATACATTTGCTAAGGAAGCATCTATTTCTGATTTATTATATACCTGATTTTTAGTATATACATTTGAAAGCGAAGCATCTATTTCTGTTTTAGTATATACTTGATTTTTAGTATATACATTTGAAAGCGAAGCATCTATTTCTGTTTTATTATATACTAGATTTTTAGTATATACATTTACCAATGAAGCATCTACCTCACTTTTAGTATATACTAGATTTTTAGTATATACATTAGTAAATGAGTTATCTACCTCACTTTTATTATATACTAGATTTTTAGTATATACATTAGTAAATGAGTTATCGACCTCACTTTTAGTATATACTTGATTTTTAGTATATACATTTGCCAAGGAAGCATCTATTGCTGTTTTATTATATACTAGATTTTTAGTATATACATTTGCCAAGGAAGCATCTATTTCTGTTTTAGTATATATATTTGATGCACTTATAGAACCTGCTACATTTAATGACCCGCATATATCTACATTATTTAATGAGATATCATTAATGCGTTGGACGTTAGTGCTATTATCAGTAAATATTATTTTTCCTGTTATATCAAGTATATCATATGATGCGTATTCATTATTTTGAATAAAAACTCCACCTGATAATATAATATTATATGAGGTATCTAATAAATCATTAGAAATCCCTGATATTTCTTGTAATACATATTGCATTTGTGAATTTAAAGAATTAAATGACGCTTCACGAACAAAAGACACGTCTAAATAATTGCTTACTATATTTCCAAATCCTTTTGTAATATTCCCTTTTTTAAAAAATATATCATTGTTTGCAGATACTTCTAAAATTAAGTTATTCCCATAACTTGGCGCAACTAATAAATCATCTCCACTAATAGAGGTTAATGTATTAGTATACATTTTCCATGACTTCGTGTTCGAATTAAAGTTATGAAGGTTCATTTTATTATTATATTAAACAATAATAAAATAATTTAATAATAATTTAATATTATAATTATTAAATTTTTTATAAATTATTAATTTGTCTTTGTTTCTAATGCTTGTATTCTTGTTGTTAAACTATTTATAATTGTTTGCTGTGTTAACAAACTTATATCTTGTGCTTTTACTTTTGCATGTAATTCTTTTATAGCAGCAAGTCCGTATACAAAAACTGAATTATAAGTTAGTCTATAAGGTTGTGGTATTAAATTGTAGCTTATATCATAATTAGCGTTGCTTATATCATAATTAGCATTGCTTGGGTCATAATTAGCATTGCTTGGGTGATAATTAGCATTGCTTGGGTGATAATTAGCATTGCTTGGGTCATAATTAGCATTGCTTGGGTCATTTGTTCGTCTTTTATAAATATAGCTTTCTTTATAATAATCACCACCGCTTATAACAAAGCTCAGATCAGGGATTTGTAATACTTCTTGAGCAATTAAACCTGCTTCATAAGTCCAAGAATAACCACTTAAATCACCATTATAACTAGAGTCTAACAATGTCTGCGTTTTTTGATAAAACTTTGGATTTAGTTTATCAATAATTTCTAATCCATTAGCAATAACAACTTCATTATGCTTTAAGCGGTCATCTGAACTATTTGTAAATGTTCCAGTTACATTAAGAGTTGTTACTGCCATATTTGAAAAAGTCCATTTACCTGTTTCATCTATAGTTGAAACATTAACACTACTAGAAGCTATATAGCGGATTACTACAATACCAGAACCGCCTTTGCCACCTATACCATTAGACCAATTACCACCACCACCACCACCGCCCGTATTGTTACCACCCGCACCACCAGTAGAACCGAAGCCGTCTGAGCCAGTTGATCCATTATTAAGTGCTGATCCACCACCAGTTCCTCCAAAACTATTGGCTGCACCCCCACCTCCACCACCTTTACCACCCCACCCACCTGTTTGTGTGCCTGTTTGTCCCCACGAAGCACCACCACCACCACCACCCCAATAATAACTTGGTCCTAGAATAGGATTTACAATACCCTCTCCACCTGAACCAGAACCATATTGTCCTGTATTACCTATTATTTGTGTATCTGTATCAGCACCTGGAGCATTAGCACCACCACCACCAGCGGCTCTAGTCTGATCACCACTGCGAGTAGTTATCATTTTCCCTCCGATATTACCATAAATAAATCCACTATTTGGTCCTAGACTATTACCACTACTAGCTCCGCCTTGATTTAGTCTGCCATTATTGGCACCAGCACCACCACCAGACCCTCCTGCTGTTCCATCTTCAACTCCCTGATATACGCCTCCTTTTCCACCTCCGGCTGCGGTTGCGCCAAAAGCAGTGCTGTTTTGACCATTGGTGTTTGAATTCCCTCCATCTCCCACAACAACATTATAACTTGTTCCACTTATAACATTTGTAGCAGGTATCCAAATAACACCACCACCACCACCACCACCACCAAGATTTGAACCACCACCTCCACCACCTCCAACAATTAAAACCTCAACTGAACCATTAAATGCAGGAACGAAAGCAGATGTTCCAACAGTTGTAAAACTATGTATAGTAAATGATCCGCTTGTAGTTATTGTGCCACCTGTCCCTGTTGTACCTCCACTAACAACAGTAGCACTATTATCAAACACATTATAACTTGTTGGAGGACGACCTTTTAAGGAACTTATTAATACATTATAACCGCTGCCTCCACAAAATATTCCAAGTTCAGGAGACCAAGAAAACCAGTTTACAGGCGAGCCTACCATAGAAGAAATAGCTATAGCTTCCCAATTTATACCATCTTTTGAAATTAATTGAAAGTTATCATTACAAGTAACAAAAAATATACCAAGTTGTGGTGACCATACAATACATATAGGATAAATATAAATAAGGGATGTTGGAATATTAGCACTTAACCACTTAATACCATTTCTTGAATAATTTAATGGAATATTTTGTGTTTCATCACAAACTACAAATATTCCAAGTTCAGGAGACCAACAAATATCATGATATCTTCTATATAAGTAATTTACGTTTAGACCTGGATTAATCCATGTTATACCATTTATCGAATATAAAATTACACTATTACCAACAGCAACAAATATTCTTAGTTGTGGAGACCAACAAACTGCTCTTAATTCTATTGTATATCCTAGATATAATGGTTGCCAATTAATTCCATCGGACGAACTGGCTATATAAGCAGCTTGTAGATTGCTTGGGTGCCCTGTCCTACTCATACCAACAGCAACAAATATTCCTAATTCCGGTGACCAACAAACATCCTGCCAAGCATGAGCGGTGGCTTGACTTGCGGGCGAATGAGTAAAAGTTGAATCACTCCATATTACACCATTTGATGAGCGCATTAATGATACTTTTGTTGTATCATGATTGAAAGCACAAGCGAGAAATATTTTAAGTTGTGGAGACCAACAAATATTAGTCCAATATGAATCTGTATTTGGAAGATTATTTGCTATTAATGACCACGATGTGCCATTACTTGAAATAGCTATTGAAGATCCATAAATAAATACAAATATTCTAAGTTCAGGAGACCAACAATTTCTATAAAAATCAAAATTAGATCCTAATGGAGAAGATATAACGTTCCAAGTTTGAACTGCTTTAACTCCACTCGATAGCGGATTTAAGCCCGGATAAGCATCTTTTGCTAATCCATAATATCCATTAACTGCGGTCCAACTTATATCTCCACTAATTTCTTGATACACTCTATTTGATGCTCTTAAATTGTTAATGTATGCATTGTTCCAAAATTTAGTAGTGCTACCTAAACTATAAGTATTAGTTGTTAAAGGGACTAAATCATTTGAAATGGAAGTAAGAACTATTGAAGAACTGCTTCCTCCTCCACTACTTGCTGGTAATGCATTTAATGATAATTCAACAACACGTTTAGTAACAAATGAATTATCTACTTGTATTCTAGTATATATATTAGCAAAAGAAGTATCTATTACTCCTCTAGTATATACATTAGCAAATGATTGATCTAGGTACTCTCTAGTATATACATTAGCAAATGATTGATCTATATATCCTCTAGTATATACATTAGCAAATGAATTATCAATTTGTCCTCTGGTATATACATTAGCAAATGATTGATCAATTGCACCTCTAGTATATACATTAGCAAATGAAGTATCAACTTGTCTTCTAGTATACACATTTTGAAATGAAGTATCAATATAACCTCTAGTATATACATTAGCAAATGATTGATCAATTATTCCTCGTGTATATACATTAGCAAATGATTGATCAATATAACCTCGTGTATATACATTAGCAAATGATAAATCAATTGCTCTTCTAGTATATACATTAGCATATGAATTGTCAAATTGACTTTTAGTATATATATTTGAAGCTTCCAAATTTCCACTAATATATACATTTCCTGTTACTTGTAAATTGTTATTAACGCTTAAATCGTTAATATAAGCATTGCTCCATATATTGCCAGTGCTTCCTAAACTTGCACTATTGGTTACATTAGGAATTAGCGAATTAGTATTAAGTAATCCATTACTAATAATAACATTTCCACTTAATTCTATATTTTGACTAGTAATAATAATATATTTTTCAGCTGAAATAGTTGTTGTATATATTGAACCTAAAATGTTTGAACCCATAAACTATTATAACATTAATATATATTTTTTATATATATATTAATACTAATATATTACTAAACCATTTTAACATTTATAATAGTATAATATTAGCTTTACTGTTGGGGACTAATGGATGCTGTTTCCATTGTTTCAATTCTTGTTATTAGATTATTTAATTGCTCATCTAAAACATTTGTTTCTTGTGCCTTTACTTTTGTATGTAATTCTTTAATAGCAGCAACTCCATAAACAAAAACTGAATTATAATTTAGACTATAAGGTTGCTTTATTAAATTGTAGCTTATGTCATAATTCGTGCTTATGTCATAATAATTTGCGCTTATATCATAATAATTAGCATTGCTTATATCGTTACTTTGGTTCTTTAAAAAATAACTTTCTTGATAATAATCACCACCGCTTACAACAAAGCTTAGATCAGGAATTTGTAATACTTCTTGCGCAATTAAACCTGCCTCATAAGTCCAATCATGTCCGCTTAAATCTCCATTATAACTAGCATCTAACATGTCTTGAGTTTTTTGATAAAACTTTGGAGTTAGTTGTTCAACAATTTCTAATCCGTTAGTAATTATAACTTCATTATGCTTTAACCTATCATCAGAACTGTTTGTAAATGTTCCAGTTACATTAAGAGTTGTTACAGCCATATTTTGAAAAGCCCATTTACCTGTTTCATCAATGCTATTAAAACTGCTATCAAAGACATTATAACTTGTTGGAGGACGACCTTTTAATGAAGAAGTTAATACTCTATTTCCTCCACTCCAAGCTACAGCAGCAAATATTCCAAGTTCTGGTGACCAACATATACCAGAACCACCACTTGCTGGTGCTGTTCTTGTTGTCCAATTTATTCCATTATGCGAGGTCATTACTATTCCAGTAAAAGATACAGCAGCAAATAATTCTAGTTGTGGCGACCAACAAACGCTAAACCATTCAGCACCTTCATTGGCTGACAACCTAGCAATCCATGTTATTCCATCAGTTGAAGTCGTTACTCTATTACTTCCATTAAAAGCTACAGCAACAAATAATCCTAGTTCCGGCGACCAACAAATACCAGTCCAGCCACTTGTTGGTGCTGTTGTTATTGCCGTCCAAGATATTCCATTTGGTGAAGTCATAATTTTATTACTTCCACCTTCAGCTACAGCAACAAATAATCTTAGTTGTGGCGACCAACAAACACCATACCAAGAATTGCTTTCACCTGCTGATACATTCAATGTCCAATTTGTTCCATCGCGTGAAATCATCGTTCTATTTGATCCAGCATAAGCAACAGCAACAAATACTCCGAGTTCTGCCGACCAACAAACAGAATGCCAACCATTGGATTCATTTGCTGATGCTCTTCCAGTCCAAGTTATTCCATCTGGCGAAGTCATTACCCTATTTGATCCAATATAAGCTACAGCTACAAATAACATTAGTTGTGGCGACCAACAAACACTAACCCAAAAATTGCTTTCATTTGATGATGTTCGCCCTGTCCAAGTTATTCCATTTGACGAAGTCATTACCTTATTACTTCCTTGGTCAGCAACAGCAACAAATATTCTACGCTCTGGCGACCAACATACATTACGCCAAGTATTGCTTTCATTTGATGATACTCTTCCTGTCCAACTACTAACTGCCAAGTCTCCACTTGACAACGGATTTAAACTCGGATAAGCATCTTTTGCTAGTCCATAATATCCATTTACAGCATTCCAACTTATATCACCACTAATTTCTTGATAACCTCTATTAGACAGTCTTAAATTGTTAATATATGAATTATTCCAATATTTAGACGTGCTACCTAAATTAACATTATTTGTTGTTAAAGGAATTATATTACTTGATACTAATGATAGATCAATAGATGATGTGCTTCCACTACTGCCTCCTATAGCTAATGCATTATATGAAGCATCAAATACGTGCTTATATGCAAATGAATTGTCTACTTGTATTCTAGTATATACATTAGCAAATGATTGATCAATGCGTCCTCTAGTATATACATTAGCAAATGATTGATCTATATATCCTCTAGTATATACATTAGCAAATGATTGATCAACGCGTCCTCTAGTATATACATTTGCAAATGAATTGTCAAATTGTTTTATAGTGTATACATTAGCATATGAATTGTCAAATTGTATTCTAGTATATACATTTTGAAATGAAGTATCAATTACTCCTCTAGTATATACATTAGAAAATGATTGATCTATGTGACCTCTAGTATATACATTAGAAAATGATTGATCAATATAATCTCGTGTATATACATTTTGAAATGATTGATCAATCTGATTTCTAGTATATACATTTGCAAATGAAGTATCAATATGTGTTCTAGTATATACATTTGCAAATGAATTATCGATGTAATTTTTAGTATATATGTTAGAAACATCTAAATTTCCACTAATTTTTACATTTCCTGTTACTTGTAAATTGTTATTAACACTTACATCGTTAATATAAGCGTTGCTCCACCTATTGCTAGTGCTCCCTAAACTTGCACTATTGGTTACATTAGGAACTATTGAATTAGTATTTAGTAATCCATTACTAATAGTAACATTGTTTTTCATAATAACATTTCCACTCAATTCTATATTTTGGCTATTAATTATGATATATTTTTCAGATGAAATAGTTGTAGCATATATAGAACTCATAAACTATTATAACATTAATATATATTTTTATATAAATATATATACTAATTATACTAATTATACTAATTATACTAATTATACTAATTATATTATTTATACTAATTAATTATTACACTTGATTACGTTGTTCTAATGTTTCTATTCTTGTAATACAATTATTTATAATTGCTTGTCGATTATATATAGCCGTTTCTTGAGCTTTTACTTTTGCATGTAATTCTTTAATAGCAGCAAATACATATACATAAATCGAGTTATAATTTAGACTATAAGGTTGTGTTATTAAATTGTAGCTTATGTCATAATTAGCTCTATTAATATAATTACTGCTTGTATCATAATAATTGATGCTTGTGTCATAATAATTGTAACTTTCGTGATAATAATCACCACCACATACAGCAAAGCTTAGATCAGGAATTTGTAATAACTCTTGCGCAATTAAACCGGCTTCATAAGTCCAAGCATGTCCGCTTAAATCGCCATTATAACTAGCGTCTAACATAACTTGCGTTTTTTGATAAAACTTTGGATTTAATCTATCAATGACGTCTAATCCGTTAGTAATTATAACTTCATTATGCTTTAACCTATCATCAGAACTGTTTGTAAATGTTCCAGTTACATTAAGAGTTGTTACAGCCATATTTTGAAAAGTCCATTTACCTGTTTCATCAATACTATTAAAACTGCTATCAAACACATTATAACTTGTTGGAGGACGACCTTTTAATGATGAAATATTTATTTGATTACTACCAGCACCATCTCCTAAAGCAATAAATAGTCCAAGTTCAGGAGACCACTTAACCTTTCTAACAACATCACTTATTGTCGGAGTTCCAACAGGAATAAATTTCCAATTAATACCATTAACCGAAGTCAATATTCGATAACTACCGCTCCAAGCATAATTAAGGGTGCCAATAAATATTTTAAGTTCTGGTGACCAACAAACAGAACTCCATGTATGTGCTGCCGATTCAGGTATATCAGAACTTAGTACCCATGTAATAGCATCTCTAGATGTCATTACTCGTGCTGAGGTTCCGCCAGTAAATTTAGATACAGCAACAAATATTCCAAGTTGAGAAGACCAAGTAATACTAGTCCACTGCCCGCCAAATACTGAGGCATCAATATCGACACGTGTCCAGTCAATACCATTTCTTGAAATCATTACTTTAATTTCATTATAGGCAACAGCAACAAATAATCCAAGTTCAGGAGACCAACATACAGCTTCCCAATTTGATTGATTTAATGGATACGATAGATATCTTTCAGTCCAATTATAACCATTGCTTGAAGTTGCTACACGAGGACCTCCAATAGTGATAGCAACAAATAAGCTAAGTTCTGGAGACCAACACATATGAAGAATATTTGTACCTACACCAGAATTTGGTAGTGGGTTCCAACTGGTACCATTGGTTGAATACATTAATTTTAAATCTGAGTATGCCCCACCTGCAACAAATAATCTAAGTTGCGGAGACCAACAAATTGTTTGCCATTGCGTAGATGTTATAGAAGTATCTGTAATAGTCGCAGGGGTCCAAGTTATTCCATCATTTGATGTAATTACAGCGCTTGAACCTGTGTTTTTTACACCAACTGCAACAAATAATCTTAGTTCTGGACACCAGCAAACATCATTCCATTGTGAGTTTGATACTGTGCTATTAGTAGTAATACGTCTCCAACTACTAACTGCCAAGTCTCCACTTGAATAAGGATTTAAACCAGGATAAGCATCTTTTGCTAATCCATAGTATCCATTAACCGCGCTCCAACTTATATCACCACTAATTTCTTGATAAACTCTATTTGACACTCTTAAATTGTTAATATATGCATTATTCCAATATTTAGTAGTGCTACCTAAGTCATAACTATTTGTTGAAGAAGGAATTATATTAGAGTTAACGGAAGTTCCTCCACTTCCACTTGCAGTTCCGCGAATTGCTACTAATGCATTATATGATAATTCAAATAAACTCTTGGTTACAAATGAAGCATCAACTTGACTTTTAGTATATACATTAGCAAATGATTGATCAATGCGTCCTCTAGTATATACATTAGCAAATGATAAATCTACACGGCTTATAGTATATACATTAGCAAATGAATTATCAATTTGTCCTCTGGTATATACATTAGCAAATGATTGATCAATTGCACCTCTAGTATATACATTTTGAAATGATTGATCAATTATTCCTCTAGTATACACATTTGCAAATGATAAATCAACTTGTGTTCTAGTATATACATTTTGAAATGATTGATCAATTATTCCTCGTGTATATACATTAGCAAATGATTGATCAATATAACCTCTAGTATATACATTAGCAAATGATTGATCAATATAACCTCTAGTATATACATTAGCAAATGATAAATCAATTGCTCTTCTAGTATATACATTAGCATATGAATTGTCAAATTGACTTTTAGTATATATATTTGATGCTTCTAAATTTCCATTAATATATACATTTCCTGTTACTTGTAAATTGTTATTTATACTTACATCGTTAATATAAGCATTGCTCCATATTTTGCCAGTGCTTCCTAAACTTGCACTGTTGGTTACATTAGGAATTAGTGAATTAGTATTTAATAAGCCACTTGAAAGAGTAGCATCATTTTTTATAATAACATTTCCACTTAATTCTATATTTTGACTAGCAATAACAATATATTTTTTAGATGAAATAGTTGTTGCATATATTGAACCTAATTCACTTGTAGGTATATTTGTAGGTATATTGGGTGGTGGTTCTAAATATGAACCTATTATATTTAAATAACCACCACTAGTACTATCAGTACCATTTAATGTAATAGCTGAAGTTGTTACAGTAGATCCTGTTGTAGTATTATAATTTAAAATATTAACAACTACACCTAAAAAATTTGTTCCTAACGCTCTAAATGTATATGTGGTAGCATTATTAATAATATTTGTTTGTGTTGAGGTTACTAATGTTAATAAAGTTGAAAGTATATTTGCCTCACTTAGAGCTAATAAATCACCATTGTATAAAGCTACTTTAGAATATGTACCGCTATAAAAATCATTATTCCATACATTTCTTCCTAACCAAAACTGAGTTAAATTTTGTAAAAAAGCGCTAGCGGCAGTATATGTACCTATAGTACCTTTACTAATAATAGTAGAAGCGCCATTATATTCATAAATATTATATTTAACTTGAATATCTGATACAAAACTAAATACATATATATAATATACATTGATATATGAAATCCAAGGCATTACAGGTTCAGTATATGTCTGACCAAGAGGTCTAAAAGTAAACCAAGGTTGTTTATTTGTAGCAGAAAACATGACGCCTAAATAAGTGCCTGTTGTATTATTATTAAATTCAACAACTCTTGCATAGTCGGAGTTACTAGTACCAGTTGAACCAATAATTAAAGTTTTACCTATAAAATCTGTTCCAGAAGTAATGTTACTTGTTGTCATTAAACTATTATAACATTAATATATATTTTTATATATATTAATACAAATATGTTATTAATATGTTATTAATATGTTTATAAATTTAATTAAGGATTGGGTTCATAAAGTTCTTGTAATGAAATATAATTACCTGATGATGCTACAATACCGAATGGAGTAGATATAGTATCATTTGATGGGCAATCTCTTCTAAACTGTAGTTTATAAGACACTGTTTCATTAGTTAGTATCGCATTTGCTAAATCATCTATAAAGCTTCCATAATACACATTATTAAATGTAACACCCATATTTGAACCAAGACTTAGATCAGTAAATACAGTTGTATTATAGCTACCATCAAGACCAGTTGTACTATTTATACTCTTTAATGTTCTAAAACTTAATGTTTGATCTGCTTCTGGAGAAGAAATATAGTTAACTTTAAATTCTATTTTAATAAATGAATTACGGCTTAATACAACTTTTTGAATAAAATAGCCACTAGCATCAACCCAACTATTGCTTACATCACCAATACCTGTTAAAAGACCGGTTGTTTTTAAAGCAAAGGTGTTCCATGTAACAGGATGTTGTGAAAAATTATTTGATGGTAGTACATTTGCCGAAAAATCAATACCTGCATTAGCAATTAATTTATTGTTATCAACTGTTAAACCACCGCTAATATTTACTCCAATATTAGTTTTCCATCTATTAGCAGTAGTATCATATAACAATGATGCATATCCATCACCTAATTGAATACCTGCGTTATTAGACTTTAATGAACTTGTTGAACCAGAAGCAAGAGTTAATAAGACATCACTAATGTCAACTTGAGTAGAATAAACTGTTGTAGTATTACCACGAACAACTAAATCACCCATAATTACAACTTGCCCAGAGGCATCTTGTGTAGTGCTATTTGAACCATCAACACCAAATGGATCAATAATAATTTCATAAGCATTGCTAGATTTAGTAATAGTACCACCAAAAACTCCTGACCCAATTTGAATTCCACCATCAGATCTTATTAAGCCGCTTACATCTAAATTATTGGCAAGTTGTAATCCTGTAAGGTTTGATACGTTACCACGAACAACTAAATCACCCATAATTACAACTTGACCGGAAGCATCTTGTGTAGTGTTATTTGAGCCATCTATACCAAATGGATCAATAACAATTTCATAATTGGTGCTAGAATTAGTTATAGTACCACCGCGTAATCCTGACCCAATTTGAATTCCACCGTCAGATCTTATTATTCCGCTAACATCTAAATTTTGGGATAGTTGTAATCCAGTAAGTGTTGTTGTGGCACCGCTTGAACTAGTAACAACTCTTAATCCGTTAATAAGGACAGAAGATGCGCTTATATCAACCATGCCATTACTACATAAATCAATAATTGACTCATTGTTAGCAGTTGACAATCTTAATCTATTATTAACTGTTCCTGCGCGTAGTCTAGAACCTGTAAAAATATATCTGTCATCAGACCTATTAAAAATTAAATCTGCCATATTTTTATAATTTATGCTAATATTATAAATTTTAAATTAATTAATTAATTAATTAATTAATTAATTAATTAATGCTAAATAACACTAAATAATGCTAAATAATGCTAAATAATTCTAATTAACGCTAAATATTAATAGTAATAATTTGAAGCCGAGCCATTTGTAGCAACATTATGCATAAAGCTATTTCTTACTTGAATTTCAATTAATATATTTGTTAATATATATATATGTAGGCTTTGATAATTATTAATTTTTGGACTAGCAATATAGTCATCATATAAATAATCTAATGTGTTAAAATTAGATATTAATATAGTTTTAATAGTATATGCAAATTGACTATTATAAATATTATTAGTGTCATTATAAATAATTCTTAGTCCATATATATCATAAGGAACCTTATACTTTTGTATTTTTTTTATAATACGCTCTCTTGATTTAATGCGACTTTCATAATTAATAATAATGTTGTTATTATTATGAAGTTCTTTACTAATAACTCGAATTATATTATTTTTATTAGTAGTTAATAAATAATTTGAGAGATTTAAAAAGTTGCATACTAAAAAAAGTAGAATGAGCATTGTATATATATATGTTAAATAGACGTATATATGTTACATAATATATATGTTAAATACTTTATTTTGATTTAAATATTTTTTGAGTATTTTTAAATAATGTTACAAAAATTGAGAGAGTTATATGATAATGACAGTTTACCTAATTTATTATTATATGGAAACAATTTAGTAGGTAAGAAAACATTACTTGAGCAATTATTAATTTATATATATAAGACAAATGAAAATATAGAAAATAATACGTTAATTTTAAACTGTAGCTTAGGCAAAGGCAATATTAAATTTATTCGAGAAAATTTGCGTTTTTTTGCTAATACAATTACTCATAAAAACATTACTAATTTCAAATCAATAATTTTATTAAATGCCGATAGTTTAACACTCGATGCTCAGTCGGCATTGCGCCGGTCAATAGAAATATATAATCATACTAAATTTTTTATAGTAACTGCAAATAAGTCTAAAATAATAAAGCCAATATTATCAAGATTTAGCGAAATATATTGTAATGACAGAAATATGGATATTATTAATAAATCATTGAAAAGCAATAGTAATAGCAATAGTAATAAGATCAATAATAAGCTTTCATTAATTATAAAAAATTTAGATAGTAAGCTAGAAACATTAAAAAATGAGTACGCTAAAGACAATGATTATAAGAAAAATGTTTTATTATTAGAGCACAGTTCATTAATATATAATAAAGGCTTAAGTGCAAATAATTTGCTAGATTATTTTACAGCTAAGTCTAATTTTAAGACAGATTATTACAAATTTTTGTTTTTTTTTAATATATACAAGAGAGAAATACGTGTAGAGGAATATTTAATATATATTATATTATATTTTTATAGCAATCCACTAGTTATTGATTTTTCAACATTAAATTCTAATTTCTAATTTCTAATTTCTAATTTCTAATTTCTAATTTCTAATTTCTAATTTCTAATTTCTAATTTCTAATTTCTAATTTATAATTTCTAATTTCTAATTAACTATTATTTTAGTTAAAATTAATTATTTAAAATAAAATTTTAAATTATAAAAATGGACGATTTTAATCTTTCAACAATAATTGAATCTAAAAATGAGTGGTGTGCACGGTTAACAAATACATTAACGCCGTGCATAATCGAGGGTTTAAGATCAATATTTACAGAAGCCTATGATGTATGTTTAGAAAACAGCGAAGAAACGAAATATTTAATGACATTTCAAAATTTTTTAAACAATATTCCAAAATGGAGTTCTGAAATTGTTGAAAATGAGAAACAGCGTATAATTACATCGAGCGCATGCAATTATTTAGAGGATTTGATAACGTGTGTTCATATTACACAATTGAAGTCGCTAACCTCTACTCGTGTGGGTTTAAAGCAGAAAAAAATAAATATTGATATACCTGACCTTCATAAATTTATACACAAGACATATATCAATGTTGCGCGTAAGGTGTATGTAAATATATATTTATTTGAAAAGAATATAAAGCCCCTGCAAGTTCAAAAAAACAATAGAGAACTAGAATTATTGATTAAGGAGTGTATATTAAATACAATTAGAGAGAGTATACCGATTGAACATATATTGCAAATGTATTTAGATGAGACGCTGGAAACAGATGTTGAAGTAGAGGAGAAAAAGGAAGTAATAGTTGATAAGGAGGCACTAGAAAAAAACAAGAAAGCAAAAGAAAAGAAGGAGTTAGAGAAAATTAAGCAAGAAACAGCGGAAAAATTGAGAGAAGAAAGCAAGGCTAATTTGAAGAATACTATTTTAAATGCAAATAAGGATTTGAATGATGTTAATGTATTAGAGGCGCATAGCACTATTAAAAAGTTAGACAGCATTTCGACCACTATTAATGATACTACTAGTGAATTAGGCTCAGAGTCGGAAACAGAAACAGAGCCAGACACAGATAATAATTATAAACTTAAAATAGATAAAAAAGTACAATCACAATTTGAGCTCGACGTTCAAAATTTGAATGAAGACCCTGATAAATTAGATTTAGATGTATTGAATTTGAATACTGAAATAAGTGATACTGAAAGTATAGCTTTAGATATAGAAGAGCTAAAATAAAGCTTTTAGAAAAAGCTTTCCAAAAATAAAAAGAAACTTTTTTAAAAAAAAAGTTTCACAAAAAAAAGCTTTTAAGAAAAGCTTTCCAAAAATAAAAAGTTTTTTATTGATTAATTCGTTATATTTATAAAATTCATTTATATTTATAGAATAAATGAATTTTATAGTGCCTACATTATCAATAAGTATTATGTATGTGATATTTAAGATTATAGATACTAAATTCATAACAAAGGATGATAGATCAGTAAAATTAATAACTAAAGATGGTCTTGTAGTATTTTTAGCTGGAGCTATTACTATGTTCTTATTAGAAAAATTCAAGTTTTCTCATATGACAGGTGGTTCTAAAGAAACACTATCAGCTTTTACAAATAGCCCTGACTTTTAGCTCGCCTTTTTAAGTCCTTTTTTTTATATATTATAACGCTTTTTTTTGAGTTTTATAATATATAATATTATAACGCTTTTTTTTGAGTTTTATAATATATAATATTATAATATATAATATATAATATATAATATATAATATATAAAATTATAATATAAAGAGAATTGCACCAATATTAAGTTAGAACCCCCAAACAGCGGTTTTACGCCAATACAGGTAAATTATCAATATTAAATATTTCTTGAACATTGTTAATATTCTTCTTTGCTATTTTGTAAGCATCGAAGGTGGGCTTAAGCAATACATTTTGCGGCGTATGCCTATGAACTGAGCGCGCAATCATTTTATATAATTTGAAGTCGGGATATCTCTCAGACCCGTTATTTTTATAGAGTATATTTTTATTATTATCGTCAAAAACCCATTCTATTATAATCTTTTTAATAGGCGACTTTAATTTTCTAATGTCATCTAAATCGTCAATAAAATAGTCAAATAAACTGCAACCAAGCCTGCATAAATCGAAACTGCTATTAGGACCAATAATGGGTTTAGCTTTATTTAAATAAGGCTCACAATTATATTGAGTAGTTGCGTCACCCGACTCAGAATAGCTATCACTGCATATAAATTTGTTTTTGAATTTGTAAATGGCTCTTCCAAAATCAATTATTTTGTATATTTTACCAAAAGTAGGGACTTTATAGTGTGCGTTGTTATATTTGTAATATAAAAATTTTTTAGGAGTATTTACATATACAATATTGTTTGTATGCAAATCATTATGTGTAAATTCGAACACTTTTTGATATGTAATTAATGTAAATAATATTTGTAATATTATAGACTCCCATTCATTGTCTTTTATTTTATTATTTACTATATAATCATCTAAAGTATTTTCGCAACATTCTAATATTATCATTTCAACAGGTATTTTATCTATTGTGCAAAATATTTCCTCACTATTAAAGCTCGATTCGCTACTTTCGTCATCGTCGTTGTCGTCGTCGTTTGAATCATTGTTTTCCGAATTAGTTAAATCAGTATTTGAAGACCTTGAAGAGCATGTTTCTGAACTATTTGTAGTATTAATTCCTGTATTAGTCTTGCTATTAGCATTAGTATTTACTGGGTCATTATTTTCTAAAATATCTAAATTTTCATAGGTTAAGGTTAGCTCTAAATTAGTATTGTGTGTTTCTTGTACACTAACTTTATCGTTTGAGCTAATACTTAGTTCGCTAATACCTAGTTCGCTAATAGCTAAATCTAAATCTAAATCATTGTCACAAACCACGCTGTCTAGCACTAAAGGTTTCTTATTTTTCTTAGTATTGTTAAATAAATTGGCTATTTTTTCATTATCATCAAAAATGAATAAACTATTTTTGTGCTTATGAAAATAGTCTGACTCATCTAAATATTCTAAATCTTCTGTAACATTATATCTAAATTTGTTTTTTATTCCTAAAAAAGCACCATAATAGTCTAAACCATTATAAAAATTATAATTATTTAATAAACAGCTTGATAAAAATGAGAAAAATCCATCAATATATGCTGAATTATTTGGGTCTAATATTTTTTTATAAGTAGCACAATATTCGGATTCGGATTCAGAGTTTAAGTCATCTATGAATTTAGGTAATTCTAAAATATTATAGTTATTTTCATACTTTCCTATCATATATTTAACAGGGTCGACAAGAGGGCTATATTTTACAAATACTTCTTTGTTAAATTTGTTATTGCATATATCTGTAATTGTTGCTAAAAATTTATTATAATTTATTTTTTCTAAAATTTCTTCTAATTTATACTTATTATTCAAGTTTATAGCATTATAATTAGAGCTATTTAAGCTAAAAAAAGTATTATATAATGGAAAATAATTTTGCGAATTCTCTATATCTAAAAAATCACTATTATTAAAGTTCTCAAAAAGCTGTTTATTGTTATTTTTCCTATAGTTTAATTCCATTTAATAAATAACAAATACTTATTTTTTTAATTTATAACACAAATAAATATATTAAATATAGTTTTAATAGCAAATTATTAAGTTTAAATAGCAAACTATTAAATATAGCTAATAAATATAAAGTTGTTTAGTAATGACATTAGAATTAAAAAAATTTGACATTAAATCTATAAGTTTTAGACCAGACGAAAATAAAGGCCCCGTTATTGTGTTAATAGGACGTCGTGATACCGGTAAAACCTATTTAGTGCGAGATTTGCTATATTATCATCAAGATATTCCAATAGGGACAGTAATCAGCGGAACAGAAGCAGGTAACGGTTTTTATGCTGAGCATGTTCCTAAATTATTTATTCACGATGAATATAATACCGCTATTATTGAAAACATATTGAAAAGACAAAAGACGGTAATGAAGCAGATAAAAAAAGAAGTCGAAGTCTATAAAAAATCGAATATTGACCCACGAGCATTTGTTATATTAGATGATTGCTTATATGATGGAAGCTGGACAAAAGATAAGATGATGCGTCTCCTATTTATGAATGGTCGGCACTGGAAAGTGATGTTGGTGATAACCATGCAATATCCTTTAGGTATTCCTCCAAATTTGCGCACGAATATCGACTACGTTTTTATATTGCGCGAGCCATATATAGCAAATAGGCGGCGTATTTATGAAAACTATGCAGGTATGTTTCCAACCTTTGAGAGTTTTTGTCAGGTAATGGACCAGTGCACAGAAAATTATGAGTGTTTAGTGATCAATAATAATGCCAAATCGAATAAATTACATGACCAAATATTCTGGTATAAAGCCGAACATCATAAAACATTCAAACTCGGCTCAAAAGAATTCTGGGAAATCAGTAAAAATATGGACTCCGATGACGACGAAGAGATGTATGACCCTAATTCGAGAGATAAAAAGAAAGGCCCCAAAATTAATGTGCGCAAAACTAAATGGTAAGGCGTTGCTTCTAGATTTTTGTTTCTAAATTATATAAACAACAACAACGATTTAAAGACTAAATACATTATTATAATATAAATATGACTTCTCTCGACATTGTTAATTTAATAACAAATAACCCTATTACCAAGCTAAATGCTAACAATAATAATAAATTATTAGAAAAAGTAAAAGCTAACTTCACAGAAATGGAGCAACAATTATTTATATCTAACTTTTATACTTATTTAAATTATGATAAAACTGCAGATTTTATTGTAGATCTAGATGCTATTTGGCAGTGGTTGGGGTTTAATAAAAAATTTAATGGCATTAGGTTGTTAGAAAATTTTTTTGTATTAAACAAAGATTATAAGATTTTTGCTCCTCCATGCGGAGGAGCAAAAAACACAGGCCGTGGTGGTCACAATATTCAAAAATTTTTTTTAAATATTAAGACCTTTAAATCATTATGTTTAAAGGCACAAACAAAAAAAGCAGATGAAATACACGAATACTATATTAAGTTAGAAGAATTAATCAATGAAGTATTAGAAGAAGAAGCATTAGAAATGAAAAATAAATTACTAATAAAAGATAATGAGCTTATTACAAAAGAAAAGCTTATTACAAATGCTATTCAAGATAAATTAAAAGCAATTGAAAAAACTCTAGTTTCACAATTTCCTGTAAATTGTGAATGTATTTATTTTGGAACTATTGATAATTCAAACGCTGAAGGAGAGAAACTAATAAAATTTGGACATAGCAACAATCTCTCTGTGCGACTGCAATACCATCATAAAACTTATGATAATTTTATTCTTCGCGATGCTTTTAAAGTTCATAATAGACAAGAAATTGAGAATGCTATTAAAACAAGCTCTAAAATTAAAAAACATTTACGAACTATTGAAGTAGATGGAAAAAATAAAAACGAAATATTAGCATATGATGAAACTAACTTTACAATTCCTTGTCTCTCGAGATATATTAAAAATATTATTTCTGAAAAATCATATAGTATTGAAAAATTTAATATTTTAGTAGAAGAAAATCAAAAATATAAAGCAACATTAGAGCAATTAAGTGATGAAAATGAAAAATTGAAGGTCCTTAATAATGAATATATAGAAAAAAATGAAAAATTAGAGCAACTTTTTGCATCTATTACAAATAATTATGAAAATGTTAATGAAACCAGCAATATAAATAACGATGAAACCATTAATGTAAATAATGATGAAACTAATATAATAAGTGTTGAACTTAAAAATAAGTTTGATAAATTTATTGATGAGTGTTGTTTTCTTCATAAAGATGTAGATGTAGCTTCAACAACTATTGTAGGGCAATTTCGTATTTATAATAGAGAGAAACCTACAAAACATGTATTTAGCATGTTTAATACATATATGAGAACACGATTTTTAGCATGTCGAATTAGCGGTCAAAATAAGAATCAAGTTGTTCATGGATTTAAAGGAATAAAGCTAAAAGACATTGTATATAAAAAAAGCAGTAGTTCAAATGAAGTAGAAAATTTTATTTTTGAAAGTTGCATTTTCTCTCCCGAAGGTCGCGCTTCAACTAATAAAATTGTAGAAGAATTCATAAATTATAAAAAGAATAATAGTTTATTAATCAATAATAACGAGGACAAAGATGTTAAAAATTATTTAAAAAATTGTCAATATATTCTCGGTGGGCCGATCCGCCTACATAATATAAATGCAACATTTGAGGGTTATTACGGTATTAGTTTAAAAAATGACTATTATCAGGAAGCTAGAGATCACCAAATTGCGACTAGTGGTAAAAAAGTTCAAAAAATAGACGCTAGCACCAAAACTATATTAAATAATTGGACTACAATAGCAAAAGCAGCAATTCACGAAGATTTCTCTCCAGCTAAAATGAGCAGAGCAATCAAAAATAATACTTTAATTAATAATGCTTATTATGTTTTAGTAAATTAATTACTAGTTGTATTTTAATATAGTTTTGCTACCGTACGTACGGTTGCAAAAATATATACACTTTGCTCATACTTAATTGTGTTTTTTGGTCCTGAACGTTCAGGAGCAAAAAAACATATAATAAAAACAATATAAAGAAAAAGCGCAAAAATTAAAAGTCATCGCCAAATTCGAAAGTGTTTAATTTAGCATTTTTAGTTGTAAGCGAATACTCACTTACTCGGTCTTCGAAAAAGTTGGTTTTTGTTTCAATGCTGATGTTTTCCATCCAATCAAACGGATTTTTGCTTTCATAAATTTTGTCGCCTCCTAATTGAACACTTAACCGGTCAGCAACAAATTCAATATATTGTTTCATTAATACTTGGTTCATACCAATTAATCTGCATGGAAGCGAATCGTTAATGAATTCGAGCTCAATAGCTACAGCTTCGCTAATGATTTCGTGAATTTTTTGCTTTTTAAGTGGCTTTTCTAATTTGCTATGTAATAATACAGCAAATTCGGTATGTAATGCTTCATCGCGCGAAATTAGCTCATTTGAAAAGGTTAATCCAGGCATTAGACCGCGCTTTTTCAACCAATAAATAGCGCAAAATGCTCCTGAGAAAAATATACCTTCAATGCAAGCAAACGCAACAAGGCGAGTAGCAAAATTGGACTTCTTATCATTAATCCACTTTATAGCCCATTGACCTTTCTTCTTAATGCAGTCATATTCATTTAGCGCATTAAATAATTTGTGCTTTTGCTCTTTATCTTTAATGTATGTATCAATTAATGTAGAATATGTAATAGAATGAATATTTTCCATAGCAATTTGCAGTCCGTAAAATGCTCGCGCCTCACTTAACTGAACTTCGCCCATAAAACGCACGCCTAAATTTTCTAAGACAATTCCGTCACTGGCAGCGAAAAATGCTAAAATCATAGATACAAAATGTTTTTCGTCATCATTTAACGTCTCCCAATCTTTATTGTCTTTTGAAAGGTCAATTTCTTCTGCTCTCCAAAACAAATCTTCTTGTTTTTTATACATTTTCCAGATGTCTTGGTCCTTAATTGGAAACATAACATAACGATTAACGTCTTCTTGTAATAGAGGCTCCACGCTATTCTTATTCATTCTAAATAATATATGTCTATATTTTTATATAATTTTAATAAATGTTATTTTTAATTTTTTTATAATTTTTTATTTAATTTTTATTTAATTTTTATTTAATTTTTATTTAATTTTTATTTAATTTTTATTTAATTTTTAAATTTTTAAATTTTTAAATTTTTAAATTTTTATATTAATATTTTAGTAATTTATATTTTAGCTATATTTTTGTAATAAAAAAATCATCTATATATAATTTATATGGCTCTTAGTTTTGGAAGTTCTATTGCTAAGTATGATAAAGAAATAGCCTCACTATTAGCAGAGTCTGATGATTATGAAAAAAGTGCTATTGACCAATATAAAAAATTAAAGCAATTTATACCGCAAAAAGATACAAGTTATAAAAAAGACCTTTTAAAAATTGTAGAACAGCGTAATTTAGACTTAAAAAATAAATTACAAATAAAGGAGCGCCAAAATGAAGCATTGTTAAGAGTTCTCGAATATTTAAGTACTTTAGAAAAAAAACAATGTAAAATAAATATTAAAGAGCTAATTGATAAAATTACAGATTTAGAAGGTAAAATCGAAGAGTTGCGGAATACTATTTAGAGAAAACATATAAAAACATAATTATATATATATAGCGAATATAATTATATAAATAGAAATAATAATTATATAATTATATTCTTATATAATTATATATAATCATGAAGAATAGAAATTCAAATAGTAAGATGAGAAAAAATAATAATAGAAAATTATTTAGTAATAACAAGTTGCTCAATAACAAGTTGCTCAATAATAAAATAACACTATTTATTGTAACAGCATTAGCGTTGTTTTCGCTATATATACACATAACTAAATCGAATTTTAGTGCTGTGTTGTTGTTTTTCTTAACTGCCGCTCTTGTGTATAGCTTTACAAAAAATATGATATTGGTATTAGGTGCATCTTTCATAGTAACAACAATTGCATCTATGTCCAAGAATTTATTTGGCTTAAAAGAGGGTTTCAAAGAAGGCGCAGATGACAAAACAGACGAAGATGAAAAAGAAGACACAACAAAAGAAGACACAACAAAAGAAGATACAACACAAGAAGATGCTATAGTAAATGAACTAAAAAATGAATCAACAAAAAAAACAGAGACAACTAATAAAGAGACAACTAATAATAAGAAACATAATAATAAACAATCAAACTTTGATAATCAAAAATTAGCACCTGCCTTATTTAATACACCAAGTAAAAAGAACGTCGAGCAACAATTAGGAAAAGCAACAGAAGTCGAACAAGCTTATGATAATTTAGAAAAGATTATGGGTTCAGAAAAAATTAACTCGATTTCATCAGAAACCAAAGATCTTATTAAACAGCAAAATGAATTAATTAAACAATTAAAAACTATGACACCTGCTTTAAATAGTGCAATGAGTTCTTTAGGTAACTTAGATTTAAATAAATTAACAGGAATGTTTAATAGCGCCACAAAAAATTTGTCAGAAATGAAAGAATAATCAATAGAATAACAATAGAATAACAATAGAATAATCAATAAAATAATAAATATTTATTATAAATATTTATTATTTATATAAATAATAATGCAACATAATATTATATATATTATTAATAATAAGTTACATAATAAAAAATATAAGCTATATACATTCATATTTTATGCGCTAATAATGCATACGTATTATATTTTATATATTAATCTACGTGCTAATAATTATATATCAATTTTCATATATTTTGCATTGCTCTTATTATTTTATATTAAGTTTAAGAAGTTTAGTTATATAATAAGTTATATATATTTGTTACTTACATTTTTCTTTAATAAATTAAACGTCAAAGAAAACCTCAATTTAAGACAACATGTTCAATCTACAAGGTCTTCTACTCAATCAAATTTAGAATCTAATATGCCAGAACCAGACAATAATATGTCACCTTGTGAAAAGTATATAATAGATAGAGTGGTTGAACTAGGATTCACAGTTGAACAACCAGCAAATACTCCACAACCGGGTTCAATAAGCACCGCATTAAATCTTACGACACAACCTCCAGAAATAAGTACACAATTAGTTGATTGAACAACCTTTATATAGATTATTTATATAATATTAACTATTAACTATTAACTATTAACTATTAACTATTAACTATATTATAATATATTATATATTTATAATATAGTATATATATGCCTAAAAAGTGTGCTCCTGGAATGTTGTGTATAGAAAATTATACATTATTATTTTTCACTTTTTTAATTTTAGTAATTTTGTATTTTATGTATATTAAATATTCAAAAAATTTGAATTTAAATTCGCATTTGCATTCTAATAGTTATGGCGCTAATAGCGCTAATAGTGCTAATAAAAATTATAATTCTTATATAACACCTTTTTTAGGTAATGGCTATAGCAATAAAGACAACGATGTATTATTAAATCCTTATAGTGCTCCATTGCGCGATGATAGAATTTATAATAATTCAAGCTTTAATGGACCCAAAGTAGCTATTAATGTGCCTACTCAGTCAGTAAATACAAACTATAGACAAATAGGAATATTAACTCGCGTAAATGGACCAGAAACGATTTTACCGTTATTAGGTAGGCCATTATTTACAAATAAAGATAAATGGAACTTTTATACAATGAATGATAAAAATGGTATGATAAAATTACCTGTTCGCTTTAAAAATAAAAGTTGCACTTCTAGCCAAGGTTGCGATAACGTGTATAGCGGAGACACAGTATATGTTGAAGGATATTCTGATGTATTTAGAGTGACAGTTTACGACAATAACACATTAGAATATATTCCGAGTTTATAATTATAATTTATAAACTATATTAATTTATAAATATATAAATAGTATTTAAAAAATAAAAACTAATTATATATTTATGGCTTTTACTAGATTTTTTGACGATCCATGTAGAATTCAAAAGTATTTAGAAGAGTCTACGACTATTGGCAACTATAATATGAATGTTCCAGGAAATGGAACAAGCCCCACATTTTTCAATGACCCATATGTAAAAATACAAAAATGGGGAGGAAATTTGTCCTCAAACAAAACAGATTTAGAGAGTGAATTGTTTAAATTACATAGAAAACTAAATCGAGATAGCATAAAAGAAAATAACTATGTGGATTATTTAAATAATAATCCTATTTATAGTCAAAATAATAGTAACAACAATAATAGTGAAATAACAGCACAATCACGTGTATCGCATCCTGCTTGGGTATATAGAGAGATTAATAATTTTAATCAGAAAAATGATGAATATTATGTTCCAAATAATTTTAACTATTTACATTTAAATCCGCAAGAAAATATATGTATTCCTTTTCATAATAATATAAGTTCGCGAATGTTGCAAAAGGATTATTATTCGCTACTTAATAATTATGACAGAGAGAAAAGAATTACAAATGAATAAAATATATAAAATGAATAAAATGAATAAAATATATAAAATTACACAATATAAGTTTTATTATTTAGAAACTTGTTTAAACCTATAATATAATATATTATTTAATATTATATTATATTAAATAATATGGCGGCACTAGCTATACCTATAATTGTAGTTGGAAGTTTATTTATATTATCAGAACAAGAGAAAAAATCGGGTGTTAAAAATTCAGCACAACAACAAATAGAATACAGTCGCGATTTGTTTTTAAATAATAATACTAATAGTGTAAAAGCTGAAGGATTTTCTAATACTAATACTAATTTACAAAATCGAGAGTCTAGCAACAATAATAGCAATAGCGCATATAATAATAGCGCATACAACAATAATGCATATAATAACGTCAATTTATTATCAGGCCAACAAACAACAGCCCAACAATTTAAGCACAATAATATGCAGCCATATTTTGGTGCTAAAATAAGGGGTCCAAGTGTCGACATAAATAACACCGAATCAATTATGGACATCAAACAAGGTGCAGGCAGTCAAAATTTTTCAAAAGCAGAAATAGCCCCTTTATTTAGGCCCGATGAAAATTCACACCACCCCAACGGAACACCTAACAATAGTGATTTTTTTCAATCACGCATGAATGAATCGATGAAAATGTCAAATGTTACATTATGGGAACCGCAAAGAGTTGGCCCCGGTCTTAACTTGGGTTATGGTTCGCAAAATTCGGATGGTTTAAATATTGGTGGAATAGAAGGTGGTGGTGGATTTAATTCAGGTATGATGGCTCGCGAATCATGGATGCCCAAGTCAGTCGATGATTTACGTGCTGAAAACAAACCCCGAACCACCTTTGATTTAAATGGTCATCAAGGTCCTGCTATATACCCTATTAAAATGCAAGGTCCAAATAATAAAATAGGTGTTGTTGAAAAACATTTACCAGAAAAATCATTTGAGTCGGGACCAAATCGCTGGTTTACTACAACAGGTGTTGAACAAGCACCGCCGATTAGAAGCACTCAAGTAATTCCGATGGAAAATAGAATTGACACTACTCGCGAATATTACGGTTCGGGTTCAAATACACAAAATGGACAAGCAACATATACAAATCCAGACTATGAAGAGTCTAAACGCCAAAATTTAAGTGCGCTGCCATTAACTAATGCAAGCGCTACTGGAACTAACTATGCTAGTCCGTCGGACTATGGGTCGCAAAGTTACAATATACTACATAATAATCGAACAACACAACCACAAACCCAAGAATTTGGAGGAGTATATGGTATGGCAAAAGCAGCAATTACACCAATTCTAGATATATTTAGGCCTACACGAAAAGAAAATGTAATTGGTAATTTACGCGAAACCGGAAATGTTAATGGCTTAACTCCGCAAGGTCATATATATAATTCAAATGACAAGACAAAAATAACAAATAGAGAGATGACAACTGAGAAAATAGATATGAATTATGTTAATGTGCAAGGGCAGAACTATAGAGGCGATGGCTATAAAGTTAGCGGACAGCAAAATTATGATAATCAAAGAACCACTACAAACAAGGAATATATTGGAACAGGTGGCAATAATAATCAGGGACAGCGGCTTTATAATAATGCTTATGCGCAACAAAATAATGTAAATAAGACTTACGAGTCACGAACAAATCAAGGCAATATGTCACTATTTAATAATTATAATAATTCTACCACTGCGCGAAATGATAACATATTCCAACAAAATAGGCCATTAGTAACTAACAATGGCCTAAGTATTATACCTTCGGCTGAATTTATTGGAGAACTAAACGGAAAGCAAGGTTATGATTTAAATTATAATAATGCTAGACTAGACGAGTCGCTATTAAGTGCCTTCAAAAATAATCCATATACGCAATCTCTCACAAGTGTTGCTTAGAAGTATTACGCAATCTCTCACAAGTGTTGCTTAAAAGCAATAAAAAATAATATATTATTATAAAAAATAATATATTAAAATTAATTATTATAGTTAATTTAATAACATAAATAACATATGTGCGGAATAACATTTATATATTCAAAAACAAATAGCAATGTTTTAGAGCACATTTTTAATAGCCTCGAATTAATACAAAATAGAGGTTATGACTCTATGGGTATATGCTATTATAATGAAAATACTTCTAATTATGACATAATTAAAAAAGCATCAACACCAAAAGACGACTGTTTAACTCTCTTGAAAAATAAGTTTAATATAAACAAAAACGATTTAAAGACAAGCATATACTCAAAATTTGCAGTCGGACATACGCGATGGGCTACGCACGGAGGAAAAACAGATGCTAATGCTCACCCTCATATTTCTAATAATGGAGAAATAATATTAGTTCATAATGGAATAATCAATAACTTTTTAAGTATTAAGGAATTTTTAATTTCGAAAAATTATACTTTTTATAGCGAAACCGACAGCGAAGTCATAGCCAATTTGCTAGAATATTATATTAATAATAATGCGAGTTTTGAAGAAGGTCTTAGTCAAACTCTCTCAATGTTAGAAGGCACGTGGGGATTAGTAATTATTTATACTAAAATTAGCGACACATTTTATGTGTCACGACGTGGCTCTCCATTATTATTAGCAAGCAATACTAATTATATATTATGCTCTTCTGAAATAAATGGGTTTAACGGATTAGCGCAAGATTATATTGCATTAAACGACAATAGTGTAGTAAAAATAAGCAATAACAATTATACATTTTTAGAATTAGAAACAAGCAAAAGTCAAAGTCAAAGTAACAATTGTTATATTAGTTATAGCATAGAAAATAGCGATTATAAAGATATATGGAATGCAAAAAATCAATATGCGCATTGGATGTTGAAAGAAATAAATGAGCAACCCGAAACAATACAAAAAGCATATAATTATGGTGGTCGCATTAATGGCAATACAATAAAATTGGGGGGTCTTGACCAAATACTTAATATTACATCCTATATTGAATATATATACTTAATTGGTTGCGGAACAAGTTATAATGCTGCGCTAACGGGAGAGATTTATTTAAATGAGCTAAATAAGTTTGTAACTGTAAAATGCATAAATGCGTGTGAATTTACCGAAAATTGCTTACCAAATATAAAAAATTATAGCACGCTAATGTGTGTTTTTTTGTCTCAATCGGGCGAAACGCTAGATGTTTTCAATTGTTTAAAGATTTGCAAAAATAAGCGTTGTTTAACAATGGGAATAATTAATAAAGTAGACTCATTATTAGCGCGAGAGGTCGAATGCGGTGTATATTTAAACGCGGGACTAGAAATTAGCGTTGCCTCAACAAAGTCTTTTACTAGTATGTTGGTGGTGTTAAGTTTAGTAAGTATGTGGTTTGTTAATAATCATCATAATAATAATATGAAAATAAACAGTCTTAGATTTCTCTCGCACTCACTAAAGCAAATGTTATTTTCTAATTCAATTAATAGCAAGTTAATGGGTTTGAGAGACAATATAATACTTAAAAATTACAGCAGTATATTTATATTAGGTAAGCACAAGCTATATCCAGTAGCGTGTGAAAGCTCATTAAAGATTAAAGAGGTGTGCTACATTCATTGCGAAGGATTTTCAGCAGGTTCTTTAAAGCATGGTCCATTTGCTTTATTAGATAACACTAATTTAACGTTGCTATTAATTGATAGTAATGATATTACTAATTATAATAATTTGAAATCTACATATTATGAAATAATCGGACGAGAAACAAACCTATTTGTAATAACAAATTCTCAAAATGTTATAAATGAATTGCAAATAGCTGAACAAAATTGTATGCTAATTAATAAATTGGATTATTATAATGAAATATTATTTACAGTGCTATTGCAAAAATTGGCATATATGATTTCTATTGCAAAAGGCATTAATCCAGACAAGCCCAAAAATTTGGCAAAAGTTGTAACTGTGGAATAATGCTTTGGTTTTGCTCTTTATATTGATTTTTTAAACAATATAAAAAGCAATACCTATACGTGTTTAAAGGTTAGTCCCCATCTGCTACGTCTAACATTATCTTCATATATATTTGGTCTTAGTCCGGAGTCGTAAAATGTGTTTTGATTATAGAAGATTTCATTAGCCGGATTTACTAGTGTTCTAAAATTAACTATGTTAATAATAAATTCATTTTGAGGTATATAACTTATTTTATTGATTGCTTCGCTTTGGATTGCTTCGCTTTGTAAATTATTATTGTGTTCAATACTATAGTCTAACTCATAAATGCTATTCAAGTTATCTCTCAAATTTTTGTGAATATAATTATTAGGTTCATTATTATTAATCAATCTATGTGGATTATCATAAATTTGAATAACCTCTTTAGAATTAACAACAAAAAACTGCGACCTATCGACTTTTAGTTCATGTAATAATACTCTATCATACATTGCATTATCTTCTAATCCCCAGCCCCAATTATTAGGAAACCCATTACAATGCTCAAAATCACTACCAGTTATGGAGAAAATACCACCTAATGCAAAGTGATATCCATAAAAGTGCTTAACTGTTCCTGTGGTTGTAATATAGTTAAAAGTATTCTTTAGCGCCGGTAGCGTATCAATGTCATTAAAAACAAATGTAATATTTTTATAATCTTGTGGATACTTGTTTTTCATAGCAAGAAATCCGATATTTTTGGTAGCTCCCCGATTAAAAGGTCGATTATCTGTTTGATGACTATAATAAATTTCATAATCATTTTTATCATAATCTTCCATAATGTATTTCATATATATAGAAAAATGCATCTTTTCCTTTTCGCGATTTCTATAAGGAATAATAAAAATTAACTTTGGAATTTTTAAATCCATATTTATTAATATAATAAAATATATTTAAATTTATTATGTTAAATTTATATGTTAGATTTAACAAAATAAAAAACAAAAAATAAAATAAAAAACTATTTAAAAACTAATTGTTAAATTATAATTAGTTACTTACTTAAAAACTCCCCCTAATTATATTTCTTCAAAATAATTTCAGGAATCAAAATAGTCTTATAATTTTCAAGCTTTTTATAACATTTATTAATAGTAACTTCGCTAATTTTGCTAACATTATTGATTGATGCTTTTGTAATATTTAAATTACAAACCTGCGATATAAAATATATAATACCTCCTGCAATCGAATGTGGTGTGTTTTCAGGAATTAATTTTAGTTGCTCTATTTTAAAAGCAACAAATTTACACAAGTTTGTAAGCTCATTATTAATATTTAATTTACTGCAAAATCTCTCAATAAATGATGACGGAGTTGTTTGACTTAATGATGTAATATCTTCATTTAAATTACTATTGTGTTCTATTTCATTAATAATTGTAAGGGCGTTTTTGCATCCTTTTGTTGCACTTGCATTGTCTAAATTAAATATGTCAGCTATTTCTTTTGCTGTGCGCGGATAATTATTGATTCTGCAAGAAATGTAAATTGAGGCAGCAATAATTCCATCACGATTAAGACCACGATAAGTCTTTGTTTCCGATATTTTTTTATGAAGGCGCATTGCTTCATCAATAATAATTTTTGGAATGCCCGAATTTTGAGATATATTTGAAATTAATTGAAATTCATCATAGCGCGACTTTTCTTTATATGGCATAGCTTGCCAATCAGTATATCTGCGGATTTTATGCATTTCATAGCTTGATTTGCCTGGGCACAATACTTTGCAACTATAAGACGACTCTTGCAATAATGGATTAATAGGCATACCACAACGTGTAGGGTCTGAGTGACTATTATCATCTGCACCATAAAACCGCCATTCGGCACTTTGGTCTAAATTATCTTTAAAAATAAGACCGCAACATACATTAGAACATGTTAAAAATCCATCTTCTCCAATAAATAATGAACTGTCACAATTAGCACAAATATTATCACTTGTAAGCATGTCTTTTTCTTTTGTATAAACACATTCGAAGTCAGGCTTTTCTTTATATTCTTCATCAAAAATAGTCCATAATTTTTTATTTGAATTTTCTTTTAATTTATTTTTCCGTGTTTCTTGCTTATTTGATTTTTGTGCTTTATTTATATTATTTAAAATGGCATCAACGTTTAATTGTAAAGACATTTATTCTCTCAATTATTTAATAATTTACTTTTAAACTTATTTTGTTTCAATTATATATTTTAATATAGTATAATATAGTATTTTATAATATAGTATTTTTATAATAATATTATAATATATAAGTATATATTATGAGTATCTTAACAAATTTACTAGATTTTTTTAATAGTTCAAATAAAACACACGACCAACTTAATGCATTTGTAAATGAAAAGTTTACATTTTTTTTAAATAATTCAAATTTATTATTAACTTTTGTTTCGGATTTTGAAGACTATAAAAGTGGTGATCCTAATATAGTAATTGGTAAATCTAAATGCAATGAATGTGAAGACTTATATATTTTAACAAGCGATATTTTTGAAAAATATTTTAATAAAATTAATATTCCTTATGACATAGATGTTAGTGAAGGAAGTTCCAAAACAAATTATAAGAATAAAGTTTTGTATTTTTTTGATTTAAAAGACTTGAAAAAAATATTGGATGAACAAAATTTAGAAAAATCGAGCTCTGATATTGAACAACTTAATAAAAAAAGATTGTTATGCAAAATAATCTCTCTAAGTTTTATTAAACTCTATATTATTGTTAAAAGTATATATCAAACCTTCAATATTTATGATTCATTGATTACCGAAGAAAAGAGCGATGACTATGAAACGTCTCGTAACAAACCTCCTCTAGCTATTGGAGCTGTATCAACAGCTGACCCTTTTCAAACAAATGCTGGTGACCCTTTTCAAACAAATGCTGGTGACCCTTTTCAAACAAATGCTGCTGACCCTAATGAAAGACCTGACCCTTATGGAATACCCGACCCTAATGAAAGACCCGACCCTAATGAAAGACCCGACCCTAATGAAAGACCTGACCCTTATGGAATACCCGACCCTAATGAAAGACCTGACCCTTATGGAATACCCGACCCTAATGAAAGACCTGACCCTTATGGAGTACCCGACCCTAATGAAAGACCTCTTCCTCCTATTCAAACAAATACCCCTAATCCTTATGGAAAACCTCTTCCTCCTATTCAAACAAATACCCCTAATCCTTATGGAAAACCTCTTCCTCCTATAGAGCAACCTAACTACGCTACTAATCCGGAAACTCAAACAGGAGGCAATAATGTATTTTATAAAATGTATAATAGACTATTAGGTAAGAAAACAGAATCACCAAGTGTATCTAGTAATAATGTAGTTAGCGGATTTACACCAGAAACAGGGTCTCCACCAGAAACAGGGTCTCCACCAGAAACAGGGTCTCAATCAGAAACAGGGTCTCCATCAGAAACAGGGTTAAGTCAAGAAACAGGGTTAAGCCCAGAAACAAATCCAGATTTGAGTAATAAAAATAAAAAACTACAAATGTCTAGCAATATATTTTATTCTATATTTGTTATATTATTTGAAGATAGCAAAGACGAACAACTGGATGCAACTAATTTTAATGTTGGCTTTTTAACTAAAGGTGTAAGTAATATGACTAATGAAACATTAGAAGCCAAAATACCTAAAATTATACAACACATTTCTAGATCAAATATATTTGAATCAGATTTCTTAGGGGAAAGTTGCCTGTTATTTAGAGATGACAATTTTAAATTTATAAAACTAGAAACATCTGACACTGAAAGCAAGGAAGCCACAATGTTTATTGATGAAGTAGATAAAGAGCACGAATCATTTAATAAAATTATAGAAACAAAGCGCAAACTATTAGGAACTATTTTAAATAAAGAAGCTAGAGACACAATAGTAAATTATTATAAAGCAGAGTCACATCACAAATTTTCTAATTCAAGATTTTTTAATGCATTCAAGTCACATTTAAAAACAATGATAAAAAATTACTTTAATTCTCGTAGTAATTTATATAATAATATTGTTAAAGAGCTCTTTACGTTTGATAAAAAAACGGGCGCTATTATAAGCTTAAATAGCAATTTAACATATAAGTATATTAGCGAACTCAGTAAAAAGACTGAAATAATACTACTAGATTTACATATTACACTATTTAAAACATTGAATACTATATTAACAGATAGCGCTAATGAAATTAGTGTTATGAAAAAAAAAGCACCACTAAGGGCGCTAGTAACAACACTAGTAACAACAGAAAATAAACTTAATATAGGAGGTCCACAACATTTAGGAGGTGCTAAAACAATAAAGCACAAAAAAAGAAACAATAAAAAAAGTATCAAAAAAAACATAAAAAGAAGCATAAAAAAAAATAGGAAAAAAAGACAAACAAAAAAAGCACAAAAACAATAAAAAGCAAACACTTAAAAGCGTTTTTAAATTTAAAAATTGATTTCTTATAACTATTTACAATTTAATTATAAGAAATAAATATGTTTTCTAACACCAGTCTCTATATTCCTGATTATGTTGTGGTTGAAGATATTCCTACTATTATTAAATATTTTGATTATTACAATATTGCTAAAGTAAAAAAGGTGCAAGTATTTAAACACTGCGAACCCGAATACTATGTTGAAGACAGATGCCCTTATGGTTTTGCATTAATTGAAATTGATTATTATTATGACAATCAAGGAGCTCGAAATTTTTATAGATCTATTGAAAATAAGAAAGGCCTAATTGTATATGATGACCCTAATTTTTGGGTAGTTCAGTTTAGTCCATTCAAAGAAGACAACTCTAATGTTTTAGTTAATAGCGCTAATCACTTTCAAGATTATTCATCAAATGATACTGACTATGCTAGTGATGAAGAATGCTTTTATAATAGTGAAGAGCTAGAAGAAGAACAAAACCATGACCAAGACCAAGAAGCTATTAAATTTAACACTGATTCAAGTTTAGATAATTTTAATTATACCAGTTACGAAAATAACTATGCTTGCTTTAAGAAAAAGCAAAGTTCAAAGAAGCAAAAATTAAGCAATGAGCTATATGAGATTAAAATTGCTATTAACAATATATGCACTAAGCAAGACAAACTGCTAAAATTATTACTTATTAATAATGATCTAAAAAGTAAAAAGCAAAAAAACAATCAAAAAATCAAAGAATTCAAAACTTCTTATGCGCGGCGTCTGTGTCACGAGTCTATTTAACACCTAATTTTTATAAAATGTCTCATCATCATCTTCATTTAATGTTGCTTCTTTACAACATCCATATGTAGTGCGATGCCATTTACTAATTCCATATTTTTTTATTCCTTCAATATGTTTAGACGTCCCATAACCTTTATTACTTAAAAGTCCATAATAAATATCTAATTTAGGAAAATTAGCGCACATCTCTTTAATGTATTTATCATGTTCTACTTTTGCTAATATAGATGCTGCAGCAATTGAGCAATATTTATTATCTCCGCCTTCAACCAAAACGTGATTTAATTGTTTAATAATATTAGATGTTTCGCAATAATAAGTAAAGGCTTTAAAATCGTTGCCATCTACCAATAAATAGCACATTTCATTTGAGCATAATTTACCATTTTTCTCATAATAACTGTTTAAAATTGTTTTAATTGCTTTGTGCATAGCGCTTAAAGTTGCTTGCCTAATATTTATAGAATCAATTATTTTTTCATCTTCATAAGCTACTGCCCAAAATAGCGCATTAGCTTGTATATAGTTAGCAACGTCAATTCTTTTGCTCTCAGATGTAAATTTTTTGCTGTCTTTTAATAATTCATAGTTAAATTCACCGTTGTCAGGTAATACAACAGCTGCGCTATAAACCCTGCCAAATAGCGGTCCTCTTCCTGCCTCATCTATACCAATTTCTATAATAGCACTAGTGTTATTATATTTTTTTTCGAGGCAATGTTTAGAATTTTTCTCCTTTGACTTTGACATTTAAAATTATATAGAAAATTTATTATATAATAATAAATAAAATGAGTTCTCGCAATTTTAAAATAAATTATATAGAAATTCTTTTTAACATTTAAAATTATATAGAAATTTTATTATATTTATATTATAATAAATAATATGGCTCTAAATTTTAAAAAAAATTTATTAATAATTATGTTATTAGTAATTGTAATATTATCAACTATTGTGTATATTAATATTCAAAATATAAAAGAAACATTTATATCAAACAGGATTGACCCCAATAATATTATTCCAGAAAGTAGCGACTCTAGTTATAACTATTATAAATTAAATAATGGAGCTTACAATTATTATGTTGAAAATATAATTATGGACCCTACTAATGTATATAGTTCTTTAAACTTCGTTAAAACTGTTACAAAGGACAACTTTAAATCAGGAATTGGGCCAAGTTTAAAGAATTATTTTATAGCTAATAATGCAATAATAGGATACACAAAAGATAATAGTTCTGTGCAATTATATAATGTTAAACCCAGTGTTATATTAGATGTAAATGCAACACTAAAATCGGCTAGCTCACCAACTGATATTTGCGGTATGTATATGTTAATGCTTGAAAACTCAGGAAATTTATATGATTTATGTAATAACAAATTATCAAGTTTTAATATGAGAATTAATAATGTAGACATTATTAAATCAGGAGTATTTCAAAAAATCGAAACAAAAGAAACTACGGTAATTAGAGAAGCGTCGGCAAATACAACGGCTGCAAGCGCATCAGCCTCAATTGGTGATATAAACTTTTCAGGGCTATTTGGAAAGACTAATCGACCACAAGATATAAATGATGAGCTGTTTTTATATTTATTAAACCAAGGCAATTTCGGTTCCAGCTACGTTCCACCTATATACAATAATTTTGAAACTGCTATGAATTTACCGTCAAATCCAATTGTAAATCCTGTAAATACTATGAATCCTTTAGAATATGCCGAAACACTGTTTGCACCACAAGTAACACCTATGATGGCTAAAAATTCATATTTAAATAGTGATGTAGCTATTTCTGCAACTAAAGAAATACCTAGTGTTTCAGCAAAAGATAGTAGCACATTAAAGACTAACACAACAGCAAAGGATATGTTTAAATTTGACCAAGACGGTAATCTATTATCGCAAAATTTAGGCGCTAAAAACGTCGATGACGCTAGCAATTTTACTAAAGTAAAGACAGTTTATAAAGAAAGTTGCGCTCCGTGCCCTGCACCACAAAGATGTCCAGAAAGCAATTTTGAGTGTAAGAAAGTTCCAAATTATGAGCAAGGTATAAATAATGCCTTTTTACCAAGACCTGTGCTAGCAGACTTTAGCACATTTGGAACCTAAATAATGTGCATTAATGCTAAATATTAGCTAAATATTATTTCTATTTATATCTTTAAATAGTAATAATAATTATTATATACATTTTTTCTCAAACATTATGACTCTAATAAATTAGATTTATCATAATATTTTCATAGTATGTATTATTTTTTTATAATACCTGTTTAAATTATTTAAGCAGGCATCTCTCCTCATCCTCCTTTTTGTTTTCCAAACTTTCTAAATCTTTTACTTGTTCTTCGTGTAAGATTTTTTATAAACTTAATTAATTTTTTCTTAGAGAAGGCCGCAAAATTAATACGCTTTTTTCTTCTTGAGTGGGAACGATTACGCATTTATAACATATTTAATTATTTTAATTAAATTAATTATTTTAATTATTTTAATTATTTTAATTATTTTAATTAAAATAATTAATTATTTATGTTTAAAGCATTTTTTGTCTATTTTAAATGTTTTACATTTTTTCTCTTGAGGAACAATATTTATTACACATTTCGCTTTTTTTCCATATAATGGTGTTGTGCAACCTTTTTCTTTTTCCTTCTTTTTTGTAAAATTAAATAGTTTAGCTTTTTCAATAGTGCAACGTGATCTAAAATTTTCATAATTATCACGCACTTCGCAATATGTCAATCCTGACTTCTTTCCTAACATTTTATTTATTTGTTCATGCAAATTAAAAATATAACGCGAAAAATTATTACGATTTTTAAAAATAGTATCTGTTAATGGAAACTTTTTAAAATTATTTTTTAGATTTATTCTGCAATATTTGCAAGGCAATGTATATTGAAAATTAAGCAATAACTGTTTATATTTTTGTTTTTGTATATTAGTTGGTTTAATTGGATAATTAAAACTCATTACGTGTAAATAATGCCACAAACTAGGCCCCCATATACTTGTTAACATACCATCTCCGCTATTGTAATCTTTAGAGTTATAAATCATAAGTTTTTTTGTTTTTTTTTTAATATTTGTTTTAGTATATTTTTTTGTATTTGTTTTAGTATTTTTTTTTGTATTTATCATATTATTAAATAATATTACTTAATAATATTAGTTAATATAATAATTTATTATGTTAAATATAAAATAATTATTTATTTTATTATATAAAATAATTATGTTTAAAAATATTTCAAAGATTTTAAATAGTTATTTAGTAAATTTCAAAAATGATTTTATAAATAGCGCAAAAGACAAAAAAAAACTGTTAATACTATTAGTTGTAATAGCACTATTTTTGGTATTAGCACTATATATATATAAATATTTTATCAAGAATTTAATAAATAAGAACCATAAAGTAAATAAAGAATATGTTAAAAAAAACAACAACAGCGATGATGTATTAGTATTATATTTTTATACACAATGGTGCCCTTATTGTAAGCAATCTATGCCAGAAATTAAGAAATTTGAGGACTACGTTAATGGATTAAATGCTGAAAACAGCTATAAAATTACAGTAACAAAAATAGATTGTGATGAAAATACAGCTATGGCAACTAAGTATAAAATACAAGGCTATCCTACTATAAAATTAATATATAAAGGAAAGGTATATGATTACGATGCTAAACCGACTAAGGAGAATTTAATACAATTTTTAGAGTCGTCTGTTAAAAAGTAGAGATGCTAGATTCTCCTTCTCCCTCTCTTTCTTCTTCTTGATTAGCTAAAGAGCTAGTGTTAGGTTCTGCCTCTCCTGTTCCTTCTTCTTCTTGATTACTAATGCTTATGTTTATGGTTGCCTCTGCTTCTGCCTGTGCTTCTTGATTAACTAAAGTAGTAATTTGTTTATCACATATAGTTTCTTTTACTGCATCTTCTTTTACTGCATCTTCTTTTACTGCATCTTCTTTTACTGCATCTTCTTTTACTGCATCTTCTTTTACTGCATCTTCTTTTACTGCATCTTCTTCTAATTTATTAAGAAAATTCGTTGCTTGTATTTTTCCTAAATTTACTAAATGACATCGTTCTTTTTCACAAGACATAACTTGAAACCAATAGCTTATATCAATAGAATTATATGACAATGCGGTATTAATATGGTTTTTTATATAAGTAACAATATCATTTTCAACATTTGAAATCTTAACAAACAACTTTTTAATAAGAAAAAATATATATTCGAAAAAATTAGCATCTTTAGATATAACATTATTAGCTTTAGTATTTTCCGAATATTTATTATAAAAGCTGTTAGATAAGTCAATAGGATTCATCTTATCATTCATAAAACAAAAAATTTCATCATTATTGCATTCTTTGTCTGCTATACATAGATTAATAGGACAGCCAACTATTATACCACCATCTAAATAAAGGTCATCATTAACATATATTGGTGCAAAAACTATTGGAACAGATAAAGATATGTATAAAGCATCTATTAATTCCACATTTGGAGTAGTAATATAGTTAAATTTGGTTTGCTTTAAGTTGCTCAAACTACAAGCAAATATATTGAACTCTATTTTTGTTAAATTATAAAACTCTAATAGTGTAATATTTAGCGGTATATTTTTTGCTAAAAATAACGGCTCTAGTGCACTAATTATTACTTTTTTATTAATTATACCTTTTTCATATAATATATTTATATATGAACTATAAGAAATATTACATAATTTGTTCCATGGTCTCTTAATTAAAAAATCATCCATCCATGTCCAATCGTAATTCAATATGTAAATTAAGCCTATAATACCTCCAACTGATATAGAATAAATCGATTCTATATTTTTATAGTCAAGAAAATTTTTCTCAGTTAAATATTTTATTGCACCATATTCAACAAACCCAATAGGACCACCTCCTGAGAAAACTAAATGCTTAACTATTGTCATTTAATAGTAATAATAATAATAATATTAAATGATAATACTTTTTTATATTTTTATATTTTTATATTTTTATAATATATATAAAATAACTATAAAATAAATATAAAATATATATGTCACAGACTTAAAATAACTATTTAATACATATAAAATAGTTGCATCAACTTGTGCATCAACTTGTGCATCAACTTGTGTAGTAACTTGTATCTGGTCAGTGCTAATAGGGTCATTTTCTAATTCTAACTTGCTAATAAACTTTTTAGCTTGTAGTGTTCCCAAATTTATTAAATGTGCTCTCTCAGAATCTGTATTTAAAATATAATACCAATATTTCAAATTTGCACCATTATGAATTAAAGCAACATTTATACTATTTTTTATATGAACAATTATTTCATTTTCTATGTTTGATATGTTCATAAACCAGACATTAAACAATAAATAAAAATATTTAAAAAAATTAATATTGTTAATATTGTTAATATTGTTAATATTGTTAATATTGTTAATATTGTTAATATTGGTGCTATTAGCATTGCTAGCGCTATGATAAACATTAGATAAGTCAATTGGGTTAGTTTTGTCATTTATAAAGCATAAAATTTCACTATGGTCGCATTGTTTTTCAGCAATACAATTATTTACAGGGCAACCTTGTATTATAGCTCCATCTAAGTAAAAGCAATCATCAATAATTAGCGGTGCAAATATTAATGGAATCGCTAACGATACATATAAAGCATCCACTAACATTATATTAGGCGTAGTAATATGATTAAATTTTTTTTGTTGTAAGCTCGTAAAATTACAAGCATATATATTAAACTCTATTTTTGTTAAATTATAAAACTCTAATAGTGTTATAGTTAGTGGTATATTTTTGGTTAAAAATAACGGCTCTAATGCATTGACTACCGCAGTTCTAGTTATTATACCTTTTTCATATAGTAAATTTGTATAAGAAAAACTAACTAATTTGTTCCAAGGTCTTTTAATTAGAAAATCATCAATCCATAACCAGTCCAAATTTAATATATATATAAAACCTATAAATGCACCAATAGACACTGCATATATAGATTCTATATTATTATAATTAATAATATTAGTGGTTGTTAAATATTTTAAAGCACCATATTCAACAAATCCAATAGGACCACCACCCGTCAAAATCAAGTGTTTAATTGTCATTATTATTTATTTATATATTTTTATATATTTTTATATATTTTTATATAACTTTATACTTATACTTATATATTTATATAAAAATGTTAAAATGTTAAAATGTAAAAATGAGCTTAATTAGTTATTTTTTTATATTGTTATAATTTAAAAAATAATAGTATGTCTAATGATATTTTTTATAATTTTTCAAATAAAATAGACAGTGAAGACTCTTCTTTAAAACTAAATATTGACGAATTATATAGCAAAAAACAGCAACAAGACTTGAATGTCTTAAAAAATTATAATAATATATTGCTAAGAATACATAATAAGATCAAATATGTTTCTAAAAATATGTTAAATGAGAACTGTTGTTGGTATCTTATGCCTGAAATGATTTTAGGGGTTCCTAAATACGACCATAGAGATTGCACTGCCTATGTTATTGAAAAATTGAGAGAAAACGGATTTATTGTAAGATATACACACCCAAATTTGCTATTTATAAGCTGGAAACATTGGGTTCCTAGTTATGTTAGAAGTGAAATAAAGAAAAAAACCGGAAACTCTATTGATGAAAATGGTAATATTATAAATGAAGAAAATAGCGCAAATAGTGCTAGTACTCCAGCAATAAATAGCGAACATATGCTATTTTCTAATAATAAAAGTATTAAAACTAATACTAATACCAAGGATTATAAAGATATTAAAACATATAAACCTTCTGGTAATTTGATATATAATAATAGCTTATTGGAGAAAATAAATATTAAATAATACTTAAATAGTAAACACTATTTATATTTTAAATGACATTAAAGCATATTTTAACAACCATCTTAATTTTACTTGGTGCTTTATTTTATACTAATACTAATAATAGTGATTGTCTATATATTAGAGGGGGCGGGTTTTCTGGATTTTGGTATTATTATGGTTATTTACAAAATAATAAAATAGCTAACATAGCTAACAAACCTATTTATTGTTATTCTTCTGGGTGCCTAGCATATGTTGCTTCTATTAGTAATAATAATTTTAGTTATTATTATGATTTTGCGCATAACTTACTAATTGATTACAAGAATAATATAATAAATAGTTATGAATTAAAGGAAATATATATAGACTTTATTGCAAATACTATTAGTAATATAGAAAATTATAATCTTAATATATTAACGTCAAATTATTTAGGTCAATGCACTATTAAAAAACCTGCATCTGTTAGCGAATTAATAGTTGCACTTGATGAAACAACAAATATACCAATAATAACAACAAAACTGAATTTCAGTAAAAAATTTGATGGTGCAGGCTGTATAACCTTTATAAATAAATGTGCAACTACTATTACATTACCATATGATTATAAAATTTATAGCAATATTTTTAATATTTATCTGAGTTATGAAGATATTATCTATTTTCTAAATTATAACTTATAACTTATAACTCAATATATATATGGAAAAAATTGATTTCTTTTTATATATATATAAATTAGCAACTTATAACTATAACTTTATTGAAAAGCTTAGCTAATGAGCTTGAAAGTGACTATGGAAACTAAACTCGAACCTTTGCCTAAATTGACAACACTTTTACCGCCTTTTTGTGGTTTTATGATTGATGATATTGTGACTTGTAATATATGTTTAGAAGACAATGATGGAGCTATTGAAATAGATGGCTGTATTTCAGGAAAAATTAAGCGAAGACTTATTACAGCGTGTGGGCACATATTTCACAAAAAATGTTTACAACAATGGACTACTGCGTCTCTTAAAGGTTCCTTATGTGGGCTAATTACATGCCCTTGTTGTAGAGGACCTGTTTATATGGATGAGCAAAGCACCCAAACAAAAAAAAAACTATTTGCTGCACTAGCGCGTTGTGAGTGCTGTCCAAGACATCAAAGAGATAAACCGTTGTCTTATGAATATGACCCAGACTTAGATGCTAGAACTATGTCAAAAGCCCAGGAAGAGGCTCTTAACACTCTTTCAGCTGAAGACTATAAATATTGGTGCCAAGTTAACACATGGCGTCGCATGGATGAATGTGAATGGTGTGATTGCCATTGCAGGACAAGAATGCGCTCAATGGTTCGTCGTATTCCACCTCCTAGTTCCTATGACTGGCATGGTAAATAGCTCTTATGACTGTTAAATAGTCTAAATTTTTTTATTGTAATATTAATATAAGAAACAATTTAAAATTTTAAACTTAATATTAGTAGCTAAAAAAATTTTATAACAAGTCTAATGAATCAATTAAATAAAGTTAGACTATGTCTTTTTTTAAATACTTGTTTGGTAGTATTTATAGGATTTTATATAACAGATTTTACTACACAATCTACATATTTTCGTTTTGGACCAAATGAGGATTTTATATTTATAAGCGTACAAATTAATACTATGCCAAAATATTATAGTTTATTAACATTAATATTTGTAAATGATATAATTAGAGTTATTATTCAAGAATTTGGAGACCCAATATTATATTTGACAGTTTATAATCCAGATAAAAAAGAAATAGTTGACTTTAGTAAAGCACAATTATATTTTTACACAAATACTATGTTTTTTATAAATAATATTAGGCGTATTTTTACATTATTAATTAGCATAACACAAATAGATATTGCATTATTTTCGGTAGTAGTAGAGCAAGTGGTTGTCATTGTTACAATAAAAATGTTACTTGATGAGAAAAAATTCATAAATAACAAATCATTGTTAAATAAAGAGGTTGCTAGTCTAGACATTGAAATGGATAGTATAGATTCTACAAAATAAAAATAATAATGTTGTTATGTTTTTATAAAATTGAATTGATTTTTTATTTAATTTATTAGTAGCCCAGCATATATATATAGAGAGAGAGAAGCGACTATGGATGCTCAAGCGATTATGGAGTTGATGACCAACATTAAGCATGACAAGATGGTCAAGCACGCTATTGCTTGTGCGATGGAGGGTATTCAGTGCCGCATGATTATTGCACATCTTCCTGAAAAGTTGCTCGAGACCATGAATATGTGGGCAAGAATTGGGTGGTATGACGAAGACGGAGGGGCAAAGTTTGAGAAGTGTTTGTGGGAAGTTGTGTCTCGGGAGCTGAAGAAGCGGGTGTTTGACCTTTTGTCAGAGTGGATGAAAGAGGATGGTGGACAAGTATACCCGGAAAAGGATTTGTTTTATGCCTTGTGCACCGCATCAAATAGTTTGCATTATTATAAGGAAGAATATTGGCCGACCATGGGTGCTGAGCTGGAGGCTGAGGCTTTGAACTGGGTAAAGGAGCACGATGAGGGTCGCTTGATAGAGAGCCGCGACGGTGGACATTTTCAGTATTACGACTGTGTAAATGAAGAGGTGTGTCATCATATGCCTCATCGTCCTAAGCCTCTGGACTACGAGGAGCAGGAGCAAGAGCAGGAGCAAGAGCAGGAGCAAGAGCAGGAAGAGACTGGTTTGGTTCTTGTGGGCGCTGGCACTCTTGTGTCGTGCTGAAACTCTTGTGCTAATAGTGTTTAAAGGTGTGTTGTGTGGTGCTGACATTAATTAGATACTAGTGTGTTGTGTTACACATTTTTTTATTTACTAGTGTGTATGCTTCATTAAAATTGAAATGATTTTTTTATTTAGTTAACTATTAGCCTTAGCAAAGGAAAACAAAACAAAACTATGGATAGTATAGATACTATTAGAGCTAGAGCTATAGCTTTATACGATTACGATGGTATTGTTTTTGAGCGTAGCACTAGTATGGATAGTAGCGATAGTACGGATAATTGGCTAACAACGCAAAGTATTCGTATTAGCACTTTGTATGATCATAGTGCTTTTGTGAGTATTATAAATTATCAAATCGCTAAGATAGTAGAAGAAATTCAAAAAACTATTGATTTAAGTAAGCTTTCAAGAGATTTGAAGGCAATTATGAATAGTTGGGTGCGAACGCGTACTTGGTATAATGAAGATAAAATGTCAAAGTTTGAGCATTGTCTTAGGAATGTAGTGACCAAGGAAATGAGACGTCAAACTATTGAGCGTTTAGAACAACAAGACATGCCTTCTTTTCCAGTCAACGAAAATGACTTGTGCTATGAACTAGAACAAGCGTTTAGTCGTTTGACTAGTTCAGATTCTTGGGATATGGACGCCGACTTGACAGCCGAAGCAAAAAACTGGGTAGCAAACCACGGAGAATGCCTAATAGAAAGCGACTTTGACCGTCCTTTTTCGTGGTTTAGCAGTCGGACTATGTCGACACAATATCAATTGCCTCATATGTCTAAGCGGACTAACAATATAGATGTTGTGTTATTGAAAGTATTACCAATCGACATTAAGCATGAATCAGGTTGGGCTTGCTCTATATGTTTCGAGAATAATTCAGAAAATCCTGTTTGTGTTAAAACAGAGTGCGGACATATATATCATCACAAATGTTTAGCTGATTGTAAGCGTGTGTTCTTAGAACTCAAGGAAAATAGCTGCAAGACATGTGTTCCGTGTCCGTTATGTCGTGCTCCTTTTAGTTAGATTAGAATCTATTGTATATTGTCTCTTATTTTTGCATAAAAAAATTGTTTTTTTTTCGTTTTGCTTTGTTAACTTCTTAATAATGTGTTACACCCGTCAATGATAATTTCGCCTTTATAAAAACATCTGCTCTGCATAATGGGCAACTAATTCTTGGTTGTGTTGAATACTTTTTAACAGCCTCATCAAACATTGGATATAAGCATTTTCTATGATAAGTATGGTTGCACAAAGTTGTCATAGTGCTAGAGGGGTCCATAACTTGTAAGCAAATAGAACATTCGTTTTCTTCGCAACTACTGCATAGTTCTATTGTTTCATTTTTTTTTTCTTCTTTAATGCTACAAATAGTAGCATATATTTTGCTTTTTATGTCAAAGCAATCGTCATTGCTTGTTAATAAATCTAATGTTTTATTGTGTACATAATAACCAAAAATCAAAGTCCAAATATCTTTTTTATAGTCATCAATAAGCGAACGTAATCCAACTAAATCATTATGTGCCGATGCTTTAAACGTTACATAATGAAACATTTTTAATTTATAGTTAGCTAATTCTTCATAAAGTTGACATTCTAACGCATAAGGAAGTTTTAACCCTTTAAAACCATTGTTTTCATCTAAAAATAATGTTTCAACAAACAAAACTATAGCATAATTTGTCTTTAATTGGAAGTCGTCTTCATTATGATAATGTAATTTAGTTAATACTTCATAAAAGTTTTTAATATTTTCCTTTTCCAAAATTACGTTAATCAAATACTTAGTAATTGGCTCGTTCATAGTCTCTCGCTTTTCGCTTTTCGCTTTTCGCTTGCTTTTCGCTTTTCGCTTTTCGCTTTTCGCTTTTGCTCAATAAATTAGATTATATTATAATCTAATCAATTTTTTTATGCTAAATATTAATGTTATTTATGGCGTGTGGTTTTTTTATAATTCTTTTCTTGTCCAACTCTATTAACAATTGACACATTCTCAGCATTAACCCTAATTGCATTTGGGTTTTTTTTTGTTGCTACTCGTACTCCTATTGCTGCAACTGGATTCGGAGATTTAGCTCTATATGGAGATTTGGGTTTATATGGCGATTCGGATTTACGTGGAGATTTAGAAGTTCGTGGAGATTTATATGAAGATGGTAGAGGTGGTGGTAGCGGCGCAGGTAGAGGTAGATATGCAGGTAAAGATGCAGGTACTTCTAGATGTGCCCGTGCAGGTACTTCTAGATGTGCCCGTGCAGGTAAAGATGCTCGTGCAGGTAAAGATGCAGATGGAAGGTCTGGCACAACTACAGAACTTTTAAATCCTGTTTTGAGAACTGTTAAATTGTGAATAAATTCTTGTATTAATTGGTCTTCTACAAATTTGTTTTTTTCTGCTATTGCTAATATGTCATTTATTCTTTTAGGACTAAGAACTGTATTAACACTTACTACTCTTGGAATGACTAATTGTAAAGGATGAGTTATTCCAATAAATGGAACATCAAGGGTATAATCATCTCTTATATAAATTAATAACTCTTGTAAAGCAGGGCGTAAAATCTTAGTAATTTGTTCTTCATTGCTTATATTAGTACTATGTTTACTTTTTTCCTCTTTTATTAGATCTATTAATTTTTGAATATATTCAGCTTTACCGTAGTGCATTGCGTTCTCAAGTATCTTCTTACCAAATATATCTTTAATTTTATCCACAGCCTCTATATAAGCTGGATCGTCAGGGCCTCTACCTTTATTGTGTTTAATGTTAATTTTTGCTCTTGCTCTTGCTCTTGCTCTTGCTGTTGCTTTTGCTTTTCTATGTTTTTTTTTTGTTACTTTACGCATATTATATATATAATAAAATATTAAAATATTAAATATATATTAAGAAAAATTTAGTATTAATGTTTTCTTGAGCGTCTGCCTCTTCTTGATGACCCTTTTCTTGTTCCTTTTGTTCCTTTTCTACGAAGTTTTTTAATACGTTTTTTTCCTCTGGCAATTGATGCTAACGCAGCTTCATTTGCTTCTTTAGCTCTCTCAATAGCATCTAATATACCTTGTTTTTCTCTTTCAAAAGCGACGTTAAATTGTTCTGGTGTTGGCATATTTATATATATATATATTATAAAATTATTTAAAAACTAATTAATAAATTAGTTATTCCTAATTATAATTATTTTGCTAAATAAAAATAACTAATTTTTTCTAGATTGCATTTTATGGGGATTAGACTTGCGTCGGCGATTAGACTTTAGTCGGCGATTAGACTTGTGTCGCATATTAGACTTTTGGCGCCTATTAGTTTTTTTATGATGTCTAGATTTGCGACGGTGACGAGTGCGACGTCCTTCAGCATATTTAAATTCATCACTAGAACTTGAGTTTGAAAACCTATTTGTTAACTTATCTAGTAATGATGTTCCAATTGATGAGTTATGAAGACTTGTTAACTCATTTATATGAGTTTGATACATATCATCATGGCTTTCGGGGTTTGTAAGATAACTATACTTATCTAGAACGCTATCTAGAACGCTAATTATTTTTTCCTTATTATCATCAATATTGATTTTATCTTGTAAATGTAAATTTAGAATTTGATATCTTTTAGCCTTTATTTTTTTTAATTTTACTGAAGGACCTACGCCAATTATATATTTATATGTAACTTCATACTCGTAATCGTTAATCACCTTACTTATAAAACCTATACGTTTAATATCGTTTAAAATATTATAACCTTCTTTCATTTTTAATAAAACAATAGTACCTATATTTAAAGTTGTAACATCTTTACTGTCTGAATCTTGTAATTCTGTTCTCAACGGAGGACGTGGATTTGACATTTATATATAATATGTCTATATAATATATATAAAATCATAAATTCATAAAATTCCTAAATTATTTTTAATAACGCAAGAATATAAACTAACTGATAAATCCCTTAAAATCCTCTCTTAAAATCCTCCCCGTAGTCGCAATACAAGATGCAACGTGCTTTCTTTTTGAATATTATAATCGCTTAGTGTTCGCCCATCTTCGAGTTGCTTTCCAGCAAAAATTAAACGCTGTTGGTCGGGCGGAATACCTTCTTTATCTTGGATTTTGGCTTTAATATTGTCAACAGTGTCAGATGATTCTACTTCTAATGTAATCGTTTTTCCTGTAAGTGTTTTAACGAAAATTTGCATAGCTATACTATACATATGTTATTTTGTTTTTATATTTATTTTATATATTATATAAAATTATATAAAATTATATAAAATTATATAAAATTATATAAAATTATATTATAAATGTCCACGTGTTCGTTAGATGTGTGTGCTAATATTTTTAAAGTATATGTGTGTGATTATATATTTATGATGCGTATAAAAGTTTCAGATGGTCCATTACTTAATGGTAACAATTATGCTGAATTAGAGCTGTATTATAAATCAACTGATTATGATGCAGTAGATAAAGTTTATTATGTAGAATATGGACCTAATCCTTTAAGAAAATATATTGGTTCTAATGTTATATGGAATGCAGGTAATGATTATGCTAATGATAGTCTTATTGTATTAGATTAATAATCTCTCGAAGAATAATTTTAAATTTTAAAAAATGTAAAATTTAAAAAATTGTAAAATTTAAATAATCTAAAATTTAAATAATCTAAAATTGATAGTTATTAAAAACATTAATTATTACTATAATAATAATTAATATGAAAGTTTTAGTATTTGATACTGAAACTAGTGGTCTTCAAGAAAAAGGTGCTTCTATTTATGATAAATCTAAGTGGCCTTATATTATTCAACTTAGTTATATTTTGTATGATTTATCGGTTAATAGTGCATTAATTAAAGATAATTATATTACCATTGATGATTCGCTAGTTATTTCTCAAGAAAGTTATAATATACATCATATATGTAGAGAGATTTTAGACACACAAGGAATAAATATTGTGGAAGCATTAAAGGCCTTTAATGAATGTTTAAAAGACTGTGATATTGTAGTCGGGCATAATTTATCCTTTGATAAGCGGCTTATTTTTGTAGAATGTTTTAGAAATAATGTTACGCAATACTTTACAGAATTTGAGCATAATATAATGACACATAAACCAGAGTTCTGCACTATGAAAAATACAGTTGAATTTTGTAAGTTAGAGAGATTAACTGCAACAAATAAAGTATATTATAAAAATCCGAAGCTTAGTGAATTATATACTATATTATTTCCAAATGAACAAGTGCCTAAAGATTTACATAATTCGCTAATAGATGTAGCAATGACTTTAAGGTGTTATTTAAAATATGCTCATAATTTTGATATTAAAGAAGCAAATAATAGTCTTAAACCACTATTTTTAAGCATTTAGCAAATAAAATAATATATAAAAATTAAGAATAAAACACTATTATATATTATAAATAATATATAATATTAAGTATGTTAAAACAATTTGTAATAAAAAATATAAATTTAGTATCAATAGTTGTTTTTTTAATATTGTTTGCACTAGTAATGTTTATAAAACCATCCATTATTTTTGATACTAATGGACGTCCTCGCGAATTTGGAATAGGTTATAAAAATAAAACAATATTACCATTATGGTTAACAGTAATAATCTTAGCAATAGCCTCGTATTTCTTTATTGTATGTTATATAAATTTTGATAGATATAATTATTAGATTCAATTATTAGATTCAACTATTAGACTTGCTTATTCGCCTGGATTAGCCTCTTCATACTCCTTAATAATTTGGTCTACTGTTTTTTCACACGAAATACCTATAATGTAATTATAACTGATTGAGCTTATTAAAATTCCTGCTAATATATACCATACGATTTTACCTATAACGTGCTTTATTGTGATTAATTTATATAACTTAATAATATTGTCATCATATTGACTATCACTAGTAGTAGCATATTCAAATATATTTGTTTGTTTCAATTCACCAATAAAAGCTTCAAAATTAGATAAATTTATATCTATTTGGTTTATAAATTTAGATTTATTATTTTTAATTGTATTAATAGCTTTAACTAAATCGGGTTTTTCTTCTATTTTAGTATTCTTTGCCAATAACTCTTCTAATGTAGTCGAAACACCTAACATTGATACAAACATATATCCAATAGTATTAGAAAAGGGAGAGACCCAACCTGGAAATAATTTTAAAATAAAATATAATAATACAAATATTATTAACCACGGCATAACTGTAACTATTAATATATAATTCCATTCAATGCTTTGGTCACATATCATTCGCGAATTATGAACATTTAAGAAATATGAACCTATAATAATAAACAATATATATATAAAATTAATAACATTGCTATCTTTAGAGTTATTAATAGCTATAATATCTGAACTTTTATTAATGGTAAAAACTGTAAAAACTAAGAAACCTAATGATACTAGTATAAAATATATTAGCGAACTTGCTGGGCTTGGTATGTCTCCTTCTGCCATATTAGTATAAAATAGACTAATATAATAAATACTTATTTAATACTTATTTAATACTTATTTAATACTTATTTAATACTTATTTAATACTTAAATAAGTATTTATTTAATAATATTAAAAAAGCGCTACTTATAAATAATGAATTTTGATATTGCAAATTATACAAATTTACAATTTAGCAAATCAATTAATAATCCAACAACTAAACCTAAATTAGTAGACAATGGAGTAAAATATTTTTTAAGAGAGGTTTTAAAAAATTGCCATAATTATAAACAAAAAAATTACAATATTTTTTACAATATTACTATGTTTATTGTTTTCGTAATAATATTAGGACTAATATTATTTACGCGTTATAAAGGAGGTTCTATGAGCAAAAAATATTATGAAAAAAGTATGAAAGACAAAGAATATATAATGTCTAAACTAGTTTATTATAATCGCCAAAATTTAGATAATCAACAAAGAATAAGAAATAATATGATAACAAATTTACCCGACTATAGTAATCACGTTGAAGCTAATTTATTACACAAAAATTTGTATTTTTCTTAGCGCTTAATGCTTTTTGCTTTTTGCTTTTTGCTTTACAATCATAAAAATTTATTAAATACTATTTAATACATTTTTATATATATTATTAAGCATACTATAAATTATAAAGTAAAAATTAATATATACTATATTAATAATATAGTAGCTTGTTATGACGCCCGATACTTATTATAAAGATTTGCAAGACTATTATAAATTAAAAAATAGCTATGAAACATTAAAACAAAAGAAAATAAATGAATTAGCAGGGACTTACGGTAAAGATTATGACCAAAAGAAGCAGACGTTTGCCAAACTCAAATTAAAATGTATAAATTGTAAGCAAGATGGCGGAACCCTATTTACTGAAACTAGTGATTTATTAAGAGCAACTTGCGGTAATAGTGTAAAACCTTGCAAATTAGATTTAGCTATTAAACGAAAGAAATTTGCGCATATTAGTGAAAGATTAAGTGCTACAAAGCAAGCTCTAGAAAACTATAAAAAAAATATTATAACTACCAAATTAGACTTCCTATTCAATTATATTGAAGAAGAACGAGCAATAGAAACATTCGAACTTTTAAAACAGCAATTAAACAATAGCCAAGAAACTTACATCAATTTAACAACTTTATACAATTCTATTACTCATAATGAAGAATTACAAAATTTAATACAAGAAAAAATATTGGTTTTTGAAAATAGTAAAAAACAATATGCTGAGGCTCTCGATTTATATAAATCAAGCGGACAAATAACGTATTTAAAAAATGCTATGGAAATCTATAAGACAAAAATGGCGCCATTAGGTAGTGAAATAATGAATCTAAAATATAAGTCTTCTTATGTCGAAAAAAACGAACAAGACCAATATATTTTTTTTCAAAACGCATACAATTTAGAAGATTTAATAATTGAATTAAAAGATTAAAAAGATTAAAAAGATTAAAAAGATTAAAAAGATTAAAAAGATTAATTATTTTAAATATAGTATTATATTTATAGAAAAGCTAATGGTAAATAAGTCTAATAAATTTTTTACAAGAATATATAGCTCAACAAAATATATAAATATTACTGTTTTTTTAATCACATTCTTATTGGGTTTAATATATATGTATTGCTTTGACTATAATAGAAAAGTTGTTGTATATCCTACACCCCATAATATAGATAAAATCGAATATAAAGACGAGGCTGGAAATTGTTATGGTTATAAAATAAAAGATGTTAAATGTCCTAGCAACAAAAGTAAAATAGAAATATTGCCTTTATAATATTTTAGCTTTGCTATTTTATTTTAATTATTATACTTATTAAAATAAAATATTCAATATACCTATTGATATATTAAAATTTTCTTGCTCTTTTCTTTTTAATTGTTCTTATTTTCTTATAATGTGATTTATAGTGTTTTTTTGTTTTATACTTTTTATGATAATTATATAGTTTTTTTGAAAGACCTCCGGTTGAAACGGGCTTTGCAAAACAATTTTCTCTCCAAATCTCACTACTATTACACGTTTGAATGGCTGTTTTTACTTTTTTAGCATTTTCCATATTACTTGGTATACCAAGATGATCTATGTGTATAAATGAAAACATTTCTTCATTTCCAAAAATTTTTTTGAAGTCTGTTTCATCACTGATGTTACTTGGTGATGTTTGCATTACTGTTATTAGCTTTTGTGGCCTTCGCATTTTTGCAGCAAATTGAACAGTTAGTATATCATCTTCTTCACCGTCGTGTATTATCATATCTGGAAAATTTTTTGTATTATTACTAATTTGCGTCCAATTAGTATGTAAATAATTCATAAAATCTGTTTGACCATTAACTATTGCTGGATTAGTATCTACAAGAAACAAAGGATTAAAAACTTCTGGTAGTTTTGCATTAGAACCTACAGGATCAAAAACTTTAAAATCATCATCAGTAGTTATATATGAAGCAACCATCATTCCTAACCAGTCATTTGATAACTGCGGTCCTACTTTTATAGATGATAGAAGTTTTAAAATCTGTGTATATGTACCTTCTCCTTCTATTCCTCCTAATTTTACTAGTAAATTTCTATTCTCTCGTAGTTTTTCTTGTATCTCATTATCTCTAATCCAGGCTTTCCATTCATCTAATGATTTTGAATCTTGTATTTGTTTTACAATACTATTAAACAATTCAACCAGTGGTTTATTTTCATTTGTAATATTTTGTTCTAGCATGTGAATAGCTGGATCATTTTGAAATACAATTTTAGTGATGTCACCTTTAGTAACTCCAGGTTGCTTTGATAGAAGCTTATATAATTTATTTATTCCGAAAGCATTTGGTTGTGGTCTATCAATATCATGTTGTGATAACATAGTTTGAATCTCATCTATATTGTTAAGTTCAACAGGGTTAACTGCGTATATTCCAACAGCCCTTAAGTCATCCATAGTAGTTAAATTATCATCTACACGTTTTAATAATTTAAAAAAATTATCTTTATACTTTGCCCATGGCGTTCCACCCTTTACTCCCACATTATAAGGATTCATTTGTAACCATACTACAATAAGTTTTTCACCAGAACTTCTATTTTTATTTTTTTGTACTATATAATTTAACAAATTAACTATTACCTTGTCATCAAGTAAACAACAGATATAAATAATACTGCCTGGTTTGATCTTTTCGTCAACAAGGCTCTTTAGTTTTTGTTCTTGCATATACATACGCTCTCGTATCAACTCTGACGCGTCCGGCCCAAGTTTGAAACGCTTTTGTATAAACATTTCTACTCCATAAAGAGCTAGGTCCTGTTGTGCTACTCTCCGTGCTTGTGCTCGGTTGACTTCTTCTAATACTTCTTTGTAGTTACTAGGAGTATAATCATCCATCGGACCACCTCCTCTGCTTTTTCTACGAGTATTATTTCTTTTTTTCTTTCTAATATTTTTTGTAATTGCCATATTTATATATATAGAAAATATTAAAAATAATAATTAAAATTTATTAGATTTGCTAGATTTGCTATATTTGCTAAATTATATTTTCTAAAATATAGAAAATATAGATTATATTATAATATATAGATTATATTATAATATATAATATATATAATTATGATTAAGAACGTTGTTAAAAACTTAATGTATACAGATATTGGAAAAATAATATTATCAGTATTATTAGGGCTGGGATTTGCAACACTATTTAGGCAAATATGTAATTCTAAAGACTGCTATAGATTTATAGGTCCTCAACATAATGCATTAAGGGACAAAATATTTGCAAGTGACACGGATAAAACCCAATGTTATACATTGGTAGAAGAAAATATACAATGTGGGTCAAAAAGCAAAACGCTAGACTTTTCTACCAAATTTATGTAATAATTAGTTGTACTAGGTTTAATATTTTTATATAAAAATATTAAAAATTGATTTAAATTAGCTACAATTAGCTATCTTCAATTAACTAGCATTAGTTATGAATATTGATACTAAAGTTACTTATAATACGCATGCTATTAACGCTTATAATGCTGCAAATGCTACAACACAAGAAGATAACACTAATATATTATTAAAACTGTTTTTATACATTGTATTGCGCTATTTTATTTAGTCTAAAAATTTTTAAATAATAAATAAAAATTATTTAAAAAAATAGTGCGTAGTAACATTATTATTATGTCGTCTCCTGTTGAAACATTTGCTTTTCAGGCTGAAATCAATCAGCTTATGTCTCTTATTATTAACACATTTTATTCAAATAAGGACATTTTTTTACGCGAATTAATTTCTAATTCATCTGATGCACTAGATAAAATTAGGCATCATTCGCTAGTCGACAAGAGCGTATTAGACAGCCATAGCGAATTAACTATTAAAATTATTCCGGACAAGGCAAACAAAACACTAACTATTTTAGACACGGGTATTGGTATGACCAAATCGGATATGATTACAAATCTGGGAACAATTGCTCAATCTGGAACAAAAGGGTTTATGGAGGCTATGAAAAGTCAGGGAGACATTAATATGATTGGTCAATTTGGTGTTGGGTTTTATTCTGCGTATTTAGTTGCTGAGCGGGTTGTTGTTACATCTAAAAATAATGATGATGAGCAATATGTGTGGGAATCTAATGCTGGTGGTTCATTTACTGTTAAAAAAGATGACTCGGGCGTGGAGCTTGGACGTGGAACAAAAATCACGTGTTATTTAAAAGAGGACCAGCTTGATTATTTAGAAGAAAGTCGGATTAAGGAGCTAGTTAAAAAGCATTCTGAGTTTATTAACTATCCGATTAGTCTTTATGTTGAAAAAACAGTATCAAAAGAAGTAGAACTAGAAGAAGGCGAAGAAGACGCTAAAGACGACGTGCCCTGTGAAACCGACGACCCAGAAATTGAAGAAGTTAAGGATGAAGACTTAGCTAATATTGAAAAAATGGCAGAAGCAGAAGCAGAGGCAGAAGCAGAGGCAAAAGCAAAAGCAAAGAAAACAAAAACAGTTGAAGAAGTTGTAAGTGAATATGTTTTGCTAAATAAGCAGAAACCTATTTGGTCTAAAAAACCAGACACTGTCTCACAAGAGGAATATGCGTCGTTTTATAAATCGCTAACTAATGATTGGGAAGACCATTTAGCTGTTAAGCATTTTTCTGTTGAGGGTCAGCTAGAATTTACAGGTCTATTATTTGTTCCTAAGCGTGCTCCTTTTGACCTATTTGAGCCAAATACAAAAAAACACGGACATATTAAATTATATGTTAGACGTGTATTTATTACTGATGATTGTGAAGAGTTAATTCCTGAATGGCTAAAGTTTGTAAAAGGTGTGGTGGACTCCGAGGACCTTCCGCTTAATATTTCACGTGAAATGCTGCAACAAAATAAAATTCTAAAGGTTATTAAGAAAAACATTGTTAAAAAGTGTTTAGACTTATTTGCAGAAATTAAAGCTAATGACGAAGACTATACTAAATTTTACGAACAGTTTAGTAAAAATATTAAGCTTGGAATTCACGAAGATGCTTCAAATCGTGAAAAATTAAGTGAGTTATTAATGTTTCATAGCACGAAGTCGGGGCAAAAAATGGTTTCGTTAAGCGACTATGTTGCTAATATGCCGTCTAGTCAAACGCAAATTTATTACATTACAGGTGAATCGCTAAAATCCGTAGTAAATTCGCCATTTATTGAACAATGTAAAATGCGAAATCTTGAGGTTCTTTTTATGATTGATCCTATTGATGAATATTGTGTTCAGCAACTTAAAGAATATCAAGGTAAGTCGCTAGTGTGTGTTACAAAAGAGGGACTAACTTTTGATTCTAGTGAAGACGAGAAGCAAAAATGGGAAACTTGCGTAAATGAATTTAAGCCACTAACAGAGAAAATTAAGGAAATTCTTGGACAAAATGTTGAAAAGGTCGTATTAAGCCAGCGTGTTGTTAACTCTCCTTGTGTATTAGTAACAGGTGATTATGGTTGGACAGCTAATATGGAACGAATTATGAAAGCACAAGCACTACGTGACACTAATAATTCATATATGATGTCGAAAAAAATTATGGAAATTAACCCGTATCATAGTATTATTAAATCACTTAAAGAACGTGTTAAATCGACAGACAATGAAGCTATGGTTAAAGACCTAGTAAGTTTATTATATGAGTCGTCGCTAATTTCAAGTGGATTTAGTATTGAAGAACCGACCACTTTTGTAAATCGTATTAATAATATGATTAAGCTGGGGCTTTCGCTTGATGATGATGATGAAAAGACAGTAGATGCTAAAGAAGATTGCAAAGAAGACGCTAAAGAAGGTGAAGTAAAGAAGGAAGATGTAAATGTAGATGAAGACACTGAAACTCATATGGAAGAGCTAGACTAGACTATACTAAAGTAAATAAATAAATAAATAAATAAATAAAAATAAATAAATTATCTAACTATTAACTATTAAAATTATTATTTGTTTAACAATAATTTTAATTATTTTTTAAAGTGTTGCATTTTGCTAAATTTTATTTGCGTTATTAAATGAATAAATATTTAGAGAACTATATTAATTAATTAATTAATGTCTTCAAGTGGAATTACTTCCATAAATGAACTTCCTTTATTAAATAATCAAAATCAAAACGGACATATACAAATGATGAACCAGCAACCTCAAAATATTGTTTTAAATAGAAATGAAATTGTATCAACTAATAATAATCAAATGTCGACGACAAGTTATACTCAATTATTGCCAACAAGTGGTGGTTCTACTATGAGCAATCCATTAACTATGGAAAATAGTCAGCAAGGTCAAGCGCCACCTAACTATAATGAATTAATAAGTCAATTACAAAAAGCGGCTGCTTATGGAACAACAGCATTACCTTCACGGGATATTCCGATGGAACCTTTAAAAGTTGCAAATGATGTTCAAAGTCAACCCAATTATATACCTCCTCCACAGTTTCAAGAAGATTATATTAAAAATAGCATAACCCCTCAAAATTTGGCAGACACTAATATAAAACAAATAAAAAGTGGTGCTTATTTTGATAAATTATATGGCGAATTACAATTACCAATAATAATTGCGCTATTATTTTTTCTATTTCAATTGCCGCTAGTTAAACAATATAATAAAAAGTTGCTTCCATTTTTATTTAAAAGTGATGGTAATCCAAATTTATATGGTTATATTGCTAATAGTGTATTGTTTGCATCAATGATTTATGTATTATTAAAACTTGTTGCTTATTTAGCATAATTCTTTCCAACTTTCATCCATAAAAGAATACTAATTGTAAAACCTACTAAAAATCCGGCTACACACTTATCAGAAGGGTCTTTAATAAATGGACTAGTTATATAAGGACCTATGAAAAATGTTAAAATAGAGTAAAATATCATAATAGCTATTGACATTGGCGAACTTAGGTGAGACATTATATATATTTTAAATATATATTATGTTTTTGTTTTTAAATTATTTTTTAAATTAATTCTAAATAATATTTCATTTTTATTTCATTTTTATTTCATTTTTATTTCATTTTTTATTTCATTTTTTATTTCATTTTTTTAGCGCCTCTTTTTCTACGTGTTATTTTTCGCGCTCTAAAATATTTTTTGCCAAATGCGTTTCTAGATGAAGTACTAGATGAGGCTCGTGATGGTGTTAAATCTAAGTCTTCTAACTGTAAATGCATAGCTGGTTGTCGGACAAGACTGGTTGGACGTGTGCCTATATTAGGTTGGCGTTGAAGTCTAGGTGGCGCAGAATAAGGAGCTGATGCAGAATAAGGAGCTGGTACAGAGTAAGGAACTAGAGGAGGAATAAGAAGACGAGGAACAGGTCTAGACCTAGAATTTGAAGTTAGACCTAGTTCTCTTCTTTCATTTAAATCAAGAATTGATACTAGATTAGCTATTTGAACAATAGCTGTTGTTGTTTGAAGACTAAGATTGTCTAAATTGCTAATTAATGAATCTAATCTTTGTCTATTAATGTTGATGTTTTTAATAGTCTCTCCACTAGTGATTATACTATTAATACTATTAAGGTCATTATTAAAGGATTGTAAATAACTGGTCCTTAATGCCTTAACTCTTTTTATATTAGCAATTACTAGTTTAACTTTAAGCTTAATATTAGCATTATTTGTATTTGACATATTAGTAATAGCGCTAATTCTAATTAATAAATTGCCTAATTCTTTTTTTATAGCAATTAGTCTTCCTAATTCTGACTCATGTGGTATTGGAGACATATATATATTATTAATACATTATAATAATATTTAATTGTAATAATATATAATTGTTATAATAGTCATTAGTTTATCTTCCATATTTACAATATTGTTTTTGAGAGAATCCACGCGGTCTATTACAATTAATAGATTTCTTATATTTTGCTGTCCATGCTCCTCCTCTTTTGCCTCTTTTGCCCTTTTTTTTAGATATGCGTTGTTTTTTACCGCGAGCTTGATTTAACAATCTGTTACGAATACGTGCTCTTGCAAGTTTGCGCTCAAGGTCGCTTACGATCATCATTATACTTTGTTGTTGCTGATATAAACTATAATGGTGTTCGCTTGCTAGTCTGTATGTTTCTCGTGCTAGTGCTTTTTGTTCTATAATAGGAGCAAGACCTGTATCCATTAGTTCATCAAAAAGAGCACTAACTTGATCAAATCTTGCTTTACGATTATCATAATAATTTGCGTCTTCCGTGTTTTCATCTTCATTATTTACGTGCTCATACCACCATCTCTTTAGTTTCGTATATTCCATTCCTAAGTCGGACTGATTAAAATTTGTAAGAAGGGTGTATCTTAAATTATCACGTTCTGTTCTCAACCTTTCATAGCGGTCGCCTTCGTCATCTCTACGTCTTAATGCATGGTCAACTTCAATAGTTAGTGTGGCTAATGCTGCGCGTTGTTGTCTTAAATCAGCTTCTAATTCTATAATAGTATTTCCTAAATTGGTTCTGCGCGTTTCTAACGCCCGTGTTCGTCGTGCTAATGCGCTTGGATTATTGCGTCTTTGAGTTGCCGACCTTAAATGCATTCTGGGGGTTCTAATAGTATTTTGATTAATGCTAGTCATATTATATTATTATATTATATTAGCATAATATAATATTTTTAGGTTTATTTTATAATTTTCTTCTATAGTCCTCTTCTTCTTGTGCGTTTTCCTTTTTTGCCTCTTTTATGTGTACGGCGACGTTGTCTTTTCATTCTAGGACCTCTACCTAAATCTATATTTATGTCATTACTTTGTCTATTTGCATCATCGCGCGCTTGTGTGTCTCCAATATTACCTTGTACTTGTTCTCGTCTAGCTAGTGTTTCTCCTTGAGTTGCTCTTTGACTCGCAGTATCCACACGTTGCCTAATAGTAGCAATCTCAGCTTCTACAGCCATTTTACTAGCATTAACAGTTCTTAGTTCAGACTGTAATTTTTCTAATTGTATTGTTAATTCATTTCTTTCTCTAAGTAAATCTCGGCTTCTTCTTGTTAAAGCTTGCGTATTTCTTGCTAAAGCTCGCCTTCTTCTTAGCGAAGCTATTTGTTGCAGCACCTCTGCTTCTCTGTCGTTTTCATTAACATTTATAATATCTGGCATCTAGTATATATATAATAGTATATAATATATTATAGTTTTTTCTAACTATACACTTTTTTAATTTTTTATTTTTTTCCTTTTTTTCCTTTTTTTCGTCTAGAACGACGTTGTCTTTTACCGTGCGCTATATTTAACTCTCTATCTTGTCTACGCAAGTCGTCTAGATTATTTTGTAATTCGTCTCTTTCTTTCATTAATTTTTCTCTACGAGCATATAAAGTAGCATAGTTATTTTTTGTTTCACTTAATGTTCGCAGTGTGGACTCTGCTTCTTCAATTGTTGGTCTAATAACTTCTTGAATAGCAGCAGTGCTAGTTCTATGAATATTACTAGACTCATCATAACGACTGCTTATACCTTCACTATCAGTTGGATTAGACACTCTATATTGTTCATAATGGCGGCGCGACCTAGCATATGCGTTTCCAAGATTCCCCTCCATTCCTTCTTGAGTAAGTCGATTTATTTCTATAGTTAAAAACTGTATTCGTTCTCTAATAGTACTAAGCCTATTATTTACTAATGTTAATTCTTGAGTAAGACTACTTATTTTGTTATTTAATTTAGCTAATTTAGTTCCCAATTTTTCCATTTTTTTAAATAGTGTGCGCCTTCTATTAGCTAGAGCAGTTTGTTGTAGTTCAGTTGCTCTTCTTAGTGTTGTTATTGGTCTTTGTTCTCTTCTCTGTGGTGATTCTTCACTACTATCAGACATATATAATTATAATATATTATAATATATTATAATATATTATAGCAAGTTAGTAAGTTAATAAGTTAATAAATCATTTTCTAGTGTTTTTGCCTTTTTTGCCCTTTTTTTTAGATTTGCGTTGTCTTTTACCGCGCGCTTGATTTAACAATCTGTCACGAATAAGCGCTATTTTAAGTTTACGCTCAAGGTCACTTATGACCCCTTTTATGTATTGTTGTTGTTGATATAAATTATAATGATGTTCACTTGCTGTCCTATAAATTTCGCGCGCTATTTTTATTTCTGCTATAAGAGCTGCAAAATTAATTTGCTGCAGTTGTGCTCTAATTAGTTCTTTGAAAGTATAACCAAGTTCATGAAGTCGTTTTTCAATATTATCAGTGTCTATGCCTCCATTTTTTACAAGTTCATCATAACGTTGCTTTAATTCTATATATTTCATGCCAAACTCGGATTGTCTAATATTATCACGAATAGTGTTTTTTAAATCCTCTTCTTGTTGACTCAAAGTTTCATAGCGCTCCTTATTGTCTTCTCTACGACTTAGTGCGCGGTCGACTTCAATTGTTTTCGCATCTAGTGCTCCGCGTTGTTGTCTTAAATCAGCTTCTAATTCTATAATAGTATTTCCTAAATTGGTTCTGCGCGTTTCTAACGCCCGTGTTCGTCGTGCTAATGCGCTTGGAGTATTGCGTCTTTGAGTTGCCGACCTTAAATGCATTCTAGGGGTTCTAATAGTATTTTCATTAATGCTAGACATATTATATTATTATATTATATTAGCATAATATAATAGTTTTAGGTTTATTTTATAATTTTCTTCTATAGTCCTCTTCTTCTTGTGCGTTTTCCTTTTTTGCCTCTTTTATGTGTACGGCGACGTTGTCTTTTCATTCTAGGACCTCTACCTAAATCTATATTTATGTCGTTGCTTTGTCTATTTGCATCATCGCGCGCTTGTGTTAAATCGCGCGTTAATAATGAGTGATTAATTAGTCGTCCTTCTAAATTTCGATAACTTCTATAGCCTGTGTCGTAATTAGTTTGTGCTAAATCTATTTCTTCTTGTATTGGAGCAATAAGCGCGTGGGTATTAGCGTACATTGCGTCACCAAGAGCATAAAGTTCTCCTTGTAAGCGTTCTATTGCTTCAATATCATCTGGTCTATTGAGTTGATATTCGTCGAGCAGGCGGCTTACTTCGGCTTCCCGTTGTCCAATGTCTGTTTGAACTAGTTGTTCCATTTGACTTCTTTGTGAACTACTTCTTAATAAGTGCGGTAAGTAACGTAGTCGTCTCTCATCATCAAGCATATGGTTTTCTGCTTGTTGTACTTCTTGTGCAAGAGGACCATATTCACGTGTTCTAGCATTTAATGTTGCGTTTAATGTATTTAATTCATTTTCTAATGCACGTCTTCTGATTCTTAAATTTGAACGTTGTCGTGCTGTTAATGGTCTTGGTCTTAGTCGAGTTGTTGGTGGAGACCTTAAAGGTTGCATTACAATAGTGGGCATATTATTATTATATATTAACAATATAATAATATATAATATAATAATAATAATAATTATTCTACATTAGTCGAGTGATCAATTTATATAAATGATAAATAATAATAAATGCTCCAACAAATCCTAAGGCTGTATATGTTTCTTTAGTTAGTTTCTTTTGCAACCCAAAATATGCTAATGCTATAAATCCTGGTATAAATATTATATAATGAATAATATACAAAATATTTCTTAAATTAGTAAATTCTAAAGTAGGAAATGGGACAAATAATATTATTGCTAATCCTAATACTCCTAGCACATAATATATTGGTTTAAATGATTTATCTTGAAAATAACCAATATAAACCAACGCTGCCCCTATAACTAATATATGTAGTATATTGACATATTTCATTCCTAATCTTACAATGCTCATTTACTATTTTAATATAGTAAGTATATTATATTATTTATTTTTTATATTATTTTTATTATTATTTTTATTTTTATTATTATTTTTATTTTTATTATTATTTACTTAGATTTCCAATATAATATTTTGGTAAAACGTTTTCTTTTACAAAACTTGGATGATTAACAGATTTAAAAAGTCGCGTTCCATTTTTGCCGACTGCTTTCAAAATAACGTCTCCTCCTGGGTGTGTTGGAATCCAAGTACTAATATCATAAACCTTATTTTCAATTATTGTCCATGCATCATTTTTCTTATTATGTTTTTTGACTTCGCCCAATGTAAAAGTTTTTTTAGTGCTACCACCTAACGTAGTGTCTTCTACTTTTACTTCTGCTTCTAATTCTAGCTTATTATTGCCTCGTTTAATTGAACGTTTTAAAGTCTTAGCTTTAGCTAATATTTTCACTAATTTAGCTATACAACTTTCGGACGTCATTAAAGCACCCTCACACCATGCCTGATACTTTGAATAATTCTCTCCAATAATAAAAACACGAGGATAAGGATTTATTAATTTAACACTTAAATAATCAGAGTCTACGTCTTTTTTCCAACACGCCACACCAGCATCCCAAAAATACATTTTGATATATTTACTTAAAGGCACCTTTATATTATAAATGCTAAATAGCAAATTTAGCTTCTCGTTTAGCTTAACTTTTACGTAATCAAGTCCCTTGCTAACTAATAAGTTATTCCAATAGCGTGCATTTGCGCAATCACTATAGCTACTCATAATTAGTCCATTGTCTGAAGACACAGGAATTACAAATTGAACATTAGTATTTGTAATTGTTTTTTCAATATTTTTGAACCACACAGAGCCGTTATCTTGTTCTTTATCTTTATCATAAATCTCGTAAATTCTTAGCAAATTAATTGAGTTTATAGAGTTTAACTCGCTTAGCAAAGGTTTGAAGATTGTCAATTGTGTCAAGCTTTTTTTAGGAATAGCGCATATTACATATTTTGAATATAGGGTGTCTGGACTTGACCCTTTTGTATTATAATTAGCAACACTTATTTCAAATAGATCACTAGCATCATTCTTTTTATAAGTTATATTTTCAACATTTGAGAGATTTTGCAGCTTTATATTATATGATTTATAAGCCCTTGTTTTTTTAATAGCTTGCAACAGTCGTTCTATTATTTGTTCTAGCCCTCCGTTAAGTGTGAAAAACTTTGTTTCATTATTATAGTCATATTTAAAATATTCAATAGCATCATAAGCGTTTAATTCGTTTAAGTCAGAAGAATATTCAAATACGTCTTCGACTTTTCGAGAGAATGATGCAGACACATATTTTGTAAGAAACTCATACAAATAATAGCTTTGTTTTGTCGACTTGCCTAATTTGGAAACTAGAGGGCTAAAGAAAAATTTGGTTAATTTGTCCATAATGTAGTCTTTTGTTGATGTTTTATTGCTTACTTTGTTATTTGCTGCTACTTCTATATATGTTTTAGTATTTGGAATAGGGATTAGCTTTGGTTTTAATCCTAGTTCATTTATTAAACTAGTTATGAGCTTATGATGATATCCTAAGCGTCCTGCGCCTAAATCCATAACATATTCTTGCTTGTCTATTGTTTCTTTATATGAATATATACGGCCTCCATAACGTTGTCCCGACTCTAATAATAGAATTTTTAGATGTGCGTATTTGCTTGACAATTTATATAAGGTGTAAAGACCTGATATGCCTCCGCCTATTATTACTAAATCATAAATGTTTGTATTATGATTTTTTTTATTTGTTTTATTTTTTTTATTTGTTTTATTTTTTTGTGTGTTAGTCATTTAATTATATATTATTATTATTAACTTATAGCAAGATAATAATAATAATAATGCTGTAAATCTCTCAACTTTGTATTTATAATTTGCTAATTTGCTAATTAATTAGACAAATGTGATAGTATATTCATTGAATTAGTAACACGTTGGCGCGCTTGTCTTAATTCATCACCGAGGCGTTCTTGATTTCTAACTAATCTATTATAGGTTGCTGAAGGTATACCTGTTAGTCTTAAACTTCTATTAGATTGTTCGTAGTTGCGTAGGTCTTGTGTTGCGTCATTATATGCTTGTGTTGCATTACGTCGTTCTTGTAATGCTTGGTTTCTAGCAACTAGCGCCTCTTCATAAGTAATATTTGGAACCGCTAAATGTGCATACACATTATTGGGTATAACTGTTCTACATAATGGACAACTAGCGTGACCAGAGCGCATACTACTTTCTAAACATCCACTATGAAATCTGTGCGTGCATCCTAATTTTGTAATAGCTTCATTTTTTGCCATAGGTTCGTGACAGATTGCGCATTCATTTGTTTTTTCTAAATTTGCATAAATTTGTTCAATTGAGCGGGCGTGTCTTCTTCTTGTTTGTTTACCTCGTACCCGTTTTTGAAGCTTTTTAGCTGCAGAATTTCTTCTTTTTCTGCGACTTGAAGAACTTCGACTTCTTGAAGGCATATAATATAATATTATATTTTTATATTGTTATATTATATTATATTATATTAAGCGGTGCTAGTATTAATGCAATCGTTGTGATTCGGGTAGTGCATTATACATAGCTTCTGCTCGCTCATTTGCTAGACGATAACGTTCGCGCGCCGCCCTTAAATTGAGTTCTTCTATTTGTAAATCTCTAATGCTAATTCTTCGTCGTTGTGTTGCTGTCCTTGTTGTTGCTCTTGTTGTCCTCGCTAATATAGTTGCTATTCTTTGTTCTATAACTTTCACAGCCTCAGACGCTGCTATACTCTCTTGTAGTGCATTTATTACACTATCTACATTATTATTTTGTGTTTGTCTATTGTTTATTGCTCTAGCATTATATAAGTTTCTTAGCATTTGTAGTGGTCTAAATATTAAGTTTCTAAACGTTAGTCTGCGTCTAGTTCTAGCTCTACTTCTAGTTTGTAGTGAAACATTAGTTATAACTCTTCTACAGTTGGGGCATTTATTATTATAACGCAAAGCCTGTTTTATACATTTAGTATGAAATATATGTCCGCACGGTAAAGCAATTGTAATATTTTTTGTCATAGGCTCTAAACATAGTGGGCATTCATTAGTCTCTTTTATAGTTTCTTTTAGTAATTTTACTGCTCTTCGACTTCTTGAACCTCGAAAACTCGATTGAATTTTTTGTGTTGCTGCTAGTTTTCGAGTTTTATTAGCTCGAAAACTTGATTGAATTTTTTTTGACGCATTAGATTGAATAATAGACGATGACATACTATTATATAGGGTTATTATAATTTTATAAAATTATAAAAATAAGTTATTAAGGAGAACCACTAAACATTAGTGAACCAAGATGATTTGAAATTCGTAATGCATTAATCGCATCATAGTTTGCAACTTCTAATAAATTAGAAGTTCTATTAAAAAAAGCATCAATGTGTTGTTCCGCTATTTCATCGTTAGTACTTGGTCTATCTTGTGTGTTAAAACTTTCATAGTTAGTATAAAGAGTATATGCTTCATTATAAAGACTTCTTAAAGTAGTCTCAGTATCATTTGCTGTTACTTCATTGTATATTGCCTGTTCATAAGTTATATCTGGAATTTCTGGTGCATCAGGTAGTAGTTCTCTCAGTCGTTCTATACTTTCTTCTATAACATCTAGTTCTTGATTGCGTAGTATTAGGTGTTGTATTAGTTGTAGCGGTTCTAAATCTAATAGTTGTGATTGTAGTTGTATTTGGAATAGTGGTTGTATTTGTCGTTCTTGTCGTTCTTGTTCTTCTATAGAAGGATATGGTATATTAGTTACAACACTCCTACAATTTGGACACCTTCCGCTAGTGCTAGTCAATGAACGCGTTATACAATCTTTATGAAATCTATGTCCACAAGGTAATGCAATACGAACATCTTTAGTCAAAGGTTCAAAACATATTGAACAATCATGAACTGTTGTACTAGTATTTTTTTCTCTATTTATTACTTTTCTAGTTTGTTTTCCTCGAATTCTTGACTGAATTTTACGACTTGCTTTTGACCTTTGTCTTTTTCTACTTCTAAACCGTTTTTGAATTTTTTTAGCTGCCGAGCTTCTTAGTCGCGATGACCCACGTCTTTGCGTTTGTGAAGGCATATTATATATATTATATATAATATATATATATATAATATATAAGACTATAAAAATAATATTATTATATTATACGTCTTATTAATATGGGAGCCAAGCATCATGTAATCCTTTAAGTATTTTTATCCAATTCCCTAGCTCTACCAGCTTTATATCTATAGCATTAGTCATAAACCTCTTATAGCCTTCTATTTCAAATAGCTTAAACATTGGTTCATAAAGTTCCATAAAATGGGTTATATGACTACTAATTAACTCCTTTCTGGCTTGTATAGCTTGCATATATTTAGCACGCGCAGGCACAGCCCGTGGATCATTAGGGTATCTGGGCAAAAAACGACCTCTAAATTTAATAGTTCTATCTGCTTTCCATAGGCTCATATAAAATATAGCCTCGCTAGTATCATTAGGCCATATATTAGAACTATTAGAAAAGGCTCGCATACCTTCTGTATATTTCTGTCTGTCACTAGCATTTAAAACCATCGGGTCAAATTGGGGGTCATATATTCCATCATGTTCATAACGTGTAAAATGAGAAGGGTCAAGTGACATAATAAAAGCATCCCGATAGTTATAATATCTTGGAGGCGCACCTTCTGCTCGGTCCATGGGGATTTCACTCTCTTTAAGAAGAAGATGTGAAACTATATGTGATACAACTGATGGATTTCCAGGGTCAACAAATTCTCGACCATATGTTCTTGAATGAACATCATTTAACATAGTTTTAAGTAAAAAAGAGATTTCGTCTTTTTTCCCTTTTGCATATCTTCTTGATTTATATTTTTTAACTAAATTTCTCTTTTTTCTAACTTTTCTTGTTTTTGCCATATATTACTTATAATAATATACTATTATAAAATAATATAAAGCTATAAAAATATTGTAATATTACAAAAGGTCCGGAGGTTCATCAACATAGCCAATTTCATCACCAAGCTCATCTACAAATTGCGTAGCATTATTCCTAACTACTTGCGCGCGATGTAATAAATCAGACGTTATATAATACATATTAGTAACATCTTGGTCAATTGGGTTACCATTTATTCTAACATTTCTATAATTCTGATAATTTTCAGAAGCTTCATAAAATAGCCTTCGTATTTCAGTTACAAGTTGGCGTGCGTTATCTTGAATAGCTAATGCTGGAGTTAATGTTATATTTGGTATTTCTCTCGCGTCGGGTAATTGTGCTAGTCGTTGTTCTAGCATTTCAATTTGTTGCATACGTTGTAATATATATTGTCTTCGTTGTCTTGGGTCTAATATTGGCGGTGGTGGTGGTGGTGCTTGTGGTTGTTGTTGCGAAAGCGGAACATTACCAAATGTTCGATTTGCTCTTCCTTCTGGTACATATGGTATATTAGTTACAACTGTCCTACAATTTGGACAAGTTCCATTAGTGCTGGCCAATGAACGCCTTATACAATCTTTATGAAATCTATGTCCACAAGGTAATGCAATACGAACATCTCTAGTCAAAGGTTCAAAACATATTGAACAATCATGAACTGTTGTACTAGTATTTTTTTCTCTATTTATTACTTTTCTAGTTTGTTTTCCTCGAACTTTTGATTGAATTTTACGACTTGCTTTTGACCTTTGTCTTTTTCTACTTCTAAACTGTTTTTGAATTTTTCTAGCAGCAGAACTTCTCAATCGCGATGATCTCCGTGTTTGCGTTTGCGAAGGCATATATTATATAATAATATATTATTTTATTTTATGCTATATTATATTATTTTATGCTATATTATATTATTTTATGCATAGCATAAAATAAAAGTATTTTATAAAGAAATTATAACTAATTTATGTCTTAATTACCCTCTTCTATGTATTGGTGATGTGAGTCTCGTGTATGCTAGCATCCAAGTGGTCCATTGTCTATTTGTTAGTTCCTCTTTTTCTTCTTCGTCGCTTGGCAAGTTATTAATTATTATACTTGACTCGTTCAAAAACTCAGTTAGCTGTTCTTTTGTTGTCGCACTATACATACTCGCTATTAACTCATTAGCACGATTAATAGCGTTATTAGTTTTTTTGCTTCGTTTAGCTCTAAGTGCTTCTAATTGTTTAGCTCTAAGTGCTTCTAATCTTGGATACGCTTTAAACTGTGCTTGAATCCGTTTTGTTGCGAGCTCTCCTCGTTTGTTATATGGTAAGCTATGAATTAGTACATCTGATTCATCCAACAATACTTGTGCCTCCTGCATTGTAGCAGCATTAAGTATTCCTGCTATTAATGTATTAACACAATCAATAACAACATCAGTGTTAGCAATATTAATATTAAAACTACTAGGCATTGAAAGACGTGTTTCTAGGTCATGTTGTTGCTCTGGGACTATAGATGTTTTACATATTGGACAACTTGGATTAAATTTGTTATCTTTACTCCATTCTTTAAGACATTTTCTATGAAATATATGACAGCAACGGAGTGTTTGTGTAAGTTTTGGTTGCAACATAGTACCAAAACATATAGGACACTCCTGAAGATTTGGATTTGCTGACGCTCTTCTAAATTTTTTTTGAATTCTTCTTGTAGCAAGTCTTTTAGAGTTTAGTTTTGATAAATCTGCTAGCGTTTGTTCTCTTTTTCTTTTACTTTTTCTGAACGTTCTTTGAATATGTGTAATGGCTTTTGTTGTTGGACTTACAGACTCTGCTATTGGACTTAAAGACGCACGTCTTGGACTTAAAGACGCTAGTCTTGGACTTAAAGACTCTGCTATTGGACTTAAAGACGCACGTCTTGGACTTAAAGACGCTAGTCTTGGACTTAAAGGCGCTAGTCTTGGACTTACAGACTCTGGTATTGGACTTAAAAACGCTGCTGTTGAATCAAAAGGTGGTAACTCTGCAGGTTCAGGTGCTATTCTAGGTCTAGACCTTCTTGTTGTTAATCTACTTCTAATACTTTTTCTTAATTTTGCTGTTTTATTTTTTAAACTTCTTATAAGGTCCATATGTATAATAATTATATTATTTTTTATAATTCTATAATATAATTAATAATAGACTATGAATTCTAGTAAAACTAAAACTAAAACTGAGACTAAAACTAAAACTAAAACTGAGACTAAAACTAAAAATGTTTCACAATTATTTAAGTTGATTAGTGAAAAAAAAATATTTTTAGCATTAATTTTCTCAAATTTGCTACTTCAACACTACATTAGTTATTATGTAAGTGCTAATATTAATTTAGATACACCTAAAGAAGAAGAGGAATCTCCTAATAAATATAACACTATTATTATTGTTAGTTCTTATATATTAGCAACACTATTTGTTTTACTTTTAATTTTTGTTCCTATGTCTATAGTGGTAAAATTTATAATATTTTCTCTCTTTTCAGTTACATTTGGAATAATATATGCCTCTCTAAAACACAGATTTGACCCTGGTTTTGTCCACGGGTCAGCAGTAGGAACAGTATTAGTTTTCGTTTTTATGATATTATTTGGGTTAGCACTAATAATGAGCGGCATTCAATATACCAATAAAGTGGCTTTCGGTATATTTTATGCATTAATGTTGCTAATAATAATAGGTGTTGTGCAATATTTTATGTATAATTATTTAGTTATTACAAAATTAGTGCTAATTGTTTTAGCTGCCTTATTTGCATTATATATTGTTCATACAACAAATAATATATTGCTACGCGACTATGACGGAGATTTTATAACTGCTTCATTTGATTATTATATAGATATGTCTAATTTTTTTTATGCATTAAAAGTTGACCCTGATTAATTTTTTTTATACTATTTTATTATAAAACTATGAACTCTAACAAATCAAACAAATCTAATTTAGCAAATAAAAGAAAAAAGTCTATTTTTAAGAATGATATATCACAAGTATTTAAGTTGATTAGCGAAAAGCGGTCTTTTTTTGCGTTAATTTTAGCTAATTTATTAGTGCAACTTTATATTACTTATTATGTAAGTGAAAATGTCAAAGTTGATGAAGAGAAGAAACAGGGTAAAAAATTCAGCAGCAAATTTATTGCAGCGGTTGTAGCAACAATTGTTATAATTTTAATTTTGGCACTTGTTCCTATGCCTGCATGGTTGAAATTTATATTCTTTTCTCTCTTTTCCGCTGCTTTTGGTATAATTTTAGGATATAGAAAATCAGGATTAGATCCTAATGTTATTAAGACTGCATTTGTTGGAACAGCTAGTATTTTTATTTCTATGTTCATATTTGGACTAGCACTAATAATGAGCGGTATTCAATTGGGTTTTAGGACTGCTATTGTGTTACTTTTTGCTTTATTAGCACTAATTATTGTTACCATTGTGCAAATTTTTATTGTTCAATCGTCCTTATTAAAAAAAATAATAGTCATAGCTTCATTGCTAATATTTTCAGTATATATTGTGTATGATACAAACAGTATATTACAACGCGATTATGCTGGGGACTTTATAAGTGCATCGTTAAACTATTATTTAGATTTAATTAATATTTTTAGTGCATTATTGAGTGATGTGGGGTTAGGCGATTAAGGTATAGGAATAAACTTCCACCCTAAATCGTCACAAATTTTCTTCCATATTTGGTCTTGTTCTATGCGCTTTTCACGGTCTTTTAACATAGGAAAATATGGTAAAAAACTGCGCTCATTTAATAATTCGCATAATTTATATAATGTATAATAATAGTTTAAAAAATTTACTCTTTCTTTAGGACAATATTTCGAATATGGCTTTTGTAGTTCCATAAATAAATTGCATAGTGTTTCTTCAAGCTCTGCACTCATAATAGGCGGTCTAATTCCTAGTTTATCTTTAATAAATGGTATATGTTCGTAATATTTATTGTAGCCCAAGTTTTTCAATATTTCTTTAGTTTTTTTATTTGACAAATCGCTCAAACTTATGCGTTCCTTTTTTATTTGATTTTTTATGTTTTCAAAAACTTCGTCTGGTATATTTGTGCTTTCTTTAGCCTGAAATTGCGCCAATATTTCTTTTAAATGGTTTATCCGTTTATATGCATATGAGCACACTTCTTTAGGTGGTTCTTTATATGATGGTTTATCAATATCTATTAAATATTTAATGCTATTTGAGCAATTAGAGCATATTGTCATACCTTCGCTTTCAACAAATATAAGCTCTCCATTATTACATATATTACATATATCAGATGGATAAATAAACTTGTCATAATTTAAATAATTAGGGTCAATATTATTGAAATATTTATCTATATTTTTGTTGCTATCATTTTTAACTAATACATTTTTATTTGAATGCTCTAATAAATTGTTAGACGCATCTTGAATTATATTTAACGAAAAGAATTGCTTAACAATATCATTTTTGTCAGAATTTTCTACCATTTCATTAGATGATATATTTTTTTTATTTTCAAAATAATCAAAAATATATTTAGAATTATTCAAATAATAATTCTTTTCTTTATTTCTGAGGGCTTTTATTGTGTTTTTATTTTTATTAATAAGTTCTATTATTTCCGTTTTATTTTTTGCTTTAATTAACATAGTTTCCAATTTATCAATTTGCTTTAAACATTTAGGGATGACTACATCTTCATTATGTTTAAAAGATTTTATTATTTCATTATGTTTATTGTCAAGTGTTGTTTTTATAACCCCATTTCTCTTCATAGCAAGACTAATTATATTTTTAGTGTATTAAAAATTTATATATTAATTTTGTTAATATAAATAAAATGATTTAATTAACTTATAAAAATTAAATAATACAATTAATATTTAATTTTTTCATTAAATTTTTTGATTAAATTTTTTGTTTAAATTTTTTGATTAATTTAGTTAATTTAAATTTATTTAATTAAATTAAATTAATTAAATTAATTAATTTAATTAATTTAATTTTTAAAAATTTTTTTCTTTAGGAATATTATAAAAAAATGGCTGGTGGTTTAATGCAATTAGTCGCCTATGGCGCTCAAGATGTATATTTAACAGGTAATCCCCAAATTACTTTCTGGAAGGTCACCTATCGTCGTCACACTAATTTCGCGATGGAATCGATTGAGCAAACTTTCAACGGCCAAGCTGACTTCGGTCGCCGTGTTACTTGCACCATTTCGCGCAATGGTGACTTAGCTTTCCGCACCTATTTACAGATTACACTCCCTGAAATCGGCCAAAGCTTAAAGAATACTACTGGCGATGTGTTTGCCAGATGGTTAGACTTCCCCGGTGAGCAGTTAATTTCGCAAGTTGAAGTTGAAATTGGTGGCCAGCGCATTGACCGTCAATATGGTGACTGGATGCACATTTGGAATCAGTTAACACTATCGAAAGAGCAAGAACGTGGCTACTACAAAATGATTGGCAACACCACCCAATTAACATACATTTGCGACCCCACTTTCGCCAATGTTGATGGCCCTTGCTCCGCCGATGGTGTTCGTCAGGTGTGTGCTCCCCGCAATGCGTTACCCGAAACAACTTTATATGTTCCCCTACAGTTCTGGTATTGCCGTAACCCCGGTCTAGCTCTTCCCTTAATTGCTTTACAGTACCACGAAGTAAAAATCAATTTAGACATTCGCAACATCGAAGAATGCTTATGGGCTGTTAGTGACATCACCGGTGCGGGTGTTAAAGTTACAAATGCATACAAACAGTCGTTAGCGGCTGCCTCGCTCTTTGTTGATTACATTTTCTTAGACACCGATGAGCGCAGACGTATGGCGCAAAACCCCCACGAATACTTAATTGAACAGCTTCAATTCACTGGTGACGAGTCGGTTGGTTCGTCATCCAACAAGATTAAATTGAATTTAAATCACCCGTGCAAAGAATTAATCTGGGTTGTTCAGCCCGATATCAATGTTGATTATTGCGCGTCGCTCACAAGCAACCATTCGCTAAATCACTTGCTAGGTGCTCAACCATTCAACTACACTGATGCGTTAGATGCGCTACCCAATGCTATTCACGCCTTCGGTGCCAAGGCCCTTGTTGGCAGTGGTCAATTCATTACTGGTTCATCGGTGTTCCAAGACCCATTCTCTAACTCGTTAATACCTGGTTCAGCATTCACATCGAATGCTACTCCATCAACCGCTAATGGTCCTGCTAATGCAAGTGAATCGGGTGTTTCGGATGCTGGCACATTCGTTTTAGCTGAAACCGCGCTAGATATGCATTGCTGGGGTGAAAATCCAGTTGTAGTTGCCAAATTACAGCTTAACGGCCAAGACCGCTTCTCCGAGCGTGAAGGCACCTATTTCGACCTCGTCCAGCCCTTCCAGCACCACACCCGTGCTCCCGACACTGGTATTAATGTTTACTCATTTGCTCTAAGACCGGAAGAGCACCAGCCTTCGGGAACCTGCAATTTCTCGCGCATTGACAATGCCACTTTACAGCTAGTCCTTTCGAATGCGACTGTTCAAGGTGTTTCCACCGCGAAGGTCCGCGTATATGCGGTTAACTACAACGTTCTCCGCATTATGTCGGGTATGGGTGGTTTAGCGTACAGCAATTAAATAATAAATTTTGTGTTTGTTTTTTTGCATTTAGCATTTTATTTTAATGATTCAAATTAAAATAAAATAAAATTAAAATAAAATTAAGAACGAATTAATAAAATTAAGAGAGAATTAAAATAAAATAACATTAATTATTATATACTTAATTAGTAATATGAATATAAGTTTAGTTTTGAGCAGTTTTTATTTAACATATGTATTTTTACTTACAACAGGTGCTATAACATTGATCGAAGCATTACGAACACCTATTCCAGCAGTGCGTCATATTATGAATATTGAAACGTGTATTTCAATTATAGCGTCTTATTTTTATGGATTATTTATAGCAGCAATTAAAAAATCACAAGAAACACCAAAAACAGAAGAAAGTCAAGAAACAAATACAACAGAAGCTAATGACAAAGTAGAATCTGTTATTCCTATAGCAAAAATTAATAATATGCGCTATAATGATTGGTTTATCACAACCCCATTTATGTTATTAGGTCTTTCTATGGTATTGGGTTATGAAAATAAAAAGCAAGTTAAAATTTATCCATTATTATTAACATTAGCATTCAATTTTGCAATGTTGACATTTGGTTATTTAGGAGAAATTAGAGTATTAACTAGAAATTTGGCAAGTTTTATAGGTTTTATATTCTTTTTTCTAACATATGGAACCATTTGGAAACTTTTTATGACTGGTTCAAAAATAACATCCCAATCAAAATTTATATTTTGGGTCTTCATAGGAATATGGTCACTATATGGAGTATTTTATCATGCAAAGGAATCAACTAAAATGTTTGGATATAATATTTTAGACTTGTTTGCTAAAGCAATAGTAGGTATTTGCTTTTGGTTATATTATACAAAAACGTTAGTATTTTAATCTAATATTTAAATATATGAATGAATGACTTATCAAAGAATGACTTATCAAAGAATATTATAATAGAAAAAGACGAATGCAAGAGAATAAGAAAGCACAATGCGATTAAATTACCTAGCACGTTAGCAGATGTGAATATACCCAAATATATTAACTATTATAACGAGTGTTATAATATTGAACAAAAACTATATAGAGAATACTTTAAAATAGAAAAACATCCATATCAAGAAAAAAACAAAACATATATTTCTTCCAAGTCTAATAAAATAAGTATACTAGAAAAACTAGATCAAATAAAAAAAATATTAAATGAGTTAAATGCGATAAATGCTAATGATGCACTAAATGCTAATGATGCAAATGGCGCTAATGTCGTAAAATTACCCAAATATATTTCAATTAAAAACCACGTAACAGATAGTAATAAATTCTATTTAGTGTATGATAAAAAAGGCGCCAGTCGTTGCACATTACAACTATTGTGCAATAAATCACTACCTCTTATACAGAGCTTAAATAACTTTTTAGAGATCATTAACAATAAATTTGCAAATAAAATTGATTAATTAGAGAGATTTTGATATAGAGCTATATATATAAGCATATGTTATATTTAAAAGAGCTTCCTAATGATATATTATATATTATATTAGCCAATACTAATATTATGTGTCACGTATGTCAAAAAAAATATAATTTCAATATTTTATTTTATAAGAAGCAAAGCAAATTCTATTATTGCAGCAAATTATGTTATGAATTTATGTAAAAAAAATCTTTATAAATTTGAAATTGAAATTGAAATAGCTATGCTATGCTTTTTTATTAACCATTAATAACAAATTTGTCGCTTATTAGTTCCAATAGCTCATTAACAAGTTTGTCCTCATCAATATCAAAGAAGCACTGAATATTATTAAGGATTAGTGAGGCATCATCGTCTGGGGTTAGTTCCTTATCTCCTGGCTCACGTAGTAATGTATTATATACATACGTAATAACAGGAATATTTTCACAAGTTACAATACGAGCAGTTTTTATATATTCAATATAATCAAGAACTAGCGGAAAACCTTGAATAAATGCTTCACAATCTGTGTTTAATCTATACATCAAATAATCTAGAATTTCTTGCTCATTAAAATATGCATTGTACACAGCTTGCGCACACATCTTTTTATATTGACTTTCTACAAATGAACCCGTCATTAGTTCAATGTTAAGGTGGGGCTCATAATTTGTTTTTTCATTAAGCATTTGCGTCTTCAGCATTTATTATTGATTTATTGGATTAATGATATAAAAAGTAATATATTTATTAGAAATCAATTTTATTTATAAGATTTATTTATAAGATATAAGAAAAAATATATATTATAAATAAAAATTATATTAAATATTATTAATAAAAATATTAATATAAACTTTATAATATGAGTTGCATATTATATTATAGTAATTATTGTGACAATTGTAAAAAATTATTAGTATTATTATCTAAGTCAAGTGTTAAAAACGACATTCATTATATATGTATTGACAAACGAATAGTTAGAAATAATACTACTTATGTTGTATTAGAAAGCAACCAAGAAATACTACTTCCAAATACTATTAACGCGGTTCCTGCGTTAATGATTATAAATGATAACTATAAAGTATTATATGGTGACAACATAATGAGTTTTTTAAAACCTGTTGTGCAAATGGCGGCTCAAAAAGCAACTAACTATAATGGAGAACCATCAGCATTTAAATTCGATTTGTTATCTAGTGGGGTTGTATCAGACAATTTTAGCTATTTAGACCAAAACAGCGATGAGTTATCGGCAAAAGGAAGTGGTGGATTAAGGCAATTATATAGTTATGCTACAATAGATTATACAGACAAAATAGAAACTCCACCTGATGATTATATTCCGGATAAAATAGGAGAAATAAATGTTAAAAATTTAGAACAAGAAAGAAATGCTATTTAAAATTAACAATTAATTAAATTTATAGTTAATTAGTTAATTAGTTAATTAAATAGTAAATTTTATTATTTAAAGTTATTACATTAATTTTACTTATTAATGACAAGTAAAATTAATTTTACATTGACTAATGAAAATGCGATTATGCTTATTAACTTTTATAAAATTTTCAAGGATTTAATTATGGATTTGAAGACGACTTTTAATGATAAAGTTGGTTCATTAATTGATAACAATAAAGACTATCAGCATATTATTAATTATAGCTTGCCCGATTATAATGATACTATGGATGCTGACGAATATGTTAGTGCTATTGAATTGAGTAGCATTAGCATTGATTTTATGACTTCATTAAATAATGTTTATGAATATTGCAAGCATACTTTTGCAGTGCGAAGTATTGATATATTATACCAAAATGAAGATATTTTTTTAAACAAGCCAAATGTTAAGACATCAAATGCTAGCGCTATATGCACTATGTTTTTACCTGATATTGAATTTTCTGACCTATATTATGATGACACTAGCGCGCAAACAAAGCAAACATTATGGAAATATTTACAGCTTATATTGTTTAATATAATAACATCTATTGATGATGTTTCATTTTTTGGAGATTCATTAGAATTGCTTAAAATCATTGACAGTAACAATTTTTCAGCTAAAATTCAAAGCACAGTTGAAGAATTAAGTAATATGTTTTCATTTAAAGAAAATAGAAATAGCAAAGCAAAGTCTAATACTAATATGCAAGAAACTGACGAGCAAGAAACTAATGAGGATGAAGATGGAGATGGAGAAAGTTTTTTTGACATTTCAGGAAGTCCATTTGGAATGTTTGATACTATGTTTAATGACTTATCAGCTAATTTTAAAGGCTTTGCTGACTTTGTTGATGCTAATGCTGATGCTAATGATGCTAATGATGCTAATGATGCTAATGATGCTAATGATGCTAATGATGCTAATGATGCTAATGCTAATACTGATGGCACTGCTAAACATAAAGATTATGCTATTCCAGATAAAGAGGAGCTTTTTTCACATTTAAACAATTTAATAAATGGAAAAATAGGTTCATTAGCTAAAGAAATAGCGGAAGAAACATCAAAAGACTTTGATTTAGAGAGTGATAACATAGGTGATGTAAATGAACTTTTAAAAGGATTTATGAAAAACCCCTCTAAAATGATGGGACTTATTGAAAATATTAATAAGAAAATAAATAGCAAAATGAAAGATGGGTCAATTAAAGAAAGTGAGTTATTAGAAGAAGCAACTGAAATATTCAAAAATATGAAAAATATGCCAGGTATGAATAATTTTAATGATATTTTAAAATCAATGAACCTTGACAAATTTATGCCTAAAGGTGGAAAGATTAATCCAAGTGCTTTTCAAAATATGATGGAGCAAAATGTTAAAATGTCTAAAATGAAAGAACGTATGAGAAAAAAGGCTGAAACAAATAAAGAGGGGTTTAATGCAACTAGTGCAAACGTTACTAGTGCTAATAATGCAAATAAAACCGATTTAAAAGATATTACAGCCAATCTCTCGACGTTAATGGAAGAAATGAAATCAAATACTAGTTTTATTGATGATATTATTAAAAATCAAGGAGTTAGTTCTAATAATACTCCTCGCTCAAGTGATGAACAATCTAAACGCAGTTCCAACAATAAGAAAAAAGCAAATAGAAAAAATAAATAATGCAACCTTTAGCAAGTGTTGTTTATAATATTTTATACTACAATATTATAGTATTATAAAATATAGTATTATAAAATATAGTATTATAAAATATAGTATTATAAAATATAGTATTATAAAATATTATAATTAAAATTTATTATTAAGTTATTATATTATAATAAATAATGGCTAGTAGTTCTAACGAAACATATATAGGAAAAAATACTGGTCAAATGAAAGATGAAACTTTTTCAGAAGATAATATTATTACTAAAACAATTAAATTAGATAATGCAAATAATGCAAATAATGCAAATAATGCAAATAATGCAAATGTTGCAAATAATGAAAACAGCATATTTTGGATAGCTAATCCAAGTATTTTATTTAGTAAAAATCATTTAACAGAACTATGGCCTACTGAAAAAATGACACGAGAGCAAAAATTAAATGCTATAACTAGGCTAGTAATATTATTAACTTTAGCGGGTTTTTTTATCTCTAATAACTACAAAATTCTTGTTACAGGAATTGTTTCAATAGTTTTCTTAATAATTACATATAAAATTTTAAATAAAGATGTAAATGCAAAAGTAAATGAAACATTTAGCAATGAAAATATATATGATAAAGTGAAGCATAATTTTACTAATCCAACTAGTGCTAATCCAATTATGAATATATTATTACCAGAAATACAGGATAATCCGGATCGTCTTGAGGCAGCACCCGCATATAACAAAGCTGTTGAAAAGGCAATAAATCAAGAAACACAAGACTTCATAGTTACTAATTTTAATAATGATGAAACTATTAGAAAAAAATTATTTGATGACAGAGGAGATAAATTTGATTTTGAATGTTCAATGAGGCAATTTTATAGCACAGCAAATACTCGTGTGCCTAATAATCAAAATGAATTTGCGCGATTTTGCTACGGTAATATGGCTTCTTGTAAGGATGGTGACGTAGAAATGTGCTTTAGAAATAGCGATCATTAAAAATTGTTTTAATAGTTTTAAATTGTTTTTGTTATTTATTTGTTAAAAAAATAATATATTATTTAAAAAAATAATATATTAAATACATATAAATGACTTCAACTGTGGCATATCCATATACATTTGATTCGATGTCTAGAATTGGCAATGATAATCCTGCAATTGATCAGCGCAATATTCAAAATATAAATGAAGCTAATTACAATTTAGAGAACTTTTATCCAGCCTGTCCTATGTCAACCGCTATTGACTTTGCTTTAAGTCAACCCAATGTTTTCTATAAAGGTTCTCACGAAGGAGGCGTAAAAGGGTGCGCAATAGAGGCAAATAATGATTTAAAATATACTCATATTTCGCGACCTGCTTGTAAATTGTCGCTAGTAACAAGACCCTTTTTAACTGTGCCATATTTAGGAAGAGGCTACGGAGACTGCACATTAGAAGCACAATTAAGAACCGGACAATTTGATTTAAATAAGAAAACAGTTAATAATATGATGGAGCAATCCTTTTCAGATTATCAAAACTATCCTCTAATTGATAGTCTAAAAGAAACCGTTTCAAATAGTGCTTATGTAATTGAAGACGACGCTATGAAAGGTTGGCAGCGTGGTGGTATGAGTGCGCGCGAATTTGCACGCAATCAAGATAAGCAATGAGCGGGCTTTTTAGAAAAGCGCGTATATAGTTTGTTAAAAAGTGTTTAAGTTGTTTTCATTATTACTTATTATTTTGTTATATTATTATTTTCACATAATAATATAATATAATATGGGATTATTTAACATAGTGGCTAAAAATACAAAAAAATTAAGAAATAATGGAACTAGAAAATTTAGAGCTCTTAGAAAAAGATTTTTAACGAGAAAAGCGCCATCTTTAAGCCCCAGAACAAAACTTGTTACGCAAATACAAAGAACATACAGAAAAAAATTGAAATCACGAGAAGCATTAAAGAAAAAACTTAAAGACGCACGTGAATGGGCTGCTCGTGAAACCGCCGAAATTGAGAGAGCCAGTGCTATTGTTGCGCATAATAAAGAACAATTAAAAAATAGAACAGCGCTTGACGGGACAAGCGTAAGAATGACGCGGGGTCATAAACAAAAATTAGAACAAGAAATTAGTGATGCACAATGGGTAATAAATAGTCATAATAGGTTTAATTATAGAGCGAAAGTGCGTGAATTAGAGCAACAATTAAGCAGAAAATAGAAAATAGAAAGAGAGATTGTTATTTATTTTTTTATATTGCCATATTATATATATGACAATATATGACTTTGTAAGAAATAAAACAAGAAAATTAGGCAATCTAGGCACTAGATTAGGCACTAGATTAGGCACTAGAAAAAACAGAAATATAACTAAACAAAGTTTAGTGCCAAGTCCTAAAACGCAACTTGTTACACAAATTCAACAATCTTATAGAAAAAAGTTAAAAAGACAGCGTGATATAGCTAACTTTCCCAAAAAACTAGCTACACGAAAAATTATGAGTGCATATAAAAGAGCATCAGCAAATCCAAATCTTGAAGAATGTGCTATATGTTTAGGCTCTATGTTAAACCCTGCAGCTACAACAACACTTTACCATTGCAAACATGTATTTCATACTTCATGTATTAAAAGTTGGGCTATACCAAAATTTCATCCTCGTTGTCCTCTATGTACAAAACGAATATTATATTATGAAAACCCCACTATTGTAAGACCAACATTAAATCAGCAAGCATTCATCAGAAAGCTTAAAGCAGTACAAGAACAAGCAGTGCTAGATGTTACCAAAATTGACGAGGCTAACTCTATTATACGAGAGTCTAGAAGAGCGCTAAAAAAAAGACGCTCACTCGACGGTTCAAATGCAAAAATGTCAAGAAAGGAAATGGAAAATTTAAAGCAACAAATAGATAAGGCAAATGAAACTATAAATGCTCATAGTATTTATGATTATAGCGCATTTGCAAGGCGATTAGAAAACGAATTAATACAAAATAGAATAAAAGAGCGCGAAAAAGCTGAAGATGATGACGAACAGGAACGTGAATGGGAGAGACAGGGTCTTCTACGTCGCCAATCTAGACTACAAAACGGTGGTGGTGCTCATTGTTTAGAGTGCAGTCACCATTAGTAATTAATTACTAAGTCTTTAAATCTTTTATAAAAATATTTATATAATGCTATATATAATATGGCATTATATGATTTTATGAAAAGTGTAAAAAATAAAACAACTAAATTATTTACAAAAAAAAGAAAATCCAAATCTAACTCTAATAAAAACGTTGTGTCTCAAAAGAAAAGAGTGACTTTAAATCCAAGAGGCACACAAATTCTTGAAACTATCCAAAAATCATATAAAAAGAAACTAAAAAGACAGCGTGATATAGCTAATTTTACTAAAAAACGAGCATCACGCAAAATTATAGTAGCATACAGAAGCGCATTAGCAAAGCCAAATATTAATGAATGTGCTATATGTTTAGGTCCTATGTTAAACCCTTCATTAACAACAACCCTCTACCATTGTAAACATATATTTCATACTTCTTGCATTAAGAAATGGGCTACTGCTAAATTAATACCTCGCTGTCCATTATGTAAGACGCAAATATTATATTATGAAAACCCCACTATTGTCAAACCAAAAAAAACAGAACAAGATTTTATGGATAGGCTTATAAAAGTACGTATTTGGGCTAAATATGAAGCAGAACAAATAGCAAAAGCTAGTGCTTATATAGCAAAAAGACAAGAACAATTAATAAATAGAACAGCACGTGACGGGTCAAGCGTAAGAATGACAAGGGGTCATAAGCAAATGTTAGAAGAACAAATTAGTAAGTCGCAAACTAAGATAAATATGCATAATAGTATTAATTATAGAGCATTATTGCTTGAATTAGAGCAACAATTAGCGGCTAATATAGTAAGAGAACGAGAGATTGCTACACGCACAGATGCCGCACTGCTACAACTGGAGGATGATAATGACAGTACTAGTGAAAGCGACAGCACTAGTCATCGTTATGGTGGTGCTCGTTGCGCTAATTGCATTCATTAATAATATATTTAATAGTTTTTTAATATAAAAAATATATTATATATTATATATTATGTTATCTAATGCTATTAGCAGTTATTATAGTAACATAAATAATATTAATTATGATACTACCTTTTTAACTACATATAAATTGCATAGTGATGACGATGATAGAAATTTATGCTATCAGCTACAATTATTACAGGCACTTAACATTTCTAATTATGATAGTATAATATTGGCTACACATATTGATAAAATAGGTTTATTTTTACAAAATAATACAGAATTAGAGGCTATTTTAAAATTATTGCAAACAAAGTATAAAGACACTAATATATCTTTTATGATTGATGGTCACAATAGTAATGCACTCTTTCAGCTTCTTTTTAGTTACGATTATTTTGACGTAACTCATAAATGTTTATGTAAATATATAAGCGAAAAAAAGCAAAATAATGAGCTAGCAAAGAATGAGTTAACAAAGAATGAGCTAGCAAAGAATGAGTTAACAAAAACTTATTTTGACGAACTTAAGAATGTAATTTTATTATAATGCAGTCATTATTTGTCATTATTATTAAAATATAATGACAAATAATCAATAATTATTCTTTTATGTAAATGCTAGTGCATAATTTCTTTATTATTTTATCTTCATTATTTTCCTTATTATTTGCTATTGCGACTAATGTGTGGGTATAATAGTTTTGCTTATTTTCATTATTCTGAAAATCAGGGTTTTCTTTTGTCCATTTGCTTAGTGCATAAAATTGCTTTGTTGATACATCTTTTATTGCTCGTTTTATCTTTTCCTTATTTATATCTTTTTCCCAACTATTTGCTTCCTTAATATATAATGACTCTCGTTTTATATCTGTGCAATAAATAGGTCGCTGATAAAATCCTAATTTGTTTATGTTTTCAATTATTACATTGCTCAATCCATTTACTAAGCCATTATGTTTTGTATAATCAAGCTGTTGTAAGCTAACCTCTATTGATTTAATAAAATCACTCATACTAATAGCATCTTTGCATTTTTCATTCAAAAATACTTGAATATTAAACTTTTGATTGGTTGTAGTAATATTATTTCCCACTTTTGGTATTAATTCTTTTATTGTATCTGTCAATTCTTTGATTTGATTTTGTTGCTCTTTTACAACATTCATTATTAATTCTTTCGATAAAGCCAACTGATTATTCAAAATATCATTTGAACTTATATGTGTGCTTTCATTACTAATACACCGCTTTTTATGTCTATAAAGTCCCGAGCTGTATTTATATGACTTATTGCAAATCTGACACTCGTAACAAGTCTGGGGTTTTTGGGGAGGGTTTTTTGTATCATTTGTATCATTTTGACGGATTTTATGCTTTTGGGTTGCTAAATGTCTGCCATAATCTTTTTTATTACACGATATAAAGTCACAAAAAGTGCAACGAAAAATTTGAGGGGTTTTTTGGGGTTTTTTTGTATCCATTTATACCATATAAATGATACATAAAAAATCCCTAAACTATTTTTGCAAAATATTTACGTTTTTTGAAAAAATTTATGATGCGAAAAAAAACGGGCTTTAAAAAGTTTTTAGAGCTTAATGGTCTAAACCGGTTTTTTTGCAAAAAAAACTATAAAGGGTTGTTATATATAAAATTGGACATTTATAAATGTCCTTTTTTGAAAAAAATCCTGAAAATATTTTTCAGAAAAAAAACACATTTAAAAACCTTTATAATTTCAAGACCATAAAAGGTCACATAAAAATTTTTAGCAAAAAAGGGGGTTTTTGAAAGGGTATTAGTTTAATATAACAAAACAACTTAAAGAATCTTTGAATATTTTGTATGTTTTAAACAAATAAATAATATTTTAGATTATATAATAACCCTATGACTTCAACAAGAAATAAAAATAGTCAGTTAAATTATAATTTAGAAAAATCGTGTAAAGAAAAGTTACTTAGAGAGAAACTTTATTTACATTCTTCAAGTGGCCGCCCAACAAGTGAATGTATTCCTTGTATAGGTTATACTCCAAGTCATATTTCGAGAGATGCATTAGCAAATAATGCAATAGATATTGAGTCGCAACTTAGAGGTATTGGTTCAACAAACTTAGAAACTCCTTGTGAAATAGTTGCTCCTAGCCTTAGAACTTTAGATTTTAAAGAATTCTTTGAACGACAACCATATGTCGTTATGCCTTATCCAATGATATATGAAACAAACCAAAGACCTAAGCTCTAATCTCTCAAATTGTTTATTTAAAAAGTAAAAGAAAAATAAAAAGTAAAAAAAAGTAAAAAGTAAAAGAAAAAATAAGAAATATAATTTTTATTATAATTGATATTAAATATAATAAAAACTAATATAGCAATATACTAATAGTGGTCACTATGACAAACAGTAATAGCTTTATTATTAGCATCTATAATTCGCGCAAAATTTTATTAGAAATTTTGCAAGAGCGAGGATTTAATATAACCAAATATTCAAATTTTAGCATTACAGAAATAGGCATTTTGCTTGAAAACAATCAATTAGATATGTTATTAGAAAATGATAATACTAAGAAAAAGATATATGTAAAATTTTACATTAATAAGCTAATTAAACCGCAAAATATATATGATATTGTAGAGGACTTATTTCATATTGAGACAATTTTAGAGAAAAAAGACGATCTAATGATCATTATTAAAGACGAACCAAATGATACAATGATGGAAAATATTAAAGATATATGGGTTTCTGAAAATATTTATGTATCATTAGTAAATATTAAACGCCTACAATTTAATATACTAAAACATACACTGGTTCCAAAACACACACTATTATCATTAGATGAAAAAGAACAATTTATGAAAACCTATAATATAATGGATAGCTCTCAAATACCAGACATCTCATTTTTCAGTCCTGTATCAATTGTTTTAGGAATTCGCCCCGGTGATATTGTTAAAATAGAGAGGTCTAGCAGAACTGCTATTGAAGCAGACTTTTATAGGGTCTGCAAGATATATTAAATATATATAAAAAGTATAACACAAAATAAATTTACAATTTTATTATATATAGTAATATAATAACATTATATATAAGTATAATAATGTCTAGCAACCAAGAATTATTTATGTTTGATGACTGCTATACGCGACCAACTAGTATATTAGAGGCGAGCTTTAATGCGACCTTAATTAACTCATATAATAAATTTTTAACACCAAACGCCTATGAATGTGAAAAAAAAGCTTTAAGAAATAATAGTGATTTTTTTTTAATTAACGACATTTCATCAATAGGTAGTGCTACTTATACTAATTGTTATTTACCAAAATCAACTAATAATGGATTAATAAGTAATGCAATACAGTTATTTAATTCAACTTTTGGTAATCCTCCACATACTAAACGACCTGTAACTGAAGTAATAGATAGTTGTAGCAATTTTTTGTATAATAGCGGTGCAAACAATCCAAATAAGTGCTTTAAATATACTGTTGACAATAAAGTATATGCACCCAAAAGATATTACGCTTATTATAAAAAACCAATAATTAATAGAAGTAATATAGTTAGAGCCAGTAACTTACGAAATCCTCAATTTTATAAAAATAAAATTCCCGAACTGAAAAGTTACGAAGCATTAATAAAAATAGACCGTAGAAATTATATAGATAATGGAACTTTAGTACAAAGCTTTAATGATTATATATGCAATCCAACAAATCCAGCAGCGGGTCCTCTTTTAGATGTTCATATTGTTAGTTTAAAAAATAAATATAATAACTTATTTGTTAATTTAGATAATATTAGTGCTGATATTTCTTCTATAAATTATTTAAATAGTTTTGACGATGAAACACTAATTTCTTTAAATGTAGAAATAAATAAGAAAACAAAAGAGCTTAATAGCTTATTAGGTTTTGGCGGAGCAAATAATGGACGATTAAGTGATACCACTTTATTAACACAATTCAAAATTGTAGAAAGTAGTGTATTATTATTAATAATAATTAGTGCATTGTTTTTATATAATAAAATGAGAAAAGTGAAATTACCAATAATACCCAAAAATATTCAATAATATTCAATAATATTCAAAAAAATTATATATTATTATATTATTAATAATATAATATAATATGGTAAATGAAAATAAAACGCTATTTTACAGTGAGGAATTAAATGAGGACATTAATCAAAATAGCAGTTTGTTAAAGTCAAAAGAAATATTAACATATAACAAAAGTAGAGAACAAATAAACACTAATTCCTATAATTCTATTGTTGACTCTATAGATTATTTAGGATGTATTAATGGAAATTGCAGTAAAATAAAATGCGATTGCAATAATGGAAATTGCAACTGTAATCAATCACAAACACACAATCAGCATCATAATAATCAGCAACATAATAATGGGCAGCATCATAATAATGGGCAACATATTCGCAAGACCAGCTTTATATCAAAATTGGTAGATTTTATATTTGTGCTATTTATTTTAATAGTCTTAATTAATATATTATATACAAGAAATGCGCAACATTTATTATATGTTTTAGGAATAACTATTGTATATATATTTTATAAAATATATATTATTAGTAGTTAAAGCATTAATTAAATATAAATTTTTTCATATTATATATTAAAGTAATAATATATAATATGAAAAGAAAAATCAAATTTAATAATCAAAATTTCAAACACAAATTTAAAATATTTATATTAGTGTTTATACTGCTTGCTTGTGTATATTTTTTATACTTTAATAATAAAATATTAGTTCAATCAACTATTCAAAATAGTTTGCATAATGAAGATAAAGATAAAGAGGAAACCACCATGTCAAACAGCATAGAAAATTTCGATGTTTATAGATATGTAGACGTATGTAAAAATAGAAAAACAAATTTTTATGACTTTAAAATGGGGCCATCATTATCAACATTACCACTTTTTGAAATTGATACAAGTAATAATTGCGAAAAAAAATGCAATGACACTTCACATTGCCAATTTTTTACAATGAAAGAAGATACAACAGGCGTTGTGGATGATAAAAAATGCTATTTATATATTAAAGAGTTAGACCCTAGCTATGTTGATACAAGTCTAATGAATATTAAGGTTAATTGTAATTCAACATTAATACCAGAATCAAGCACCAGTCGTTATAACGGTTTTGGCTATATAAATAAAAAATATTTTGAACATAATAAAAATAAATTTAGCTATAAAGATGTTTATTTAGATAAAGCAAATGAGTTAATACCTACTCTTAAAGCTAATCGCACAAATTTAGACGCTTTAGCAACATCAACTCCAGCAACCCATCAACAATTAACTAATAATGCTCAAAATCATATAACTACTATGGGAAATTGGATTACTTCATTTGGTGCTTTAATAGGATTTGATACAACTAAATTGAGCACTATAAATGATGAAACAGATATGTTTAATGACTCTATTCTTACTAATCAAAAGAATAAAGACTTAAAACATTTAGCACTTATTTCTAAAGAAACGCCCGAATTAGACAATAAACTTGTCGATGTTAAAAGTAGTAACTATGTTAATAATTTATTTTACACTATTTTAACGTTTATTATGATTATTACAATAATTTTACTAGTATTGTATAGATTAAATACTAATGCTGTTATTAGCGACAGATTTATGATAATTTATTTCATTGCTATTGTTATATTATTTATGTTTATTCGATTTATTTTAAATAAATAAAATAATAAAATATTAAAATAATAAAATAATAAAATAATAAAATAATAAAATAATAAAATAATAAAATAATATAATATTAATCCTAGTATGGGGTATTATTATGTTAATCCATTGGGCGAAGTAAAAGATATTAGTTATAACTTTTTACAAAATATCAAAGAAGACAGCCTAACTCGAGAAGCACAATTAGAAGATGGTAAACTTAAATATAAGAGTCAAAATGTAATATTTATATTATGGTCAATATTTGCATCACTATTTTTATTAATGCTAATTCTATATTTAAGAAAGGTTAGAAGAATGTAAATAAGAATGTAAGAGAATGTAAAAGAATACTGCAACATTTATTATAAAATAACTATTAAATAATTTTATAATATAGTTTTATATTATATTATATTGTTATAAATAATGGAAAAGACAACACTACCAAATATAGATTATCAATTTACTGAATATAAAAATGCTATGGATAATCGTTCTCAACAGGCACAAACAGCGCTTGACACTTATAAATCGACTATAAATTCATACTCTCAAGACGCAAATACTAAGTTGACCAGTTATAAAAATGAAGTAGACGGTCTTAGTCAAGATCTAAATAGTAAAAAAACCGAATTTCAAAACTCTAGTTCTACGATGAACACTGCACTTTCTCTTTATGAACAACTACGAACCAAAGTAACTACATTAACTAGTTTAATAAGTGAAGCAACTGCAAATATAGCCACTACAGAACAAACTAATAGGAATGCAAACGCAGAATTAGCTACTATAAAAACTAAAAATACGCAAGCTTCAAGTGATGCTTCAGTAACAGCCGGTCATTTAGCTAGTGCAAAAAAAGCGGCCGATAATGCTTTAATATCAAAAAATATTACAGTTGGACATCAAAACGATGCTCAAGGATATGCAGACGCAGCAAAAACTAGCGCATCAAATGCTGCACGTTACGAAGCTCAGACAAAAGAAGAATTAAACAAGGCAATAGAAACAAATAAAAAAATGAAGAGCCAATACGAATTAGCACAAACCCTTTTAGGAAACACAGCAACAGATATAAACTCTGCAGGTGCTAGTGCAGTTGCTGATATAATTGTTGAAGAAGGTAAAGCCGGTTTTACAAATCTCCGCGAAGGTTTAGACAATAATCTTAGTGATGAGGAGTTAAGAATTTTGGCAGCATCTGTAGGTGCATCACAAACAAGTCGCGATAATCTCTCACAACGCCGACTATATCAAATCTCCGAATTGTTAACACAAAAGGACACAGTTGCTAGTAATATATTAATGGATTATATGTATAAAAATGAGAAAGGGACAAATGTACAAACTGTTATGGATAGAGTAGAACAGCTTAATACCGATAAAAAGAGAAAACTTGAAATTACTACTTATTATAATAAGTCCCGTGAAAAATATATAAATATATTAAAAGTTATAGTTATTGCGTGTATAATAATTGTTCCACTTGTAATTGCTAATAAAAATAATATGCTTTCAAATTCTATATTTATGTTTCTAACAGTAGCAATCATTTTCTTTACAATAATTTTCATTTTTAGCAGTTTGGTAGATATTTACAAGAGAGATAATGTTGAATTTGATAAATACAATATTCCATATAACAGAGAGGGGGTGCTATTAGAAAAAGAAGGCACACTTACTAGGAAGAAAAACCCCTTAACTTCATTAACTCTAACTTGTGTGGGGCAAGATTGTTGCGACGGAGAGATGGTATATGATAAGGCTAAAAACAAATGTATAGCAACCGAAAATTTTGGAAATGCATTTGAAGATATGATGGCTAATAATACAAAAGCTATTGTAGTTCCTATAGAAGGTTTTAATAATAATTGCAATATGAAAAATACTATGTTACAACATTCATTAGCTTGTAGCACTGTTGATAAATTTATGACAAATGATTGCTTCGATTCAAATGTTATAATACGCGAAACCGGACTTTAGAATTTAGCAATTATAAGCTATTAGTTATTATAAGCTATTATTTATTATTATTATATATATAATAAATAATAAATGGGAGGAACACCTTCAAAAAGTGCACCGGTTTGTTATAGTCCAGCATTATGCGAATCACAAGTTCCATATGTAAAAAGAGAATGTGAAAAAGTAGGAGCAAATATTTTACATTTAACATTACGAAAAGCAATTATTGCTATTGCAGGTCCTACTTATGGAAATCAAATATTAAGTCAATATAATTCATCGCTGGGAGGAGCACAACAATATAATTGGGATACAATGCAACCCGACGTAATAGCAATAGCAGGTTTTAAGAATTATGAAGGGTTTGTAGAAGGAGCAACAAACAATGATTGTGTTGAGTGTAGTTGTTCAGCTGCAGCAGAAAAAATAATAGCAAAATGTAGAGCAACTAATCCAGAAGTTCCTAATGCTATTGTGGATGCTATTACTAGCGGACCACCTCTATTGTCAACAAACGTACAACGAGCAATGAGTGGTCCAGTTTCGCCTCCAGTAGCACAAATATTTGCTTGGGATACTACTCAGCCGACTTTATTTGGTAATGAACCACAACCATTTACTAATAGAGACCCATTTACTAATAGAGAACCATTTACTAATAGAGAGCCATTTATTAATACTGGCAATGATAAAATATATAAGTTTATAAAAGATGCTATAGTGGAACGACACAATAAATTTAAAAGTTATCCATCGTTTGAATATGACTGTAGCAGTAGCTCATATTATTCGATGGATAAGTTTATAACTGAGGAAAAGAAAATGTTAGATACATTATTTGGCTATTATATTAATTTTGTTACCAGTTATGAAAGTCTATATTTACATAAAGAGTCAGTAATTAAAATTATAAATGGTAAATTAGACGAATTAGATAAAATACAAAGTAAAATAGATAATTATAAAACAAATTTACACGTTGATAATAGAAAAAATAAATACCAAAGTAACAATTATGAATTTTATAGCACACTAAGAAAATATATGCTAATTTTATATTATAGTTTGTTTATTTTGTATTTAATTTTTTCTAATTTTTTAAGAGAAAAACAATATACTAATAAGAAAATATTACTAGTATTAGCAATATATTTGCTAATTCCAATAATTTTAAGTTATGCAATAAATTTAACATATGAAGGCTATATCTATTTTTTAGAATCCAATAATATAAAAGAAGATACAAAAAGCTATGCTGATATTATAAAAGCATAATAGAAAACAATAAAATAATAATAAATTTTATATAAATTTTATATAAATTTTATATAATATATATATAATATGTCTTTTAATGCAAAAGATGCAAGTCCTGCTGATATAGAGCTAATTAATGAAATGGAAGCCAGAGCACAACAGGATAAAATAGATGCAGAACAAATAGATGCATATTTTGCAGAGGAATTAGCAAGTCTAGATGATGAAAATCAGGCATTTGACGAAGAATTAGCAAGACTTGCTGCCATAGAGCGATTAGCCGCACTTAGATCAGATGAATATAGATTAGCTACACAACAAGCAGAAAAAGCAGCAAAAGCTCTAGAAGCAGCAGAAGCTGCCAAACAATTAGCTGCCAAACAATTAGCAGAAAAACAAAAACTAGTAAAACCACAAAGAAAACCTTCAAAACAATCTTCAAAAAAAAAGGGTTCAGAAAAAAAGAAGATACCATCACCAAGTTCTGTGCTAGATGATTTAGAGCTCGCAATATTAAGATCTCTAGAAGATGAGCAGGTTGAAGGAAGAGAAGCAAGTCAAAAGCCATTTGAAGAGTGGATTAATGAGTTTTCAGAAGAACATCCAGCAAGGGCTAGACTCTATGATTTATTTAATGGAGGCGGATGGACTGTTGTTAATCCACGTGGCGATGGGTTTTGCGGTCTTTATGTTGCTGCAATTGATTTTCAAAATAACTATTCTCCCAATACTGACCCTATGTTAGTAGCGCGAGTAGAAGAAATTGATAGAGACGGATTAATAGAATTAATAATAGATGGAATGAAAAAATATTATGAAGCAAGAAATCTACATATTGAGTTAGGCATTCCAATACCCAGCGAATTAGGCGGCGGCCGAGGAGGCGAAAATAAAATAATTAATGTAGATGACAGTGACGTGACTAGTTACTTTGAATTGACAGAACAATTGTTAGTAAATAATGAAGAATTTATAAGAGAAAAGTTAAGAATATTAGGACGTTTAGGTAATACACCGGAAGCATTATTTGTATTTTTACCATATATATATAAACGGAGTTATTTGATTTTAAGTTATGATGCTTTCAGACGTAAATCTCCTTTTTTAACAACTTTTATGCCTTGTTATGCTGATGTTAGAAGAGACGCACGTGGCAATGCAATATATCCATATGGTGAATTCACAAATAGTGCACTAATGTTCAATAACGGACATTATTTTTTACTTAATAATCCAGATAGTGCTATAAAAGCAGAAGTTATTACTAACATTTTAGAAAATAAATTTAGCGATGAACCTAGAAGATTATGGCAACAAATATTTGCTGCTGAGGGAAGAAGACTTAGAAAACGTAAAGTGATAACGAAAAAAGTAAAAACACATAAACAAAAACCAAGACCACACAAATTAATAAGGTATAAAGTGGGAACGAAAAAAATGAGAACACAAAAAATGAGAACACAAAAAGCGTTAAGGCGTAAACATAAACCTAGAACACACACATTAAAAAAACAATAAAATAAGCAAATAAAACAAACCACATTAATCTTCGTTATCGCTAGCATCATCATAATTAATTTCAACATTATACCACTTACCTTTAGCGCATTTTCCATATTGCTTACTCATATAATCAATAATCTCTTTTCCATTTGGTATATTATTTCGTCCATATTGCATAATATACCATTTTTTGAATTCTTCCAATAATTCGGTTTTCTTAATAAGCCCATCACGCTTTCTGGAAATCTTATCTTTAGCAAACTCGGTCAAATAATCTTGTCCTTCGCGATAATTATCACTAATACTTGTAACAATCTTGACATCTTTAACGTTACCTTGCGTTTGATATGCCATATTAACTAACATTGAAGCTAATACAGGAGCCCATAATGTAAATTTTTCATCTATTTTCTTATCAATCAAATATTGATACGGAAAATTAGACTTAGGAAATTTTTCCTCATTTTCATATGGACTATCGAGAAATTTAGACATAAAATCGCAAATACGAATACGCCGCCATGTGCCGTCATCGTTCGTATTAATATCAAATAATACGTTAGTGCATACAACAAGTTTAAATTGTGGAATAAAGGTTACACTGTCTTTGAAAAGCGCACGACCTTGAATGGGGTCACCACCAGTAATTTCTTTCATAATACCTTCATTAATCTTGTCACCTTTGCTAGGTTCTTGCATAACCGCATAACGCACACCCATTAGCGCAACAATTTCAGAAGAAGTTGAGCCAACACAACTGCGATTTTGCGTGATTAGCGTAATAGGAACTGTTGCTTTATAATCGCCTAAACATTTGCTCATTAGCTCGACTAATTTTGATTTACCGTTACATCCACTGCCCGTATAAATATTGAATGTTTGATTAGTGGTTGTTCCGATTAATGTAGAGGCCAAATGCTCCCACATATAGCGACGCAATTCTTCGTCTGGAAATAATTCGTCCATAAACTTATTAATTTCTTTCATAATAGAGTCATAATTAACATTGGTACTAGATTTACACGAACTCGTTAAAGTGCTATAAGGAATGTAGTCAATATTAGTAGATTTAGAAATATAATCGTCTGGCTTTCCTTTTCTGTGTATTTTATTTTGAAAGTCAATAACATAATTATTGAAACATAGTAAATACGGATTAGCATCTAATTTATTCATAAATTCTTTATCGTAAAATAATTCCTTTGCTTCTCTCATAATGTTGTTTTTCCAACTTGTAGTTTTAAGTAAAATGCAAATGTCGCCTAATTTATGCGAACGAATTTTTAAATTTTCGGTATTTTCATCATTATTCTCTTTTTTAGTAATGATCTCAATAAGTTCATGCGACTTAGCGCAATATATGTCGTGCATTTTTTTGGATATTAATAATCTAAGAGTATTTCCTGAGTCAATTTCGTCCCATTTATGATTTTTGTATTCATACCACTGATTATTTTTAATACTAACACATATGAACTGGTCTTTAAATAGTTGATATAATACAACCGCCAAGTCGAATTCTGTAACCTTATCCTTTAAAATCATAGTTTGCAGTGTTTGGTCAATATAATAAGAAATAGTTTCACTGCGAATTTTAGTATATTCGCTAAGGTTATCTGTTTTAGCCCAAAACATAATAGAGCGATTTGTTAGGCCATCATTATTTTTAATATCAAAACTTTTCCACATACTATAAAAACGCGGTACATCTGCATAATCAAAACTGCTCGAAAGCGAGCTTAATTTAATCCACGTCAAAAATAATTTTTCGTGAGTATTTTTAAGCGCCCACCCAACACGTATCCACTTATTGTAGGAACCACCACCATAATAACTTTCAGGTAGTATCATAGCAAACTGATGTGTTTCTTTTACTTCGTATTCCGTGCACGCAATTTCTTCAATAAAACAGTCGAGCAAATTGTCTAATGTTGCTTTATTATCAATCTTTGCAAAATCATACATATTAAGATTGATTTTTGAGCTAATAACATTGACTTTAGCTTTATGTTCGCGATTATGCAATTCTTTTTTTTCAGTTTCTATTTTTGAAAGAATGGATTCATTATTTTTTAATTCAAAAGATTGATGACCATTATAGCGCGCGCTCATTAATGGTAAGTGTTCTTTAATTGCGATTTTTGAAACATTGTATTCTTTAAAATTCCATAGCTCTTCAGCATTGTCATAAGTTAATTCAAAATAATAAGTTAAGGAATACGCTTTATGCTGTGGCTTACGAGAGCCATAAACTTGCCAATTGACAAAACCTTTTGTTACTCCTTCATCAAACACATCTTCATATTTATTTGTAATAGGAATATTATCCCATATTCCTTTTATTTCAGCAATAACCATTTTACGCAAAACACATTGCACAGCTTTGTGCGTTTTAATACAAAATACAATATGAATACCGTCTTTTGTTTTATCTTCACTAACATTAACGTCGGGTTTTTCATAAATATACACATTTATTTTTGAGTTATCAGGAATGTCATAAATCAGATTTAATTTATTAGCATATAATGCAATCAAATCAATAATATGGTCTTTATTATGTTGGCGCTCAGTAACAGATTTGTCATAACGTAAGTCGACGTCAACCAACAAAGGCCCATCTTCAATTAACTGTTTTTCGGTCAAATATTCACGCGACTTTTCTTCAAATACGTGGGTATAATATTTATTCCAAAATTCAGGTAAATTTGTGATGTTATAACTGCCACCATAAATATTTAATTCTTTACTGCCTATTTTGGTATGACTAATGACACCTTTATCGGCTTTAACTGATTTTAAATAATCATCCCATTTAGATGAATTAGAGTTGCTATGTGTTATATTATTGGTCATTACAATTATTTAATAATTATATATATTAATATATTTTTATTTCAATTTTATAATATTTTAAAAATGTAATTAAATATAAATTATTAAATATATTATGTATTATGAGTATAAATAATGGTGCTATAAAAAGAATAGCTAAGGATGTTAAATATATTATAGCCAATAGCGCTTCTTTAAGTTCGGAAAATATATATTATAAGCACGATGAAGAAAACGTAATGAAAGGTTATGCGCTAATAGTGGGTCATGGTGACACACCATATGGTTATGGATATTATTTTTTTGAATTCATTTTTCCGAGCAATTTTCCGTTTTCGCCGCCGGAGGTTCATTATTTGACAAATGACGGGACTATGCGATTTAATCCGAATTTATATACTAACGGAAAAGTGTGTTTATCTATTTTGAATACTTGGGCAGGTGAGAGTTGGACTGCGTGCCAAACAATATATTCACTATTGTTAACATTATCGAGTGTATTGTGTGCTAATCCGCTATTAAATGAGCCAGGAATTAAAGAGGACCATAATGACGTACATAAATATAATTTTTTGGTTACTTATAAGAATATAGAATTTGCAATAATTAAGGTGGTTAATATAGTATGTTTTAAAGAAGTTAATAGTTTAAGTAAATCCACCCTTGCAATTATGCATAAATTTAAAGCAATAATAGGCGACACATTTATGGCTAATAAGGAGAAAATTCTTGAGTTTATTAATAAAAATAGGGTTACTTATGAAGACTTAATAAATGATGCGACTACAAATACTAATAGTAGTAATTTACAAAAATTGTATATAAGTGTATATAATTTAAAATATGATTTAGAATATGATAAATTGAGCAAATTAATATTAGAAATTAATATTTAATATACAATATACAATATTTAATATACAATATTAAATATACAATATTAAATATTTAATATATTGTAAAATTGAGTAATTATTTAAATAATTAACTATTATAAATATATACTAGTTAATTATGGATTTTTGTTCTAATTGTAATAATATGTATTATATTAAGTTAGAAAACCAAGATTGCGATAAAATTGTTTATTATTGTAGAAATTGCGGGACTACCGATGATAAATTAGTAAATGTAAATAATTGTATTTTAAAGGAAAATATTAATGTATCAGAAGATAAATTTAACATTCATATTAATAAATATACAAAATTAGACATTACACTGCCACGAATTAATTATATTAAGTGTCCTAATGAAACTTGCGAAACAAATAAGTCAGGTTATGATGCAAAAAAAAAGGAGATTATTTTTATTAGATATGACGATACTCGAATGAAGTATTTATATTTATGCAGCCATTGCGATTGTATATGGAAAACAACATAAAATATTATAAAATATTATAAAATATTATAAAATATTATAAAATATTATAAAATATTTTTATTTTTTTCAAAGTATAATAGAATAAATAATTGAATAAATAATTGATATAAATTTAAAATATTAGTATATTAGTATATTAGTATATTAACATATGGATGATACCAATCGTGACGAGCAAGAACCAGAAGAGATTGAAGAGCCAGAACAAACAGATGATGAAATCGAAGATGACTTGTCTACGGAAAATGAAGATAAACAAAGCATTGCTACTATTGAAACCGACGACGAGGCAATTGAAACCGACGATGAAGAAATAGACGAAAACAAGTTATATGATTCGGACGAGGCATCGGAGAAAATAAATGTTTTTGATAATGCAAAAACAAATTATGTAAAATATGATTATGAAGTGGAAGACATTGGCGATAGCGCTAGTTATAAATTTAATGAAAATTATAAGATGAACCATATATTAAGCTCTCATAATGAGTGCTTACATAAAAATTTTAACGAAATAAAGGAACTATGCAAAGTTACACGGGATAAAGACGGTGTTATTGTGGATGAAATGCATAAAACAATACCATTATTAACAAAATATGAAAAAACTAAAATACTAGGTATGCGTGTAAAGCAATTGAATAATGGAGCACAGCCATATATACCCAGAAATGAGAAAATTATTGATAATTATGTAATTGCTTTAACTGAATTAGAAGAAAAAAAAATTCCTTTTATTATTCAACGACCGCTACCAAATAATAACTTTGAATATTGGAAATTACATGATTTAGACATTTTATAATAATAACTTAACGCTTAAATCTATTTCCACAATCTAAGCATGTAACAAAGGTTGTCATAGGTTCGTCTGCACTTCGTGTTTGTAATTGATAATATGTGCATTTTTTTGATTTACATTTTCCGCAAATAAAATCATCTGTAGATGCTTCAATTTTTGGCGTAAATTTATTTTCATCTTTAATACGTTTTTCTTCTATTAAAATATCCCATAAATCAGGACGCATTTCTTGATGATTCATAAAAGCGAGTTCGTGAGCTTTAAATGCTTTTAATAGCAGTTTGTCAACAAGTTCCTTATTTTTGAGATTTAATAATATGCAACGTAATTTTTGAATATATAGCGCTACAAACGAATCGTTAGACCACTTCTTAATAAGTTTTTTTTCTTCACTTACACTTAATGTATAATTATAAATACCTTTTTCCAAGTTTGTGCTTATTTTTTCATTATTAAGCACAAGATTAATTTTAGCAATCACACATTGCCGAAATTTTTCAGGGTCATTAATAGTTCTTGTATATTTACTCATATATTACTTATTATAACTATAACAAGTAATATTTATATAATTATCAATTTTATATTTTATGAAATGTCTGTTTCTTCATCTGAATAACTATATAATTCATAACTTAGTTCTGAATTGACATCAAAGTCCTCATTTTTTTCTAAATGCTTTTCTAAATTCTTTTCTAAATTCTTTTCTAAGTTCTTTAATGTTTTAGCATCATTGGCATCATTAGTATTATCATCATTAGCATCATTAGCATTAGTATTAGCATCATTAGCATTACTAATTGATTCAGTTTCTATTACTTCTTTTAAACCAAAAAATTCATTGAAATATTTGCCATCTAAATTTGTATAATTATTATTATTTTTAAGCAAAAAAATGCACTTATTATTGCTATTTACACTAATAGCATATTTTAAAAAGATGCTATGTTGATTATAAACTTTAGACGCACTATCCACTTTTGACCATAATTCAAGCTCTACACTAGAATCAATAGTCCAAGTATATAATTTACTAAAATTATTTGATGATTTATAACCGCATTTTTTATAAATATTCTCTTCATCCACATTTTTTATCTTGAACTGTTTAAAAATATCATTTTTCAACGTAATACAAGAAATCATATTAGCAATATTAGTAAGTTATAATAATTTAGTGTTATTTGTTTAAGTAATTACAAAATATATAATGAGTTGTAATTAAATATAAATTTTTAACTTAATATACAAAACAAAACATATGATCTTATATATTATTAGATGGACTGTTATATATGTATTATTGATTTGTTTATTACATAAATTATACTTATTTTTTCAAGATAACTTGACTACAACTAAAAATAAAGATTATTATAATAATGTTTTAATTGAGCCAAATATTCAAGAACCGAATAACGAGACATATGTTCAAGAGCCTGCTAGCTCTAAAGATTTGAATAAAGATTTGAATAGTGATTTTACTTATGAAATGAAAAATGAATTGAATAATTTTATTAGCAAAATAAAAACATAGTATGATTTATTTTAAAACTGAAAACAATTAATTTAAACACATAATATGTAATATATTATTTAATAAATGTTAAAACACAATCAAAAACTTGCATTGCATAGTTTCAATGATTTCAAAACTATTAGCAACAGATTTCCGTTAAATTATGTAAATAATGTTAACTCAAATTTTAATATAACCAATTTATCAAATACTTTAGATTATTATATATTATATCCAAAAGGCAGGCGAGGCTATTTATGGTTTACGTATTATAAAAAAGAAATGCTTTGTTTATTAATTTTTATAAATAGTAAAAAGTTCGATGATATTAGTAATGAGTTTTATAAGTATGAAATAAATTATGATAATACATTATGCTATAATAATGTATTATTAATAGGAACTTATTTTTACAAATATAACAATAACAATAATAAATCAGCGCAACATTATTATGTAATAGATAGTGTATTAAACTATAACTATTATAACGCCATTATAAGAGCAAACAATAATAATTGTTTTAATAGTAAGCTAAATTTATGCAAAAAGGTTGTACAAGCTATTACTAATTCGACTTTCAATATTAATTTAGGAATAATTTTAGATAATTATGATAGTATATTCAAAATTATATACAAATTAAATTATGATATATATTGCGTAGCGTGTTATAATAATAATAAATATTTAGGAAATTTTATATTAAATATTCAATTATCGAAAACAATTAACAAAAATGAAACTAATTATGGTTACAATTTTAAAGTAACTGCAAGTATAACTCCTGATATATATAATTTATATATATTAGACAATAATAAAGAAATATTTTATGAATATGCGTTAATTGATAGCTATAAAACAAGTGTTTTTATGAATGACTTATTTAGGAAAATAAAAGAAAATAAAAATCTGGATCTTTTAGAAGAAAGCGACGACGAAGAGGAATTTGAAAATATAGATTTAGAAAAATATGTTGATTTAGGAAAATCTTATATTATTGAATGTTTTTATAATAAAAAATTTAAAAAATGGATTCCAAAAAATTTAGCAAAAAATAATTATATAATTGATAAAAATAAAATTAATTTAATTAAAAATAAAAATAAAATATTTTTATAATATATAAAAAAATGTTGTTTGCGTCAAACGATCTAATTGTTCAGGAAGGTGGTTATAATTCACAAAATCATCAGAACCAGTCGCAGAATCAAACCGCCGGCAGAAGAAGAAGAAGAAGAGGTAGCAAAGGCACAAGAAGAAGAAGACACAGACGCAGCAGACGTCACCAATAAATTTTTTATACTATTATAAAATAATATAATTTATAATATATTTATAAATTATATAAATAAATGTTGGGGGGTTATTTATACAATAAAAAAGCAAGAAGTTCAAGAAGGTCATCTAAGCGTTCTTTAAAGCTTTCCTTTAAGCGTTCATTAAAGCGTTCTTTAAAGCGTTTATTTAAGCGTTCCTCTAAGCGTTCTTCTAAACGTTCTTCTAAGACTATGTAAAATAAAAAGCGACTTTAAAATTAAATAATTAAAATTAAATAATTAAAATTAAATAATTAACTTTAGATTATTATTTAAAGACTTAACATTAATAATAACACTAGACTATTTAGTCTATTCATTTTTATAGCATTGGTGCCCGAGTGGTCTAAGGGGTGCGACTCAAGTTCGTATGGCGTAAGCCTCGTGGGTTCGAACCCCACCCAATGCAATATTTTTTCAAAAAAAATTTATAAATAAATAAACAAATTATTTATAAATTGTGCTTCACTTTTCGCTTCACTTTTCGCTTCGCTTTTCGCTTTACGCTTTAACCCTTTAAAATGATACACGAGTAAACATACTTTTTTGACGCACAAGAGGAGGAGGTTCGGGCCTGTCGCTCTTTGCTGGAGGAGTGCTAGGAACATACGATTGACTACGTTCTACTTGTGTAAATGCGGTATTTGAGCAACTTTTTTGCCTATTTGCAACATTAGCAACAGACCTATATGCCGCGTTACATTGTTCTGCAGTTTCACTATAATTTAAGGCGTGACTTGGTAAAATTCCAATTTTTTCGGCTTCTAAAATAGCGTCTTGATTAGCACCTAAATAAATCAACTCAATACCATACGACTCCTGAGCACTAGCAATAAGCTTTTTAAGAGATTGCGCATTGTAATTTGTGCTACAATTTTCACACCCGTCCGTCGCAACATAAATCAAACACTTATTGTAACTGCTTGGATTATGAAGCTTTTTTTCCATAAAATAGGTAAGACTGGAACCAATAGCGTCATATAGCGCCGTTTGACCACGAGGAACAAATTGTCGCAATTCAAGCGGTCTTACTTCCTTAATATTTAGCGACCTAATTAACATATGCTCTTCGTGGTCAAATAGCTTAATAGATACATTTACAACTTCTCCAGGCTTTACGTCTTGCCTAATAATAGTTAAAGCTGAGTTAATACCACCAACAGTGTCTGCTTCCTTGCCACACATAGAACCCGAACGATCAATAATGGCAACAACTTCTTGGATAAATGATGTCATATTTGCTAGTGTTATAATACCTAAACTTTAATAAATAATTTTTAAATCAATTTTATTTATAGATTTATAACAATTATAACAATTATAACAATTATAACAATTATAACAATTATAACAATTACAAAAATCTATAAATAATTAAATAATAATAATAAAATAAAAATTGAAAAAATATAAGGCTTATTTATTAATATATATATATTAATTATAAATGTCATATAAGGCTAAAGTATCAGCTATTGATGAGCAAAATGGCATAATGACTTTTACTTTAAGTAATGTAAATGTTAGTTATGCTAATGGATTACGGAGAATTATATTATCTGAAATTCCTGTTATTGCGATTGAAAGCTATCCTCACGATAAAAATAATGTAACAATTTTTACAAATAAATCGCGACTAAACAATGAATTAATTAAACAACGATTAAGTTGTATTCCTATTCATATTGACGCTTTAGAAGACTTTCCATATAATGATTATGTGCTAGAAATAAATAAGAGTAATTCCTCTAATTTGATTATATTTATTACTAGCGAAGATTTTCAAATAAAGAATATTAAAACAGGAAAATATTTAACACGAGCAGAGGTTCAAAAAATATTTCCTCCTGACCCAATTAGCGGAGATTATATTGATTTATTGCGCCTAAGACCAAAGTTATCTTCAAATACTGATAAAGAGCAATTACATTTGGAAGCAAAATTTTCCATTAGCAATGCTAAAAATAGCGGAATGTTTAATGCAGTAAGCACGTGTTGTTATGGAAATTCACTTGATCAGGTGAAGATTATAGATGCATGGGCACTAAAAGAAGAAGAACTAAAGCTAAAATATAACAAAGAAGAAATCGCAAATCTTAAAAAAGATTGGATGTTTACAGATGCAAAACGGCATTTTGAAGAAGACAGCTTTGACTTTATTGTCGAAACACTTGGAATTTATGATAATTTTAAGTTAGTCGAAATCGGAGCAAATATATTAATTAAGAAGTTATATAGCTCTCTTAATCTAATAAAAGCAAATATTGATTATATTCAACAAGTTGAAGATACTATGGAAAACTGTTATACTATTATGCTAGACAACGAAGACTATACTATTGGAAAGATCATTGAGTTTAATTTTTATGACAAATATTTCGTGCAATCAAAAGACCTTAATTATGTAAGCTTTCTAAAGAAACATCCACACGACAGTTTTAGCATTATCAAATTATCTTATAAAAATTCTATTACAAAAGATGACATTATGCTTAATTATGAAGAATGCATTAATAGCGCAATATTAGTTATTAATTCAATTAAAGAATATTTTAGCTCTAAGTAATACTTACGACCCTAAGTAAAACGACCGATTACATTCTTGTTCGTGATATTAAACTATCTGAAAAGCCATTAAATAATATAGTTTTTTTATAAAATTTATCACCTTCATTGCGAACTTCTCTATATGATGGAGGTTCATCTTCAGTATTATTTAAATTGCTAATGCTATTAGCATTAGCAATAGTTAAAGGAGGCACATTTTTTATTCTATTAGCAGCATTAACAGCATTAGCAGCATTAACGGCATTAGCATAATCTACATCTAGAGTGTCGGAGTTTTTTGAACATTTAAAATAATAATATAATTTATTACATATATTACCCATATTTATTTTATATATTTACAAAATAATTATTTTTATATTTTTATAAATATTTATTTTTTATAAATATTTATTTTTTATAATTATTTATAAAATAAATATTTTTTATATTTTAACATATATTTATAACATTGATTTGCTAATTTAGTATTCCATATTAATTTTACAACTTTCTTCACTAATAATACTATTAGGGCATGTAGCATTACTAGTAACACTAGTATCTAATTTCATTGTTTGAGCGCCTTCATTAAGAGTAGTAACAGGACTATGTTTATAATTAATAATAAACATTTGTTGCGCTGGATGCAGCGCATTTACATAATCAATCACATATTTTTTGTCAATAATCTTATTATGTGGCTTAAGCTCAGTCTTGTATTTTTCGTGCAACTTATACATATGAGACTTATATTCAAACTCATATTCTTTTAATGGCTTTTCTTTGCGAATAAAACAACTAATATAATTCATAAATAAATTGCTAGTATAGTGATATAGAGCCATTTTGAATTTATTAAAAATAACAGTATGCTCTGGATAATATTGCAAAAATTCTCCAACCTTATTTTGTTGCTTTAATGACAAATAATTAAACTGCAGTTTCGGCTGATTACCTCGCAATTTACGCACCTCTTCATAACTAGCATTTCTAATTTTGCTACGCGTTCCGTCTTTGCTATATAAGAAACAACCAACACAATTATAACCCGCGTGCCCAGATGCATAATAAGCTTTAATTTCCTCAAAGTTAGTTACAGGATACTTATTTACAAACTTAATATTGCTATTAAGAAAAATATATGGCGGACAATTTAGAAGAGACTGAATATTAATTTCATTAATAGTAACTTTATCTAAATTATTAACACTTAAAACATTGTTAATAGGATGAATAATTTCATAGACTTTAACTAAATAAATAACAGGCGACACAATAGGCGTAACAATTCGATTAAAAGGATGCTGTAATACAAAACTATACACATATTTTTCATCTAAACAGTTAAGGTCTAAATTGCAAACATTACACGCCTCGAAAAACATAGAGCGAAACGTAAGATTATAATAATCTTTAAAATAATTGTTATTATCAAAATACTTGTAATTTTTTACATCATTGAAAAATACAATGTTTCCTCCAACTGTTGAACGTGTTGCGATTTCCCACGTTTGTTTAATATTATCATAAAACACATTAATCATTGTTCCATCAATATAATCCTCTAACCAGCTATTTTCCGTCGAATATGCATTTACAAAAAACGAATAATCAAGCGACTTTTCAGGCGCAAAACATACAACCTTATTATTTCTAACAATAACAGAACGAAACTTTGAAATAGCTAAATATTCCGCAAAATCAGTCTTCATAAGTGAAGTAATAACCTCTTTAGAGTATTTGATAATCTTGTATTCATTATTGTTAAATGTATATTTTTTAATAGTAAAATAATTGTGTTCATTCTTTAGAGCATTTGTAACATTAAGATTAATTGAATTGGTAATACTTACCATATAGCGACTACACAGTAATAATATTATTTATTATAATATCTTTAAACCATTTTTGATATTAGTTTTATTAGCTGTTAAATAACAAATACAACATTACAAAATAACAAAAATAACATTTAACTAGAAATAATATTAGAATTATATTAATTTCTATTATAAATATAAGATTATATGAGTAAAATGGGAGAAACAGAAACAGAAACACAAGCTAATCCAATAGTATATAATATTAACCTACAGCTCGGTGATATTATACAACTAGATGCCCCAACAAATAGCTCTTTACACGACAAAATTTATTTTATAAAATTTATTAACAAAGAAAAAATAGTATTGATTGATTCTGCTAAAATAATTACGTTAACATTAGCACAAAATGGTAAATTAGAAGAAGAGTCAATAAGCAACATAATACTATTGAGTAGGCATAAAAGCCCCAGCTTTGTAGTTCAAAACAATTTAGAAGTAAAAAAATACATTTCTATTTATTTCGGAGAGCCGCTCCCAAAAGTATTAAATGGACTAATAACCAATATCGAAAATGATATGATAGAAGTGACAACATTTCCGGAAAAAGACGTGCTATATATAGATTTTGCATATTCAGGTATTCCTGAATTTTTGAATATTGAAAAAATTGTAATTCGCGAAAAAGTGGATGAAACCAAATTAGCAGCATCAGAAACAAATAGTCAAGAAAAAGACGGTGACAATGATAATGCATCGGTTTTATATCAAGGCGACGCACGCGAATTAGACTATGACTTAAAAGTATATGAAACAGCGCAAAATTATGAATCTATTATTATAGACACTATTGAATTAGGCGTAGAGCTCGAAAGCATAGAACACGAAGTAAATGTATCCGACGAAGAACAACGCTTTAGCATAGATAAGCAAACAAATGACTATTTAGATAAATTAATCAATGCATATTTACCAGAGCAACGCACACCAGAAGTAATAAATAGAATACACAATGAAATAAACTATTATTTGCAATTACGAACTCTATATTCAAATTTCGACACAAATAACAATCCGTCAATCATCGAAGAACGCGGCACATATTACAAATATTTAAAAGAGCAACTATTTAATTTGAATAAAAAGCTCTATTATATATTGCCAATTGTATCAAATGTCCGCAACCTATTAATAAGCGATGTTGGCGAAATAGACGATATGGAGGACAAAAACTCGTATAGTTACCAACATATAGGAGAATTTATTGAAGCATTAAACGACGTATCTTTAAAATGGATTAATAATAGCTCAAAAGAGAAAATCAATAGCTATAAAGAGCATATAAAATCTCTCTCACAACTATTAGATAATGTTACAAATTATAGCGAAGAAAACATAAATGTAAATGGCCAAATAACAATGATAAATAGTATTGTCGATGATTTTTATAATTATAGCGTTAACAAAGGCGGTCTCTCTAAAGACCGATTTATAATGGATGTATATAATGACGGATACTCTATGTTAGAAACTTATTATGCAAATAATAAGAAATTTAATAAACCAATCAAAATAGTTCCTAATGACTTTGTCAATATAATAGGATTTATGACATTGCCATTACCCTTTTTCAATTTGTCCAAACTAAATACTCCATACACAAATATATGCGACAGAGCCAATTTAAATCACAACTTTATTCCTTACCAATTAGTGCTAAATAAGACCACTCTTTATAACAGCTATGTTTTAGAAAACGATGCTAAAGACAACTTCATCAATAGTAATACAAATATTCATAATAATAGTCTCTTAACCGCTATAAATAATTTTAGTACAGAACCCAGCGACCTTCCTTATTTGGAAAGTCTAAACTATTTGATGGAGTCCTTTGTTCCAACAGCTGAGGCATTTATTGATGAATATGTGAAACTTTATAGCGACCAATCTCTCGACTATAGAACCTATAATATAGTAAATTTTGTATATGACCTTCAGCCTCTAAATATAGATATATATAATTTGCACGCTAATGATTATAAAAAAATCGGCAAACTAGTAAGCACCAATATTGATTATTATAAAAAAAGCTATAAGTCGAAAGAAACAAACTTTGCGCAATTTTTGAAAATTATTGCTGACTCAAATGCTAGGACATATAGCGACCCGTATTCTAGCAAATACAATAATTTAACTTACTCCTTAAATATATTGACTAACGACTTAAAGGCGGAGCTTTTTAATTTTTATAAAATAAGCGATGAGCTGTTTAATAATAATGAAGAATTGTATAGCGCTATTGTGAAAATCGATAATGCGGACTTCTTTATGCAATGTATAAATAAAAATATTATGGACTTAGTTGTAGGAAACTTGCTCGAAAACTTTATAAAAGCTCACACACGAGAACAAGAAGAACGAGATAAGGAACGAAATAAAAGCAAAAGCAAAGACAAAAACAATCAAGACGATCCAGCCAATCTCTCGTCTAAAGATATATTAAAGGGAAACATTGACGACTTAGTATCAACTTGCGAACGTTATGTATTATCGAAAAAATATGACTCTTTGCAATCATTAGAAAACGACAATAATAAATTAATATATTTCGATGCTGTTTATGATAATACTTTTTACAGCATTATAAATGATTATAAAAACGAACGCGAAACTATGGACCGCAAACAGTTTATTGACTTTATAGCAAGTAAGCTAATGGCTCAATTAAACTTAACAAAAGTAAATGCATATAGAGAGGCTGTAGCAATTGTCGATGAAAAACGCGAAGTAGTAGACGGAGATTATGCGCTATTGTCCGGTAAAGACAGCAACAAAAATTATATATATGTAAGAAATGCTAATATATGGACACTGGAACCAAAATTTGAGAACAATTTTATTATAGAAACCAACCAAATATTTTGCAATAGCAATAAAGATTGCGTGTCTATTGATGAAAAATGTATGACAAATGAAGAGGCTAAAAAAGCCAGCATAAATAAAGACGTGGACGCAATATTAAAGAATTTTGAAAATAAATATGACTTAAGCATCGAAGATATTAAAGGTAAAATAAACACTAATTACGAAAATTCTAAAAAAAGAATAGCAAAAATAGAGTTGCTAAATAGAACTGAACGAGAGAAAAACAGCGCCTATTTAATAAGTCTTGAGGAAGTTCAAGAAAATAAAGTGCTTGTGTCGCCTTATGAAAAATTGAGAGATGCATTACTAAAGCAAAAAGATCTGACCTATAAATACTCTTGCATTAATAAATTTTGCATTAATTTTACAAGAAACGCTATAAAAGACGAGTCGCCACATTGGCTTTATTGTAATCAGTCAGGGGTTCGCTTGTTACCCTCATTTTTCTTAAGATTGGCTAATGTGTTTATTAATAAAATGGACTATGCACGCGAATTAGACGCTATTTGCGCAGAACGCGGCACAATTAGTGACGACAATAATTTTTGGGTAGACAAATATAGCGGCTATATTATTAAAACAATCGCATTTGACACCGAAGAAGGCTATGACGAAAAAGGCTTTAAACTATATACTCGAGCCACACTTGAAGAAGATTATAACATAAATATTAATGCAGCGCTAAAAATGCAAGACCTAGACCTAGAACAAGACCAGATGCAAGTAAAGGAAAAAGCAAACCCTAAATCACTAAATCCAAATATTGGAATTATCTTGAATATAGTAAAAGCAATGAGCACTAATATGGGTATAAATATTTCGCATAATCACGAACTGCTTATTAACAATGTTTTAACAATACAAAACGCAAATATTCCGTCACAACAACAATACGAACAATTTATCTTAAAGGCGACACAAAAAGAAGGCAAAGTGAAAGCAATGCCTACTTATAAAGAAGCATATAATTCGTCACTGCTATTATTAACATTGTCATTTCTCGTATATTGTGTTCAAATAAACATTCCCTCTTTGCAAACAAAAAAGACCTTTCCGGGCTGTATTAAGTCATTTAAAGGTTATCCGCTAGACGGCGAACAAGACAAAACCTCTATTGCATATATAGCTTGCGTTGCTAATAAGTTGAAAAGCTCTATTGACCCGTGGAGCAGTTTATTGAAAATGTCCGAAAGCACAATTATGAAAAAAATGGAGGCGCTTATTGAAAAATATATACTTCCAAATAAAGAATTGGTAGTTCATTTGAATAAAAAACGCGCTTACTTATTATCAGAAGACGCAGTAAAAGATGAAATACCAGAATATTTGTCTATTAACACTTGGCACACGTTTAATCCACCATTAAACGAAATTAAAATTATGTCGGAAACAGTGCAACCACTAGACGATACCTTTAAAACTATCTTGTATGACACATTTTCACGAGGAAGTCAAAACAATATTAAAGAAACTCTGGAGTCTAAAGCAATATACACTAGTTACTATATTATTGAAAAAATACAAAATGTTGTTAAAAAAAATAGTCCATTATTGAAAAATTCGAACGACAATCCATTTTTAGAAAACGCGTGCTGTAATTCGAACAAAAACACAATAGACTATTTTATAAGCGAAGACAAGTCTATAGCAACTTACAATAATTATGTAGCGTTTTATAATAATATATTAGCTAGCATAGACTTACTTACATATGCTCCGCAATTATATGACCCTAGAAACACTAAGCAAAAACGCGCGTCTAATGAAGTAGCATTTAGCGAAGAATTAGTATATAAAGCATTTATACACTTTTGCAACTTTAATAATCAAGTTCCGCTAGACGACGAATTGCGAGGACTATGCTTGGACAAACCTGCCAAGTTTGACAATAGTAAGCCAATAAATGAAATAATAGCTGCCCTAAAAGAAGAAGGCAAGGTTTATAATTTTGCCTCCTTTGTTGAACTAATACACATAATAAGTAAGCGAAACATAGTAAATATACCGGCAAACTTCCCTATTTTAAACAACATTGAGGCAATGCGTATATTAATTGAGGCCTATAGGCAAAATAGTTACTATAATTTGGACGACGACTTAATAACTAACTTAGAAGTTTTGCTCGATAACTTTTCAATAACTGCAGCCGAAAATAGCGAACTCCGTAATTTTAAGAATTTTATAGGTAAGTCAAACGTGCTATTAAAACAAAATATATTACAAATAATTAGCAAACAGAGCTCAATTAGCAAATCAGATGTTGCTAAATTCTCTCAAAATATGACTATAGAAATAGACGTTGACAATATTAAATTTCACCAGAACTATATTATAAACTTTTTATATGTGTTTCCGTCGATTATTAGCAATAAAAATATTAATTATGGAGCAATACCTAAACATTGGAAGCTATCCGATATTCACGTAAAAGACCTTTTTAACATAGTGCAAAAATACTATAATAACTTGAATAATTTTGACGCGCGACCTGAGCTCTTGCTAGCATTCAAAATAATAGCTAAACGCTGTAAAATTTTGGTGGAGCTAATGCGTGTATTTTTACATAATAAAACTCTTATGAAAAGCTCTAAGTCAGCTATAAAAATCAACAGCATATTTGACGAACAAGTGGTAACTATGTTTTACAATTTTATATTTTATAAATTGATTAATGAGCTAGTAAATATTAGCGAAGACGAAGAATTTTTGCTAGAAATTCAAGGGTCGGAAATAAATGACTATGCAAAAGACCAATTTTTGAAAAACAGTGTTGCCTATGTTTTAGAATATATAAATATAATGTCTAATCATCATAATTTAATTAATAATGGCTACAAAAAGGTAAAAGAGAAAATTAATATGGCAAAAGAAAAGGAAAAGACTATTATTACCGACTTCCTTAAAAATCTCTCTGACGAAGAGCGCGAAATTGAAAATGTTTTGAAAAATAATAGGCTTGAAAAGTGGAATAAAGGTATGCAAAAGGGACTAACCCAATATGTAAAAGAAAATTATGACGAAGAGCGTGAAGCATTAGATAAACAGGCGCTAAAAGAACGCAAATTACAGCAAAACAATAATGTAACGGCAATGAATAGAGAATTGTATAATCTTGATAATGATGAAACAGAAGCACGGGACAATGCTATAGATGAAGAAGAATATAGCTTACAAGATGTACCAGATGATGACGATTTTAATTATGATAATGACCAAGATGGAGATTATGGTAACGGCCCAGATGACCGAGATTATGATTAAGAGCTTTTTTAAAACTTTTTTTATTTATTTTTTTATTTTATTTTATTTTATTTTAATTTAGGAATTTTATTTTTATATTTGTATATAATATATAAATGCCAGATGACTACGGAGTAATTAATACGAATTATGACCATGGTGCTTTTCGTAGACAACAGGAGGCACAACAGGCTATAGAAGACAAAATTTGGATGGATAATTGGAAATTAATTACACCTCTGCCACCAATGCAACCATGGCAACGCGAGAATGCCGCAAAGCAGGCTTTGGCTGATTATAAAAAACAAATAGGATATAATAGAGGAGGCCGTCGAATGAAATACAAATCAACTCGCAGACGTGGCAAAACAAATCGCAGACGCGTCAAAACTCATCGCCGCCGTCATCGCAAACACTAAGAATTATTTTTATTTATTTATTAAAATTTTTTATAATAAATAAATAAATAAATAAATAAAACCACTAATCTAAGCTTTGCTCCTATAAGAAGTAAGAAAACATTTTAAGGCTTTATATTTTTTAGCAATTTCTAATGGAAACCTTCTTTCAGGATAATCTCTTAATTGTTCTGCTAATTTGCTACGAGTTGTGCGCATTTCATATTTTTCTGCAACTAAGTCGTAAATATTTATAAACACTTTTGCTTTTAATAAGCGACGCGCTTTTGTTATAGACGGTTGTGGTTGTTCGCCAAATAGCACCAATTTATCATTTAACCATAACAAATCATTTAAATTTTTTTCCATAGTTTTACCAATATGGTCTCGCTCTTCAACTATCTTTGCAATTAAAACGTGAATGTCTTCATAATCTTGACAATTTATTAAATTCATAATAACATTGAACGGAATATGCTTACTCTTTAGTTTAACTTTTAGCTCGTCTATTAAATCATAATATGGGGACGCCATTATTTAAATGCTGTTATAATAATTTTATAATACTATTATAAATAGCATTTAAATCATTTTGTAAAATCTGCTTTTAATATTATAGATTCAAGCGCTTTGAATTTATCAAACGTTTTATTTATATTTTCATTTAATATTGAAACATCAATTACATATAGTCCTATTAATTTTAATTTGTTACCTTTGCTACCTATTTGATTTGCTGGTAAAGATAAAAAATAACAAATTAATAAATAATTCCTGATAACAAATTTTCTAATTATTCTTCATGTTCTTCTTCTACTACTTCTAATTCATCAACATCAATATCAGTGTCTACACGTACATTTACTCTTTTTTTTGTTGTATTTTCATCTAATTCTTTTATTTGTTTAGTCCACTCTTCTTTTGATATTTTGCTTTTATGATTTTCAGTATTATAATGTCTTCGTTTATCAGTTATAAATTTATTACATGTTTTACAGAAATATTTTTTGCTATTATCAGGTGTTATATTTAACAAATTATCTTTATGTTTTTTGGTGGCTTCATGTTGCTTATAATTATATTTTATTGTAATATTACATACCTCACAATATGTTTCATTAATAATAACATTTTCAATAATATTATTTGTGTCTATTTTATCAAAATCTTTGTATTCATCATTTTTAGAAATATATATATTTTGTATAATTCTATCATTTTTTATTTTTTCTATGGTTTCATATAATTTCTTTAACCAATCAAAAGTATCATAATATACATCTTCTTGATAAATACGAATAATTGAATAACCATTATCATTAGCACATTTTTGTTTATATAAATCTCTTTCTTTTTGTTCTTCTGGTGTTTTTCTAAAATGTTTTACTGTTTTGAAATGTTGTATTCCATCTAATTCAATAATAATTTTATACTCTTCAATACAAAAATCAAAAGGAAAATAACATTTTGTCTTTACATTTTTACACCAATCATAATTACATTGTCTCATTGTTTCATAAGTATTAGATATTTTATCATATAACTTTGCTTCTGATTTATTTATACAGAAAGGACAACTGCAACCTCTAGAATAGCTATTTGGCGATAATTGAAAAGACGAATTGCATGTTTTACAGATAACACTACTTTTTTCACTCGATTTTGTATATTCAAATTTGGAAAAATCAAGTTGTTCATCTTTATTTGCAATTTCCCAAAATTTTTGTGATGCCAATGATATTCTTTGTTTAGCACTTTTTTCAATACCGCAATCAGTACAACCATATCCAACTAAATGCGACCAAGGTGTTTGTTTAAATGATTTGTTATGAAAATTACAATATATATTAACAGGTGTATCACAATTAACATATTCAACATCATCATAGTTATAATGGTCTTCACCGTGCTTTTCTTTACTTTGTTTAACAAACTCATCTAATGTTTTTCTTTGTCCGTCAGCACATCTTTCCACACCACATTTATTACAACCTTGTCCTTTTAAATGTTTAATTGGCTTTTGTAGAAACTGACCATGTTTTGGACAAGTTATGTTAATTTTTTCACACATTCCACAAAATTCAGCTTTCGAATAGTCATAATAATTATTATGAATTTTAGGCGCTTCCTCAAAAAATTTTTTTTTGCTTTTCTCTATTTTAGTTTGTTTTCTTTTTTCAACACCGCATTTTTCACATCCATGTTTTAGATGACTTCTTGCTATTTGTAAAAAATCTCCATGTTTAGGACAAATTATTATAATTTCTTCACATACTCCTTTGAAATCCACTTTTGAATAGTCATAATAATTGTTATGAATTTTGGGGGCTTCCTCAAAGAATATTTTTTTGCTTTTCTCTATTCTCATATGTGTTATATTTATTTTATTGTTATAATTATTATCTTCAATTTTATATTTAAAATATTTTTTATCAATAAACATAATAATGAAAAAAAATAACAAACTAACACAGAAATTTTCTAATTATTCTTCCTCTTCTCCTTCTTCTTCTACTTCTAATTCATCAACATCGACATCAACATCAACGCCTACATTTTTTACAATTCCCTTAATAAATTGCTCAGCTAATATTTTATTATTTTCAATTTCGTTTTCTAATTGCTTAATAAGATTGCAATTGTAGTCACAATAGGCAACAATCTCCTTCTGTTTTTCGAGAGAAGGGACTGGGATTTTTAACTTATAGAAATTTTCTTGATTAATTCCTAATTGAGCAGTTCCTTTTGCAATACTTAATAGTTCAGGTTGAATAGATTGTAAATAATAGAACATATATTTTTTAATTACTTGTTCTTTACAAATTAAAGTCCATCCGTGATGATTTAAAAAGAATTTTTTTTTTTCATATCTTACACAATCAGCAGATACTCCATCTTTCGCTACAATAATATCATCTTCCCTATTATATTGATTAATATAGAAACTTACATTTCCACCACCATAAACTGGAAAGTCTCCTTGTATTTTCATATCAGATTTTATATAAGTGCCTTGATTAACTTTACATACCTCTCCTAACTCTTTCACATTATTCTCTCCAAATAATTTTTGATTATTCAAACAAAACTCATTTAATTGCTTCAATTCCTCAATCTTTGTTAAGCTTGTTTTATTTGCTTTTTCGTATATATAATCTAAATAGGCTACAATATTTTTTTGTTTTTCGAGAGAAGGGATTGGTATTTTGATGGATTTGATTTCGTCTAATGAAATAGTTCCAAGATTAGTTGTAAAATGTGCTTTTTTATTTGTATCAATTCTATTAATATTAAGATAATAATATATATATTTAATATTAAATCCACAAGTTTTAGAAACTAATGAACAAACGTTTGCTCTACAGGCTGTCTTACCTGTAACATAATAACATTTACCCAATCCTATATCATCACCTATAATATTATTTTGACTTCCACCAGCACAAACTAATAATAAATATTCTGGATGATCAAATGAATGAGTGCTATGAAATCCTACTGGATTATTTGATTTACATGAATAAAATGGTATAATACCATTATTGTCCATATCATTTGAATTAAATCTACCCATTTTATAATTAAATAATTCATCTAGTGTTTTTACTACTACACCTTCTTCATATTTGTCTTCCACGCTTTCATCTTTTATATATTCTGCGTAATTAAGTGAATAAGAATTATTAACAAGTTTATCAATAGGAACTTCAACTAATAGATGTTTAACTCCTTCGCCTTGACCTTCGTATGGATTAAAGTCGTAAAATGCAACTTTACTAGTTTGATGTGTTTTTGAGAAGTCATATTCTCTACTTTCTTTTTTACTTTTAGAAGACTTGATGTTAGTTTTTAAAACATCAGTTCCTTCTCTCTTTTTCACAAAATAAAACACACAAGTTTTAATTGAGGTATAAGTGAAAATTCCAGCTGGCAAATAAATAATTTCTTTCAAATCGCATGTTTTCATCAAATATTCTCGTACAGCTACTAATGTTTTATTAGTTTTTGAAAATAAATCTTGCCCATCGGGTAATACGACAGCACCTTTTCCATTAATTTTTAACATATAAATAATTGCTTGAATAAATAAGCTAATTGCATTATCTGTTTTAATAGGAATATATTCATCCCTAAGAGAACTTTCAAAATCATCATATTTTAATCCTTTAATACCAAACGGCGGATTTGCTAATACATTATCAAACTTTTGTGTAATAGGCTCTCTAATACTATCACCTAAGCCTAAATGTTGAAACATATGACCTGATGAAATTAACATATTAGAAACCGCATACTTATAAGTATCTGGTTCTAATTCTTTACCATATAGCCCTTGGGTTGTAATAAAATTCCAATTAGGTTCTATAGCTTTAACTTTTGCTTGTTCTAAAATATGGAACAAATAAGTTTTTAAGAACCCACCAGTTCCCATTGTAGGGTCGCAACATGTTTCTATTGTTCCGTCAATATGTATTTGTGGATTAATTAACTTTACCATCATAAGCTTAACTTTAGGCGGAGTAAAGAACTGTCCTAATACTTTACCTGTCATAATATTTTGAAACATTTCTTCATAAGCATCCCCCATAATATCATAGTCAAATTGTAAAAAGTCAATTGAGTTTAATTTATTAAATAATTTTTTATAAGTTGTTTGATATCGAATATCAAAACCTTTATCTTTCAAGAATATATTTTTTGTACTAGGATTAACTGATAAAATAATATCCCATAAATATTTTAATAATTCAGGAATATTTTCTTCTTTTTCATCTGCTAATTTAGTAAAACGAGAGATTGCTAATAGTCTCTTTTTATTAACTTCAATAACACTTTCATCAAAATGCGAAGCAAAATCATATTCGTAATCATCCATATTTATTTCATGCCCAATATAAGGTTCGATAATTTTTAATATTAACAAATATGATAAATTTTTTAATGCTTTTTCACCAGTTATACCTTCACCGCCATCTCTCAAGATATTCAAACAAGACTGAAATGCACTAATAAGTTGAGACTTACTATCAATACTTGCTTGTTTAGCCTTAGCAATTTGCTCCATTTCTTCTAAACTAATACATGGAGCCTTCTTGATTTTATGTCTTGTATAATCGCACTTTTGAGTAAACACTTTTTTGCATAATTCACAGCTATAACTTTTAGGATTTGCCATATATATATATTATATATTAAAAAAAGTAATTTTAACTTTAAATCAATTTTTTTAATATTATTATATTTTTTAAAAAAAAAAGCATTTTTCACTTTCGCCCAACTTACAAAATAATACTAGGTGACTTTTTCTTATATTTAATTTCAATGAGCTCTCGTAAATCTCTCAAATTATAATAGTCAACCCAAAATCCATACGGTGGAAACAGTGGATCCTTTCTACATAATTCACTACAAACAATTGCTAAATCTAAATTCTTAAAATAGTGAGTTTTAATTTCTGGATACAATCCCAAATATTCGTGTACCTTACTTTTACAACTTTCCAAATCGTAATAAACACGATCTATGCTTAAATAATCAATCCAATTTGTAAATTTGCCCCTATAAGTATCTTCTGGATCTTGTGTTAATCTATTGTCGCTTTCTGTTAAAAGAAGATACTCTTCTTTGGTTTTAATATTTTTTTCAACAATTATTTTCTTTGCTTTTTCATAACTTGTTCCTAAAGAACTACGTTTTACTGTTTTCAATAATAAATTTTGTGTCAGTTCTTCATTATAACTACCAATGCTCTCATAATCTTTAAAATGTCTTAATGGTCTATGTTTAATGTGTTGTTTTCCGTGACTAAAATTAATTTTAAACACTTTGATTTTGTGACTAATAGTTACATCTTCAAGGCCCATTTGGTGAATAACTTCCCTCACCTTTTTCCAATCTGAATTATTGCTATTATCAATCCAATTTTCATTGTTTAAAATAGGCAAAATGATTTTGGTTATTTTTTCGGGTTGTTTAGTATTCTTTCGACTAGCTCTTAGTGCTGATTGCACTATGCGAATATTAGAGGTCATATTTTCTGCAAAAACTACACCATCCAATAAAGGAAAATCCCAGCCTTCGCCTAAACAATATACACAAGTAATAATTCCAAATTCTGCCTTTTCAAAGTCAGTGATTATTTTATCTTTTTTCTCCTTATTCATAGAACCATTATAGTCTGTATAGTATAATTCAGGTATACTAAAGATAGAAGCTAGTAACCTTTTAATATGGACAACAATTTGTTCCGAGTTAGCTTTACTATTTGTGTAAATCAATAAATGATGCGAATAGCCATCTACTATGCTTTTTAATGCACTATATGCGCTTAACCATAGTCTTTTATCGTCTTCATTGTCTATTTTAATATCAAATTTTAATACTAATGCATGTATATCGTCTTCATTTGCATAAAGAGTTTGGATAACATACTCGCAAAGAATTTTTCGTTCAATAGCCCATAATAAGCAAATTTTAATAATTACTTCACCAAAATGTTCTACGTTAGTATTTGATATTATTATTTCGTCATCTCTCAAATGTTCATTAGACTCCAAAATTTTTAAGGTAGCAGTTAGCGCAAGTTGTTTGTGTGATTTAATTTGTAAAATTTTAACATATGTTTTATGTTCTTCTTCAATAATATTGTGAATTGTTAAATGATGAACTTCGTCTAAAATCTTCATATCAAATATAAATCCACTAGAGGAAGTAGCAGTGTATACTTTATGAACAGAAGCATATGTAGTCAGGACGATACATTGTTGCTGATTTGACACCAAAAATGAGTTAATAGTTTCAATACTACGATTTTCATAAACACTTAATAGTGGAATAGCAGGAAACAATTCTTTAATAACCTTTTTCCATTGATCTAATAATAATATATTAGGAACACCAATAAGAATAGTATTTGCTTTAAGTTCTTGAGTAATCCACAGTGATATTAGTGTTTTACCTAGTCCACACATTAATACAAGGATACCTTTATTATGTTCTTGAAAATGAACAACACTTTTATCAATAATAGTTATTTGATAATCTCTCTTAGTGTAAGAACAATTAACAACACCTGATACAGGATATTTAGGTTTTATTGCCTTTGCTCTACGATTGTTTAACTTTTTAATTAGGCGAGGGATGCTTTTTTTATTAATATATTTTGAAATTTTAGCAATATATTCTTTACGTACTATGCTTTTGATTTCATCACAAGTTAGCTCTCTAGCTTCAATGCCGTGTTTTATTAATTGCTCTTTAATTAATGGAATAATTTCTTTTTTATAAAATTCTTTGCCTCCAAAACCACGACGCTCATGAAAGCTCTTAAAATCTTTGCCTAATTTTGCTTCAGCAAAAGACATTTTTGCAAGAGGAACTTCAAATACATACGAAAAGTCACCTTTTACAAATTCGCCTGTTATATAAGTTGTTTCTCTATTTGTAATGTTTTGCGTTTTGCCCAATTTACAAACGCCATATAAATCATATGATTCGTGCGTTCTAACATAAATATAGCCAACTTTTGCCATAAATAAGTCTTCTAATTATATTTTAATACTTAATTTTAAATTATAAAATAAAATTAACTATATCAATTTTTTTCAAGAAAAAACATAAAACAATAAAACTACCAACTTTTATATGTTCTATTTTTGCGTTTTCTAGGTTTTCTTTTGTGCAAGCTAGTTTTTTTATTGTTAGCGCGACCTCGTGCGTAACCTAATTCACTAATTGCGTCAAAACTTGCTCCGGGAGGTATTTTTTCATTAAAATGGTAAAGCCAAGTTCGCATTAATGACCCATATTTTTTATTTTCTTCTTTCAAAGTCGGCACTAAATCGTTCCACCATATTTGGTCAGCTAATGCATTATTATAAGCTTGCAAAGCATAATTATATTTAGCACGTGCTTCTGCTTCTGTGCGAGTATAATGACTAAGCATAGATTGTCTACTTGCAAATATGTCAAATGCGCGACCAGTAGCTTCAATTATGCTATTATGTTCAATTATACTATTATCGACATCTCTATCAAAATTAGCTCTTGACTCTGCTAATAATATAATATCATTATCCATAATGTCTTTAGCTTCATTCATCATTAATTGTGCGCTAGTTTCTGTTGCCGTTAGCGCTATTGTTACTGCGTTAAATTCGCTATCATCAATGAATGACCTGCTTTTCCATTTAGCACTCAATTTATGTAATAAAGTTAAATAATTAGTATGAGCACTATTATAAGCTTGTTCTGATGGCAATATATAAGCCATATATATATAATACTAAATATAATATTATTATTATATTTTTATATTATTTTTTATATATAAATGAACAAATCAATAAAGTTAGCTTCAAAAAATTATATGAACACAACAAAAAAAGCAAAAAGTCCACCAATTGCTTTTAAAAAAATATTAAAAATGTTGAAACAAGTCAAAAAAAAACAAAGCAAATTTAAATATAATGCAAGAAAAGATAGCACAATGAAAAAGTGCCACAACTTTTGTGAAAAGGATTATTTAGTCGAAATGCGTAAAAACAACAAGCTACCAAGCAAAGCTAGTAATAGTATTAGTCATAAAACTAAAGAAAAATTTCACGCTATTGACACCGGCCTTTGTAGAAAAAACTTTTGTAATGAAGGTTGTAAGGAAGGGTTTGATTTTTTTGGTATTACACAACAACAAGAAAAGTTTAAAAAAAATTTTAGCAAAAAATTATACAATGGGTTTGTGGATACTTATTCAGCTAAAGAAGTTGATATGTTGAAAAAAAGAGGAGCACTATCTGGTTGTATTAAGCCAATCAATCACTATGAACAAGCAGTTCAGAATGCATTACCTACAATTCCATATAATATTTTTCATAAATAATTATAATACTATAAAAAATAATATTTTTATAATTTATAATAATATTATAATAATGCGTCAAACATATAAGAAACATAGAAGAAAAGCAGGAAGTAGAATTGCAACTGTTCGTAGACTTGCGGAGTCTATGTCACTACGTGTAAACCCTAATTTTGATTTAGATCCTTTTGTTTTAGAACCAGAAGCATCAACAGTAATAAAACGGAGCATAAAAAAACATATGAATAAAAAGGCTTATACTCACGCAACAGTAAGATTTTATACTAATTTAGTATTATTTAAAAATGTATTAACAGCATTTAATGCTAATGACAATTCAAAGGCATTAGCAAAAAGCAGGTTATTAAACAGCATTCCAGTGGGGCGAACTCTTGAAGCATTTTTAGAAGTGCGTAATCTTGTTCCAAGTATAACAAGATTGCGAGCAATATTAAGTGACCCAGATTTTACCTTTCCAGAGCGCAACACGCAACCCTATTTTGAATTAAAAGGACTTATTGATGATATAATTAGATTAATAAGAGACCCATTACAAGGACGTATAGAAGTCCCATTAATAATACAGCGCCAAGAAAGAGTGTTAGGAGGCCCATCAAATCTTGCTCAAGGGCGAAGACTTAGGTCTAGACGTAATAAAAGAGGAAGTAGAAGTTAAAATATAAAAAAAGAATATAAAACTATAAATAGACTATTATTTTAGCATAATATACTAATTTTTAAATATTTTATAATATTAGTATATTATATATGGCGTCTTCTTCTTCGTCAAATTCAGATTTATTAACAAAAGAAGAATTGGAAGCTATTGATTATCGCCATTTACTTGTAATGGACAAGAACTATTCATTTAAGATAAGTAAAAAAACTAAAAGCACAAAGAAGGACAAAGACTCAATAATTAGAAGATTATTAAAGAATGGAGTTAAAAGAAGCAAATTTGGACCAGAACTGGCTTCTTATTTGCGTTATGAATTAGAGCACCCAATAGCAAAGGCATTACCTTCAGGGACCTTTTTACCGCCTTATTTAGTAGGAGAAATATATACTATGAAAGAAGAGCTTGAAGACAGAGATTATGAAATGGCCTTTATTAAAGCTATATTTGAGCCGACTACAAGACCGCAAAACTTTGGCGCGTTTTTTAATTTTACTATTAATGGTCAAAATGTTCGACTATATATGGAAGGCGACAATGCGCGATTTAATGGACACGTCGAAAATTTATATAGTCCGAACTTTTTCATTAAAGATTATAAATATTTAGTGCAGCGATTTGGGCTAAATGCCAAGAAATTACAAGAAAAGGGAGCATATAGAGACACAATCGGTCATAGGTCGGGACGTTATGGACCCCAACCACCGTTTACAACTACAATTCCTAATAGAGCAATTTATGATAGCTATGCCAACTTTAAACGCTTACATATTGATAAATTTTTTTATGAGAATGTATTGGCTGCATATTCAATGATTATTGTTATTGGTGATGTAATAACAACTATATTTAATTATCAAAATAGTCATTATGTTCCTAAGTATCCGCAAGCTAGTGCAAACACGGCATTAGAAACACGTTATTTGCCGAGGCCTGTAAATAAACCAGTAAATGTATTAAAAGTTTATATTAAAGAATTAAATAAGCTATTGTTAAAATTGCGCGGTTACAAAATCCTATTAAATCCCAGTATAATAAGTGACTTAAATAATAGATTGGACACTTTAAATGAATATTTAGTTGAACCCGACCCTAGCATAGTAGACCAAGCAAACGCCAAATTTAGCATTAGAATTTTAGAAAACGGCCCCAAGCTTCCTAAAAAGCAACGGTCATTTACTCCACGCAGAAAGTCTAACCGAACAACACGTAGGCTAAAATCGTTTTAATAGCTTTGCAAAATTTCTTTAAGTATTATTTTTATATTATATAAAGCATTATTATATTATATATATATATAATAATGGCTTCTAGTTCAAAAGATGAATTTTTAACAAAAGAAGAATTAGAGAAATTTGATTATAAAGACTTGGTTAAAATGGATAATATATATTCATTTAAGACAAGTAAGAAAACTAAAAGCACAAGAGTAACAAAAGATGCAATAGTTAAAAGATTATTGAAGGAAGGAGTAGAAAAAGCTAAATATAAGTCAAAACTGAGCTCTTATGCAAAATATGAATTTGAACACCCAATTGCAAAAACAATGCCCTCAGGTAATTATTTACCTCCTGATATTGTCGGAAAAATATATACTATGAAAGAACAAATTGAGGACCGCGAATATGAAATCGAGTTTGTCAAAGCAGTGTTTCAACCGAAAACATTACCTGCTAATAAATACAATTTTTTTGATTTTATGTTAAATGGTTCAATAGTGAATTTGTCAATGACGGACCCGAATTTTCAAATGCACGTTGCTAATTTATATAGTCCAAATTATTTTATTAAAGATTATAAATTTTTAGTGTCAAGATTAAAAGTAAATGCTAAAAAAATGAGAACAGAAGGTGTGCGGTATACTGAAGGTATACAAAGAATGGTAGCCAATTTTTTTAGTGTAAATGTAATTCCAACTTATTCAAGGCTAATTGTTATTAACAATATATTAAGAAAAATAGAGGCTTATAGAAATAGTCACACTGTGCTTAAGTATCCACAAGAAGTAGCAAGCAGATTATTAGAAGCAAGTTATGAACGTTATTTATGGCCTCCAAATAATCCATTATATGTATTAAAATTTTATATTAAAGATTTAAACAAAATGCTGTTAAAATTACGCGATTACAAAATATTATTAAGTCCCAGCATAATAAAAGAGTTAAATAAGAGCTTAGACAGATTAAATGACTATTTAGTCGAACCTGACCCTAGCATACAAGGCCAAGCAAATGCAAAATTTAGCATTAGAGTGTTAGATAATGGTCCGAAGTTTGCTGTTAAATCGCGGTATCATAGTGGAACCAAGTCGCGTTCTTTAGTTAAGAATAAGAATAAGATTAAAGTTAATAATACTAAGAAATTAAGACATAAACTAGAAAAAATTAATATGCAAGAGTTAAAAAAAAGTCAAAAATATAGTGCTATGTTACGCGCATCACAGTTAATGCCTAAGAATTTAACACATAAACGCGGAAAATCCTTGTAACATTATTTTTAAGTCTTATTTTTAAGTCTTATTTTTATATTATATATTATATTGCGACTATTTATATATTTTATATATAATAACAGAGCATTATTAGATGCTATTAATAAAGATTTATCATTAATAGAACATAAAATGATAGAATTATATGAACTATATGAACAAGGTATGCCATTACAATATACTAATGCCGATAGGCATAGACCACGCTTTAAAATTGAAATTCCACCTTTAACAAGTCATCAATCGCCAAGATTAGCAAGTATTAGTATAAGACCTAATTATACTCGACGACGTGCAAAATCAATATAGATTTATTATTAATAAAATTTTTATATATATAATATTTTATTATAATTTTATATGTCTGAATTATCAACTGTTTCCAGCTTCAACTAGAGCATCATCAAGCATAGCATCATTTGATTCTTTTAAAGCGTCTTTAATAATCTCTGCCTTTTCCGGAGTGTTAGCTGAACCAGCAATAAATTCTGCCTGTTCGTCTAAATTAATAGATATTTCTTCAGTTAGTTTGTGTACTATAGCAGAATCAGTACCAGGAGTATTAGTATCAACAGAATCATGAGTATCAGTATGAGTATCAGTATGAGTATCAGTATGAGTATCAGTATCAACATAACCGTGAGCATCAGTATCTGTAGCGCCCACTACATCACTAATAGTATTAGGGTTGTTGTTTAAGGAAACAAACAACTTTGTTAGAGGTTTAACAGATAATTTAAATGGGTTTATACGAGATAACATTTTACTCGACAATGATTTTTTGTTTCCGTTGCCTACTATATCTTGTTGTAATGCTTGTGCGACTACTCTATTGTTATTTTCAATAGCAGCTGAAAAAATAATATTTGTGGATAGAAATTCTTGTATATCAGGATTAAGTTTACCATCAATTAGTTGTGCAAACTTTTCAATGCTAATTTTAAAGTCTTTATAAGGTTGAGGCCTTAGTATATCTTCAAGTAAATTAATTTGGTCAGGAGTAATCATTTTATGTAATTTTGTATTTGATTTAAATATCTCCAGATAGCGTTGATTATTTTTTTGTAATAAGTTATAAATACTATGTTCCATAGATAGGGCTTCTCTTTGTTTAATTTGTTTAAACCAAGAATTCATACGAACCATAGACCTATTGAGGATATTGCCGCGTTTTCTATAATATGGTCTTGTTTTAGTTGCCGTGTTATTATATCCTCCTGATGCGAATAAACCTAATATTAATATTGCTACTTCCCCCATGCCAAAGCAACCTTCGTTTCCTTGCTTAGCACACCATAATAGCATAGCTGTAAATATAATTCCTGCAACAACTACTGTAATAAAAAGCCCTTCTAACACACCGAACCCTCCTGATTGTATTTTTCTTGTTTTTTTATTATATTTTTTTACAAACCGCATTGTATGTCTTCTATTTTTGTGAATTATTCTTTTATTAAGATAATAAGTTACATTAGCATTTATTTTTTTTGTTTTTTTATTTTTACGTTTTACAATTTGCTTAAAGCTTAAATTTCTTTGTTGTCTTGTTTTATGTTTCATATTTATAAATATGAAATATAATAAAATAAGATAAAATAAAATAAGATAAGAAAATAAAATAAGATAAAATAAGATAAAATAAAATAAATCTAAATCATTTAACCGCTACACATTAGGCACTCTTTTTTATCATCTTCGTCATCTTCCTTATCGGTTTTTTCCTTATCGCCTTTATCGCCCTTATTCTTAGGTTCAATAGTAAATTGTTGCGCTTGGTGCTTCGCTTTTCTGCGCAAATAATATATTCCAGTTTTCAGACCAGCCTTCCAAGAATAAAAATGCATACTTGTAAGAATTTTGGAGTCGGGGTCTTCAATCCATAAATTTAAACTTTGCGATTGGCAAATATAAGCACCTCTATCACGAGACATATTAATAATTTCTTTCATAGGTAATTCCCATACTGTTTTATATTTCTCTTTCAAATGAGGCACCAAATTTTGAATATGACTAACACTGCCTTTATTAGCAATAATACTATTTTTAAGGTCTTCATTCCACAGTCCAAGCTTCAGCAAATCTTCTACTAAATATTTATTTACAAGCACAAAATCACCCGCCAAAGTTTTCCTGCTATAAATATTGCTCGTAATAGGTTCAAAGCACTCATTATTCCCTAAAATCTGGCTTGTGCTAGCAGTAGGCATAGGAGCAACAAGCAAGCTATTGCGAATTCCATAAGTCATAATCTTTTCTTTTAACGCAGCCCAATCATAGCGACCAGAACTAGGAGTAACATTCCATAAATCAAATTGTAGTTCTCCGTAACTCGCCGGAGAGCCCTTGAATGAACTATATGCTCCAAGAAACTCGCTATCGAGGTTGTCGATTTCTGCTTTAATAGGTTTAACATAAGCAAGCGCCCGTTCAATTAATTTGTCATTTTCTATAGCAATATGAATTGAGGCGTCAGTAACATTATAAATATTGTATTCACGGCATTCGTCATCATCTGAAATAAAAGTCCAATTATTTAAATAATATTGCTCTTTTAAAAATCTCATATATTCTAGTCGTTGCTTAGATAGTAGCATACTCTTTTCAAGTGCAGCATAATAGATTGTTTCGAAGATTTTAATATTAATTTCTTTTGCTTCGTCTGAAACAAAAGCCAAGTCCATTTTAAAGAAAACGTCTGCTAATCCTTGAACACCGATTCCAATTGGTCGGTGTTTAAAATTAGACCGTTTTGTTTTTGGTGTAGGATAATAATTAATATCAATAACATTGTTTAAATTGGCGACTACAATTTGCACAACCTGATACAACTTTTCATAATCAAAAGTCTTAGTTTCGCTAATATACATAGGTAACCCTAAAGAAGCTAAATTGCATACAGCAGTTTCTTGTGAGTCGCTATATTCAATAATTTCGGTACATAAATTAGAACTCTTAATTGTGCCTAAATTTTTTTGATTAGATTTAGAATTTGCTGCGTCTTTGTATAATATATAGGGTGTTCCTGTTTCCATTTGCGAATCTAAAATTTTAATCCATAAATCGCGCGCATTAATTTGCTTGTTAAATTTGCCTTCATCCTCATATTTTAAATATAATTCTCTATAGGCTTCGCTATGGCAGTCACTTAGTCCGGGGCATTTATCCGGACAAAATAAGCTCCATACTTTACTGCCCATAACTCGCTCCATAAAAAGGTCGCTAATCCATAGCGCATAAAATAAGTCTCGGCATTTGCTTTCTTCGTCTCCGTGATTTTTCTTTAAGTCTAAGAAATCCTCAATATCTGGATGATGTGGCTCAATATAAATAGCAAAACTTCCGTTTCTTTTTCCACCTTGGTCAACATAGCGCGCGGTTTTATTAAACACACCTAACATAGGTATTAGACCATTTGATGTTCCATTTGTTCCTCTAATATATGCGCCAGACGACCTAATATTATGAACATGTAGTCCAATACCGCCCGACCATTTAGAGATTTGCGCGCATTCTTTAAGAGTGTTAAAAATGCCCTCAATTGAGTCGTCTTCCATAGACAGCAAATAACACGAGCTTAATTGTGGTCGAGGTGTTCCTGCATTAAATAAAGTAGGAGTGGCATGAATAAAATATTTTTGCGACATATAGTCATATGTTTCTTTCACTTTATCCATATTTGAGCCGTGAATAGTAAGTGCAACACGCATAAGCATATGCTGAGGGCGTTCAACAATGATTTTATTGCAACGCATTAAATACGCGCGCTCTAGTGTTTTAAAACCGAAAAAATCAAAAGCATAGTCGCGCTCATAATCTATGAACGAATTAATAATTGCTTTATTGGCTTCTACAATATTCATAATATCATCATGAATTAATCTAAAGCTATTATTATTACTATCTCTGTAATCATACAACTTTTTAACTGTTTCATAATAGCAAGCACTCGTGTTTTTATGTAAGTTTGAAACAACAATAGCACTTGCTAATTTAGTATAGTCTGGATGCACCGAAGACATAGACGCACATTGTTCTGCAGTTAATTCGTCGATTTTAGTGGTTTGAATATTATCATATAACTGGTCGATTACTTTCATAGCTAATTGAGCAAAAATAATATGCTGTAAATTAAAATGCTTACCTAATGATTTGATGCGTTTCAAAATTTTATCAAATGAAATTACTTCTTTTTTTCCATTACGCTTAATAACGTGCATTTCTAAATCATTTGATTTACTATTTCTCATTGCTCAGGCAATATTAGATTAAGTTATATATTTATTATTAATTTAATTTTAAATGCTAATAATAAATATTTTATAAAATATAAAAAATAAAAAATAAAACAAAAAAATAATAATTAATAATTAATTATTAACTAATAAAACTTAGCATTTAATTAAACATCCAGATTTATAAAAATCGCCTTTTTCTTTATAGTCTTCGTTGTTAGCTTTTCGCTTATTACTTATTCTATTTACATATGAACCATCATTTTTTTCGCTTACTAGAGCATTCCAAAATGTTTCAATATAAGGCTGAATATGCTTAAACCATAACTTATTTCTTAATACTAAAACGCAACTAATAGTTTCTAATTTCCAATATATATTTCTAACATAAGTGTGCTTTTTATTTTTTTCAAGCATAAGTTGTGTCCACTCACTATAGGCTTCGCTTTCTACATTATGTACATTAAACGGAGCATATTCATAATGCACGTCTTCATTGTTTATTGAAAATTGCATAATAAACCCACAATGTTTATTAGAAGAAACATTAAGTTCATAATCTTCCTTATATTCTTCAATGTCGCTATATTCAAGAAACTTCGTTTCTAAAAAGTCACATTCGTTTAAATCGCACACCTCCATTTGTATTTGCATTTGTATCCAATATTCCATTTTAGGTGTTCCATTAATCTCTCGTGACACAACATTTTTAATTTCCAACATTCTACCATAAATAGCACTGTTTTCATCACAAACAATTCCATCAGGAGAGGCAGCAATATAACTATATTTAGAATGCGGAATACATCCAAATTCTGATACTTTTGTATTGTTTATGTGTTCGTAATATAATACTGAAACGCGCTCATATTTTTGCCCCCAATGCATAGGCGAATTGAGATTATTATTTTTATACTTACTGGCATTGCTCGGACAACATTTTTCAAGTATTAATTGAGACTGAGTGCTTTCAGTTATAAATATTTTATATATATTAGAAGCTGTTAATATAGAATTTCTGAAAACATACCATTCTGGAGTTCTTTGCTCTGGTTGAGGAATATTTTGTAACTTGAAAATAGTAGCTTTAATTTTATTATGATTAACGGTCACATTTCTAATGTATGATTTTTTATATGACCTCTTAGGAATATAAAATTTGAAAAGTATATTTTGACATAATTCAATAGTTAAATGTAATAATAATGGCGAAGAGTCTTTATGTATATTAAATATATTAGCTAATAAGTCGGTTTCTATAAGATAGGGATAAAATACTTCATTTGTTTCTTCATATATTTCATCATATAAATCATAATACATAGTTTGTAATAGATTTGTGTTAATATATTCTAACATAAATTCAGTAATATTTAATAACAGTTCTTGGTAGCATTCCATAATGTGGGTATTAGTTAAACATAATAAATCGTGGATTTTATATTTATTAAGCAAGTAACATATATAGGCGTTATAATATTTATTCATAGTATAGTATAGTATTCTATAATATACTATAATATAGTTTATATATTGTTTATAATATTAATATAAGCTAGTCAATTTTAATATATAAGAAAAGTATATAAAGCTATAAGCTTGTATATAAGTTTAGTCATAAATTTTAATGGTTTTTGCTTTCGATTTGGTTTCTGAAGGCAAACATTTTACAGTGGAAACATGCTTATCATCTTTTTTGAGAATAAAAACTCTTTCAATATTATCAAAATGTAAATTAGGTATTTCGCTAATGACCCCTGTTTCTTTATCATAAATAACGTCTTTAACTTTACTTAAGGCTTTTCTTTCTAAGCATTTTAATAAATATTTGTGGCATTTGCTGGTTTCGTCATCGCTTAATTTATACTTTTTCTGTAAATTATCATCTATATGCGTGATTAATTTTTTGATTTTTTGGGTTTTATCTAATTTGCTCCAATTTTCTTTCTTATTTGCGCACGATTCGTTTTCTAAAAAATTTGATAATATATTATTATTGGTATTATTTATTTCTGGAACTATTTCTTGACCATTAAGGAGCATTGTTTTATATGCAATATTTTTTAACTCTTTACAATAGTCATCTTTATTTTTAGTTTCTTTAGTTTCTTTAGTTTCTTTAGTTGCTTTTGTTTGCATTATATTAGAAATAGACGTTTCATCATTTGTGCTGGAATTAGTAACTTCAATAATATTTTTTTTACGCATAGGCGGCATCTCTAGCTTGTCTTAGTAATATATATAATTTTAATTTTATATATAAATCATATATTAATATAATATAAAACAATATTAATATAATATAAGTTTAATAAGCAATGAATAAAGTAATTCATTTTAGTTCGCAAACCTTAAATAGCTTGCATAAAAATGCGAGCACTAATATAAGCGAATGCAGTGTTGATGACGCTACAAAAAAAATAAATAATGAAAAAATGAAAAATGAGAAAAAATCATATATAGATTTATTAGACAAAGTAAGCATTCAAGAAGTTCCAAATGCTATTATTAGTATTTATGATAATTATGATAGTCAATTAATATTAATACAAAAACTATATAAAGGCATCCCGTTTTATGAGCAAAAATACTTTAGTCAAGCATTAAAAAATAAATTGGACTGCTATAAACAGCAAGATATAAAAAAAAAATATGATGACTATAATAATTTTATAACACTAGAAAATATTATAGAAAAATTGGTGACATGCTCTATGTTATGTTTTTATTGTAACGTTAAAACACTAATATTATTTAAAAATTCGAGAGAATCTTGTCAATGGACTCTCGATAGAATAAATAATTATGATGAACATAGTAATAGCAACACAATTATATGTTGTTTAAAATGTAATTTGCAAAGACGGCGAAAAAATAGCGCAAAATTTAAGTTTTCAAAGCAATTAGAACATAATTTAATAACATTAAAAAAATTAGAGTAACTAATTTTGAAAACAAAAAATTAGACTAACTAATTTTGAAAACAAAAAATGGATGAAAAAAAAATTGACTTAATAATTAAAATAATAACTTTAGCTATTAAAGATTATTATGACTACTAGAGCAATGATTAAAAAACAATCAGAAGTTAATAAGATCTTTGAAGTATTAAAGACTTGCGCTATTTCAAGTAATGATTATGTTTCTTCTAAAGAGCCATTTTTCAAGAATGATAGCACTGGACAACCATTTCAGCAATTTAATATGTTATTTAACAACGCAACAATTCCAGAAGGTTTAAATAGAAATATTAAAGTTATATATCAAATTTTGGGACATCAAAAAAAGGAAATTTATTATGGACAATGGACCATTATGAGTCTCGATGAAGCATTGCAACGTTATAAAGAATTATGTAATCAAGGGCAAACAAATGTGTTTGATATTGGGTATAAATATGGCGGTATGGGATATATTGATGTACTAAGTTGTGATTTAACAAGTCATTTGCTGTTTTACAGACGTGATGGTGGGTCTAGTGATTATGATAGATTATATAATTTAAACCAACTAATTAACGAAGGGTCGCGCCCTTATGACAAATTTTATTTTAGTACTTGGTTTTATAATGTTTAAATAATAATATGTTAATATATAAATGGCTAAAACTAGAAGAGTGAAAAGAATAAGAGGGTATTTAAGGAAAAAAATGAATTCAAAAAAACGAGGTCGCGGTAAAGCAGACGAATTACCTTTTTTAATTAAAACTATGTTAAATAATGTTAGTTTAAGAAATAATGGCACACAATTTTATGAAAAAGGTATTGTAGAAAAAATAGCTGCACATTTGCCCAAAAGAGATGTAAAAGGAGCAATACATAGAGCAGATAAAGCTGAATATGAGCGTCGAGTACTTGCTGCTATTCCTTTAAATGAAAATATATTAAAAGCACAAGAAGCAGAAATAAAACGTTTAGAAATGTCGGGTATTGATGGACCTGCTCAACGAACGCGTAGTAAAGCAAAACCTGCTACAAATCCTGTGCTAGAAGAATTAAGATTAGAAGCATATCATACTGGATGGGTGCTTATGCAGTTACAATATATAGCACAACGAATTAGAGAAGGCAGAAATACTGTTCCTGATGGCTACAGGGACTACGGTGAATTTCTTAGAGGAAACCCCGGATGGGATATGGAGCGAATGGGATATGTTACACGATTTAGACCACCTGGTTACGAAATTATGATAAAACAAAGGGAGAAGGAGAAGTCCAAAGCTAAAGCCTAAATAAAACATATTATTTTGTTTTTAAATACGTTATTTATATAATATTTAGTTATACTATATAATGGTTAAAACTCGAAGAGTGAAAAAAACTCAAAGAGGTTCAAGAAAAAAATTGAATTCAAAAAAGCGAGGTCGCGGTAAGGTACACGAATTACCTTTCTTAGTTAAAACTATGTTGAATAATGTTAATGTAAAAGCTAATAATGCCGAGTTTTATGAAAAGGGTATTGTAGAAAAAATAATGACAATGGTTCCTAAAAGGGATGTTGTTAAGGCAATGGCAACTAAAGCACTAGCAGATAAAGTAAAAGCAGATAAAGTAATTGCAGATAAAATGAATGCAGATAAAGCCGAATATGAGCGCCGTATTCTTGCTGCTATTCCTTTAAATGAAAAAATCTTAAAACAACAAGAAGCAGAAATTAAGCATTTAGAAATGTCAGGTCTAGATGGACCTGCTCAACGAACGCGTAGTAAAGCAAAACCTGCTACAAATCCTGTGTTAGAAGAATTAAGATTAGAAGCTTATCATACTAGGATGGTGATTATGCAACTACAATATTTAGCACGAGAAATTAGAGAAGGCAAAACTAGTGTGCCTAACTACTGTAAAGATTATTCTGAATTTCTTAAAGGCATGCCCGGCTGGGATATGGAGCGAATGGCATATGTAAAAAGGCAGAGACCACCTGGTTACGAAAATTATGATAAACTTAAAGCTAAAGAAAAAGCTGAAGCTGAAGAAAAAGCTCAAGCTAAAGCTAAAGCTGAAGCTCAAGCTAAAGAAAAAGCTCAAGCTAAAGCTAAAGCTGAAGCCGAAGCTAAAGAAAAAGCTGAAGCCGAAGCTAAAGAAAAAGCCGAAGCTGAAGCTAAAGCTCAAGCTGAAGCCGAAGAAAAAGCTAAAACTAAAGCTAAAACTAAAGCTAAAACTAAAGCTAAAACTGAAGCCAAAGCCGAAGAAAAAGCTGAAGCTAAAGTAGAGACAACAGAAGATATTGCAAAACTAAAAGAATTAGCACTGGAGCTATATAAAAAAAGTTCTGCAATGAAAGCACGAGCAAAGGAAGATATAATTGAAATGGGACGTGATGTAGATAAAGAAAGAATTGACATAATGCTTGAAAATAATTTTTACGAGTTAACTGATAAACAGCTTGAAGTATGGATAGCTAAAGCTAGAACTAAAGCTAAAAAAAGCTAAAACATAATAGTTAGTTTTTATATACTTTTTTTATAGTATATTTAGAAATTTATATAATATTTAGTAATATTATATAAATGACAAAGTCGCGAAACGCAATGCATAACAAAAGACGCGCCGGTGTAAAAAATACTACATTAAAAGCACAAAAAAAAGAAGAAGCTCTAATTCTAAAAGAAATAAAGGCAGCAAAAGCAGCACAAAAAAAGGAAGAGGCTCAAATTCTAAAAGATGTAAAGGCACAAAAAAAAGAAGAAAAAGCAAGAATTAAGGAAGAAAAAGCAAGAATTAAGGAAGAAAAAGCAAGAATTAAGGCTTTAAAAAAGACAAAAAAAGCACAAAAAGCACAACCTAAAGTAGAGACATCTGCTGATATTGCAAAAGTTGAAAAATTAGCACTAGAGCTATATAAAAAGAGTTCAGCAATGAAAGCGCAAGCAAAGGCAGATTTAATTCAAATGGCACGTAATACTGATAAGGAAAGTATCGACATTATGCTTGAAGATAATTTTTACGAGTTAACTAATAAACAGCTTGAAGTATGGCTAGCTAAAGCTCGAGCTAAGCTAAATAAATAAATAAATAAATAAATAAATAAATAAATAAATAAGAATAGCTACTATTTTTCTAAAAATAGGCTATAATTTTTCTCTAAATAGCATTTTATATTATATTTAATGTCATCGCTTAAATCATAATAGTTTTCATTAAATTTAAAACAAGCTACATATTTTTCTTTATTAACATCATATATTAATTTACACGCATTAGATTTAACTACTTTAACAATTAAGCCCTTTATATATTTTTCATTATAGTTAGTATTATCCATAATAGACTAATTAAGTAATAAGTATTTATATGATGTAAAAAGATTATATAAATACTGAATTATAAGCTTAGCGCCATTGTATGCTTAACGCCATGGCGGGCGTTTTTTTTTGTTAGTTTTTTTCGAGGAAAACGTTCTTGATATATTTGACGCAATTTTTTGCACCATATTATTTGTAATAGCTCTAATTGGTTCTTGATACTTTAATAACTTGATTTTTGGTGACTTAGATTTTATTAACTTCATGCTTGGTGATTTAGTTTTTGTTGAGCTATTTGTTTTTTTATGGCATTTATTGTCTCTGCATTTTCTTGTTCCTACTTTACATCTTTTTATTAAATTTTTTCTTGTCCATAATGATTTTCTATAACATTTTTTATTTGCAGAACACCTATGTCTTGTTTTTTTGCATTTAGCTTTCATTGTTATATATTATTACATTAGAAAAAATTAAATATTAATATAAGAAATAATCTATATTTCTAAATATTATATAATTTATTATATAATTTATTATATAATTTATTATATAATTTAACAATTATTAAAAATTTATTATTATTGAATATTTTAATATAAATATTAAATACTCAATACACTAAAATAGTTATGTCATTACATATAGATACGCAAAGCGATGTTTTATTAACTAAATTATTAAAATTTTATAGTGAAAATACAAATTTTGATAAAATGATAAATATTATAAACGGGTCATCGAGTATATCGCTAAGAATAGTGGACTGGTTTGTTACAAATTACTCAAAGAAGAATTATATTGTATATATGATAAACAAAGACAATAAAATGGAAAAGGTAAATGTATATAATGATTATAAGCTTAAATTAAAAGCATATAGCAAAAAGAAATTTGATCCATTTTGCAGGTGGGATAGAATTAATGTTCCATATAAAGAGGACAAGTTCATTCAAACAACATTAGGACAACTAAATTTTTTCAAATGGACTATAGAAAATCAAATACTAGAATATATTGAACAAAATTATAAAATTATTGAAACCGATATGAATTTAAGAAATTGCTGTTCTAAAGTGAAAAATTCTTCCATTAATTCTACAACATCTACCTCATCATGTGAAAGTAGCGACTCATATTCATCAACATCATCATATAATAATAAAACGCGAAAAAAACGCGAAGAATTATCATCTAACGCATCAAGGTCAATAAATAAAGAATTTATAGCTACAACTGTTGAGTTTAAATAAATAAATAATATAAAAATTCGTTACAATATAATAACTAAATTACAGTGTTATATATTAAATGGGTAATATTAGTAGTATAAATAAAGTAAATTATGCCTATGTGCAAAAATGTATTAGTAATGCTAATGAAACAATATTGCTAATTAATACTCTAGATTATGTTAAACAAGATTGTTTAATAAAAAACACTATTGCTGCGTCTAACGAGGAAGAAATAATTAATAAATATTTAAAAAGCAATAAATCAATTAAGATTTTAATATATGGAGAGAATTGTAGTGATAATAAAGTAATTAGCAAATATAATCAATTATATAAATTAGGATTTATAAATTTATATGTTTATTTAGGAGGAATTTTTGAATGGTTGCTATTACAAGATATTTATGGAGATGATGAATTTCCGACAACTTCTAAAATATTTGATCTATTAAAATATGGAGGACACACTAAAATAATAAAATAATAAAATAATAAAATAATTTATTTAGCAATTAATTAAATATATAAATTTTTTAAATATAATATATTTAATATATATAAAAAAATGGGTAAATTTTTAGATTTATTTGGCGGAAATTCAGGTGCTCCAGAACCCTTTTCAGAAGCAGGACCAGGTTCCGAAATAACTGCTGGCGGCAGAAGACGTCGCAAATCTTTAAGACTTAAAGGAGCACGCAAAGGGGTACGTAAAGGAACGAGCAAAAAATCACGTAAACATTATGGTGGTAAATCATATCAAAAACAACAAAATTATTATGGTGGAAATCCAGATGATGAAGAATCAGATGATAGTGATGAAGCACCACCAAGTGGTCAAGCACCACCAAGTGGTCAAGCAGCACCAAGTGGTCAAGCAGCACCAAGTGGTCAAGCAGCACCAAGTGGTCAAGCAGCACCAAGTGGTCAAGCAGCACCAAGTGGTCAAGCAGCAGGTCCAGGTGGCGGTAGCCGGAGAAGAAAAAGTCGCCATAACAAGAAAACCCATAGCAAGAAAACCCGTGGCAAAAAAACAAGTCCATGGATAAAGCACGTATTACAATTTGCTAAAGACAACAAAATGAAATATTTCCAAGCTTTAAAAGATAAAAGATGCCGTGCAACATACAAGTCTAGCAAGTAATAAATTAGTCCGTTTTTTCTTGAATAATGTTAATTATTTATATTAATTATTAACATTATTATTAATATAGCATTAAGAAATTATTTAGCGAAGTAATTTATAGTTTTTCTGTGTCCTCACATTTTTATATTTAATATGCATACATTTAGTATATAATATATATTCTTGCAATAATGAATTCTTTATAGTTCGCACCTTATCTTTAAGCTCTTTCATTTTATCTTTTGCGTCAGCTTTATTTTGCTTATAGCCGTTTATTTTGTCTTCAAAAGACTTTATATTTTTCAAAATGGCATCTAATTCGTCTGTTATGTGTTGGGGGATTTCTTTATTCTTAAATGGGAGTTTTTTAGATTTATAATCAGCTTTTTCTTCTTTAATTTTTGCTCTTAGCGATACTATAAGCTCTTCTATATCTTTTTCAATAGAATTTAAATTAGCATTTAAATAGACCGCATCTCTCAAATCTTCGTTTTCAACGTGACTCATTAATATAGGAACATTTATCATAATAGGTTGCGCAAATTGTGTAGGGTCTTTCTCTCTATTTAAATAGCTAATATACCCAGAAAGTTTATTTGCTAAGACCTTTAGACCGGTTTCACTTAGTATATTTTGCGACGTCATATATTGCTTTTTAAACTCTTCTTTATTTGTAGTAATTTTTTCGCTTTCGTTAGTCATAAATAGGTTTGTTAGCGCAAACAATTCGAGCGGACTATTTGTAAAAGGAGTAGCAGTCATAATCATTAGCTTACACGAGTCGGCCCCAGAAACTTTATAACTATTACTTATTAAATTTTCCATAATTTCCATATTTGGTCGTTCGCTAGCTTTTAAATCACCACCATATAATTTATGCGCTTCGTCAATAATAATGAGCGTTTTATGTAATAAATCGCGCGACCCATTTCGTTCAAGCAATATGTCGTAAATAGCATTTTTTCCGGCTAATAAATTACTAAATTGCTTATATGACATAGGTTCTAGCCAACTTTTAGACAAATGTCTTTTTCGGTCGCTCAAGTTTTCAGGAAGTAGTAAACCCTTATTTATTTCATCAACTAATATTACGTGACATATTTGGTCAAATATATTTTTCCATACATCTCCTTTTAATGTTGTTCGTGTAACCCATAATATAGAATAGCCTTCTTTTTCAAAGCTGGACGAGGCTGTTGCAACACCTGTGCATGTTTTACCTGTTCCAACAGAATGCCAAAGGAGAATTCCTTTATATGGTGAAGCAGGAGTAAAATAGTCCGCTATAAATGTTTGAGTGGGATTTAGTGTAATAGAATTGGTAGCTGTTGCATTTGCTTTAGGTGCATCAACGCATTTATTTACAACATCAATAGGTTCCCATACAAACTCTTTAGAATTATAATTTGTTATAATATAATCTCTCATTTTAATAAAACTCATTTTAGTAAATTTATAATTTCTGTGCTTATTCGAAGTCTTGCTGCTGTTACTTCTTATAGAAACTGTTTTAGCTCTAGGAATAATATTGCGTGAGCTAGTTTTATATAAAATCATTGGATACTTAATATTTGTAGAATCATCTTCATTGTTAATTACTAGTTCTAAAGCTTGTAAATCCTTTTTAATATCTAATAAATTGTTATGCTTTTCAATAATATAGGGTATTCTAATATAACGCTGAGACCATTCTAAATTGACATGCTTACAAAATTTATTGTCTAAATCTTTCATATAATTACATAAAAATTGGCGGACATTTGCTTTTGCATTTATTAATAATTGTTTAGGGTGATTATACTTTTTATACACGTATTTCATAAAATCAATACTAACAGGAATGTCATTTGTGCTCTTTTTGCCGCATTTGCCCATACATTTTATATTATCTATTTTGAAAAATTTTGAATTGTCACTTTGTTTCTTAAAGTTGGGCTCGCCTGCTCCTCCTGTTGTCGCTTCATCCACTTCTCTTGTTTCTATATCTGCTTCTCCTGTTTCTACATCTGCTTCTTCCGCTCCTCCTTCTCTCGCTCTAGCTCTTGCTCCTCCCGCTCCACCCATTAAATAAAAGTCTTTTTCCATAAACTCTCTATTTAAGTCATTTGCCTTATGTATATTTTTGGTTAAATAATAGTCAACAGCCAATAATGGAGCCAATTCGTATAGTTGCTTTGATAATTGTATCATAGCACTGTCAAACTCACTATAATTCATAGTAGAGTCATTATATTTTTCTACATTTTTAAATAATAACACGTCTTCGTCTTTATTATAACTTTCAAAGTTATTTTCCATTAATGACCTATTAACATACATTGAGTCGCTTGTTATTTCAGGAATAGTTAAATAATAATTATAAACATAGAGAGGCCAACCTATATTTTTTTGAAATTCTAATCCTTTTTGCCCACACGTTCGAGTTGCGCGCCCAACTGTTTGTTTAAGGTCTGCAATTGTTATAGACGGTTCAAAAATATGAACATATTTTACGTCAAATAAATCGATCCCTTCTTTAAATCCGCTGTCAAGAACAATTAGCCGAACGTTTTTCCCGTGTATATTTGCAGGGCGCTCATTATACATTTTCAATGTTTCTTTTTTGATTTTTTCATTAAACGTTGTTCCATAAACGCTATTAGAGCTTAATAATGCAAAATTTTGATAATTCGACTTTTCAATATCTAAATACAGCTTTGCGTTTATTTGACTTGACACCTTTTTTGATTTAAGTATGTTATTATAACCATTGGCTTGAAGTGCTGATGCAATTATTTTAGCCCCGTAGCCTCCTTCTTTAACATCAGAAAATATAAAATGCTTGAATTTTTTATTGTGATATTTGACATCTTGGGCGTCTAGCTCTTTAATATTATTTAATAATTGAACCATTTTTGGCGAAGCTTCAACCAATTCATTGTTTAATTTTTTAGGGTCATAAAGTGTTTTGTCAAACTTATGATAATTTAAGATTTTACTAAAATTAGCCGTTTTGCGCATACAAGTGAATATTTTTGCTCGCTTTTTCCTAGTGTTTTTTGTAGTGCTGGTCTTTTTATCATTCTTCGCTTTATCATTCTTCGCCTTTTTTGCAGTGCAAGTAACATTATTTTTATAACATTCCAATACTTTCATAAATTCGTCGCGGTCCATATTTCCGCCCTTATCTGGATGATTTATTTTTAACCAGTCTCTTATTAATGATTTATCATTTAAACCATATTTACACATAATTTTTTCACATGACATAATATTATTAGTATATTATATTATAACAATATTATAAAATAATATACTAAAATAATATACTAAAATAATATAAAAATATAATACAACTTAAGATTGCTAAAAAGGCTTTATATTATATATTTATATATATTTATATATTATATTTGCAAAAAGGTTCGCCCTATTTTGCTAGTAGCAAACATACCACAACCTGACGCTATTTGTAGATAAAATATGTTGGTTTTCTTAGTACAGCAAACTAAATAACCAGACAAAATTATAAAAGCAAAGAAAAAGAACCAAAAAAGACGCGTATAAAAATCCATATTATATATTGCTGCGAATAAATATATTTGTAATAAACAAATATTTGTAATAAAACGATTTAAAAACAAAAACACAATTTTAATATACGCTAAATTAATTGAGCAATAGCATCAAACACAAATTTATATTCTTCTTCAATCTTAGCATAATGGTCTAAATTAGTTATTATATGCCAAACCTGCTTATATTTGTGTTGTAACAATTGCGCACACTTTTTTTGATATTCTAAATTATAGATTTCATCTTTAGTTCCACTATAAAAAAATAGCGGTGTTGCTCTATTTTTTCTTAATTTAATATATTTATACATATATAGCGATTTTATGCAAAATAGTCCTCCTAATGGACTAGGTAATTTATTTAATATATTGAATAATAATGTTCCACCTTGAGAGACGCCTATTATAAATATGTTTTTATAAGTCTTTAAAATTGCTGCTTCATTATTGATAATGGCAACCAATCTACGCGTTTGCTCATTAAAGTCGTGGCGACTTATTTTGTCGACCTTATTTAAATTGTTATAACAAGTATAATAATTATACCACGAGGCAATGTTATATTGCTTATTATGTGGATAATCAATAGTCATTAACGGTGATTGTGGTAATATAAATTTGCAATGCTTAATTATATTATTATAATTAACACTACAATAGTCTATATAATCATTAAAATAAGACGCGTCTGAATACATAGGATGTAACATTAATAGACTATATTTATGTGTTCCTTTATGACTAATTATTTTACAATTATCATACATACTATAAAAACATATTATTTTATGCATTAATGATTATTTTACTAATTTTTGCTAATTATTATACATAATTGCGCAACCATTCTTCGGCTAAGAATTTGGCATCATCACTATAATAAAATTTAATTAGGTTACGTAATTGGTCAGTTGGTTCGCCATTTAAACGTTCATCTGATAAATCTTGGTCTCGTGTAGTAATTTTTTCCCAACTGTCTCTAAATTTTTGTAACTTCTTTATTAACTCTTCGCGCGTCATTAAACTTATTGGTTTTGTTGGTGGTTCATACATTCCTCTATAATTAGTAATTGGTTTATTAATTCTATCTTTTATGAGTTGTGTTGCTTTTTTTTGTTGATCTTTATCTAATAAATTATAAATTAATTCTAAATCAGCGTTTTCAATTGTTGCCCGCCGCAATCTAAATAACTTTTGAGCCATAGCTTCTTTTGAACCATTAAATGATGCATTATATTTTTTAAGTAGTTGTCTTAATTTATCTACTGAAATGTCGTTTTTTTTGCTTTTTTTTATTGTATAATTTTTTGTTTTCTTTGTTTTGCTTATTTTCTTTGTTTTCTGTAATGTATTATTATTAAGTTTAGACCACCGCTTACTATTTTTTGTTTGTATTACTATCCAATTATTGCCATCATTGCCTCGCTTTTTTGTTCCAACAGGAAATATAGTCGCGCTCTCAGATGGTCCTTGTCTTGTCATTCTTATTCTTATTCTTATATAATAATCATAAAAATAATCATAAAAATAATCATAAAAAAAATAATTAAACAAAACACTTTATATTTACTTCGTTTATAACGTAAATATAAAATCATACAGTTTTCTTGTTACTTCATCATAATAACTATTTTCAATAAATTGGCTTGTATTTGTTTCTTCATTTCCATTAATGACTAATACTTCTCCTTGTTCAATTGCAATAGGATTGTTTAACCACACATCATGATAATGATGACAATCTTTTAAATATTCAAGTGGAAT